ACATCTAATAAAATTAGAACAAAATATAATATCTAAATATATAAATTACTAAAATAAATACTAAAATATAAAAATTGTATTCTGTTGGTAATAGGAGATATGTAATAGGTGATTGTAATAGTCCATTAAACTATATTCGAAAGTAAGTGTATAAAAAGATTATCATATTATTAATAAAATTGCATTTAATGTATCAAATTGTATGAATTATAACAATTGATTAAATTAATTGTATCAACTGAAAATTGTATTAATGAAAATAACTTAAGAACATACATAACTAAGGACTAAGTTATATTCGCTTTAAGCAATAAAATACATTTCTATTGGAAAGTAGAAAATATTAGGAGAGTAAGCTCTAATAGAGTTGAACTGTTGGAGCTTCTCTTTCAGCTCTTAATTCTATGATTTAATATAATAATAAGCTATTATATTAAATGATGGAGTTAAAGTAAAGCACGAATATACTCCCGGCGAAGTATATTCTATATTATGAGGTTAATATATTATGCATATTCATCGGCAGCTACTCTGATAGCCGGATCGATAGCTTTAACTGGTGACATTATATTATCCCTCCATCTTATTAAGACGTTATGGCGTCCAAAGTAAATCATATCAGATCTATGATTACCCAGATTTGATGAAATCCCCATATTTATAATGATATGGGGATACTACTTTTATTTACCGTCAAATTTTAACAAGCCTCCTGTAAAATTTAAACATAAAGAGAGGTGAATTTACATGAGATTTCATGCACTTGATCGTAATTATAATGGTAGGGAAACACTTTTAGAAGGATGGGATGCATTTTTATCTTCAGTCTTTGTGTTAGTTACAACACCATATGGATCTATTCCTGAAATGCCTACGGCTGGTTTTGATATGTTGGAACTGTTTGGATACGAAGAACATGACCAAAACTATGAAGACCTATGTACAGAGTTTAAAGAGAAAGTAGCAGCATTGGAAAACTCTATCCCAGTTGAAATTAGTATACAACGTTATAGTCAAGATAAGTCTATAATAGATATAAAGATTACATATTCTTCTGGTACAAAGTTATATAGTGAAGTTATAAGAAATAAATTGGAAGATGGTAAAGTATTAACATACTTTAAAGATATACGTTTAAGATAGGAGGTATAACGTGTCAAATATAACAAATGATGAATTACGTAGTAAGCTTACTACATATTTACAGAAATCTTTTCCAGACGATGATATAAATGAATCTGTTACTACTGTAATGCTAAATGTAATGGGGTATGCATCAAAGCTTGGAAGAGATATTAATATAATTGAAATATATAAGGAATTACGTGCACTTGATAGTCCAGATGCTATGAGTAAATGGTTTAATGAGTATATTCTTGGAGATAAAATTAATAAGAAAATACAAGCAGCATCTAAATATGACCCAGTAAAAACCACTGCTAACCCTATAGATATAACTATGGGACAAGCTAATAAAATATTACATGGAAATTTACCAGTAGATAATGAAACTGACTATGAAATAGCTATAGAAGAAATAAGAAAAGCTATATTTAGAGATCTTCGTGAAGAATATATCAGGAAAAGATGCAAATATAATAAAGACGGGTCTATTGATAGAGCTCTTAATATTGAAGAATTAACTAAACTTCGTACTGAAGCAGCAAAACTTGTAAATAGTAATAGTGAAGTTCGTGAATTAGAGCGTAATAACAGTAATAATAAAAATACTGCGTTAATTCTTAATGAACGTGCTGTTGATTTTAAATATAAAATAGAAGTTTTAAAAGAGGGATTCTGTAATAAGTATAGAGTTACACCAGAAAGCTTTGATATGTTCTTCCAAGCATTATATGGTGATAATCTAGACCTTATGAATGGTGGAATTGAAGCTCTTAGAATAATGAATGATAAGGAAGCATTCCATAAACATATATTAGAATTTAAAGATTTATTGATATATGATGATAAAACTCCATTAGATAAACCTGTATATATTTCTGAATTTGTTAAAAAGATAGACAAAGAAGAAGAAGAAATGTTGGCTGATAGTGGAAGAAAGACTGCAGATCCTATGGCAGCTGCTCTTTTTGATGAAATGGTTGATTTACTTCATAAAAAAGAACGTAGAGAAATGGGAGTTCCAGTAGAAAGTAAAACTGTTGGTTTAAATAAAGATGAGGAAGCCAAAGTTACAAAAGTAATTCAAAGAATACGTACAAGAAGATAATTAGGAGGTATAAATGTCAAATTGGGTATTAGATTTAAATAAATTAATAAATACTAAAGAATATCCAGATATAGATTTAGAAAATAGCGCCCATAGTGTAATCGCTAGTTATTCAGAATCTACATCTGAAAAAGAAAGAGATAATATAAAGGGTAATATAAATCTTTATATAAATAATTTAAAGGATAAAATAAATGATCCTTTAATTTTAAAGAAATATAACCTATTATTAACAGTCGAGAAAGAGCTGGGTGTAGTAGATCAAACACATCCTATAGTAGAAATAGTATCTAAACCATCAGGTCCTAAAATAAATACAGACCCAGAAAATATGGTAATGCCTTCTAATATTATAGTAGATAAAAGAAATGTTAAAAAAGAACCATTATCATATGCAGAAGAAGATGAGTTATTAAAAATGGAAGAAGAAGCTGAGGAAGCTGCTCAAGCAACTAATCCAACAGGTGAAGTAAATGATATAGAAATACCAGATAAAATAGACTTAGGAAATGGAGAAGTTATAGATTTACATGCTCCGGCTCCTAATACTAGTAAGATTTATGATAATATGCCATTAGAAACTGAAGAAGAAGCTAAGTTAAGAGAAGAGGCTTTGAGTAAATTAGAAAATGTAAGCGTACCTGATCCAGTTAAATTCGATTATGGTTTAGATGAACTTAAAAGTGAAGTAGAATCTATAGTTGTAGAAATAGATGAAAGCAAGTTATTACCAGAAGTAGTAGAAGAGTATAATACTAACCTAACTAAATTTATGAGTGTCTATTCTTCACCTTGGATTCCAGATAATGTTAAAGACACATTATTACATGAGGCATATGATAAAATAAAAGAAGTATATGATAAATATAAAAATGCATCATCTATATCTGACAATATGCCAGAATCAATTAAATCACTTACACCGTTTAATGATGCTAAAAAATTAAAAAATAAATTCCTATATGTTTATCATAATGAAATTAATTGGGATTTTATTACTGTATCTGAAGAAAGAGATATTCTAGTAATAAAAAGTAAAGTAGAAGATGAGAATATTACTGAGGAAGAATTACAAAATTGTATAGATGAACTAGACAAATTCGTAATTTTAGCTAATAAAAGACGTCAAGATGAAAAGAAATTAGACAATGTCACTCCTCTTCCAAAAGTAAATTCTTTAAATGATATCTTTAAAGAAAAGTATAATAGTATTAATCAAGACTACTTAACTAAGAAAGAAGTTGAATCTTTAACTAAGTTATACAATGAAACTATTGAAAGTAATGATATAGAACTTTTAGAAAAGAATCATATAGAATTAGGTAAATATATAGAAATGGTTGCCGAAAGATCAAAAGATTCTGAAGGTGAAGCTGTTGAAATCATTGAAGTTGATGATGATAAGCCAGTTAAATCTGATAGAGTTCCTAATCCTAATGTAACAGAGTCAAATGTATCTTTTGATGAAATAGCTCAAAAGATATACAAAGAACCAGATCCTAAGATATTACGTGGTAATGGAACTAAGTTAGAAAAATTAATAAGATATAAAAATAGTGAGGTAAATGGACGTAAAGTATATCTTCCAGATAGTAACTATGAGGTTATAGTGAATCAAGTCCACGATAGAACTCAAATTAACTTTATGTATAATTTAATGCTACAAAATGGAACTAATATAGATGATTTAGAAGCTAGTATTAAAGAAGAATTTATACATATATTATATGACCACTGTATATTCCCGCTACAAGATAATGTAACTTATAATGATTTTATAACTAGTCTGTCTCCAAATGACTTAGAATTATTATTTGTAGTATTCTCTCTAGTTAATACAAAATTAAATAAAGATAATATACTTCCATTACATGTACCATATGTACAATGTGATAATTGTGAAGCTCCTATCTCTCTTAAAGAGGAAATGGTTATGGACCTTGCACAAGAATTTAAAAATATATATGATACTGAAAAGTTTATTTCTAATTATAAAATATATAGAAATTCTAACTTTGGGTCAATTAAAGAAGCATATGTTGCTGGAGAGTATGGACAAATAAAGAAATTATCATTCAAAGAAAATTCATTTGAATATGAAGCATATATTTGTAGACCTACTGTTCAAAAACAAATCTTAATAAAAGCTAATAATGAATTAATAGCATATCGTTCTATGGCTGTTAACTTTACTAAAAGAGCAGACTTCTTAAGAAAAACTATGCCTGATGTGGATAAGATAATAGATTATCTAAATACACATAGTTATGCTCAGTTTAAAGGAGATGTTGATTATATTAATAAAAATAATATAAATTTATCAGATCCAGACATAACAGAAGAAAATAAACTTTTAGTAGAAAATGTAACATCTGTGCTTTCTAATATGCAAGATGTATTAAATGAGCTTGCTCCAGTATTCTTTGCTGCTCTTATTATAGATACTGTAGTAGTTAGTACTATAGACGGGTTCTCTACATCATTTACATTAACAGACGGAGACATTTATGAATTTATAGAAGTTATCAAAGATCAACTTCCAGGAGAATTTACACAAGAAATTGCAGAAAGAGCCGAAGAAATGGATTATGTATCTAAAGATGTAAAGATATTCTTTACTGGAGACGAGTTAGGAGATAACCTAGACTTCTATTCAATATATAAAACTCCAGAAGATCTTGAAAAAGTTCTAAAAGAGAATGGTGCATCTGAAGAAGTAATTAAAGCAGAATTAGATCGTGTAAATAAAATAAAAGAAGATTTTGATAAAACTCATAGATGTACTAAATGTGGACATTCTATTTATAAAGTAGGATACAATACTTTACTTTTTTTCTCTATAACCAACCTGTCGAATTAATAACTAAAAATAAAATGAGAGTAATCTGGTCTTTATTAACTAAATTCCAAGGAGCATTTACTTGTAATCCTCTTGATTTTACATCTTTAGAATTAGAGTACTTAGCAGAATTCCAGGATGAGTTTATGCAACAACAGCAAGAATTATTAGATAAAAATAATAAAGAACTAGATGAACAGGTTGGAAAGCAGAAAGAAGTTCAAAATAAACAGGTAAAATCAGTTGACAGATTCACTAACTATCTAAATAAGATAGATCTTAGTAGCAAACCGGCAGAATATGTCAGTCCATTAAAGAAAGATAGGTAAATTCGACCCATAACAAAAACTAATGTAGGCACTTAATTTAGTTTGTTTAATTTTTGAATACCTTCTAAATTAATATATAGATTGCTACTAATTAAAGATACAAAAATGAACCCCATTTTCTGTTTCCTAATTCTTAGATGGATCTAGAATCAAAATGTTACCTCGAAAATTGTATTGCTTGTGTTTTAGGTGCCTACCTTGTGCTGTTGTATTGGTTTTCCAATACTTTTATTTTCCAACGGGAGAAGTTAGAATTATGTCTAATTTCTCCCTGAAAATATTAAAAATATTTAACATATATTATGTAATTGGTGTGTTATTTTGTTCGTCTACCTCAGAATAATGAAATCATTTACTGTATGTATTATTTTGTAAATCTTTTGTGTAGAAACTGTCTACCAATAAGAGAATTACCCCATAAATCTTAATGGTTTATGGGGTGTATCTTTTATTTTTTATGGGGTGTATCTTTTATTTACCGCTAAATCGAAATCAAACAATCCCATGTCAAAAATAAAGAAGAAAGGAGGATTTTCACATGAAAAAAGGTGTTTTCAATGCTTTAATGATGAATTCATTGGAAGCTAGTAATAGTCTATACATACCAGAAGAAGAAATAGCTCTGGAAGCACGTAATGCTAACCTTGATAAGTTCTTACGTATTAATAAATCATCTATATTCATAGGTGAGAAATCTGCTACAGAACCAGTTCTTATTTATTCAATGTTAGATACATATCAAGATACTCTAAATATGTATGGAGATCTTATAAAACGTAGATCGAATCTAATAGTTAATAAACTTAGACTATATTATATGCCAAAGTTTGTTCGTATGAAAGTAATAAATCGTACAGTAATCGCCAATCTTGCATCAGAAATGAATAATATTAAGAAGATGCGTGCTGATTATGGATTACAAAATGTTACTAACTTACCTAATATGATTAAAACTAACATGAGTACAGTAGTAGACATGTCATGGATAATTCAAGCTATTAAAGAAAAGACTATCGATATAAATCTTAGACTTAATAAAAAGTATAGAACTATGCTTTTAGAAATATTAAAGCAAGAAATAACTAAAATACCTGGATACGAAAATAATATCGTATATTTCAAATATCCTTTTATTAGAGATACTGGAATGAAATTGAGCATTATTGAAGGAAAAATGCAACCAATGTTCAGACCTAGTATGTTATTTATAGAATGGTTTTATAACGAACCAGATGCTTTTAAGCAATTCTTAACAGACAATAAGTTAACATTTGTATTTGAGGGTCAAGATAGGAAAGTAATGATTCTATCTGGAAAACCTAATTATGTAAATATGATGCAATTTAAACCAAAATTTGTATTACGTAATTTACATATGCTAGATGGTGCTAAAGAAGAAGATATTATGCTTGATGCTGAAATGCATAATGAACTTAAAGATGAAGAAGATGGTCTTGTAATACATTACGATGATGAAGTGTATGAAAATCCTAAAGTTCCAGTTGTAAATGATCCAGAACCAACTAATTTAACTAAAACTGATAATATAGATGATAAATCAAAGTCTGTACAAGATGAAAAGGTTAAAGCTGGTAATATTAAACCTATAAGATCAAATGTAGTTAAACCTGAAGATAAAACTAAAGTTGTAACTCCAGAAGTAGCTAAAGCTGGTAATTCTAATGTAGTAAATGAACTTAAAAAACCAACTAAACCTGGAAATCAAAAAGATGATAAACTTGATGAAGTAGATATTATATTGGATAAAGAAAATAACTCTATAGCTGTAGATGATGACGAACCAGTGAAAACTGTAGCTGATCTTAAAAAGAAACAGAATAAACCAGAAAGAGTTATAGATGCTAATGATATAGATGAATCTGCTAACATATCCGAAGATGATCTTGATGCTATAAATGGTATTAATAGATCTGAGGTTAAATTTAATAATGAGGAAATTACTGATGATATAATTGATATTGAGATAGCTGATAGTAATGCTAGTAAAAAGGCTGCGGTTAAAGACTATTTTAAAGTTATAGAAGATACAAAGTTATCTAAAGAAGAAAAAGCTGCAGAGTTACTAGAAGTTCATAACTATTCTAACTTAAAAGATTCGGTAGAAACTCCACAAATTAAAAAGCAACGTATAAATATGATTAAATCTTATAATAAATCTATAGAAGATAGTATTGATATTATTAAGAAACATAAATTACGTGAAAAATCTCTTGGAGTTAGTGATACTAATAGTCCATATAACAAGAGTAGTACATTTAGACTTAATGAACAGTATAAAGAAAGTCTTCAAGATATAGACTTAGAAAATATACTTAAAGCTCCAATGAACTTTAGTTATCCTATATTATTAAAGAATTGGAAAAAGAAAGATATAAGCTCTAGAGAGTTTAAAGGATATGAATTAGAACTAGAATATGAATCACATAATGGAGAACCATTGAAATTTAATATTATAGTTCCAGAAACTCTTGAAGGTGGTAACTTATTTATTGGAGGTAATAATAAACTATTATTACTTCAAAATACTTCTAAACCTGTAATTAAACAGGATAATACAGTCGTAGTTACTACGGCATATAATAAATCTATAATAGAACTTAATGGTGTATATCTTAGTACAAGATTAAAACTTGTAGTTGAAACTATTAAAAGATTTATAAACCAAAGAAAAAACACTGGTGTCAGAGTAAAAACTACTACTGACTTAGGTGATTTTATTTATAATAACCTTGTAAGTATAAACTTAGTGCATCTTAATAAACACTATAGTGGAATACTTACTGAGAATATAAACTTAGATTTTCGTGGAATTAAAGGCCATGAAAAGAATGGACTTTCTTATTTAGGAACATACTTTGGTAAAGAAGTATATCATAACCCAGATGAAGATTATATTGCATTTAATGGTAAAAAATATGATTCACTTACATTTATAGCTAATATAATTAAAACTATGGATGAGAAGTTATGGGATAAATGTATGAAATCTTCTACTACTAATAGTTATATATCTGTTCCTACTGCAACTATAATGGGTAAACACTTACCAGTTGTAGTTGTAATTCTATGTGCTATTCCTCTTAAGGAATTACTAGAACGTATGAAGAGAGATAATAAACTTGAATATTGGATAGTAAATAAGAAATCTATTCCAGAACGTATGAAAAATAATGCTAACTTTGGTATTATTGAATTTAAAGACCAATATGTAGTTCTTAAATATAATAACTTATTAAATGAATTATTATTTGGTTTCTTAACACATTATGATTTTACTCAATATGATGAGTTTGATATTACAAACTTACTTAAAGAACTTACTGGTAATAGTAATACGGCAATATATATAGATAACTTCGTTGATGCGTTTATAGATCCAATTACTAAACGTGTATGTGAAAGTTATAATATTCCTAGTGATTTTGCTGGTATATTTATATATGCTATATCTTTATTTACATCATATAAAGTAGTTTATAAATCAGATATACGTAATTATAGACTTTCTACACAAGAAGAAACTATAATGCGTGTATTATATTCGGCAATTGCTAAACCTATGTCTGAAGCTGTAGCACGTATGAAACGGGGTGCACGTCCTCGTATCGAAATAAAGCCTACTGCTATATTAGAAACACTTAATAACCTACCTACAATGAGTGAAGCTAATGGGCTTTCTGCTTTCCGTAACATTGTAGAAAGCAATGACGTTTCTATTAGAGGACATAATGGTATAAATGAAGAACGTGCTTATAATACAAAACTTAGAATGTTCAACGTAAATAACTTTGGTACGGAAACTTGTGGTACATCGTATAATAGAAATGCTGGTATAACTAAACAGCTTCCATTTGATAGTACTATAAAAGATCTTACCGGAGATTATGAACATCATGACAATGCAAAAGAGTTAACAAACGCTTCTGCAGATGGATTTATTGACGCATTTGTTCCATACTCTTCTTCTGACCATGCTGTTAGAAGATTAATGCAATATGGGCAATTTAAACATATAAGACCAGTAGTTGGAGCAGATCCTATGTATGTTAGTACCAGAGCCGATGAGGCTGCTGTTGCTATGAGTAATAAACATGCATATACTGCGAAGGGTAATGGTAAAATCATCAGTGTTGATGATAAGTTTATTAAGATTAAATATGATGATGGAAAAGTTGATGCTGTATCACTTGATAACGTACAACGTAACTCAGATAAAGGGTACTATCTGAAAAACGACTTTATTATGAATGATAAGTTCAAATTAGGTTCTAAAGTACGTCCTGGTGATATAATTGCATACAATCCAGAATCATTTAAAAAGAAACCAACGGGAGAAATATCATTAGCGGCAGGAGCATTAGTATGGGTACTAACTTGTGACTCTGAGGCTGTATGGGAAGACTCGTGTTTACCTTTTGAAAATCTTAGTAATAAACTTGCGTCTAAAATAGTAAAACGTGTTGCTCGTATCATTGATTTAAATACTGAAATAAGAGATTGGAATATTGATATCGGTAGTAAAACTATGCCAGATACAGTACTTTATAAATATAAAATACTTACAGATGATAACACAATAAATGAAATGTTTATGAATGCTGAAAATCTGTCTCTTAAAGAAGTAACTGCTCATCATGCTGGAACTATAGTAGATATTCGTGTTTATTATAGGGAAGGACGTAATGTTACTATGAGTCCGTCAGTTAGAAAATTTATAACTGCACTTAATAGTGTGCATACAGTCCGTAGTAAGATGGATAATCTTAATGATGTGAGTGATAACTTTACTAAAAGTGTACTAGATAAACGTCCGCAAAAACTTACACAAGGTAAACAAAGTAAAATTAATGGAGATATTATAGACGATGGTAAAATGCTTATTGAATATAGTATAGAATTCATTAATAAGCTTGGAACTGCTGATAAGGTTGTACTAGATAGAGCCTTAAAGGGAGAGCCTACTATGATTGAAAGCGATAGTCTAGCACCAATTGGAGCTGAGACTGGACGTAAATGTAGTTTAATGTATAGTACATATAGTGTACTAGCCAGAATGTGTGGAGGTCTAGAATTACATGGAGAGTTATTAAGTATATTAATGCACATTGCATGTAAAAATAGACATATTCTTGGTATACCTGCGGAACCTGGAAGTATTCTTGATTATAAGAGTAGTAGAGAGGTTATAACAGGTAAGTACAAATATAGAAAGAAATAGGTGATATAATGGATATATTTCAAATTATTGAAGAAATATCAATGGAATCTATAGATATTGATAAAACTTTTAGTAAAATAGAGAAAGCTAGTGGTATATCATTACCAGAAGATCTTAAAGAATATTTAAGAGATTATAGAAAAAAATTTAATGATAGTAAATATGATGGAGTTGAAATATTACCATTGGATGAATCTAATAAAAACTATAATATATTTAATGAAATTAAATACCATAAAGAAGAAAATGGAGTTAATTTTATTCCTATAGAAGCTGTAGGAAATGGCGACTATGTTGGAGTTATGAATACTGGTGAAATAGGTGTTTATAATCACGAAAATCATAAAGTTAAAAAAGTTGCGGATACGTGGACTAAATATTTGGAAATGTAAATAAAATTTTAAATAGGAGGATTAAATTATGTCAACATTATTTAATGCAATAATAGAAGAAATTGAACATGATGAACTAGTGTCAGGTTTAGAATCTTTGAGAAAAGAAATTGAAGAGTATTGTGGATTTGATGTATATTTTGAATCTATAGTATCTGGTGATAATGTAATTAAGAAGTTTCTAAGTAAAATTGGTAAGTCTATAAGTACATTTAGCAATGATGCTAAGATAAAATTTGATACATCTGTATTTGAAAAAATAGATAAAAGTAAAATATCTAAAGATGTAACAGGAGTAGCAACTCCAGAATACGTTAAACCATTTTATGAAATTATAGTAAGGGATTCAATATTTACTAACTCTGATTTACATAGATTAGCTATATTAACTGAAAAAGTAACTACTAAAAATAGCGACCTAGGAACACTTGCTAAGTTCTTATCAAGCATATCAGGAGCATTTAGTTGGTTCTTTCTTATTACTGGAGTACTTGGAGCCTCAGTTCCAAGAGTAATTGTATACGTAGCATTAGAAATCATATCTATAGTATTACGTGCATATAGTAATAGTGATGCTAAATATACTACTGAAAAAATGACAGATGAGCAAGTTCATGAAACATTGGATCTAACTTGTAAATTATTTAATTCATTAATTGGAATAAATAGTACGACAATAGATGATAAGAGCTTAGATGCTGCTGATAAAATAATAGCATCATTATCTAATCCAACTCAAACTACAATATCAGTAGAAGATCAAAAAGAAGTTGCTAATATGCTATTAGAAGTAGCTAAAAAGTATAGCCAGCAAAAACTTGAAGTAACTAGATACACTATGGATAAATCATATTTAAAGATATTTAAAGAATTTATGTCAGATGTTAAAGTTACTGATAGACGTGTTAGAGATTTAGATGATTCTATGCTATACAAAATGGATGGTATCATAAGTATGGCTACTAAACTTACAAAATTATCAGATAAGATGGCAGTTGCATCAAATACAATTATGCGTGACATTAGAAACTGGTAAAATGAACAAAAAAAAGAATATACCCCAATATAGAATTATATCTATATTGGGGTAATCTTATTATTTACTATTATAATCTACAAATACTACTACAACTATCCAGAAGATAATGCTTAATATGTAAGCTGCTAGGTGACGTTGTAGATTATTTGTTATCACCAAATTAACATCATTTAACCATTTTAAAACTATATTTATACCTATAAATAAAGCTAGTACTATAGTTATAATAAAAAGGCCTAATAATAGACCCTTTACTAAATTCATCATACTTATCACACTCCAGCCATTAACCATAACAATGCACCAAATACTATTGCACCTAATATTATTGTAGTACATATTTCCGCTATTCTCTCAAAATTGAAAATCACGAATAATACAATAGCTATTACAATTATCCACCAAATCATGTAAATCAACTCCTTTAAAATTTTTAAATATAAAAGAGGGAATAATCATTTCTAACTATTCCCTCGGACTTTCTTAAATTTCTTCTATAACTGGTTTCTTAGGAACATAATTTAATTTATGTTCTGAATTAAAGAATGTTCTAGTTACTATAATAATCATATCATCTAGAGCAGTTGTACAATCTATGTCTAATTTTACACAGTCATCCCATATCTTAATGATTTGGTTTTGTGTCCATGCCCTACCGTTATTTTTCTTTAATACAATTTCTTTATCTTGGATTATTTTAAGAATTATATTTTTAAAATTAACTTCTCCTTCCATACCAGTTTCATAATATGTGTTTAAATCCAAAATTTTGCGATAGTCACTAAAGTTATTATATATTTCTATATAATTTCCCATTCTATCACATTTTAATTTTTTGATAACATCTTTTCTCATAATATCACTTCTCCTTTATATTTTGTTATATCTATACTATTATATGTAATCGTTAAAAGACTAAATGATGATTCCTTCGTATATTCTGAATTTTTTCTATATTACCATTATTAACACAATTAAATTGATAATACCTATGGTAAACATATATACTAATGGATAAAAATTATATACAGCTAATATTAATCCAAATATAAATAATGCTAATGATATCCAACCCCATTTAACTAAATTCTCACGAGACCATTTCATAATATAATCCCTCCCTATAAATATATAAATGTTAATATAAGTACAATTATCATAATTAAACTAAATGAACCAAAAATAGATATGTTTTTTCCATATCTAGCTCTAACATTATAAGGTTTCCATATATTTTTCTCATATAATTCTTTATTATCTCTAACAAGCGTAAATCCAATATATATTAATCCAAATTCAAGTAACATCAGTGATAACTTACCCATTATTAATCCTCCCCGAAATATTATAACTCACAAACATAAGTTATATCTTTTAAATTATAATAGTTTTTTAAACTTTTTCCTTTAGTTTTTGTATAATTTTCAACTTTAATATCATACTCAGTCCATTTATCAACTACATCAGTAAATCTTCTAGGTATCATTTGTTCCATTATATAATCTCTATATCCGTCTTTATCAAGACATACTATAAATTTAAATCTAGTTTTAACACCATGAATGCTATTAAATCTATGGGTAATTCTATTAATATACATATTTAAATCCATCTTCATAGTATCTTTATCTCCTTCGATAAACTCTTTAATTGATTCATTGTCATATTTTCTATTTTATCTACCAGCTTTACTCTCTCATTCGCTAATAATATAGAGAGTATTACTAGTTTTAACTTTTTATATTGACTCATTTTTATCCCCATTTCTTCTTAAGAATCATAATTGCTATATCTACTAATCCATAACCAATAAGTATTCCTAAACAGCCATAAATAGCATAAATTAAAAAGTTCTTTAGTTTCATACTATACACCTTCTTCTCTTTTTATTTCTTCTATAGCTATTCTAACAACTTTGGTTATGTTATCTTCACTTAACTTATTATCAAGTGATGTCTTTATTATATTTTTAAAATCATCACTTTCTAATGCATCATTAACAGCTTTATCTACAATATTAGTAGATGCTAATAATCTAAGTCTTTCCTTACCTTCTTCAATTTCCTTAGTTAATTCTTCTATTTCCTTACGAAACTCTATTTGTTTCTTCTTAAGATAAATAACTAATGCTGATATTAATATTATTATACAAATAAGTTCTATTGTAAATCCATTACTCATATTTTCACCATACCTTTCCTAAATATTCCTTTTTATTTATTATTCCAATTATCTAAATACAATAATGTAAAAATTACTAAAATTCCAACAATCGTTCCAGTAATCATAATACCCTCCTAAAATCAATTTTAAAGCCTTTATAAGCCATTTTAACGCATTCTATAGATATAAGTGATAACTTAATCATATTTATATTTAAATGCTTAAATTATGCCATTATAATGAGTTATAATAGATACCATATCTGCCGTAGTATTGTGTTTACTATTGAATGCATCTATCAATGACTTAATATTAACATCATAACTCTCATATTTAATTTTCTCATTATGATCCATATTAAATGAATCTATATCTATAATACGTTTCTTTCTTATTTGACCTTCTATCCTTTTACAAGTTTCTATAAAGTCGTCATATCTACTAGATTCTATTCTATCTGTTATAGTAATAATAACAAGAGTAATTATTAAAGATAATATTATTATACTCCCTACAATTAATAATATATTAGGTATTCCCATATTTATCCTCCTTAAATGCCATTTAAACGCTCTAATACGCGTTTTGAGACGTTTTAAACTATTAAATGAACATTTTATAAGCTTATTTATTAAATCGTTATAAACACTGTATAAACGATTAAAACATCTATACATTTTCCATTAGTAGTTTAGTTAAATACAATATAATAACCCCTATCCCAAACCATAATACAGATTTACACTCTATATCTGGCTTACATTTATAGTACGGATATCCTCTAAGTTTATGATATTTATCACTATAACCACTTGATATTGCTAGACATATTAAAAATATTGAAAATCCTATTATCAGTATTACACCTTTTAACATTTACCCACCTCTTAATATTTTGCTGTACATAAAGGTTTGGAGAAGGAATTACCCTTCTCCAAATTTTAACTTATGTCCAATTCCTTAAATACTTTAACCAAATACTCATTATCAACATTTTTAATAATGCTGTCAGTATTTTCTATTTTCTTCTTAAACTCTGCTATAGCTCTATTATATACTTTTGTATTTCTATCTACAATAGCATTTAATATCTTACAAAGTTCAACATATGCTGGATGTTCTTTATTAATTCTACTACCTCTACATTTAGGATAGTCAAATTTCATATAGAGTTTTATTTTATTAGAGTTATTATCACTAATAGGAAAACTAAGCATCGCTACATATGTTTCTTTCCTTCTAAATTTAATGTATTTACCTATTATTGTAGTTCTAGCAATAACATTATGAGTAAATACGGCATCTTTAGCTATTTCTAGTATACTGTCGTCTGGAATCTTATTTCTTTTTATAAAAGAATTTACAAATTCCTTAACCTTTTCATCTAATATAGTAATCAGATCTTTATCATATACTTTTGCAGACTTAAGAAGTATACCAATACTTACATTTCGCAAGTCTTTTTGACATTCTCTCAAGTATTGATATAATTCATCTGTTATTAGCTCTTCTTCTGCTAATATTGATATATTTGATGCAAACATATCATATTCGTCTATCTTACCTCTATATAATTGTACATCCATGTGCTTATCTTCCTTTATATGTTTTATTTGTACTAAACTGTTATATGTCTATATGTCCACCCACGAGCAATATCATATACTAGATATAATGGAAGACCTAAATCTATTGCTATCTTATTAAGTCTTTCACCATTTTTAATTCTAGTTTTAATACTAAATACAAGTTCATCACTTAGATATGATTTTTTCTTTACAAATTTCATTGCATGGGCAACATTTTCTCTTTGAGTAATATACTCAAGATTTTTAAGAGAATTATTATGTTTATTAGCATCAATATGATTTATAATCATATCTGGTGCTTGTGGACCTAAGAATGTATGAGCTACTATCATATGAACTTTACATCTAATAGGCATGTTATTATCATTCATAAGGTCTACACTATAATATCCTCTTTTATCATCGAATGGAATTAGCTTTCTACCAGTAGATTTACGAAAAATATTTCCATTTTCATCTACAACATACTTACTAAATTTAGTACCTCTGAAAATACATTCTCTTTCCATACTAAGCTATTTCCTTTTCTCCATCTAATTCTACGGTAGTTATATTAGCTTTACCTCTCATTGCTAAGAATAAAGTCATATAACCTCCTTCTATTAGACTATGTTTAGGACTCACTTCTCCTCTAATTGGATTAAATGTTATTCTATATGGATTAAGTGCTAAGAAGATAGATAAAGATATATCTCTATGTAGTGTAAATATACCACAAGAGTCCCCGTCCTTATCTCCCTTAAAGTTCCCATCTAATGTGATGTCATTAATTCTCAGTACATCTTCTTCAGTAAGTCCAATACATTTTAAACTTATTTGACTTCCGAAATAAATATTAGGAGCTCTATATAATAAGAAATAAGCCCAATTATTTTCTATCATGTCTGATAATACTTTATCCATTATATCTTTATCTTCTTGAATAGGAATATTTTCTCTCATTCTAGCAAGATTTTCTGGAGTAGCTCCATGTTTAAGATATAAATCCATATAATCATTTTGAGTTATTTCTCCAAATGATTTATAACCCATAGTGAATACATCTAATCTAGGATTATCTGTAAGTCCACTAACTATAAAACGGCCACTATTTGGCATACGTCCACCAAAAAGAACAGATCTTATAAGACTTTCTTTATCATCAAGAAGTTCAACGTATATCTTCTCTTTAATATCGTTAAAATTCTCACTAATAGTAGAAAGCTTCTTTAAGATATCCTTACTACTGCTATATTCTATACTAGTAGCATTTATTTGATCTGCTAAACTAGATATTTCTATATAACATTTATTAATTGGATGGGTTTGCATATTTTGACTTCCATCCAATTTATTATTTAGACTAAAATGTCTAAAATTCTTACTAAGTACTGGTATATAATAAGTCATTGCATTTCCTATATGCTTTAAGAACTTTTCTACAAAATCTTCTTGCACATAATATCTAATAAATGCTTCTAATGACTTATCATCTTGTAAATCTAATAAAGTCCATCTATTCTCTTCACCTTTTCTAATTCTAAAATTAGTAAGGTTATTCATAATAATTTGCTTTAATGATTTACTATCTTTTTTAGTTTTAAATATAGAAGCTTTTTGTTTATCCTTATCTTTAATATCTAATTTACGTAGATGTTTAAGAAATACATCAAACCAATAAGGATTAAATATTCTATATTTAAGTCTAATCCATCCACGAATCTTCTCAACTAGAGTAGTTTCGCCTTTACAATGTGGACATATAATCCCGCTTCTAGAACCAACTGTCTTCCCACATCCACAAGCAAATCTTTTCTGCTCTACAGATTTAGGGTCATCATCTCTTGGCCCAAAAAGATAACTATAGATACCAGTACTATCAACCATACTGTCAATATCAACCAATGTTTTAATATTATATGACACAGAAGTATCAATATCAAAACCTATACCACTCTTAATATCCTCTTTATATAACTCATTTAAGTTTGAAGTGGTGATTTTTAGTGCAAATTTAATACCTTCTTTTTCCTTGTTCGCATTTGAACGTTTAGCGTTAATTTCTAGTAATTGCCTATAATCATCTAGAACCTCACTAAAAGAACGAATTGTGCTGTGCTGTTGCATTCCCATACATTTTCCTCCTAATACATTATTTTTTGGATAATGTTATCAACATTTATATCACCCAGTACATTATAATCGATATTTCTGATATTATTAACTAATGTTCTTTTAATTCCATGTTTCTTAACAGGAGTTACATTTTTAATAAATATCTTCTCACTTTGAACTTTAGTAGACCCGTATATAGTACTAGTTCTACTTGTAACATTAAGTGCATAATTAAAATATACAACTTTTTCATTGTCCCTATCATCTTTATCGTTATAATACGCATACTCTACTAATGATACCATTCTGTCATTAACATCATCTGAATATATCTTCTTTTTACTTCTGTACATTTCAACTAATCACCTATTTCAAAAATAAAAAGAATTATATCATGCTTGAAACTACATTAGTATATGTAATTATTCATATGATAAGATTCTTGTTTAATTATTTTCACTTAATTTCTTTTGTTCTGCTACTTGCACTGAATTATACGCTTCTATTTGAGGCATAAGTATAAGAGTTCTAAATTCATCACAGTATTTATCTATAGATTCTTCTCCAGCTTCTTGTACAAGTATTTCTTTAATACCATTTACAAGATCTTTGCAGCTTTTATCTAAATCTAAGTCTCTCATTATTCCAGATAATACTCCTAAAGCTTTACATATTAAACTATATTCTGGAAGTGCCTTATTATTCTTGATTTGTATCAAGTTCATTATAGACTCACCGCTATAATTCATTGCACTCATACTATCATCTGGTTTAGATATTTCTTGTTTAAGACTAGCATATGGAGTTTCTGCTATTTCTTCAGATTTTCCAGTTATTTCACTTTCAACTGGAGCTACAAAGAATATTCTAGTAGCAAATAATCCACTAACTTCTATTAAGTCATTTGCCATTTCTATTAAAGTAGAAGGCACTTTAAGTCCCATTTCTGCTATTAAAGTATCTACAGATTTATTTTCTTTTAAATGGAATGGTAATAATGCTAATAATGTTCTACTTAATTCTATAAGCAACATTTGAATTCCTTCATATATAAATGGAGTAGTTTCATTTCCACATATAGTTTTCATCTTAGGAATATCTTTAGCTAGATTAAATAAACCATTAACTGTTTTAATTAATTCTTCATCTTCTTTATAAACAGCATTTACAGTTGCGATTGCATCATCGACAAATTTGAACATTTTAGATTTTCTAAAATCCCCAGTTAAATCTAATGATTCTGGATTAGTTTTGTAGAATAATTCCATATTAGACACATATGTATTTGCATAGTTTGATATAATTTCAACCATATTTAAACAGTCTGCTTCACATGGTAATTCTTCTACACCACCTTCTAAATTACTAAAATCTGCTGCAACACCAGCTTCATCATCAGCTGAATAATATTCAGGGTCTACGCCATCTTCTGGTATTTCATCACCAGATGTAGCTTCTGGATCTACTGGAATATCTCCACCTTCTGGTGGCATATCATCCATTCCTTCATTCCAATCTGCGTCTACTTGTTCTTCAGGCATTTCTTCTGGCGGTAATTCATCATTTGCATTTAATTCTGATTCTAAATCTTCAAACCCAATTCTATATTTATAATCAGGGTGAGTCATATGACATTCTACACCATATTTCTCATTTAGTATAGATTTCATTATCTTTCTATAATTCTTATTCAATTAGTACACCTCCTATGAAAGTTTCTTAATTCTTAATAATTCTGCTAAGTCTTTTTGAAGTTTTGAAGCTTCACTATTAAATTCAGATGCTGTTCTCTTAGTGAATATAGGACTTCTATTCATACTAGCTGTAATAGTATCTGTATTTATATCATACACTCCAATACTCATAAGAGGTAAATTATTATACATCTTATTAACAGTACTTCTATTCATAATATCAAATCTAGCATCTTGTAACATTTCAGCAACGTTATTACTCATAAGTATATTAACAAACGGTTTCTTAATATCAGCTACTGCATTCATATTATCATTAAGAACTTTAGCAGCAACTTTATTACCTTCACTACTAGCAGCCTTTATAGCTTCTTTAGATTTAAATGTAAATACAGATTTAAGTTTTTCCCACCAACTTCTACTAGCATCTTGAGCAGCTTGAAGTATTCTGTTATTTTGTTTAATAAACATTTGAGCTATCTCATTAGCTGGTACAACTTTAGGTATAACTTGTACTCCCATCATGTATTTCTTAGTATGAGCTTTAGCACCATTATCAAGTAATATAGTAACTTCTGCTTCTACATATGTAGGTACAGAACCAGTAGCACTTTCTCTCATAACAGCTTCTTCCATAGATACTTTAAATTTAAAATGTTTATCTAAGTTTTCAATAAATGCTTCAGCAAAGTTATCTATAACTTGAGATCCATTAAATTTTCTACTAAATACGCTATCACCTATAGTTTTATAAGCTTTCTTAGCTTTATCAAATTCTACAGAGTCAAAGCTAGTCATAAATGGAAGCTTTCTATATAAGTTTGGAGTATTAGCTGTAAGTCTTCCTTCTATAGAACTCATTATTAAACTTCTAACTGTCATAGCATTGATAACTTCTAATGATTTACAATACATGTTTCTTACATCAATCGGTAAATCATCAGATACTACACATATTAAAGTAATAACGTTTGATCCTAGTGGCATTGCACCTTTAGGGTTATTCAACATATCCCAGAATGTAAATAAAACATTTGTTACAACTGGTTCAAATACTCTGTAAGCAGATCCTACTAAATCTCTTACCCCAGTAGCAACCGCTCCACGCATCATTCCTACGAAATCCCCGTTATCACGTACATTTGGAGCACCTTGATAATGGACGTGACTATGAGTGTCTGCGCTATTTCTAGTAGAATAATCATACCTATTTTGGTTTCCATCTACGTTAGTAGTATTATAAGTATCGTCTTCCATAGCAACTTCATCTTTATTAACATCTTCAGTCGCAGTTTCAAGATTCTCATTAGTTTCATTGATTTTTTTATCAATGTTAAGATTATTGGACATAAAAATTCCTCCTTTTTAAAATTTCTAACAGGGGGTTGTTTTTAACAAAATGGATAAAAAAAACTGAGGTTACCCCCAGTTTATACGTAATTATTTCCATTGTCCTACAGGTTTTACCACATTTGGCACCAAGCTTTGACCAACGACTTCCGCATTATCAATTGATTGATATCTATTTGGAGTCACATGAGGTTCTGCAGTTTTAGCCAAATTCATCATATTAATAAACTTATTTATTTCTTCTTGTGTCATATTGTCGAATACATTATTAGGTACAACATTTGTAGCTAATTTAGCTTCTTCTTGTGCTTTAAGAGAAGCTATTAATTTATCTCCTTCTTCTGATAATAGGTATTCAGCATAACTATCTATTTTAACAATTTTATCATTATATATGATAGTGTTTATTATAGATATAAAGTCAAATGTAGGAATTCCAAAGTAATTAACTATATTAAAATCTTGGAATTGAGAAGCGTCTAAATATCTATTAAAACTATTATCAAATTTAAAGTACTCTCTTACTTGAACTTCATTAAATTGTGCATATTTATCATCATTTATAACAGCTCTAATTTTATCAAGTATTTCTAATACTCTCTTGAATTTTCTTTCTACTAACAACGCATCAAAGTTCTCAATATCTATATTATAGATAGTTCCTATTTCACTATATGATGCTTTAATTAAATCTTCCACTTTCCCAATGTAAACTAATTTATCTTCTTTATTTATATTCATTCTATTTCCTCCTATTTTATCTTATATTTTAAATATGTTATATCCATAAAAGTAGTGATCAAACAATTCCGGCATATATGTGTACATTTCAGATAATCTATTTATATCTTCAGTACTTTCATTTTTAAGCTTATATAAAACTAAAGATTGCATATTACTAGCATCTTTAATTCTGGACATCAATATTACACTAAATACTGTATTTAATGCAAATGGCATAACATCATTTTTATTGATATTCTTATTCAAATCCTTATAAGTTTCCCAGATATATTTTATAATATTAGCATATTTGTTATTAATCAAGTCTTGACGTAACATTACAATATGCATCAATTTATTAACTACATCATCTTTAGATTTGTCTAAGTTATCAGATAATTCTTCTATCTTATTAACTTTAAATCTATCCAATAGCATTTTCTCAAAAATATGTAGTAAACCATCATTAATTACAATATTATCACTAAATTTAACACCTAGTGAATTTTTAGCTATTAAATCATCAGTATAATCAAATATTTCAGAACTTTCACTTGGATCACAAGTATCCAAATCAATTCCTTTCTGTTTTGCGATAACTTTCTGTAAACATTTTAGATATTTATCATACTCATGTACTTCATTTGTTAATAAATCCATAGATCCAAATATCTCCATATATTTCTCATTTATCATAACTACACTCCTTTAATACTTTCTACCATAGCTCTATTTGTATTGAATAACTTTAAGTTATCTTCTGCTGATTCAAATATTAGGTCTATTAGAAATAGTTCAAATCCTGTTATTCCACCCTTATAACGAAGTTTAAATATTTCTAAATAATCAGATCTTGTATAACTATCTACTACGAATTTTAAAAAGTCTGATATAAATTTTCTAGATGATAATGACATACCATTATAAACACAACGATCATTTTCTATATAAGTAGCTATATCATCACATAAACGTGTTAATAACACCTTATTAACAGCTATAAGTTCTGCACATATATCTGAGACTTTATTTATATCTATAGAATCTAAATCCAGTCCTGACTTAACTAAATCCGTATCTACATTTTTAGATTGAGTATGTATTAGATATGATAATTCTACATTGTTCTTATATAGCATTAATCCACTTATTGGAACATTCTTAAGAGGTTTCTCATACTCTATACATGAACTAGATAATTGAAATAATAAATCAGATGGAGTATCTGATTTATGTTTATGTTCTAATAAATTATACAAATTTTCTCTAAGAACTTTCACATCTATTGATGCTAAATATAGCTTAGTAAACATTTCAGTTAAAATAGTTTTAATCATCTTTCCTCCTATATTACTCATGCATATTATTCATTGCATTACTCAATTGGGCACCTATTATATCAATATCCTTATCATTATATGGGTATACAACTTCCATAAGCTTCTTATCATCTACTAATTTATGTAATTCGTTTACGAATCTAGTACTCCCAATTACTCTAAGAACTCTATTGTATCCACGAGTTGTTTCTGCTAAACTCTCAACTCCATATTTACCTATTCTGGCATTATACTCAATATATGCTAGTGGTGTACTAAGACATATACCTTTAGTTGTATCATTGTATGTTACATAAAATAACTGATCTCCTTTAGGTAGCTTTCTCATTTTATTTTGTCTAGATATTACCACATACTTTTTCATTTTATTTTTCTTCTCCATCATTTACCACTACTTTGTATACATGACATTCATTTTTCCATTTCTTATAAGCATCCAAATAAATTTCTCCTTTATTCGAATCGTATGTAACCTCATAATACATCACATCTGGTGCTGTTGTACTGATAAGACATTTATGATTTCCTAATAAGCTACAATACCAAACCACATCTCCATCTAATCCACTTTTAATAGACGATTTATCAGTTTTCTCTACCTCCATATTAAAATAATCAATAACTAGCTCTTTAGCCTTTTCTAGGAATCTTAAACTTCCTAACTTTGTCATATTAATCATCCTCCTTTATATTATATTTTAAAGTTTATGACATAACTTTACTACATTATTATATGTAATTATTTAAAAGTTAATTTTAACGGTAAATAAAAATAATAACCCCGATAGAATTTTATCTATCGGGGTTGATTCCAAGAATATACGAAGGAATCGTTAAATAGTTATTTAACGATTACATATACTATAGTAGATATATGTGAAATTATATTCACATCATATAATTTCAAATCCTCATATATTCGAGGTAGGTGATAATAATGATACTACATAATGATCAGTATTATCATGATATGTTGAATAATTATATGGAAAGTGATATTAAAACTTGTAAATATAATTACTATCAACATAACATTAATTTCTATCATTATATTAAAGACATAATGTCATCAATTAAAACTAAGTATGATTTATCTAATGATAATTATATTCCAGTAATGAATTATCTAAATAACAGATTAAATGATACTATAAGAGAAATTGAGTATTATAATCAAAATGTAATGATTAGAAATTAATCTACTACACTTTTAGAGAAGTTAGTGTATAAAGAAACTTCTCTTTTTTGTTAAAAATGAAATATACATTTCTAGCCTTCCACATTTTTCTTGTTATAAAAATAATACGATTCCTTCTTTACCATAATATGATTTTATAAAATCCATTAATACATATACAGTTCTAATTATATCTATATCTGAGAAATCCTCATTCCATACTATTAAATTCCATTGTACTACTTTACCATTAACTGTAATTGATAACACAGATTGCTCAGATAATTCCATAATTCTTTTACGTTTATCTCCTAATAAAGTATAACTTTTATCATCATCAGCACATTTATCATATTCTTTATCTAATTCATTTAATTTATTTCTAATATACATGTAATAGTATTTAGATAATTTCTTAAGCATATCGTTTTTATCATCTCTATAATCATCAAATATATCACTAGTATTTATAAATTTTATTAAATTACTTAGATTTTTATATTTTCCTATCATGATTAAACCTTCTTATTGTCTATTTCATCATAAATTTTATATCCATTATAGCTATTGCCTACTACAAGTTTCAAACCTTTCATATTTTTATCTTCATTAGGATTAATAAAGTTAAATGTATAATCATGGTTTTCTATATTAAATGTTACACTACCACTAAATAAAGTATCATTTAGTAATGTAGCTACACTAAATCTATTACCATTTGTATCATTTAATATCATAGTAGGATTCATAACACCAGCATCCCAGTTTCTTTTGATTATTTCATTTCCATGATAGTATATAATGTCATCTCCATCCAATCCACTTTTAATAACATTATCATGACTAACAAAAAAAGAATACCTACCAGTTCTATAAAGACTTATTTCTTCTGGAACTGCTATACAGTATTCTTTAAACTCATCCTTAAACTTATAAGGATGATAATTTTCATAATCTCCAACACGTCTCCATATAAATAATGGAATATCTTCTTTATCTTGCACTTTGATATTACTATCATTAAGAATATTACCAGCAGGAACCTTTACTTTCCAGTCTCTTCTCCATCCTGCTGGTAGTGTGAATCTACGTTCTACCTTTTTACCATATCCTTCTTTATATAGAGGAATTGCTATAAATGTTAAATTAGTTATACTTCTGACGTTATAAGGTAATATACATAATGCATTATCTATACTCCAAATTCCATCGGTAACAGTACAAACGTATTTCTCATAATATCTGTCATCATCATCTTTACAATAACAGATAACTTTCTTTGAAGTACAAGTACCACTTATCTTTCCATTAATATCAAAGCTTGTGATAATTGGTGGATTTAGTCTATCATCAGCACCTCTATTATTAGGAGTATTCTTACTAAGATATTCCATATAAATATCAGTACTGATAATTTCCCACTTAGTATCTGGATAAACTTCAGCTGGATTAATTGATTCATATTCTGGAGTAGGCCATTTATATGCTTTCCAGTTATTGATTATATAGTTATTATGTACCTTTTTAAAATTATCTGTAATTATTAATTTAGGTAATTCTATATAAGGATATTCTGGTCTTGTATTTTCTGGTTGCCATAAATCTTTAGATCCACTTACCCATCTAGGAGATGCAAGATACCCTTCGTATGTATATGGATTTGTATCATCCATTGCCATTACTTTAGATTTATAATCTGGGTCAGATAAATCTATATCTTTATATTTACGCCAATCTAAAAATCTGTTATAGATTTGACTATTAAATGGATATTTATTTAAAAAGTTATTACCATTTGCCACTATTATATACCTAACATTAAATTCACATTCTTTCCATTCTGTTTTATGTAATCTACTACATATTCTTACAGCTAACTTATATGTATCATCTTTATTAATTTGAACTGGTATTAACCACTTTAATAGAGAATAAGATACTCCAGTCATCGCAACACCATTATAATGACGTTCGTCACGACCTTCACTATTTACTCTATATCCCCAAAAGGCTAAATGCATACTAAATGGTAATGTTCTATCTATAAATTCAGTTTTAACACCATCTTTAGACACGACTACACCATATACTTCATACCAGTAATAATCTATAAATTTCTTACTGAATAGTTCACCTTCTGCATTTTGTACACATAAATTAAATACATTGACGATTTTATCATCTGCATTTGTATTACCAGTTGTATACTGGGCGTGATATGTAGCCTGTACATCATAACTTCTATATGACTTAATAACACTAGCTGTACTCATTACAGCTGCAACGTTTACATTAGGGAAATGTCTAAGTTTTTCAACTTCTGGATCTATAGAAGTATTGTAAACAGTTGCATTCTCTATAATAATAGGACAGCTTTTGAATGTGTTTATATTATAAGTATTAGTCCATCCAAACCCGTCTATATTACCTAGACGTACATCACCTAGTGTTATTCTAATATCATTAGATTTATTACCAGGCACACTATTCTTTATAATATTTAAAATATCATCAGTATTTTGATCTATTAATAAATCATTATTAAGTATTCTGTTTTTAATATCTAAAAATGTTAAGAATCTAGTATTAAATTCTTCACTAGATGCACTATTTCTCCATATATTTTCTACATCTACAAGTCTTAACCTTATACCTATAACAAATTTACCCCAATAATCAGTATCGTAATCATCTTTAAACACTGTATCATCTCCAGATATTACAGTTTTAATCATTACAGGTAAATATAAGTCGAATGCTAAGTTTGCATTTGTAGGTTTTTGATTGGCATTAAGTGACATTAAAAAGTATTCACCAATAGCTGGTAAATTTTTATGTGTTTTCTCCATAATCTCTTGGTTACTTCCAAGATTGAAAGAGTAATTCTTTCTACCATTTCTATAACCAATGTTAGATTTCATCTCATTATTATCGTATTCATAATTTTGATAAAAATTATCATGACCAGCAATAACAGAACCATCCAATTTTCCATCTTCATTGTAATTTATCCTATATATTATATCTCCAGAACTATTATAAAAAAACCAAAGGCCAACCTTAACATCGTTTTCGGTGTAGCCTTCAGCCATTCTTTTATCAGTTCCAGGGAAATTAATAATTACATGTTTCATTATTATCCTCCCGTTAAATAATTGGTATTTTTTCTTTATTTAATACAAGGAGTTTGTTAATATCAAACAGGGCCACATATTTATCACACCATTCTTTATATTTATGGAAAGTACCTGCTTTGATATTAAGTTTATTAACTTCTAAGTATGTTTTAGTCCTATTTGGACCCATATTATATATACCTTCAAAACCTTCCCTACTACTTCCACGTATTACCATGTAATAAGGTAAGAATATTTCAGGTTCTTGTATTTCTATACCATCTGGTTTACGTCTAAAATGATGCTGGTTACTATAATATATAGCACCATCAAATAAGTCTAAACGTTTATCCGTCATAGTCTTAAATACATTATCCTTACTAAGAATAAGGTATCTATTTTTACAACCTATTTCATTTTGGTGTATTACAAGTGCAGGATGCACTTTATGAATATTAACAAGTTTAACACGCTTTTCATCTTTACTAAAGAGTTGAATAGCATAGAGAATTGTATTTAAAGGTCCCCAAGTTTTAAGATCTACTCTATCATTACGAATCTTCATCCATTCTGGGAATATTTCTACATGGACTGCTGATCTTTCTACCGTATATAAAAATATAAGTTCTTTATTCTCTTGAAGACTGCTTTCTATAAAAGTTTGAAATAACTGTTTAATCGTATCTTCTATTTCTCCTGTATCTTCTTTTAATGGGAGTCTAAATAATACTGAGATACAGCTATTAACGTCAATATAAGTACGTTTAACATTACTTCCAGTATAAAGTATAGTTTTAATAAGATCTAGTGCTATTTTAATAAAAGTAGAACCAGCTTCGATTTGTTTATCAAGCTTTGGTTTATACTGTTTATCCAATGATTCCATTTGTGAAACCTTCTATTAATCGTCTCGTATCGGGATATACGACATCAATTATAGATCTTAATTTTTGTACTATTACTTTATCTTTTATATCTACTACTATCTTACCATTAGATGCTAGTAGGGATTTTGATGTAGCTTCTAATGATAATAATGCTTCTTCTCTTTGAGCTGGTGTTCCTGTTAATATTGTATTTACTGCTAATAAAATGTGTGAATAATCTTCCATAATCTACCTCCCAATAAAAAAGAGAGCTCCTAATAAAGGAGCTCATCTTGTTAGATAGATATAGCAAATCCTACAGCTACATCACTAGTAGTAACTCCTACTTTAAATGTAGTTCCATTAGCTAGAGGAGATACTTGTTCTCCACCACCAAAGTATCTAAAGATTGCAACTTTTCTGAAATCTGGTAAGAAATAGATTCTTCCATTTGCATTGTATGTAAGAATGATATCTGTAGTTAAATATTTCCAGAATGGGTCTGTTAATAACTTAGTTTCATCATACATTTCTGATTGAGAATTACATTGTCCTAAGATATCATCTCTGTCATCTTGTTTTCTTACAAATTTACCACTGTATCTGATTAAAGGAATCTTTTTGAAAGAACCTGTATCAAGTCCAGTTAAATTAACCATTTGTTTGTAAGCAACTGATGTTTTATCTAATGATGCTACGATATCTCTAATATCTACATATGTAACATCTAGGTCAGATCCTGTACCTTCAGCTCCAGTTGTGTAAAATGAAATCTTTTCTATTAATTTTCTTTTGAATTCTTCTAAAGTAGTAGAAATATTTGCTGCTACGAAATTATCAGTTGATACTTTAACTACTAAGTCTGTATCTAATGATTTATTAAATGTGAATGCAACATATAATCTATCATCTTTTACTTTGATGTCTGATATTTCGATGTGTTTATGAGCAGTATCTGCTATAATTTTTGGAATATCAGTAATTAATGTAGCAGGATTATCTATTGTAAGTATTTCTGGTAATAATACTTCAGACACAACCGCCTCATGTTTAAGATATACAAATAGGTCTCCATTTGTATCATAACAGATTCCTCTTTCTTTATTTATAGCTTCTTTAAGATGTTTATTAATATCTTCTTTATTGATTAGAGTTTCCATTGATACATTACATCTTCCTAATATATCATCTCTGTCATCTGTTAATTTAATAACATCATCTTTATTAAGAAATGCTACCATAACTTGTGGAGAATCTTTTGCTTTTCCATCTTTAATTAATTCTACTCTATCTACCATCTTGAATTTCTTTGAAGCTGATTCACAAATTGTATCCACATCAAAGTTTAAAGATAAATAAGATAATTCTTTAACTGGAATATAACCAATAGTAATAGTTCCATTATTATTTGAAGTTAGGATATTTTTTTGATTACTTGTCGGAGTAATACTTTTATCCTTAAATCCCATAACTCTGTCTTTATTTGAATATTGTTCAAATGTAAGACTTTCTGATTTCTTTTCACCTCCCATTAAATTAGTTACAGCTGTCGCTGGTGCTGTTGTTGGTTGCAACTTTTTCATTTTGTACCTCCTACTATTTATATTATCGATAATATAAATTTATAATTAGTTGCGGTTATAAATAACGGTACACCTATATAGACTCCGACAATTAAATCTATATAGGTGTAAGCCAAAATAAATAATGCAATCTAACTACAAATTCATCTTAGTATATGTAATTATTCACACACTAAGATTTCTATGAAGCCATACACGTTATATGACAGTCGCCTTGTTAAATAAATTACAGCAAAGCCAAAAATTCTGGTCTGTTGCTAATTGTATTATATTAACACTTTCAAACGTGTTGTTCATATTAAAATATTCATTTATATAATCAGTACATCCTCTTCTTAAGAATTGGAACCTGTTTATATTATAAATTCTTATAAGCATATCATATGGTGATAATTCTTTACTTGTATAAAGATATTCTCCAATTAACATATCATTAGCCAGAATAAATTGTGTCATATCGTCTAATTCAAGACTCATATCTTCCTGACCATATATTATCATATCTTTCATACGTTGTTTAGTATTAGCTCCTCCAAATAAATACCTAACTATGGTATCATATATTCCACCACGTAATACATCTCTACTTTCTAAATATCTAAGTCTCGATGTTTCTAGGAAATTATATATTTCAAAGTCTGCGTCCGCTTGTACTTTACTACACACATATGAACGAAGCATCTCTATAGCTCTCTTCATCTTATTATCACTAGTTAATGGTATACTATATGTAACCTTAGCTTTACCATTATTTACTTCAGTTTCAAATTTATATCTATGAAATATGTTATCTACTAAAGGTATAGTATAATAACTATCAACTATACAGCTATCAATAATATTTGGAATAAGGTTAATATCAGATGTTTTTCTATACTGTAGTAATATTATTTGAATCCAATCATTTGGATTAAGCCATTCTGCTAATAATATTACTCTCATATGATCTTCATTTAATAATCTCCAGTTTGCTAATAGAAACCCTTTACATAATTCTTCATCTTTACTAGCTAGGAAAGTAAATAATTCCTCAAATCTATATGTACTATTATCTTTACATAACATTTCTATGATATTATTAAATATCTTAGTACATATATAACTATGGTCTATATCATACTTATCTTCTATAGGGCTATAAGTTTCAATTGGAAGTTTATATAATAAGTTTATAATATTGTCAAACTTCTCTTTAGATATAAATTCACAAATATATGCATTAATATAATTAAAAAAATCATAAAATACTTTCTTGTACTTAGTATCCCAAGTATAATATTTAAAATCATCATATTCTATATCATCTTGAGTTATAAAGAACATGGCTAAATCTGATACCATGCCCTTAGTAATAAACTCTCGAATGATGTGTTCTATCTCTTCTGCTGTTATTTTATTTTTTATTGTAGGCATCTTCCTTCTATTCTCCTTATAAAAATACGTACATCAAAAATAATAGTAATATTACTTTAGACATTCCATATTGAAGTATTCTTGCAATAAACATGACCATATCTGCAAGAAAAAAGCATATTACAATTGTAAATATAAATACCCATAAAAACATATCTAAGTCCCACTTTAATATGATAAATGAGTATGAAGCACTAGTTAATAATATTTTATAACTAAACTTACTTTTAGCTTCTAAGTCTATTTTACCTTTCCATAAATAATAAAATAGACATGTTAATATCCCTATGTCTAAATAGAATCTATTAGTATCACTAGATAAAAATTTAGTGATATCATACAAAAGTACGTTTGTTAAATATCCATATTCCATATTAAGTTTTAAACACAATTGGTATAATAACCAAGTAAGAGTATGATCTTGGTCGCTATTAAGGACCATTACTACCGTTGGTTCCATTTTAAAACTCCCATTCCTTAAATGATTCGTCGTCATTTGCTTCCATAAATTCTTTGAAACTTAATATTTTTTCTAGTGCATGTAATCCTTCTTGATTTAAGTATACTATACCTTTAGTCATAAGCATATCTCTAGTTATCTCTGCGTCATGTTGTATATCATTGAAATATGTTATTATGTATGATAATTCTGTAGTTCCGTAAAGGTGTTTACTTATAAGTTTAGGTTTATATTCAAAATATGAGGCTTTATAAATGTCACACTCCAACTTATTAAAAAAATGTGGATTTGCGACAAGCCAACTAAAGAAATCATTTAATATATTTACGACACTTCCGTCATATAAAAATGAATCAAATTTAAATAAACTTAGATCTACGACTTTATGCATATCAAATACAAGATCTATAAATCTAGTCGGGTCTTCTCTTTCTATACTACTTTCTGTAGCATGTATTATTGGTTGTTCTAATAATGAACGAAGACCTCTTTGCAAATTAACATTAACTCCCATATTTTCACCACCTTATAATTATGTCATTTCTGTATTAGTAGGATTCTTTTCTCCATCTAACTGTTCGTCCGCTCTATCTGCATTCTCTCTTGTGTCTGCACTTTTGAATCTAGGTGTAACATCGTCTATACCTAGTATTATAAATTCAGATTGTTCCCCTAATGGAAAGCAACCTATCATTTTATGACCATATTTGATAACTTTATTATTTATATTTTGAAAATCTACTTCTGTACTACTCCATACGTCAATAGTATCAAACGTTATATCCTCACATGTTAAGCTATTTATAGTATGCACACCAGTAGTTTGGTGTGAGTGCATCTTAGGTCCAGGATTTTCTGTAGTTGGACCACTTAATGTAGCTTTACCAGTACTCCATTTACCATTAGCCATATGAGCTCTAGCAGCTTTAAAATGAGGTATCCATCCATCTAATCTATGCCCATAAGTAGTCCAGTTTTTAGCAATTATACAACTTTCTAGATTCAATTTACTAGGAAGACCACTGTTATTAAGATTACGTTTACCAAGATCAGTATCTTCTTCTTGTCCTTCCTCAGATGCTTCAATACCACCCATAATCGATGGGATATATACTACAAATGTCGGATTACAAACGTTAGCCGACGCTTCAACTAAATAACATATTTCGACCACTCCAGTTGATCCAAAAGTACTACGTAGGTTCACATTACCAGACATTAAATTTACCTCCTTATTATTTATACAGTGCATTGTTAAAATCAGACTTTTGACTTAAACAATATATATTTTGGTAAAAAAATAAATACCCGACCATACAACATAGTCATATGGTCGGGAAATATTTATTCTCTAAAATCTACTACAACTTTCTTACATACATGTTCACCTTGACAATCTGTTAATTTTGGTCTAGGCTTATTTTCTGGTCTAACTATACCAGTTATACTATCTTCTATTTTCTGCATAGCTCTTTCAAATGTCTCAGTTATAGCAATTTCATTTTCTAACTCATCTGGTATCCAGAATTTAAGATGTTTTCTTATCTCTTTATTTAGTGGTGCCATATTACGTTTAACAATCATATCATCACCAAATAAATCAACGTATTTATCTTTAATTTTAAATAACATATTAATTCTGAATGTCTTTAATTGAGCTATAGTAACATTAAGATCACCTTTAACTGTTATTAAATTAAGTAGTTCTAATACTCTAGCAGTTACCATATCTTTAGTAGATATTAGGTAATCTACAATACTTTTTCTTTCTTCGGTAGTTATTGCCTCATTATTTATTCTACCTAGCAATAATATTCCTACCCATTCTTCATTTGTTTGTATATGTGAATATTTTGAAAATCTTGACATATTAACTCCTCCGATTAGTATTTATTATTTTGTCTTTCGATGTTAATTGCATTTTTCTTTAAATAATGTTCATACATTTCATTAACACCGCCATCATAAATATCAATACCAATACTCATTACAAAATGTAATAAATCTGCAAATTCTTCCTTCGCTTTTTCTCTATATTCTTTATCATCTAATGTATGTTTAGAAGACTTCCAATATTTGTAACATTCATCTTCTTTAAGAATTTCACCAAGTTCTACCATAAGAGCAAGATATCTGTCTCTTCTAGTACTTTTTCTATCTGTATTATTTCTAGAGAAAGTCATTTCATCAAAACATACTTGTTTATTCCATAATTCTTCAAGTTTATCTAATGAACTAGAAGTAACGTTCTTTCTATCTGTATAATGAACATCTTTAGCAAAGTCTTTTAAATGCTCAGATGTTAATGTTTTACGATATCTAAGTAAAAATGGTATATTTTCAGGATTATAGCCATAATTCTTAAGTTCTCTATCTCTACCTTCTATACCTACATCATCTAACGAAGAAAATTTTACAAAATTATCATTTGAATGATTTACAAACTTAGCATCAAGTCCTCCAATAGTTAATCCATCTAGTAACACATTCTTATCATATCCAACTCTATCTGAGAATAGTAAGCAGAAGTATATAAATAGTATATCTTTGATTATATAATATGTTTCACCCATATCAACATATCTACCCATGAAATTCTTAATTTCTATGTAATCAGGGTTATTACATTTACGTTCATTTATTCTGAATACATCAACTAAACTATTTATAGCAGCAAATGATTGAGGTGATTTATTATTTTTATTAGCAAGTTGTAATCTTCCAGCTTCTGACATTACTTTATTTACATCTAAGTATACATTTATAAAATCTGCATACGATAAACCATTAAAATGTATACTACCAGTATAATTATGTATATATCTTATAGCATTTAATAAAACTCTATAAAGCATTTTTCTACTTTGATATTCTAATAGATTCTTTACTGCATTTACTATATTTGGACGTATTTTATCTGGGTTACTAATATCAAATTTACTATTATACTTATTTATGCTTACTAACATAAGACCTTCATCATCTTCAGCGATAGGTAATTCCCATATACCATTTCTAAGTATAACGTTAAATACATATGCATCAGCTACTTCATAGTTTCTAAGTACTAAATCTTTTATTTTATAGTTAGCAGGTGTTTTAGCTTTAGAATCTTCTGATTCACTATTAAATTCTAATGCCTTATTAAGTCCTACTAAGTCTTTCCAAACTTGAAGATGGTCCTTTTTACTGTCTAATTTTAAATCTAATACATATTCTACCAGATCCATCATAAATAACTCTATATAATAATTATCTTCACCATTTATATTACTTGATATTACAGATGAATTTAACTTTTCTATTATATTATATACAATATCTATATCATCTTGATGTATTGCATCACTAATGTTCTTTATAAATACTCTCTGTTTTAAATTATGGTAATAAACGAAGTCATTATTAGATAATAGTGCAGTCCATGTACTTGGTTTATATAAATTTTTTAGTGCTAGTGATAATAAGCTCCATATGAATTTATTTCTAATTTTTATATCATTAAATTCACCTGTTGCTATAGAATTCTTTAATGATTCCTTTAATCTCATGCTAGATACAGGTTTATCAATAACATTCTTATCAATTTTATTATATTTTTCAAGTTCTATATTATAAGCTTTCTCCATTTCATTAGCTATATATTCCATATCAATATATACAGGGTTAATAATATTATAGTTAGGACTAACTCCCAATTCTAAACAGAAGCATTTATCTGTAGAGAAACTTGAATCCATATTAGTACTCATTCTATAGTTTGTTATATTATCGGTAATAGCTAGAGTTTGATTTGCAATTTTTATACTATATAATATACTAGGAACGTTTCTAATTGAAATAAATGGATAAAGTTTTCCTCTAAGTAAACCTATTTTAAAGTTATATATAGCAGTCATATCACAATAAGGTTTATCATAAGCATAAATCATATCTTCATTTATATCTATTGATGTTATTAAAGATTTACCAAGACCTCTTAAATCTTTAACATATTTAGATTTAACGAATATCATAATAGCTGTATATATAAATTTAACTGATCTAACTCTTAAACTATGTAAATTGATACCATAGATATCTAAACGGTGTAATATTTCTTTATCTATATCAAATACTCTATATGGATCAAATTTATATTTTTCTTTAATATACCCATCAAATGCATAATCATCAAACATTACAACAGACTCTTTGACGTTTGCTATATATCTAGACTCAATTAAGTCAAATTTATAACTTTCAGTTTTAAGTAATGACTGGAAACTCATCATTGGTATTAGGCTGTCTTTAGAAATACCAGTGACAATAAACTTAACTTTATCTCTTTCAAATTTTGGATCTTCTTCATACATTGCTCTAGTTAGTATTGCACTTAATAAATTTATATACTTAGTACCTTTATTTTCTAACATATCAACTATAATTTTCTCTGTTAAATCTAGTGGATTTTCTATTATATCTATTAATTTAATTTTATTTTCCATATTCTATCTCCTTCTTTATTTAAATAACATCATCAAACACATATGCTTTATAAATAATAGCTTCATTTACACAACTTGCCATATATCCATACAGGTCTGTAGGATGTCTTTCTAACATCCAACTATCAATAGTTTCCATAAAAGCTACTATTCTATTAAAATATCTATATTTTGCATAGTTTACAGTAGTAACTCTAAATGGAATACATTTAAGTATTTCTGGTTTCCATATATTATTATTACTATTTAAATATTTGTAGTCTATAGTATTATAATCAGCTTGGTTATCTAAATGATAGCTTTTATTAAATTGCATTAAATAATAACACCAATCAAATTGAACACCATGTACTACAATAAGCTTATCATTGTATTTAACTTGTATATCACATTCCACGATATAATTTCCTCTATTTACATATTTTCTTACTATTCTAGCTATCCATATTTTAGTAAGAGGTTCTATTACAAATTCTACACCATCAAGATTACTACTTTTATCCACTTTAAAAGCGTATGTATTATATACATATTGACCTACTTTAAGGTTTAGATCATCGCTTCCATTTGCTAACTCTATAAGTCTACTATTTACATCATCTTTTAATCTATGAGGAACTACTACCAATGTATTTTCATCTTCAATACAATCCATAATTATACTTGTATCTATAGCTTCAGTCTCTATAAACTTTATAACAGCATTACTAAGATCCGCTAATTTACAACTAGGTTTTCTTAGTTTATCGATAACACTATTAACTTTCTTTTCCTTTATATCACGTCCACTATAATAAGGAATAGTCATTATAGCATTACTATTAGATAAGTAAACGTTATGATAGTTATTATTTTCCGGACTATCAAGTTTATCATCTCCATATAGAATTCTAAGATTTAAAGGAAATGCATTCATTATAGAGTTAAATGTTATAGGATTTATCTTATTTAATGGACCTATTACAACATATGGATGATTCATAATATCATTATATGCATCTAAGTCTCTACTTTGCAACCCTTGAAAATCATACGCACTCCACAATTTAATACTAGGTAAAGGATCATTATTAGATTTCTTGAATTTAAACATTAAATCAAAATCCTCTACAAATTCAAAATGGTTTATAGTTAATGTATCTAAAACTTTAGTATCTTTATCCCAAAATATAATTAATTTATTCATAGATTCAAGAATATCTTTCATAGACTCAGCATTTGTTAGCTCAACCTTAAAAATATTTCCGATCAATTCTGCTACGATATATTCAATACTAATATTATTATCTACCAATACTGGTAATGTATTTCCATTTATTAGTATTCTGAAATCATCTTTAATTGCTTTAATCATGTTAATCCTCCGTATTTGTTTAATTTACATTGGATTTTGTTAGAAAACTGATGGTGTAGTATATGCAATTATTGAATTATTGACTTACATGATACAATACAACGTCTTCTAATGGAGTAGGATCTCCTTCTAATATATCAAATGGTACACTGAATGGAATAACCTTTTTAACACTATTCTTACTAGCTCCTCCACCAGGAATTAATTCATTATATGCAATAACGAAGCTAAAGTTTATAGATATTCTATAATCTACATTATCTAAATTAGATGGAGTTTTAGTAGGTTCATTAAAACCAGTCTCAAAATAACAACCAGTAATAATTATTCTACCTCTAGTTCTTTCTGCCAACTGTCTGAAAACGTCGATTTGAATACCGTTTAATAAAGTAGTATTATTAAGTACATTTGCTGAGTAAATCTTACCTAACATTCCTTTAGATGTACCTTTTCCAACCAATGGTGCAAAATATCCTTGCACTAATCCCATAATTTCATTTTCTAATGCTACATTCATCTATGTAACCTCCTTATATTATATTAAATATACATTTGTATATTCACTTTATTATATGTAATTGTCGATAAAATAATTCCTTCGTATACTCAAAAAAAAATAAAAATGAGAAGCTCGAAAGCTTCTCAAGTTTATTTTACCAGAATAGGAATGGGTTTGTTTTGTAATTAACCCATTGGTATCCTTTCTTAGTTTGTTGTCCCCACTTACAATTATATCTAGGACTATAACTTTCTGTCGCATCTGTAAGGTCGTACCAATTGATACAACATTCTGAACCGTAATAGTCCAGATTAATCTTATATTCAACTAATGTGTTTAATGTAACCAATTCGACATTTGATAAATCATTTAATTTATACCATAATTGGTTAATTGTTTGATTTAAACTTTTAGATTTGTCCTTAACTATTTCTTTAGCTTTATTAATACCATTTTTTACATCTGTGACAAGTTGTACCCATTCTTGACTGTTTGATTCAATTTTTAACATGTTACCATTTTCATCAAATTTCACTAAATCATTAAAAGCACGATCATAAATAGCAGCTGTCATTTCCATTAATCTTTGTCCTTGTTTTGTGTTTCTTAATTTTTTCATTTACATCATTCTCCTTCGTTTTAAAAATATTTTATTATAGTATTATTAGATATATTTCTTTCTATATCTACATTAGTATATGTAATCGTTAAAACGCTATCTCTTCATTCCTTCGAGCGGATTCTTGGATTTAAATAAAACTTAACAAATGAAACGTATACGAAGGAATAAAAAGAAAAATGAGTGGGAGAAGACACTCATTAAAAGAATTAATCTTTTAGCATTAAGCTACCTTAACATTAGAGTTATAGTCATCTAATTCATAAAGAGCTTCAAAAAGTTTAGATTCTAAAAATCTTTTAATTTCAAAATTATTAGAATTCCATTCTAATTTACATTCTTTACTGATATCAGACAGCTTATTTCTAATATAAGCAACTTTATTAAGATTATGTTGGTAGAAATCAAAATTACAACGGTGGATGTCGTAATCTATAAAGTTCCTATATTCATAATCATAAGTATCTAGTGATTGCAACATTACATATCACCTCGCTTAGTAATATATAATATAGTAAATAAATGCTCGGGAGCACACATTTACTTACTTATATTACTACTATAGTATATGTAATTATTAAATCAGTAAGTCTTCATTCCTTCGTATATTCTGAATTTTATAACGGTAAATAAAAATAATACCCCAAATATAGATATAAAGTCTATATTTGGGGTAAATTTATTTATTACCTACGCAGTTGGCATCATGTTATTAAATATTTCTCTCTTAATCAATTCGTCAACAGTATCCAATGCTGTATTTTTAGTTAATCCATATAATGTACTATCAAGTACTACATATGTTCTATAACTAATTAATAAGCTTTGAAGTAATTCTCTTACTCTGATATTTCTATCGTCTACCATTGCAACGTTGAACGGAATACTCATTTCTATAACACCGGCTGCAGTCGCATCCGCGTTAAAGTTACTTGTTGGAGCTTGTTTAGGTATCATTAAGAAGAATAATGCACCATATTCAACTCTGTCGAATGTCTTATTAGGTTTTATGTAAGCCATTCCAGCACTGTGTGAGAAGTTGTTAAACTCAGTTTCAAGTCCATTATAAGTAGCAGCTTTAGAATATTCGTCACTGATTGCGTTCATCCAGTGTCTAGTTTGTTTTATTATAAAGTAGTTACTTAATTCTGCAGGAATTGTTAAAGTTATTTCTTCCACAGGGTTTTGTAAAGTAGTACATAATGGAAGACTGAAGAACGCAGACTTGAACACTGGTCTTTGAATATCCAATGCTAAGTCAGGAATTCCATCAACTGCTCTACAAGTTTGACAGATGTAGTTCCAATAAGCTTTAAAGCTTTTCTTTAAAATATCTCCAGATGGAACATCTGTATATATTTCTGGATAGTAAGTAGGAATCAAGATAAATAAGCTCTTATCTACCAATGTAAGTCCTATTAAACTATCCTTGCTAGGGTCAAGATATTCGCATGATACTAATGATTTTCTTCCAGTTTTACCTTTAGTCCAGTAGTTATTTACGAACCAGCTACCATTAGTAATACTTTCTTGACTTAGGTGCCCAGCTAAATACATTGAATTATTTGTAGCCATTTGTCATCTCCTCCTAAGCCGCATTAGTTTTATCACTAGTCATAATCATAGCAAGTCTGTTATTTCTGCTATATTCGTGTCCAGTTACACTAATTTCTACTAAAATTACTGAGTTTTCTTGTTCATTTTCTTCATCTGATACTTTAACTTCTACTACTACTCTATTATTAAAGTGTTTAGTATAAGGAGCTATTCTCTTTTCTATACCTTTTTGAAGTAAATCTAAAGAGTCTCTGTCTGTATTAGATATAACATTATCTATCATGAAACATTGAGCTTCATTTAAGATTCTGTTGAAATGTATACAAGAACCTATATTCTTTAAGCTTGACATCATACCAGGGTTATATCCAAGGTCTTCACCAAGAGCATATCTACCATCAGATCTTCTTCTGTAGTACATAACGTCAGCTTTTACTAAGTCTGTCTTTTGTTCACTTGTTCTAGGGATTAATTCTTGTGAATCATCAGCTCCACCGAATATCTTAGAATAATCTCCAGATGCAAATGAATTGCTAGTTCCACTTAATAAGTATGAAGCTAAGCTGCTAGATTCTCCAAGATATTCAAAGAATCCACTATATCTATAGCTTCCACCAGTTGTAGGATCAGTAAACATCCAGCTTCCTATAACAGGGTGCATTCCTATATTCTTTTCTTTGAAATCTCCAAGAATATCATGAGCCCATGCTATAGCATCATTCATGTTTCTTACAACTGTTTCATCAGGTGTTCTAATATATGTCCAGTCAGGTCTAACTCTTTCTTTATGAACGAAGTCTTCTTTGTATTGAACAAGTCTAGATACAACCCTTTGAAGTTCTTCTGGATATCCTTCACCGAATACTATACAATCTTTTACTATTGTAGGGTCAAATATAGCATCGTCGATGTTTCCTAAGAATACATCTTTATAAAGTTCTAACCAGATTTTATAAGTTCCACGTTGTCCGTGTCTTATTGCATCTTCTTCTGCTTTCTTTTCTTCTACAGTAACTGCATAAGGATTATAAACAGTAGTATAGAAGTCGAATTCTTCTTCTCCAACTATCGGAGTAAGACTTCCATATGTTCCTCCTGCAAAGTATAATCTAGTAGGAAGATTTAATAGGTTTATTCCAGGTACAGTTTTTCTTCTGTAAGTATGTTTTAAATCATCGATTGGATTTAATTCCCATGGAGCAATTCTACTAAATGGAGTTTCGATAGTTTTCTTTTTGATAACATCTTTATTTCTCTTGAAGTCTTCTTCTAAAGCATTTATTTCTGCTAAAACAGTATTAAAGTTCTTAATAGTGTCGATATCTGTAGTAGGAGCATCTCCTAATAAAGTATCAAGTTCACTATCAGTATTGAATTCTGCTTTAATTTTAGCTAAGAAAGTTTCTCTAAGTTTTGTAAAGAATGTTTTAAGTCCATTTTCTATACTTAATGCATTAGTTCTATTTACTAAGTATGGAGTAAATGTTTTTGTATTATTAGTTTCTGTCCAAGTCTTTCTACATGCTCTAATAGCTCTATCAGCAAAGTTATAGTTTAAACTTCCACCGTTTTGATCTCCTATAGCAAATAATGTAAAGTCGAACATATGTTCGCTTTTAATAGCATTTTCTCTTACTTCACATTTGAAATATGGATAGTTTCTATCTATTGGAAGAGGACTAGATTTTGTACTAAAATCAGCATAGAATACGTTTCCATATTCTCCAGCTCCTCTATATACAAGTCCGAATACTGGTAAACTTAAAATCATTTTAGCGTCCATATTAAATGGCACTTTAAGACCTTTAGTATTAGGATGCACTTCAGTTCTGTCATCACTTTCAGTAACTTCAGCAGCTTCACTTATTTTAAGATCTCTCATAACACCGTTATCACTTATTTGAGTTTGACCATTAGCATCTTCATATTTTCCAGCAGTATTTTTCTTTGGATATGTAGCATTTGTACTAAGTATAGATCCAAAGTTTGTATCTATAGTGATACCAGTAAGTCCGTCAACTTGAACAGATTTACCTTGAGTTAGACCTGTGATATTGAAATATTTAAATCCAAAATCATAAGTATCTAATAATATTTCTTTAATATCTGGATCATCTTCTGGATTTCCAGTTGCATTTGTTCCTATACTAGCTTTCGCTTTCTTTTCAGCTTCAGCATCTGCTCCTGCAGGTACTAATGCGAAATGATATCCGTATTTTACAGAGTTATCTCTATTTTCATATGCACCAGGTGTTATTCCTCCGGCAGGCGCCCATTTAGCGTATTTTCTTACGAAAAGTTTTTGTTGTTTATCAGATTTTTCAATCATGAAATTAACAAAGAAGTTTGCATAAGTAGCATCAGCTGGTCTTACGTTTACAACACCAGCGTTAAATCCACCACGGACAGCTTGCCATATATAAGTAGCTCCAGGTCCATATAATACTGTATTTGGTTTTCCAAATAAGTCATTGTATTTATTCAATACGTCTTGTCCTGTAATATAAACTACTTCGTTTGTAACACCTTTAGGTGAGAAAATAGGTTGGAATACTGAGTATTGTGCTGTGTTAATTCTAGGAAGAGGTCTTTCAGTCTTATCTAGAATAGTAACAACTGTAGATGAGAATGGTAAAGCGTTCATACTACCAGCTATAAAACTCGTAGGAATAGTTTTGCTTCTTACGCTTAAATTCACTTCTGACATATTTCCTCCTTTAAGGTTAATCTTTAGAACTAATCTTTTACTAGTTTTGGATTAATTCCGTTCCTTCAAACCATTAATAATTTAATTAAATTATTATATTAGTCATATTACGTAGCATTAAAACTAAAATGTTAATTATATTTTCCCGCAAATTAAAAATATATCTAAAATTTAGCTTCTTTACCTTATAATATAAGTAATATTTTAAACAGATGGATTGTTTTTTGACGAATTTTGGACAATTCGCTGTAAAAATTGTATAAAATAATTAAGTAATATAAAGGAGGTATTAAATGAGCGATTATAAAAATATTCCAACATTAGGATTTGCATTTGAACATAATAGAGAAGTATTATCTACAATGATAAAAGAAAATAGTTCTCTAGACGAAAAAGTTCGTAAACCTAGTGTAATGAATAGTAATTTTGCGAATTTAAGCGATGCAGTAAAAATATATGTAATGGATACTATTACAGACATGGCAAAGGATGTTTTTGGTCCATATGGGGGTATTTATGGAGCACTTAAATACTTACCAGTACCAGGAAAACAACCAAGTCCAGAAGATGCTACTTATATAAAATCTAAAGATGGGCATGGATTTTTCCAACAAATTGCATTTCGTTCGCATTATGCAGTAACTATAATGAAAGCAATACAACAAATCACTAAATTTATTAGTGGTTATGAAGATAAAACTTCTAGAGACGGTACTACATCTTTAGCAATGCTGGCATCAATTATGACTAAAAATATGATTATTAATGGTAATGATGCATATGATTATAAGAAAATTCCTTCTACTATAATGAAAGAAATGGAAGAAGTACTTAAATTCGTAGGTACAAAGCTTATAGATGATCATAGAACTCCTATATACGAAGATGCTAAATATCTAATGATAGGAGATAAAAGTGGAAAAGAATTCTTAATAGATGCTCTTAAGACTACAACCGAAAATCATCCATGTGTTGCTGAATTCGCTAGAATAATAGATGAATGTGAAGAAAATGGTTATGATATTAATAATATGTTCTTAGCTGCACCAGAAGCTGAAGTTGGAGATCCAGCAATTGAACTTAAAGTAGATACTGGGGTACAACTTAAAGGTGGACATTTATCACAAAATATATCAGGTGGATTTGAAGATCATAAATCTTATGTATTTACTATGGACGGGTTCGTAAGACCAGAAAACGCTGAGATATTTATGGATAAATTCTTAAAATGGTTAGAAATATTATGTGGGACTACATTGCCAAATGGAACATTCTTATTTGATGGTAAATATAATTTAGATGCTCCAGTTATTTTTGTAACTAGAACTCCTCAATATATGGAACATTTCTATAAGAAAATACATATAGAAGGTATAGATGTTATGAATACTGTAAATGGACAAGTGTTGAAACTTAATATTAAACCAAAGATCATGCTTGCTTATAATACTGAAAATAATACTATATTCTATAATGATATTATGGAAGTATTTGGTAAAACTAGAATAAATATAACAGACATAGACCGTTATATAGGAGTTCATGGTTCTGAACTTAGAAAAACATCAGATGGTAGTGTATTACCTAGAGATAAGAAAGAAAATCCAGAAATATTACAATTCTTCCCTAAAGTAGTATATAATAAAGAAAAATCTGATTGGGAATTCCACTATACTAAACCAGAATTTAGTAATGCAGTAGATCTTTCAGTTAGTGCTAATACTAGATATAAAGATGATAAAGAGTTAGAACTAGAACCATCTTCTCATATAGTAGATGGTAGCGATATATTAATAAGAACATCTTATGATGGTAATTATATAATGCTTGCTCCTACTAATAAAGATCAAATGGATAGAATCAATGAATATAAAGAAAAACTTGAAGGTATGAAGAAAGCATATAGCAGCAATGCTATAATAGATGATAGTATAGTTGAAAGACTTAATAGATTCTGTGGTCTTTTCTTAAATACTAAGATTATTTCTAGAAGTGATGATGAATATGAGCTTCTTATGAGCTTATATGAAGACGTACTAGGAGTATTCCAATCTGGACATAACTATGGAGTAATGCCTGGTGCTAATACATTCTTCTTAAAGAAAAGACATGAATTCTTTGAATTCTTAGATAAAGTATTAGAAGGTCAATTCGTTGAGTGTAGTGAAGACTATAAGAAACGTTATTGTGAAATTACTAGAGAAATGGCTAAAAGTATTATTACTGCATATGAAGAAATGTATACTTATATAGATAGATATGATTGGGCTGAAAATATATATGAATATCCTAGATCACATAGAGATTTACTTGATGTATTTAATGTAAATGATGGTGAATGGAGAAGAAATATACTTGAAGCTGCTAGAACTACTAGAGATGTATTCTTTGGAGCTCTTACAATCGCATTCGATATGATGAGATTAAAGAGAATTAGAGTTAATACTATAAGTGAATTTGAAGAAATAATAGGTTTAAATAAATCTATGCCATATTATGCAATAAATGATCAATACACAGTTAATATTACACCTAAAACTAGTAGATTAGAATTAACACCTAAAGAAGAAACTGAAGACAATGGATCAAAACTTACAGGGCAACACGCTTTTATGCAAATAGACACTGAGAAATATAAACACAATAAATAGGAGGAATATAATGCTACATATTGAAAAAAGACAAAATATATTATTAAAAGGAATTGGACTTTTATCACCAGCAGTTGGAATTAGAAGTCAATATGAAAATATAAAGGATCAAATCAATGAACAAGTTGATCAAGTTATAGAATCGTTAAATAAAGACGAATCTACAAATGCTAGATACTTAGCAGATCTTCTTAATATAAAAGTATTATTAGAAGTAGTAAGAACAAATGGTTTACAAATAGGAGAAACTTTAGATTATTTAAGAAATAACGTTAATAACGTTGTAGCATTTGATGATTTAGGTCTTAATGTAGAAGGAGTTACATTCGGAGATGTAAACTTAATCGCGTATGATCTTACAGATGCTAATAGAATAGTAATCCAAAGATTTATTCAAAATATGCTTGATATAATTGATATGAAAGCCGAAGATGATGGTACAATTGATCTTTTAACAGATGCTATCGTACAACTTGGAAACAGCAGATTATCATTTGATTTCTGGGCTTCTCATATAAAGAAAATAGAACCTACTGAAGATAACCAATCTATATTCTTAGTTGAATTTCAAGAATGGTTTAAAAAGGAAGTAGATGATATTGCAATAAAAATGATTTCTAGACCAGAAAGTGGTATTCTTGTAGTACCTGAAGGTTTTGAAGAACTTAAAGATGCATTTAGAAAGAATACTCCATCTAAAGTGCATGATGATATAGAAAATATGCTTCCAGAAGACTTTAATAATACAGAATTCTTAGATCATATATTAAAAGCAGTCATTGGAAGAGATAATATAGAAGGATTAGACCTTAGAGTATTAAGTAATGATGTAAAAATTCTTATAAATAATATTAAATTAGCTATTGATACATTTATGAGAAAAAATCATCTTGGTGAAATAGAAATACCTATGCAAGATCCTAATGACCCAAGTAAAACTATTAATACAAAGCAATTAATACCTAGTACTGTAAACCTACCAGAAACTTTACTATGTGCATTAGTAACTCAATCGTCAAAATTACATGATGATTCTATGACAATGGATAAATTAAAAGAAGATACTTCTTTTATGCTTATTTATAACTTATATAATGAAGTATTATCTGAATTATTAGGAAATAGAATCACAGATAATACAGTTTGTAAATATATTTCTTGTATAGCTGCTAATATTCAAACTATAAGCTTTATAAATCCTATTTTAAGAGTTAAAGATCAAAATATAGGTACTGCAGTGTATACAATTAGAGAAATAATCCATGATGAATATATAGCTGCTGGTAAAATAGCTAAAGATCCAGAACCAGAAGTACCAGAAGAATTATTAAATGTAAGTGAAGATCCTATGAATAGAGGTGAATAATAATGGAAGATATTAAAAATACAGAAATGGAAGACCAAGTTTTAGAACTTGGTCCTCTATACGATAAAGTAAAAGAAATAGAACAAAGAAATAAAGAATCGTTTGCAGCAAATCAAACTCTTACTATAGTTGAAATGGGAGATGTTTTTGCTAAAATATCTGATAGGGGAAGTTTTAGTGTAGATGACCCAGAACTTGCACTACCACCATTAAAGAGAAGTATTGTAAAGATATTTGGAATAATGCATAATATATTTGTAACAGACATTTATAAAGATGGTATTCCTAAGTCTGTACAAGATGAAATATACAAGAAACTTCAAACAGTAGTTAATAAAAAGAAAGAATCATTAGCAGCTGTAAGAAAAGAACTAGACCAAGCTAAAGAAGATGTACGTGTAGTTGAAAGACGTATAAGAAAAGCTGAAATGTCTGGTAAAGCAGCAGTAGAGTCCGACAATAACTTAGATGTACCATTACAAAGACTTAATGTAATTGAATCTAGATTTAAAGCTACTCAAAAAGAACTACAAATATTATCTGAAATAAAGACTAGAGTATTTAGTGGTAATGCTAAAGAAATGGGACATATTCAACATACAAAAGTAGTTCTTTCTATACTATATAGTATAAAGAAAATAATGAAAGAAAAACTTACATTAGAACAAGTACAAGAAAAGAAACTATTTAGTTCAGATAATGGAATAAATGAAAGAATTTATGGTTTATTAGAAGAAATCATTAAAGAAGTTAGTCACTGGGATGCAAATGTATTTAATAAATTATTAGAAGACATAGCAGAAACTAGCTTAGAAACATATACTGCACAAGCAAATAACTATTATATAATGTGTAAGAATGTATTAAATATTCTAGTAGATATGTTTGGAATCGAGCTAAGTCTTCCACCAATTTTAAAATTATTTGAAAAGAAATCTGACGTTCCAGCTGATAGAATAGATGAATGGAATAAAGCTGAAATGTTTGCCATAAATCAAGCTAAGAATTATATTAGAGAAATAGTAGAAGGACGTTATGAAAAGAAGAAAATTGAAGGTAAAGATATAGACATGCTTAAAGAAATGCTTCAATTTATAGATGAATGGACTGCAATCCAAACATTACAAAATATGGTTCAAGCTACTGATAATACAATAATGCAAAAACGTGCTATTATAACAAGATTTAAGCAAAGTATTAGAATAATCGCTAGATATATTTGGAAAGATAAAGATGAAGAATTGAAAGAAAATCCTTTATTTGAAAATATTGCTTTAGCTGTTATGTTCGGTACTACTAAAGCAGATGGAATATACCTTACTATCTGTATGATTTAGGAGGTAACATATGATGTACGCATATGTGTTTTATAATAGTATAATATTTAGATTCGAGCCAAATAGAATGACATTTAGAGATTTAGATGATTATGATAAAACACGTAGAAATACTTATGCTGAATTAGGTAAGTTAACTAAAAATGGACTTGATGTTAATAAAAATAACACCAAAAAACCATCATGGGAGGAATATGTTGCTATTACAGCATGGTCTTGCTTTATTTTAGAATCTAGAAATACACAAAAATTCAAAGAATTCTACGAATTATTTGAGAAGGAGGTAAATATGAGTTATGCGTATGTATTTTATGCTGATTACATATTTAGATTTAATAAATATCATATGATGTTTAGAAAGAAATATACACCTATCAACTTCTTTAGAGAATTGCCTGGTCACCACAAAAATGGTGACCCATTTACTATGGATGAGATGTTAATGCATTCTAAAAATTGGAATCAAGAGATCGCAAGATCATATTGGTTATTCTATAGGCAAGATTATAATGATAGATTTAAAGAATTTTATAAATTATTTGACGAGGAGGGAAGTATGAAGCATTATATATTCTTTTATACAGAGAACTTTACATACAGAATGAGTAAAGGTTTAATAGAAGCTTACGATAAAGAAAAGAAAGAATGGGGTAAAGTAGCTACTTATACATTACCGTCTGATTTTGATTTTAAATCATTAATTGGATGTATGATAACAGATCATTTTGGATTTCTGACTGCAGCTAACGGAGAATTACATCAATTTATAAATTATAAAGACACTGCACCTAGATTTTTAGAGTTTTTAGATATAATTGAAAAAGGAGTAGACGTAGAAGATGAAGAATGAAGAAAAAGATTTACTGTCTGCAAATATAGTACCACATGATCATAAATATGCTAAATCTTGTTTACAGTATAATATAGCTCATGGATTCTTTAAAATAAGAACTGATAATGTGGATTTAGTATGGGAAAAATTAGTTAAATATAACTACAGTAAAGAGTTATTTACATTATTTCCATCAAGAAAAGAAGGAACTGATATTATAGTATGTAAGTATGTTTCTAGAACACCATTCTTATTTTGTGAAAAAGATGATATTGACATGCTAACATTACAACCAACTGATAAAGGTTTCATTACTTTACCATGGCTTAAAGCTAATATTTATATCAATCTTATAATATTAGATGGTCAACCAGATGAACGCCTAATTGGATGTAGTAGAGGCTTTCATTTTGATAGAACTATTAAAGAAATATTGGCATATTATAGACCTCAATATGCATGGAATGATAATAGTAAAAATGATAGAGAACTTCCTATAATTGTAGATGATATTATGAAGAATAAAATTTATAATTATTTGGATAGTAAAGCTGGTGAAATAAATGAATACCTAATAGATAAAAATGGTATGATAACATCACTTGCACGTATTTTGAATTTAACTCATTGTTGGCATATAGATTCAGCAGTACCTTATAATAAATATGATATTCCTAATATTATTACTAGATATAGAATCAAAGGTTTTAAAAAGCATTTTGATGTTGCAGCTGAATTAATAAGAAATACATCTCAAAATGAACAAACATACATCAATAAAGTAGAAACTGAAGGTAATAAAGCTATTATAGAAGTTATTAATATAAAATCTTTCCCTTGGTGGAGTAGTGTAGTATCAAAATGTAAAACTATACCTGAGCTAAGATATTATATTGAGTCAAATAAAGAAGAGTCAATATTTCTTGAAGATGAGTGTACTATAGATACAGATTATAGAATATATAACGCACCAATTAATATGGACTTTAATATATCTGGTATTGATCATTACCAATTTGATAATGATTCTAAGATACTTGATACTGATACTATATTTGAAAAGGAGCAAGATTATATGCAAGAAGCATTGAATGTTATTAAAGATAGAATAGATAGTAAAAAATTTGGAACTGCTGATAAAGTGGAATTAAATTTAAAGTTCTTATATGAAGAAACTGTAGAAAATGGAGAAATTGTAACATTAATTACTAATACTACTGAGAAAACTGGTAATGTTGATATAGATTCTGTATTAGATTATTTAAAATCTTATAAGACTGTATTTGGATTTGACGGAGATATTCGTGAAAGTATAGTAGTTGGAGATGAATCTAAAATAAAAGAAACTACAAACCTAATATCAATTATTAGATGTCAAATGGGATATGCTGGATTAATACCAGCATCTAATTTAAGTGCAACTAAAGATATTAGATATTATGTCTTAAATGGATTAAAGTCAAATGAATTCGGAGCTTCTGTATATTTTGGTAATGTTATGAGTCATGTTATGTTTACTGTAACTATTGAAGCGCCAGAAACTAGTAAACCTGATTTATCTGATAAGTGTATAGATGAATTAAGAAATGTATTCAAGCAAACAATATCAGACGGGTACTTAAGTATAAATAGAAAGAAGGTAACTTATGAAAGAATCGACTAAAAGTTTGATAGAAATTGAAGTTGAATATGGGATAGTATCATTTCAAAATAAAAATCATAAACCGTCTCCAGATTTTTTCGAATCTAGTAATGTAATTATATTTCCAGAACCTAGCATGAAACCAAACTATCCATCACCTCTTAGTAATTATAATATAAATTTTAGATATTTCATTATTAAGTCAATCCAGACAGTAGATAATGAGAATAAATTAAAAAATAGAGTGGTATTTAATACTACACATATGTTTGACTATATTTCTAAACATTATGATTATAGACTAGGTATACATGAATATAGATGTACAGTATCATCATTTGTAATAGATTCTACTATACCATATCCAGAGATAAAAGCGATGATGGAAGATAATAATGATTTATATAAAAAGAATTTAATAAAAAAAGTATATGATAGTACTATAGATGATATATCATCACAACCCGCTAAAGATGTCTCAATCGGAAGACTTCTTAGACTGTATAATACGCCTAATAGAGAAAATGCAGTTTATAATACTGAAAGATGTGGATTTAGTGTTGTTATTAAAATGACTGATGAAAGTTATCTTAATAAAGTTCTTAATATATTTAATAAAGTGGACTATGGTTTTATTAGAGCACAAGTAATGAAGGAAGAATATACTGAAATAGAGGTATTTATATACAGTAAGGATAAACTTCAAATAGAACTTGATATTCAAAGAGTTATTAAATTTATTAAAGGATACTTAAAATGCTATCAAGATAGCTTTGAAATTAAAAGATTTGAATTAGACCATAATAATGGAGCATTATATCATAAATTTAATCTTACTGGTCATGATAATGAAGTATTTAATTTAAATGGAGATAATGTTGGGATAATATATTTTAGATTTACTGATGAGTATAAGTATAATTTAGCAAAAAATGTATATGAAGAAACTACTGAATTTGAAAGAGCTCCTGAATATGGGCGTATTAATAGTCCTGCTAATAGAATTATAATAACTCTAGCTGCTACTATTAAAAATGGAATATGTGACGATGATGAAAATGATAATTATTATACTGAAATTAATAGTATAAATTTATTAGAAGATGCATCATATATACCAGAGAAGTTCTCATATATTAGAAAACTATTAAGCGATAATGTATTTAATTATAGAGAAAGTATAGCATATGATGGTAGTGTAAATAAAGAATTTATCTTAGGAGAAAACCTAGTAGATTCTGAAGAAATTTCAAATTATTTAGATTGGTTTAAAACACCACTACAATGTTTACTTACTAGATTATGTTATATAGATCATGTATTTAAGAGTCAAGTATTTTATGGTGTATATCTAGATAATATGCATGATTATATAAAATTTGAGTTTACTAATCCAATAAGAATATCTGAAGATAAAGAACCAGAACTTACTCATGTATTCTTCAATGTAAATCTTAAACCTTATGTAGCTAAGAATATTAAAGTAGACCCATCAAAACAGACAGAATTTAATAATGCTATAGCTAAAATTATGAATAGTAAATATAACCCAATAGCACCTAATTTAAGAGAATCCGAAGGAAAAACTGCATGTGATTGTGGAGGTAAATAAATGGAATATAATGATGGAAGTCCTTACATGTGGGTTAGTGAAGTAGAAAAACTATGTGAAGGACTATCTAATAAAATAGTACAAGGTATTAAAGAAGGTAAAGAATTTGATAAAATCGAAGTTATCAATACATTAGATGCTGAGAATTTTGGTGATAAAAAATTAGAATTTAATGTAAAATTTAAAGATGAGTAGGTGGTTATATGCTAGATAAGTTAATGACGACTGTGTCGTGTATGTTTACTTCTAAAAAGAAAAAACCTTCTATGAGTTTTGATTCTTTAGTCGAAATGGCTAATAATATAAATCAAGAAATTATAGATAATGCTAAAATTGGTAATAGAATGGTAAAACTTATATTTTATGATAACTCTGATAATTTCGGAGGAATACAATATGAGATGATATTTAAACCATTCAAACAACAAAAGTCCGATAAGGAATTTTAAACAAAATAAATATATAATAGAAAGCAGGGGCTATCCTGCTTCTATTGTATTACAGATAAACGAAATTACTGTAGTTCTTTTGTAATACTAGATAATCATACGCGTCGTGTTTATCTTTTGTGTAACTATCTAATATCTCAGAACTTATTTTACGTATTTCTGTATCCAGAAACTCTTGTTCACGTTGATATTTATCTTTAAAATCAGAATTATAAAGATAATCTGTGAACTTTTTAAAATTTTCTTTAACAGAATTAAGATAACTCATATTAACACCTCCTTTGAGAATAGTGTAATATGGTAGCGAAATTCCAATATTTATATAAAATCAATAGCCTGATTTTATAACTAGATTATATGGAGTAGATAGTTCCTACTCCATATTCTATACCTATGTTAGGTATAAAGATTTACTTAGGTCTTTTTGGTCGACTATATAATTGTAAGCATTTTTCTTATCAATTGTATAGTCTTGACCTAAATCGTTAGATATTTCTGTGATTAACTTATCAAGAAATGTTTGTTCTAAGATAAATTTATCATGGTAGCTTGTTGAATTGTCGTTTATGATATATTTATCGAAGAATTCATTAAACTTATTCTTGATAGAATTAAAGTAAGAATTACCCATAATACCACCTCCTTTCATAAGTTGGTGGTGAAATCTATATAAAATAGGAACTATCTATTTTATATTTAGGTTAAAAAAGAAGATACCCCAATATTAGAATATTCTAATATTGGGGTAATCCTTTTATTTATTTTCTTTATTTACCGATCTACAGATACGATCGGTAATCTTATATGCTGCATAGCATATTATTGCTATACCGATATAACCTAGTCCAGACGCACTGGCTTTAACTATATTGCCAGCGACGTCATACTCGTACACATATTTCATTTCAATTCGCCTCCTTAGTATCTTTTATAACACCATATGTGATCATTAAGTTGCCAATAACAGCAACTCCTAATGATAAATATCTATTTTCTATTTTCCAGCAGCTATAGTAGTGATAGCACCAGCTGTTATAGCTGCTCCTTTAACTATTTTATTTATGTTCATTGCTTGCCTCCTTTAGATTAATGATTTCTTTTCTATCATTTTCCATAGTTATAGCACAGACTATCATAACTGCACCAGCTAATCCTAACATTCCACTCATAGTTTTATCTTTGCTATAAGCTTTTCCCGCAAGCCATAATGAAGTAGTCCCAAATCCTATAAGCATTCCAGTACCTATAGCTCTAATATTTTCTTTTAAATTCATTTTCATTCCTCCTCATATGATAGCTTATACCCTAAGTACATACTACCAATTAGTAACGCTCCTGACAATAGTTTTCCCATAGTAGAATCAGAAGCTTCTTCTACTACAGTATATGTAACGTTAGATGCAACCGTTTTAGTTGCACCTAACATGAATTCTGCTAAATCAGATATATACATACAGGATCACCTCTATTCAGTGATCCCTAATAATCTGTCGTAGCATTTGCATACATCTGGAAATGCTGTATACATCTTAGAGTCATAATAGTATCTATCAGATTTACTATTATGAACTCTTAGTACTGTCTTTAGATCTTTTGGGTATAGATCTATAGCATTTGATAGAGTTTCTAACTCTTTCTCATTGAAAGTGTAGATATCAAATGCTTCTTTATCATAAGATATTAATATGATATTTTTGTACTTTTTAGGAAATATTACAGTTCTTTGAACTTTATCAGGATCAAATTTATGTAGTATACAAATTTCCTTATGCGATACCCAAGCATTATCTTGAATATCCTCCCTAACTATTTTAGACCAAGCAACGTCAGTTATAGTTCCTTGATCTATTAAATATACAGTGACACCTTCACTGTCTAAATCTTTATTTGTTCTTATAATATTAGCAATGAATGATTCCATTGAGTCATTATAATTTATTTCAGAAATAGGTATCCATTTTTCCATTATTCATCAACTCCTTCTTCAATTTCAGCTAGTGATTGTAGTAATCTGTAACGATCATATGCGTCACCGATTATATTGAAAGTACCTGCTAAACCGGCATACAGATTTGGAGAATCTAAAATCTCTTTAATAGATCTTATATCACCTTCTAGACGAATGCCTGCAACAGTTGTGGCAAACTTATTTGGATTTGAAAGTGGAATGATGTCACTTTTATAGACTATAATGTATGACAATATTTCCTCTTTTGCATAATGATTCAATTTATCTTCAATACCTTTGAACTTACATATGTCGTGTATTGAAGATCTTTTTCCATATTTTGCTTCCAATTTACTTATTATATAATTTTTCATTTCATCCCAACTCTTAAATTCTAATCCTTCAAGTATTTCTTTAGCTTTTTTCATCTTATTCCTCCTAAATTTTTATTAGAATATATAACATCGCCTAATATTATATATTCCTTATTATCTACATTAGTATATGTAATCGTTAAAACGCTATCTCTTCATTCCTTCGAGCGGATTCTTGGATTTTATAAAAATTAGCAAAAAAAAAATAAAATCGGGATAATACAATATAAAATCATATTATCCCGAAATATTAACTAATCTTATAAATTAGTGTTATATATTAAACTATAAACTGGTTGTATCTCTAATAAGTCACTCATATCATCGTTAAACTCTCTAAATTCCGAATGATATGGTATCCTAAGATTTTTCATTATATCTGCAGTTAGTCCGAACTCTTTAACTTTTTCTAGAATATGTTTAGTTTGTTCTTCTTTACTCATTTTATACTGCTTACTGCACCAATCTATTAAATCTTCATATTTACTTTTCTTATTATCTATATAATTTTCTTCTGTTGTATCTTCTATAAATTTTTCTAATAAAATTTTTAAAGCTTTACATTCTGCAATCATATTTATCATCATAAATTTAGCATTATAATCTTTATAAATATAATTAAAATTTCTTATAGTACCAATTAATTTAATATTTGATTTAAATTTAAATATTAAGAATTCCATATATCTTCTACTAGTTTTACTCATGTCATCAAAATATGGTTTATCGTACTCTGATAATAGATCTAAAATTCTTTTATAGTGACCATCCTTAAGTTCTTCGAATTTTGAGCTATTTTCATATTCAGGATCAATTGATGGTATCTTACTAATATAAGACTCTACTCTCCACTTCATTAAAAATAAACTATCTCCAAACATTGTTCCGTTTAACATTTTTCACCAGCTTTCAATAATTCATAATAATATTCTATAACTTTAAATACAGGTTGTACATTACTAAATCCACACGCATTAAAAGTTTTTATGTCATCTCTGCCATAGTCTCTAATATCAAGCTTAGTACATCCTTGACTTCTAAGTATATTTTTAACATCTTCAGCTTTTTTATTTATCTCTTCTTTTGTTAATCTATTAAGATGCATATTATTAATATAATCATCTAACTCTTCAATTAATACAGTCCATTTACTAGTACTTCCTTTATAAATGTCACCTTTTATATTATTTTTAATCATATTTTCTATTATTAATTGAGATTTAACACATTCTTCTTGAATATCACGATTAAAGAATTTAAATGCACTTATATATTCACCAGGTATACTTTCAATATACATATTATAATATACATTATATAATATTAATAGATATTCTACCATTCTTTCAGTATTTTCTTCTAGTTTATCAACATAGGCAAGATTATTAATTCTATCTATAATACTAGTAATCTTTTTATCAAGTATTGCTTGTACAGTATAACCAATTCTAAGTAAATCAGATTTAGGTCCTACTATTTTATTATTATTTAAACATTCATTTACAATTTCTATAAATTTAGCTCTTTCTTCTTCTGTTAATTTAAGTCCTTTATCCATTATAACCTCCAATTAAATAAAAAAGTGGTGGTGCCCAATAGACACCACCGTTATAATTAATCATCAGATGGTACTTTACCACCAGAGAATCTATACCCAAGATAGCTACAACCAATAGTTACTACTCCAGTTATTAATAACCAGAGTATCTTTTTACTCAGTGGAGTATTATTAACAGCAGCTGTACCCATCATATCAGATACATTACTAGCTGTATTATTACCCATAAACTCAGCTAATTCGGAGATAAATACCTTACTCATTTTATTCATCCCCTTTATTTGATCCTTCTTGCTCATTAAATAGAGCGATAACTTCTTTACTAGCTTCTTCTGATAATTTATGATAAGAACCTTCAGCTAATAAATACACATCTAAAGATTCATTTGATAATCTTACAAATGTATTATCAAAATGAATTCTTAAAGGCATCAAAGTTTTAGCTTGAAGTTTTTCCATTGATTTTGGAGTTAAACTAAATATTTCTGCATCTGGATCCATTTTAATTGCAATAGACCCGATATAATTACCATATATAACATGACTTCTACCAATAACATCATCAAATTCTATATTATTTATATCGGATGTTAAAAGTATTGTATTTTCATATTTGTCTGCAACTCCAATTTGAGTTATTGTATCTTTATGTATTAATAATATATTATATTTATGATTATTACTATAATTAAATATTATTTGAGTTAATATAGATATTAAAGCAGTATCAAACTCATTTAATGGTTTTGAAACAGTCCAATTTCTTGGTTGATTAACTCCAAAATTTACATTTTGCATACTATTCCATCCCATTCCTGCTGACATACTAGTTATTCTTTTCTTATTCATATTCTATTTCCTCCCTTTTATTAAGCTTTTACAGCATCTTCTACATTTTCTACTACATTTGCAGCTTCTTCTTTAGCTTCTTCAACTGTTTCTTTAACTGATTCTTTAAACTCTTTAATTTCTTCTTTTAATTCTTTTAGATATTCATTTGACTCATTCATATTTTCTTTGATAATATCTTCTATTTTAGTTCTTCCTTCTTCTTTAGAAATATTACCATGTGCAATATCATATGATGTTTTAGCTATATCCTTATTTCCCATAACTAAACCTAAACCAAATGAATATTTAGTTAATTTATAAACACCATACCCAGCCAATCCAACTAAACCTACTTTTAATAATCCTTTTAACATATTAACTCCTCCTTTTATAATTCATTATACACTAAATCTAATAACATATATCTTTCCAAACCTTTAACTAACTTCTCTTGCAACTTATTATCAAATAATTTATAAGTTGTAAATAGCTCCATTAATATGAATACTACATCTTTACCAATTCTCGTATCAACTGCAGCATTCACTACAGTAGCAGATAAATCTCCTTTTATTATAAGAGATACATCATCAATAAATTGCATTAGAATATATACAATACTATCAATATTATCTTCTAATAACATTATTGATAAACTATTATCACATTTTCTGATTAACATTTTCATTATATCTGCTAATATACCTTTATTATATTCTACTGCTAAAGTATGTAATCTAATATACTCATTACAAACACTAGCTAGTCTAGCCCTACTTGTAGACTTTCTAGTCATTATAGGTAAATTACTAATATCACGATATACCTCAAAATTACTATCTTTAGATAATTTCTTCTTTAATGCTGATTCAAATTCATTATACATATATGATCTAACTACTCCTGGGTAATTATATCTCGATTCAGATTTATAAGACCTATGTACAATGTTATGAGTACTTTCAGATGTACCCAATTTCTTTTCTAATACTCTAATATTATGTCTACAGCCTTTAATTATATCGAAATTATCAACTATATCCATAATCATAGTTTTAATAGCTGTTTCTTCTTCCTTTACTAACTCAGTAAACTTAACTTTCATTTCACCATCTCCTTTATATTTAGCACTTTATATAAGCATTATATTTTCACCTCCTAAAATCAATTTATACGCATTTAAATACCGTTATAAGACGTTCTAATAATTTACTATATAATTTATCATTATATATTATAGAACGTATTAAAAGTGCTTTATATGGCTTTAAATGCGTATTTTAACATATGCTTATACTATCTTATTATATGTAATTAATGAAATATTAATTATTATGAGTTTTCATCAGTAATTATTTCATATTCTAAACCAATTTTATAAAGATTATCTTTTATTCTATTATAATATACATCATCTTTTATTATTTCATAATATTCATCACCATGTAATTCTCTATAAAGTTCATCATTCCATTTAGCTATAGTATTTATTATATACATATCTATTAGCTCTCTTCCATTTAATACTATATCAAATTCTTCACATAATTCATGTATACAATGTAGTCTTAATATAAGCATTATATGACTATAAGTTGCCATAAAATCTAGACGTTCTTTTATAAATTCTGGAAGTTCTTTATAATTCTTACCGTCTAAATCTTGACATGATTTTATATACCCGTCATATTTATACTTATTATCATCTAAGAACTTTAATTCATCTTCAGATGTATTAATGTTATTATCTTGTAAGAATTGTCCCATTTTATCATAATCGAATAGACCAACCCAATAGTTATTAGCTAAGTCTTCGCTTCCCATAACTTCTTCTAAAAATTCAATCATTTTTGGTTTAAATAACTCTCCATATGGATGTGTATATTTATTTAATATTTCTTTATGATTCATTTATTCATCTCCTATATTAATTTAAAACTGATTATAATTAAAACTATCATAAATACTGCTAATCCTATTAATATACCATAGTTATATCTTTTAGTTATTTTATTTATGTTATCATTATAATCTTTTACAATCATTTCAACTTTTTCTTCAGTTTCACGACTAATTTTCTCTAATTTATTATCAATAGTCGCAGGATTCTTATTCTTTTTCTTCTTACCTTTAAATTCTTCTCCTGCATACTTATTATAATGTTCCTTTTTGTATTTTATTTTACCAGAATATACTTCTTCGGCAACTTCACTATTTCTAATAATTTCTCTGTTATATCTATTACGTTTCGATCTTTGCCCTTTACCCATGGTTCACCTCTTTATTTTTCCTTAATTTCACACGTTTAAGTGGTTCTACTGGTTTTGGTTTAGGTGGATCTTCAATACCACCTAAACGCTTTACTATTTTCAATATATCTTTAACATCTTTTTCTAATTTATCAAGTCTATTATTAATAACATCAAAATCACTAGACTCTTCTATTATTTTAACTTTAGAATCATCTAATTCTTCTAAAACATATCCATCTTCAAAGAAATTTGATGTTACTCTAAATCTTTGACCATTTATTGTTACTATCTTACCTAATATGTTGATAGCTGTCAAATTAGTCACCTCCTAACGTGACAATGCATCTACTAGATTTGCTAACTTTATTTCTAATTTAGCAACTCTTTCTTCTAGCTCTTCTATTCTATCCTTTGGTTTATCAACTATAAAATTTTCAATTGGTTCTATTGTAAGTCCATCACCAGATGAGTCAGAAACTACCTTATACTTTTTTCCTTCTATTGTTACTATTTGTCCAACCATTAAATTATCACTCTCCTTATATTCTTCTATTTCTTCCATAGTACATCCATCAAAATATGTTCTAGATAGTACTTTATATTTATGTCCGTGTATAGTAATGATATCACTCATTATCCATCATCCTTCCACGTGATTATCAAATTTTGCATTATGCAGATCTTTAATTAATTTATATATTTTATTAACCGATGCGTTAAGTTTATCCATTCTATTAGAAAGAGCTTCAATATCTGCAATAATTTCTGTGAATTTATCATCCTTATTTTCGATCACTTCTTCCAGAGTATATTCGTTGCCAGATGTTCTAGCAACGACTTTATACTTTTTTCCTGCTATTTTTATTATTTTTCCTATCATATTAACTCCTTATGATATATAATACTTACCTTTTGGTATGATTACACCTTTATCACCTTTAGATATCATTAACGATTTATTTATTTTTTCAATACTACTACATATCTTAACCATATCTAAACTAGTTTCTTTCCATGCTTCAGCTATATTCTCCAATCTTTTCTTATACTCTAGATTCCATTCCTTTTTCATATTAGACTCCTTATACTTCTATATTATTAAGAATATTACTAGTTTTTAATAATTCTTGCTCGATATCATTTACAACATTTTTAATTTCATCAATTATTTTTAATTTTTCCTTTACATCTTCAGATACATCAATTGCTTCTAATAATAACTGGCATTGACTTTTGTGTTGACGTGATGATATTTTTATTATATCATAAATTTTACCATTTAGTTTAATTTTAATATCTTTAGTTTTCTCTAAATCAATTAACAATACAATCATCTCCTATTTTATTATTTCTAATAGTTTACTATAATCCATCCATTGCTTTACTTTTTCCATTTTAGATTTACTAGGATTTTCTCCAAGTATTAACCAATCAGTTTTGCTACTTACACTATCAGTTACATGTCCACCATGACTTTCTATAAGTTCTTTAATACTTTCTCTAGTATGTCCTGGTATACTTCCAGTAACTACAAAGTTAAGGCCATTTAACTTATTACTTTTAGTAACCTTAGTTTCAGCTTCCATATTAAGATATTTTCTAAGATTTTCTATAAGTTTGATGTTTCTCTTATTTTCAAACCAATTTCTCATAGCATTCAACATTTCATTACCAACACCTTCAATATTAACTATAGTTCCATCCATTACAGCATCTTTAATTTTATCAATACTACCATAATGGTTTGCTAATGTTTTACTCATTCTACGTCCAATAAATGGTATTTGTAGTCCTGCTAATACTCTATTAAATGGTTGATTTTTACTATTATCTATTTCTTCCATAAGTTTAGTAGCATTCTTTTGTCCAAGTGTTTCTGCTAGTGTTCTAAAACCTATATCTCTTATAAAGCTTCCATATAAAACATCCAAATTATCATCTTCATTCATTACATAATATACTATACTAGTAGCAGCAGCATCTCCAAGACCTCTAATATTCATAATATCTCTAGATGCAAAGTATTTAAGTTGTTCTATTCTACAACCAGTGCAATGTTCTGGATTACTACAACCTATAAATGGATCAACTTCTACAACTTTATTATCACAATATGGACAAATGTCTGGAATTTCTATATCTTTTTCATTTCCAGTTCTAGCTTCAGTTATAACAGATACAACTTGTGGTATTATTTCTGCAGCTTTCTTAACTATTATTCTATCATAAAGTTTTAGATTCAATTTCTCTACCATTTCAGCATTATGTAAACTTGCATATGATACAATAGTTCCACCAATAGTTACTGGTTTAAAACATGCTACTGGAGTAAGTATACCAGTACGTCCAATAGTCCAATCTACTTCTTCTAATGTCGTTACTACGCTATCAGTAGGATATTTATAAGCAATTGCCCATCTAGGACTATTAGCACGATTTCCTAAAGCTTCCCAGTATTTCTTATCATTAACTTTTAGTACTGCTCCATCTATATCAAATCCATAATCTTTTGCTTTGATAGCATTGATTACTACTTCCATATTCTGAAGATCAGTTGATTCAACTATGTATCTATATTTATCCATAGTTGGAAGTCCTAACCTATGCATCATAAATATGTCTTCTAATTGAGTTGGTGTTCCATTTCCTACTATATAATAGAATAATACATGAAGTCCTCTTTCTGTAACAACATTAGCATCTAACTGACGTAATGTCCCACTAGCAAGGTTTCTAGGATTTGCATAAGGAATTTCTCCTTCGCTTGCTCTTTGTTCATTGACTTTATCGAAGTTCTCTCTAGTCATATAAACTTCACCACGAACTTCTATACTTACAGGTTCTTTTAATTTTAATGGTATATTTCTTATTTGCATTACATTTTCAGTAACATCTTCACCAATAGTACCATTTCCTCTAGTAATTGCTTGTGTTAGCTCACCATTTTTATAAATACAACTAATAGAAAGACCATCTATTTTAGGTTCTACTTCTATTTCAATAGTGTTAGTATCACAAACATTTTGTATCCATTTTACAATATCTTCTATATTATAACTATTCTCTAATGATAACATTGGAACTTTATGTGCTACTTTGCTAAACTTACTAATAGGATTAGCCCCTACTTTTGTAGGGGTAACTCCATTTTTCTTATACAACTCGTTTAATTCTTCAACTAATTTATCATATTCAAAGTCTGATATTAGACTTTCATTATTGTTATAATAAGCATCTGCATACTTATTTATTAACTCTTCTAGTTTCTCTATCTTATTTTTGTCTTCCATCATTAATCACCTCTTTAACTTTCTCCTTTAAAAGATATTCTATATTGTCTACTGGTGAATCAAAATAAATTCCACCATATTTCATAATTCCAATACTAAAATTTAGTATTTCTATATCAGTTTTATTAAAGTTAATATCAATTTCAAACAGTTTCTTTAATTCTTTTTCTTTGATCCATGTATAATTTCCAAAAGAGTATTCATCAAATATTTCATATATCTTTACTTGATTATTTGGAAAATCTGGGCAGTGATGTTCTAATTGTAATGCTCTTTTAAGATAATTTATAAAATCATGAGCTTCAATTAATACTATACTATTATTTCCATTTTCTTCTTCTGTAGATGTAAAATCTAGTATAAAGTTCTTCCATAAGTATAATGTATGACATATTGTCATAAAATATGTTAGAAATTCTTCTCTATAGTTATTTAATAAGAACTTTATATAATGGTCTACATCTATATGTGATACACTATTATAATGAGAACTTATAATACAATTTAACATCATACTAGCTATAAGTGATACTGTTATATTAAATAGGTCTGTTTTCTTAAAACCCTCAGATTCAAGTTTATATAAATCTTCTTTAAGAGACTTTACCATAGAAGTTACTTCGGAAATATTATTAGTAGGTTTGTATCTATGGATAAATCCCATACTAGTCCAACCTATAGTCTGGTCACATAATTCACTTAAAGCTTTCACTGGATATGATCCAATCCTATCTTTAATATAGATATTTTCATTATTCTCTTTAATAGTATTTTTAAAATCATTACACATTTTAATTTTTATTACTCTTCCCATATTTCCAATCTTTTTATAAAATCTTATTGGTCTAGGTATATCATACGATCTATTAAAGTTAACTGTTCTCATCTTAGTCCTCCAATTATTTGTAATCCTCTCATAGTAAGTTCTTTATCATCTATTCTAGTATCATTTATCAAGTATAGGAAATTTCTAATCTCCTCAATAGATTTACACATATCATTCTCATTATTTAGAATTTCTGCAATAGTATTATGATATTTATTTAAATCCTCAGGCTTTTTAAATATCATATACTTAAGTTCTTTCATTTTTCTAAAAAGTCTATTTTTACTAAAAGTTAAATGAAAATTTCCAACACCTTTATTGAATAGTGAGTATTCCATTAAATCTAAATGTCTAGGTACATTTACGACTTTATATTGATGATACAGTCTATCAGTTACTAATATAGTTTTAAATATACTCATTATATAGAATTGAATATAAAGCTCAGCTATAAATTGATTATAACCTACAGCATCTATAATTCTTTTAAGAGTATCTACAGATGATTCACTTTCTTCATATAATATTTTATCTATATGACCGTTACTAATACAAGATACACACATTAAAATACACAAGTAATCTACAACTATTTCAGTTTTATCTTTTTTAGTTTTATTTATAATTTTTAATTTGCTTTCTAATTCTTTAGAATAAGATCTCCATACTCCATCAAACATGATGCATAAATCAGTGTTGTCATATTCACTAGCTTTGATGTAGTAACTAACTAAATAATTTGGTATTTGTTTAATTAAGCTAGTAAGTTGCATCTTATTCTCATATGTAATTCTGTTTCCAATATCCCTGTGTTTGTTAATCTCTGTTAAATCTCTTAGCAGAGTCTGTTTAAACAATTCGCCATACTTGTCAAACTTTTTCTTTACTTCAGGGTCCATTCTTTTACTAAATTTAATCATATTAACGCTCCTTTACATAAGCCTTAATTGGCTTATTATATACAATATAAATAATAATACAAGTACAAACACTGTTATAGATTTTAATTTTTCTATATTAGTTGTACTATTAACAGTTTTATGCATAGTTAATCTCAATATGTATAATAATACTACTAATATTACTATTGCTACACACTTAATCAACCATAATAGTTGCATAACCGACACCTTAATTCACCTCCTTTTACTATACTATTATATGTAATTATTGTATTATTTAATTTGCGCTGAAATAGATATCAACACAAGTATTAACATATGAATAAATGCTAATTTGAATGCTATAACTATAAGAGTGAGTATCATACTGAATCCTCTATTTTTAGGATCCTTATATGATTTAAAATCATCTATTAATGTATCACCAAATACGATTATTAGTGCGTATGATATAATCATTTCTATAAAATAATGCATTTCTAATCACTCTCCTTAAGTACAATTGTTAATAAAATATGCCCTGGTATCTTTACTTTATAATAATAATTCTCTACAACTTTACCTTCTGACACTATTCTATCCAATATATCTAATATCTTTGTGAACATATTTCTATCAGAGTGAAGTTCTATTGTAAATTCATTTCTTTTCATTTGAACTTTCCTCCCATGTTGCAGGTTCATCTATAGTTTCAAGTTTCTCGATTAACATCCTAACAACGCTAGACACTTCATGCACATGTCTACGTTCTGATAGATTAACCGCGGTTCTCTTTTTAAATTCAACTTCAATATCAATCCAATGTGTATTATAAAAACCCATTTTATACACACTATAATCATATATAAAGTATTTTTCATCATATTCTTTAAGCATTTTACCAAATGGTACTAAATCATCATCTTTACTATAAAACTTTGCTGTTAATATCATTTATTATCACCATCCTTTTTATATGTTATTATGATTTGACATGGTCTAGGGTCATCAGCATCATCGTGTTCAATAATCTTATCAATAGAGTACCCATCACTTAATATAGATTTTATATGTTTAACTACTTCCATAATCTGGATTCTGGCTATAGGATCCAAAAGTTTAATATTTGTCTGTCTTTTATTCTTCATGATTATCTTCCTTTTTAGCTATTTCTGATATTTTATTAATTAAAACTTCATAATCAACATCATCAAACCATTCTTTATAGTCCTCATCTTTATTTATTAATTCAATATGTATATCATAATGAGATTTATCTCCAGCTATACTAGATTCCACTATGCTAGTTATATTAAAATCTATTAATGCATGTGTTAATTTATACTCTAATAATAGCGCTAATATGGGTTTTGCATCAATATTTTTATTTATTTTAAAATCTAGTTTAACAATTTCATCTGCAAGACTTTTCTCATGCTTTTTATAATACTCTACATATACAAAATTTATATGATCACGCCAAAATTCACTATAAGACCCACACGCATGCTGTATGGACTTTGGGTATATACCATTCTGAATATTGGCCATCATTTTCATTGCAACTTTAGTTAAATCAAACTCATACTGTTTTCTTCTTATAATTTCAGTTCTATTCATTTTTAATTGCACCTCTAGTCATCTCAACTTGAACATTAAACTTATCTCCAATTTTAATAGTATTAAATTTATTAATATGTTCTATAACCAATCCTTCATCCAACATACCAGATAATTCATTTATAAATTGATACACCATTTCAGCAACCTCAGGTTCTAAATCACATAATGTAATTCTGTCTTTCAATATTTTCATTATTCATCGTCCTCCTTATCAAACTCTAACTCTACATTATACGGAAAATCATCATCTTTATCATAAGTTTTATATATACTTGTAATACTATATCCTTGCTCTAATTTCTCTTGAATTTCTTTCATCATACTATAGACTGCATCTCTTAATAATTCTGTTTCATTTTTAATCGTCAATTTCTTAGTTTCCATTTCTATCTCCTTTAGAATACTGTCAAAATACTAGTAGTCATAATCTTTCCATTTTTATTTAATGGACACATAATTCCCATTGTAGTAACAACTTGACCTAATTTATGTTCAAATTCTGTTGCAATTGTTCTATCAACAAATGCAAATTTATTCCATTCTAATATTAGCGGATATTCACTTATATCCATTGGTAATGCAATCTTATCAATACTTTCTGGAATATCTATATATGGGTCAAATGTTACATCAATACCAAAGACGTTATATATTTCATCTTTAGTTTCCATCTTATCAATTTGTCTTATTAAATCAACTCCTTCCTGTAAATTAAATTCATTAGCATCTGTCAATGCTTTAGCACTCTGATATATTTTAAATAATTCTTTTTTATCAGAGTTACTTACTTTGTACATATTCTTCTTATCAGTTTCACTCTCCTTCCCTTCTTTAAATTTCTCAGTTTTTGTTACAATACTTCTTAAAGCTTTCCATACAATAAGTTCCCATGCTTGATCGCATAGTTTATTAAACGTATCTGGTTGTTCTGCTTCAAACTTCATTAAGTTTTCTTTATCAAAGTTTAACTTTGCTACTCCAAAACTTCCAGGTACTTCAATAATATTATCTGGATATAATCTATTCCATAAACGTACAGCTTTAATTCTATGGTCACTCCATATAAGAGTATTATCTTTTGTTTTTAATACTGTTTTACCATCCAATAAGAACTTCTTAGATGTTACCATATCAAAAACCTCATCTGCAGTTTCTCTTATCTTATTAAGCACAGACTTATAATCAAATTCATTCATACTCTTCATAATATCATTCTTAACTATTTTAGCTACTTGTTCTGATATCATTGGGTTTTGGTCTGATTTAATAAAACCTAGTCCTTTAACTGCAAAACTATCTCTTCTCATAAAGTCTTTTATACTATAATTATAAGTATATGCCTTCTTACCACTAGCTAAGTGTATTTGGTCCATTACCATTTCACATTCAAGATCTATATAAGGTATTAAACTATCATCTATACCCTTAGCTTTAGCATAATTCTTAAGTCCTAACTTAATATTTCCTAAGTATATATTCATTAATATTAATATAACTACATTATTAGCTAATAATGGACTAGCATCCTTAAATATATCTGGGAATAATTCCATTATATGTTTTCTATCATTACTTAATACAGTAACATTACTGTCCGTGTCTGCCAGGCTTATATTATTTCTATGCATATTTTGTACAATATCCACCATAGTTGGCATATAAGTTCCTTCTAAGTAATCTCCTGCATAATAATAGAACCCATATGTAAGTTCTGTTATGTCTTTACATAATGAAGCTAATAATTCCTTCGTACGTTCATGTTTTACTGGATTTATCATTTCTCCACCATTTACTTCTACTATTAAATTATCGATTTTAGAGGCTTCTAATAGCGTTTTTAGACGTTCTTTAATAGAAGGTAATTCTAGTACCTTTGTAAGGTTATTACGCATATAAAGTACCTTTAAAGCGTTATAAGGCATACTTTCTAGTCTACTTTTTAAGAAACTCATTGCATAATAATTATCATAATGATATCCTAGCATAAATCTTATAACTGTATCTATATCTACGTCTGGTAATTGATACTTTTCACATATTTCATCATAATTAGATTCCAATACGGCATTAATTAAAGCTAAATGTGCTTGTATTACATAATATCTATAACCATTACCAAGAAGTTCATTTATTATAGATACAACCGCAATTATATTACGTCCAGATGTCGTAACAGTATCTGCAATATCTATATTATAGATATAAGCTTTAACAAATCCACCAAGACCATAAAATCCATTAAGTTTTACTTTAACCTTAGATTCTAGATTGGCATGTTTATTCTCTTTTATCTTATCACCTATATTAGCACTATTATTCTTAGCACGTTTCCATATTTGACGCACACCCATACCATTTATAAGCGTCCACCCAGTTATACTAGGTTTATTCTTATAAGAATGAATGCAAACACCATTCTCATTAAGAATAAGGTTATTTTGACTATTATAATAAAAATCAACAGCATTATATTTAACAGTATCGAAATATACACTATTCATTATTTCTATAAATCCATCTTTATAATGATTATTAAAGATAGATTCAAGTTTTTCTTTATCAATACCAGTAATCATATTTGCTTGCTTAATCCAATCTTGTTTAAAGTGCTCTTTGTTACTTAATACATTATCCATATACTCCTCCATATTTTAACGGTAAATAATATTAAATCCCCGATAGATTGTTAGTCTATCGGGGATATAGTTTTACTTTAATTTAAATTTTACATACTGATAAAGTGCGATTGTTTGTTCTAATAATCTCTTTTTATATAATAAGTTATTAGTTCTGTTATATATAATGTATAACACTATAGCAATACCAGCAGTAAAAAGAGATAAGTACACCATAATTATCGCTCCTGTTCTTTTTGTTGTTCTTTATCTTTAATATATCTTTTTCTGTCTTTAATGTATCTTTTATACTCTAATTTAACCATTTGAAGATGAATGAGTTGTTTTGCTGCACGGCTTGTAAAGCTGTATAAATATATTATTAATGGGATACTTATAATTATGAAAGCTATCATACACAATTTAACGAGAAAGATAAATATCTTACATATTAAAAGTACGAATATATTCATATATCTACCTTATTATATGTAATTATCTAGAACGTAATAACTAGCTCATCACGTTCTGGATAATACTTTATATTACCTTCTTTAAGTAATTCTATCTCATTATGATGTATAATATGTGCTTCATTTTTATAACCCATTGTATGTAAGGATTTATACGCAGCTTGATCTGATACAAAAGTATCTCCTCCATTATATATAGTTCCAAAACTATTAGCGTACACATTAGGTCCATATGTATATACAACTGGTCCTACTACAGAACCCATATATTGAGTTCCTAGATATCCACTATTATGTTGGCTATATTTTTTACGCAACATAGTTTTACCACTAAATGCAGAAGTTTCTACTCTAACAAAAATACATAGATTATCACTATTATAAACAGGTGCTATCTTCTTATCGTAGATAGCCGAAATCATATTATCTATATCCGTCTTTTTATATTCAGTTACAGATATATTGTGTAGATTTTCAATGAAGTAATTTGCTTCATCCACTTCAAATAAAACCCATTTTTTAGTATAATCTACTTTCTTTTCGCTAAGACCTAGTTCATCATTCTGTTTCTTAGTTAAGTACTCTTCATGTTGACGTATTATATATTTTTCATCTTCATCTAATTGATCTATTTCTTTTGCTAGAATTTCTTCTATATTAGCCGGTGGAGTATACTCCTTAGGCTTTGGTAATGGTTTAGTATCTCTAATCTTTATTAGTTCTTGAACTACAATATCAGCTAAACAGTTAGAATACTCGTCGTTTATTTGATATTGGAATGCATCTGGAACTACTATTCTGTTAGTGTCTATAAAATGAGCTTTATAAAATTCATCATCATTTAATTTGTCACTGTCTGAACTTATAAGAATTTTATCTAAATTAAATCCAAGACCATCTATTCTTATTGTCGATATAGGCTCTTTAACATCTGGCATATTATCAACAACTTTAGTTTTATCAGTTATTTTACCAAATATACTACAAGCTTCACAATAAGGATCTTTTTCTTTTACTCTTTCTACAAACTCTTTAACTTCTTTGTTAATCATTGTAAATATTATAGGGCTTTCCATTGTAAAAGTTGTTATATTATTGGCCTTACAGAATTCTCTTATTGCATTAGATAATAACTCATATAGGTTATGCACACTTTCGTCTACTAAACCTAGTTTTATATAGTACTCTAGAGTACGCATGTCTTCCAGTTTATGTTTCGATATATATGGTTTATATAAAAACATTGGAGTACTAGTTTTAGTTAATTTAGGTGCTTTACTATTCTGTTTTGTCATGAATACTAATTTCATCAATGTACACCTCCTTATCTATTAATTCTCTACTTCCATCTGGATTATAAATACACTTTTTATTCTCGTATTCTGGATGTTCTGCCCAAAATTCATCTCTTAGTAATTGTCTTATTCTTTCACGTTCACATAATTGATTAAGTCTTTCTATACCACCAGGTGTACGTTCACACTCATCATGAAATGCTGGACAATTCATCCAACACACACCAACATTTTTAACTATACAATTTTCACAACGTGGAAAATTCTTTATATTAGATAATACTACAGTAGAAGCTAATAAATGATCTCCTAGATTTTCAATTTCATCCATATTATGTTTAATATCAGCATATCTTATACAAGGAGATATAGTTCCATCATATCTAACTGTGATATCCTCGTCGAGACCACACATATATGGACTATGTTCCTTATCTATATCTTTACTAAAATACTCTGCATTGCCTTCATCATATACAGAAATATAATGTTCATATACTTGAGGTAAGTGTTCTTTACATAACATAATAAATTCAAACCATTCATTATTATCTTTAAAGTAATCTTCCATACTACGTAATGCATATATATGCCAATTATGTCCGCTTTCTGCTATAAATTTAAGATTTTCTACATATTCATCAAAATCTCTAAGAAGTAAACCATTAATACTAATATTAAATGAAACATATAATCCTTCTATTTTATTAACCTTTTCTATCATTTTACGAACAGACGGTTGCTTTTTAATAGTTTGATACGCATAATCTGTACCTTCTATACTAATAGTAACATGCCACATACGTTTCATAAGTTCACATGCTTTAGGATTATCAACCCATAAACCATTACTAATAATACAATAACGATATTCTGGATATTTATTCATAATATGTTCTATTAACTCTAAATTAAGAGATGGTTCTCCACCAAAGAACTCAATTTCTCCGTTGAAACCTGGTTCTTGTTTTATCTTCTCTATAGCTTTCTCAGCAGTTTCTATAGCCATGTTTTTCTTAGCTTTTTCTTTATGTTGGTAACAGAAAGAACATTTCATATTACAATTTTCGCTAACCAATAAAGATAAACCGTATTTATTTTCCATGCTAATTCCTCTCTATTCTTGGTAACCATATAGAGGTTCCCTATTTTCTAATAATTCTTTTTTCATCATATACATCATACGTTGTCTTTCACACAATAATTCCTGAGTTTCTTTTTTAAGATTTTTAAAAACTCCGGGATGTAATGAGCAGTGTTCTTTATTTTGAATCATACAATTCTTACAATTTGATATATAATCATTATTTATTATTTTATTAATAGTATCTGTATAATTATCTTTAAATGTACCAATTTTATCATCAAAATTCATATCAAATGGTATTATATTACCATTTGTATCAAATGTTAAATATGCTCCATCTAAATTATATAAGTATTGATTACCTGGATTTAAAAATCCGTCAGCAAATGATTCATCATAACCTATATATTCTTTATACATCTCTATATCTTGTTCTCTCATTTCATTTACAAAAAACCACCATTGTAAATTATCAGTCCAGTTATTATTATCTCCTAGATTCTCTAATATATTTACATATATTCCATGATTTAATAGATGTTTACGAAGTCTAACCATCTGCCTGACATCATCAACTTGTACTAAATCTGTCATAACCATAGAGAAACTTATTAATATATTAGGATTCTCTATTTTAAAGTTTTTAATATCATTCATTAAAAGCTCAAATTTATCAATTTTACGTATTTTCTTAGTTAGCTTTATAGTAGGTTCAATACTAATAACTATACTATCAAAATATTTACCCCACTTATGAATATTATAAGTAGAAGTTGCGTTTGTGTTTATTTTAATTTTCCATTTATTATATTTAGCATACTTTGCCATATCGATGAAGTCTTTATTTAATGTAGGTTCTCCACCAAAAAATATAATATTCTTATTACAATTTTCATCTGCACTATCTAGTATAGATTTAAATGTCTTAAATTTCATAAATTTATAAGGGTGAGTTTTTTGAAAACAGTAAGGACATTTAAGGTTACAGAATTCACTTATTAATAAGTTTAACCCATAACCGCCTATATCCCTAATATCAGTGATCATAATTAAATATGTAATCTAATGGTTTAGTACCACTAGAATGCAACTCCTTACATAGTAAGTACATTATTTTCACCCTTTCACAAAGAGTCTCTATTCTTTCAGTTTTACCTGCTAGCACAGATGCTTCAATTGCACCTGGACAAATAGGACAATGTGATTTATTTTTAATCATACAGTTTTTACATTTATCCCAACGATTATCATCTACAACGGATATAGTTTGTAAGTATGTATCTAACATCTCGGTATAAGATTTCTCATTAAATTTAACTTTACGATATTCTTTACCAAGGTAGTTACTACAAGGTATAAAATAACCATCTGACGTAAAACTTAAGCATTCTTCCATAGTACAAAATTGATTATTTTCAATATCTGCATTTTCAAATACATCTGGACTATAATTTATAAGACGTTTATATATCTCTTCATCGTGTTCTCTAAACCACATTATAAAATTATACCATTCAGAATTATCTTTAAAGTTATTCTTATCTGATAAATTTGGTAATAGTACATAATATATTTGACGTAATTGCCTAAGTAGCTTTATATGATTTATTATATCAATAAATTCTACCTCATGTCCCAATATAAAATCAGATACTACTATATTAAAGTATAATGTAGTTTTACTGTCTTTCAATAATGTTACTACATCGAATATAAAACGTTTTAAATCAGGTATCTTACGCATATATTTAGAAGTACTATTATTAGGTTCTATACTAACTATAAGACTATCTAATCTTTTAATATATTCTTTATCTTCTGGTGTAAAATTGATAAAATTCCCATTAGATGTAATACTATAAAGTAGTTTTGGATACTTATCCATTACCTTTTTAATAAGTTCAAATTCCAGAGTAGGTTCGCCACCAAAGAATTCTACATTTCTATTAAAGTATGGATTTTCTATAGCTTTGTCTATAATATCACATGCCAATTCAAATGTCATAGTTTTATTACTATGACAATTTCCTTGGTAACAATATGTACACTTAAGGTTACAATTCTCAGTTACATAAAGAGTGACTCCAAAACCATGTATAAGATCTTTTGTATTTAGTATAGTTTTATTTGCCATTTTTAATCCATTCCAATACTTTAATCATATTTTGCCAATTAAATCTTTTAAATCTATTAGCAGTTTTAATATGTCTACCTCTACAGTGGCAATCATTACAATTGCATTTACATTTTGCAGCAGACTCATTAAGAACACTCATCATAAGATCAAAGTCGTTATTATCTATATTAGTAACTTCTGGAACTTTGGCTGCTGGTACACTACCACCAACTCCTGCTGTAGCTTTAACACTATTAACAGCGGCTATAATCGCATTTATATGAGACGCTCTCATAAGATCTTCAGATAAGTTTCTAGGAGTAGTTTGACCTAGACCCCATTTAGCTTCCTGTTCTCTTAATTTTGCTACAAAAGCATTATAATCATTAATACTTGCTTTCACTATTATACACCTCTTTCTACTTGGTATATATCATTATTAACACCATTAAATTCATTTGTTACTATAACTGCAAGAAGTTTAGAAATATCATCATCGTCTGGATACTCTCTGTCATATACTAACATACAAACAGGTAGTTTTTCTGATGAATGTTCATTTCTTTTAAGATAATGAACTCCCATTTCTATATAATCGCTATAGAATATATTAATTTTAGGATTATCATATAATAATTTACTCATAAGATTAATATATTTTTCATATTCAGAAACACCTGTTATATTTATATGATTTCTATTTTCTGTTAAAGTAAATGGTAATTTATCTTTAATTTTATCATATCCTTCATTAAGAACATAAACAGTATGCTCTCCAGTCAGGTTAATGTCAGCTACATCTTTAGTAATAGCGTATTGAATAACCTTGTCTATATTACATATTTCAGTACCATCATCGGTTGATACTTTAATATTATCTAAATCAATTTCCATATCTTCCAAATCATGTAACATACTTGTAGCACTAAGGACTATATCAACATATTCATCTTCTGCATATATATTAAATTCTAAGAATTTATCTTGTATAAATTCATTATTTACAGTAATCATGTACTATTCACCGTCCTTAGTGAAATTAACATATACTCTTAAACTAGGTAGATTATTTATATCAGATTTACCGTATGTCATCTGTCTAGCTTCAGCTATATATGTTTCAACACTATACGCTCCTTCGGAAGTGTTAATAATGTTAATATCGTCTATATTTATTTCCGTAATAGATGATTTTAATTCATTTATTATATCGTTATAATAGATAAGTTTTTGCATAGGAGCGCTTATTTCTATATTAAGTTCTTTTCTTTTATTTTCATGTTTAAGAATAAATCTAGTATCTACAGTTGTAGATAATTCTAAAACACGTCCATCTGAAATAATCTTAACGTTCATTATTCCTCCCTAGTCATGTAACATTTTAAATGCTACATATTCTTTAATTCTATTAATTTCATTTTCCATTATTTTAGAATTATCATCACTCTTACTATTAAGATCTGCAGATAATTCTTCCATATTATTAGCGATTTCGTCTAGTTCTTCTTTTGTAATAGGATTAAATAAATCCATATTATATCTAGATGATAATGCTAAATATTTCCACCAGTTAACTTCACAAAAATATAAGTTTTGCTTTGTTATATCACCAGATTTATTATAGTTTGCCATCTTACAACTTGTACAAATAGTATTAGCTTTACATTCTTTACAATTATACAAACCTTTAAAATCATCTTGACTAAAAAGCTCCATATATTTGTCATCTAATGTTCTATCAGTTATATTACCCATTATAATATCATTACTTCCGACATTATAATGGCATGGGATTATATTACCATCAGTATTAACAGTAATATAATCCTTACACATTGTACAATCACAGCATAAACTCTTTTTATTTGAATCAAAACTAAATAAACCAAGTACAGATTTAAACATAAATGCATCTATTTGCTTTGATTCGTATAAATCTATAATCTTATTATACATATTTAATACATCCACTTTTTTATAAGCAGTATGTCCAGACTGGTCAAAACCTATTTGACTATTGCTTATAATATCTTTCATTTGTAAATCAAACAAAAATAAAACTAAGTCTGGTATATGTTCTATATTAGAGAGAGTAATAACTGTTCTAGTTGTAATACTTGCTGGTCCTAATATCTTAGATAACTCCATAAGATTACTAAATACTCTACCATAACTATTATCTCCGTTATAATCAATACGATTAGAATTAAAATCTTCAATTCCATCTATACTGACTTGAACCCTTACTCTATCTTTTATAGACATATACCATTCTAAAATATCTTCACTTAAGTCAAATAAGTTTGTACAAATATGTATATTTCCATTATAGTTTTCTGTTATTCTTTTTAACTTTTCAATAGTAAACCTACTAACAGGTTCACCACCAAAAAGAGTTATATCATTAATTCTATAGTCTTTTATCAACTCTAATATATCATCAATTGTATCGTCTGAAATAATAGTATTTCTTTTATTTTGAAAGCAATATGTACACTTCAAGTTACAACTTTCGGTTACTATTATTTCCAGACTTGTAATATCTTGAATCCTCATTTAACTTTGATACGTACCTTTCCAATTCCTTCTGTATTCTTAGTTTCAACTGCAACTCCAATAATATCATCATTGATATCAGCAGCTATTCCTATTCCTGGAATATCACTAAGTCCAACAGCTTGACCAGCTTTAACTGTTCCATGAACATATACATTTACTCTTCCAGCCAAACTTATAGGAACAAACCCAGGTCTAGGCTCTCCACCAAGTAAGAAACCATACTCATCAGATACAACTCCAACTAATGGGCCCTTTCCTTTAGTAGCTATAGTATATGTTTCCTCTTCGCTATCTAAATCAAGCATTACTATATACCCAACAGGTATATCTATACCAGCAGCAAATAACTCCGCTAAGTCATTGGCATTCCATTTAGCACCGATAACACGTGGAGCACTCATAGTACCAGAAACTGATAAGCTACCAGCTATAGATACATGTCCGGAAATATGACCACCAGTTTTATCATATTTGGTATTTAGAGTATTACGTATCGCTTGGATATCACTTTCTATGCTCATAATTCCTCCTTAACTTTTTACTAGAACTCTTACAAGTCCATCTTTACTATTGGTAACAGCATAACCTACAAAATGGTCGTTAGGAACATCAGACGCATATCCAGGCAATATATTACTTAAGTATACTTTAGAACCCTTTTTAATATCAAGAGCACATTTTACATACACTCTTCCCTTCAATGCTACTAAACTCTCATTTTCATTCTTAGGTTGCCCTATAATCATACCAGTATCCTCTTCTGTAACTGAAATACCTATTGTAAATATAGCGTCATCTGCAAAGCATGGCTTATATACTTCATTTTCAGGATCATATAAACTTAATATTAACTTATCATATTTATGTTCTGTATTTACATACTCAGACATATCGTTAAAGTTAGCAAACGAACCGACCCCTCTAATTTCTCCACCAGCACTTAAGTTACCAGCTACACTCATACTACCACTAACAGGTCCTCCGCCTTTATCATATTTCTTACTTATTAAGTTTACTAATATTCTCAATGTTTGAGCAGCATTATCTGCAGCATTAGTTTTTCTAGTAAGAATTATAGATTTAATAGCGTATACTACACCAATATTATAAGCATTTCCAGCAGATACATGGTCACCTTGAAGTGATAATGGCCCTCTTCCAGGGTCATGGTCTACTCCACGTCCTAAGTCAAGCATACGTTGGAACATACCTCTCATATCAGGAACTCTATTAGTACCTAATACTCTATATAGGTCTGGGTATGCGTTTGTATCAAATGCACTACCATCACATATTAAATAATCCAATGGTATATGGTCATAGTTAGGGAATGTAGCAATAACTCCAACCGGGGTAGTATCTGCCGATCTTCCTTCTAACAGGTCTTTAACTTGGTCGTTTAATGCATCAAATGCAGCTTTAAGTTTTAATAACGACACAGTTTCCTGTGTACCGTCTTTCTTATGGAGTGTTGCTTCTACGTCATTGTAACTATTGATAGTATTTGTAGTAAATATTTGACCTTTTACATACAAATTACGTAACATCTCAAGTTCATGACTATCGTCTGCAACTTTAAGTCTATCATTATCCTTTCCTATATACATCATATTAACAGGTTTATTCTTACTGTCATATGTTGTTATATAAGATTGCCATGGGTAACTAAGAGCCATTTCTGCATATGATTCTATTGTATTATTAAAATAAGGCTTGCTACCTATTTTACTAAGGTCTAGATTCCCTTCATGGTATATACCTTCAAGTGCATCTATTCCCATATACATATGCTTAGTTAAGTAACCAGCAGGTGGGTCTGTACTCCAAGTTCTAGTATTATTATCATATTTTAAATAAGGAGGTAAATTATCACCTTCATGTTGATATTCAACCCAGTTATTATCACCGAATTCATTATCTAAAGCTTGTTTAGTCATAGGAACTATAGAAACTTTACGTACAACTACTTCTCCGAGCATAGCATGCTCTTTATTTAGATAATAGTATTTTATCATAATTTCCTCACTTTATTCTACGCCAAGAAGTTGGTCTTACAAATGGATATTTCCAACTACCGTCGGCATTTCTTTTTTGTTTTCCTCTAGTAATAAAATACACGCTATTAACAACTGGTTCCCATCCAGTATCCGGGTATGTAACCGCAGGATGTTCTTTATTACTTACAAGTATTATACTACCAAGAGGAGGTGGACTAATTCCTATTTTAGCCATAATAATCACCTTATCCTAATGCTTGGTACATCTTACTTAATAAAGTTTGATCTCTTTCAAGCATTTTAAGCATATAACCATTAAACATACGTCCTCTACGTAATTTAGCTACCATAACAGCAACTAAATAAGGCATATTATCTAATATATAAACACCACTATCACCAAGTCCAGTAACAGCAGCCATTATAAGATCTCTAACAGTCATATTAGTTTTAGCAATTGGTGGGAATTCTGCTATAATAGTATTTACTAAGTCATCTAATGATAACTCTTTTCCACTAAAGAAATATTCATGTTTGATTTCTAATGTACGGTACTTATCTATCCCGTATCTAGTACTTTCAGCCAAGTCTTCACCTTTAACTTTTCCATTAAAGAAGAAATATTTAATTATAAATCTAAATTTTTCTCCATCAATTGGGTTAGCAAATGCTCTACTGATAAGTTGACTAAATACATCAGTATAAAGTTCGCTCATAGAACTTACAACAGTTGGGCTATTAAATATCTTTTCAGTTTTAAGAGCTACATATGCACTTAATAAAAGATTATATAATACTTCAAATCCACCAATTATTTCCATTTTATTATTTAAATTTCCTTCAGTATCAACTCCGTTGCTTACTTTGATATAACGACTTAAGTTTACAAATACTTTATTTATTGTATTTGTACTTTTATCTACACCAAAAGCAAAGCCAATAGATGAAGAGACATCATTAGCACGACACATAATGATATCTCCACGTTCTACTGCACTATAAACACTACGAAGAAGAGGTAAGTTTCTAGTTTTCATAAGTTCAAATTCTAACTTAAGGTCAGACATTTTGATTACATTATTAACAAAACTTAAATCTAACTTATTTTGTATACTAGCATTTATAGTATTAACAACATCAGATGCCGAAAGAATAAGCCTTTTGGGCGATATTCTCATTTAAAACACCTCTTTTAATTTAATCTTATAGATGATCAGTTATGTATATCAATTCAGGTTCACTACGTGTTCCGTCCCATCCATATACATGAGCAGAACCATTATATCTTCCAAGGTCGCTTGGTTTAATGAAATAACCTGTACCTCTGTTAGAATTATCTACTCTTTGAGTATACACTTCATGTAATTGTAACTTCTTCAACTTAGTAAGTTTTTTCTTCTTAGGATCATATCCTGTTACTTCCATACCAAATTCATATGTGTTATAGTCATCAGCTTTAACGAAGTAAGGTTTAGCAGGGTTTTCTGTTAATCTAACTTCTGTATTATATGCTGCATATTTACCAGTTGGTGGTTCAACTCTTGAGGTAGTTATTGGAGGTAATTCAGCTAAATCTGCTGGGTCTGGAGCAGTTGCACTACTGATTTCTTCTTCAGTTACTGTTTCTGGTGCTGGAGCTGCTGCAGGACTAGGTGATGCAGTTGCTGCTGAACTAGCCGGTGTCGCTTCTGGTGTAACTACTGCCGCTGCTGCAGGACTTGTTGCACTTTCTACAACGGGACTTGGTCCAGCTGCACTTTCTGCAATAGCAGATCTTTCTCCACCAGATACATGACTAAATGCATGTGCTCTTGGTACTTCTCCTCCTATAGGTCTAACCGGTGACCCTGCTGGAGCAGGTCTAGGCCCTGGAATATTACTACCAGCTGGACTAACACCTGTTGATCCTACTACTGCTGGTCCACTACTTCCTATAGTAGGTTCTTGTTTACCACTATTATTATAAGCATCTAATTCAGCTTCTATGAATGTTTTAATATCAGGATGTTTAGTAATTGGTTCTATTGGAGTTCCACTTGCAGCTTGTACTAATTCATCATATTTTTCTAATGTTTTACCTGCAATTATTTGTAAATCAGATAATCTCATTACACCTTTGTATTTAGCATTTTTTCTTACTAATCTAAGAGCTACGAATAATTTTACAGATTTTTTAGGAGTTCTAAATCTATTTACATAAGATTCACTGTTATCTGATATAACTTTCTTATATGTAGTTACAACTTCTTCTGGAACCGAATCTCTGTCAGGAACCCAAGCGTCTTCTTTAGCAGCTTCAAATGCTCTAAATCTATCACGTTGTAATTCTTCGTTAGATTTATACTCCTTAGTTTTCTTTTCATTTGGTTTAAGAGGGTATACTTCATGTGTTACCGTAGTAACTTCAGTACCTCCCATACCAGTTGAATCTGGTGCTATATTTTTTTCAACTTTTGCCATAATTGTCTCCTCCTTTAAGGGTTAATTTTGTTATAAATAGGCATTTTATAACAGGGAGGTTGTTTTTTAGCGAATGGTAAATAAAATAAAATCCCCAATAGACTAAACATCTATTGGGGATAATAATTTATCAAGAATCTGCGAAGGAATCGTTAAATAGCCATTTAACGATTACATATACTAATGTAGATAAGTAGACGTAGTCTTACATACACCTATTTATCAAACCTAACTCCCCAGTTAGAGATAAACTAATTTGAAGGGAGGTGCATAATATGTACTATAATGATATCTACGCGTTACGTCATACTGTAATGCAAAGAAGCATTAGTAATTATGCAGATTCTTTACGAAATCAGAATATATCAAAAACTGATTTCTATAAGAAAATGTACGATTACATTTATAGATGGCACGAAATCAAAAAATCATCATCTATAAATGCTGTAGATACTAACATTAGAGAAGCTGCAGTAGAAGATTTAAATTATCTTAATCTTGTACTGAAAGATGTATCTAAATTAGCATCTTAATATCGTATTAGAATGTAGATTGCCGAGTTCGCTACCTTGGATCTACATTCTTTTTTGTTAATTTTAATTGCGATAAATAATAAGGATATCCCCATGTATATTAACATGGGGAATTATAACCTTATTAATTTTTAAGAATCCGATCGTAGGAATCATTAGTTAGTAATTTAATGATTACATATACTAAGATAGAATAACTAATATAATTTAGTTATTTGAATTCCTACGAAAGGAGGTTTCTATTGTGGATACACTACAAAAATTAGTTATCGATTACAATGATACTATGTCTAATAGTATTTACGATTACGCTGTTTTGAATTCTAAGCTCCCAGCTGACGAATTTAAAAGTGTTATGACTAAACATCTATTGTCATGGAAATCAAAACTGATTGATATGTCTAATAGTAAATTTGTAGATCCTATAATGAGACAAGTAGCAGCTATTAATTTATACGATATAGATAGCAGACTACGTGTTACGTCATAAGGATGTATCCAATTGAATGTGGGTCTTGACCACCCACATTCTTTTTTGTTAATTTTATTTAGGTATTTTACAATACATAACTACACGACAATAGAAGAATGGTATCCATCTATTATGTTCTGCTTCTGGATGAGCTATAAACTCTTTAAATACGATATTATAGTTACCAGGAACATTTTTCCATTTACGTATATCAGCTTCTGTTATAGTTGCCGTAGTTTCTTGCATTTTACCAAATACTTTAATGTCAATACCATTCATATTTTCTACTATATTAGTATCTTTATCTATTTCTATAATAAAGTAGTTATCTTTAAACATATTAGTAACGTTTATGCTAGTAATAAATCCACTACTAATATTATTAGGATTTCTAAAGATAGTTGTAGGAATATATGTTTTACATCCATTAAACATTTCTATAAACGATAAGAAGTTAGAGAAATTCTTACCTATATATTCCATAGGAATAAGCCTATCTGGAATACGTTCTAAGTTTATACAGTTTGTAAAACTTCTTCTATAGCTGTTATTAGGATTCAAGTATTCATTTCCAGTATTTATTATATTTATAAGAGCTTTACGTCCAAATAAGAAATAATCAGCATAAATACTGTATTTATTTTCATTATTAGAGTTAAACCACTTAAATCTAAATGCATTTTCTGGAATAAATCTTACCTTTACATGTTTAACAAGATCTATTATCTTTGCACTATAAGTTTGTATTTGCTTATTACTAAGTGAACTATCTATACGGACTATCATGTTGAAGAATGCTTGTTTTGTATCAAATTGACCAAAAGATAATTGCATTATATGTGTATCATTACCTTTCTTATAAAGCTCAAGCATTCTATGTATATCAAGTGTTCCGCTTATAGTACAATTTATATATTGCCCACGATGGTTTATAACATGATTATTGACAAGATCTTTAGGAACTATTGCATCTGTTCCAATATATGATTCATCAATTGCATCGTTATTAAGAACTAATAATGGACAGAATGCATATGTAAAATCATTTGGAAGATATCCCATAAATACTATATGAGGTCTTAACACTATATTAGGATTAAGCATGTCTTTATGCTTTCCTATAGAGTTAATGACATTATCAAATAGTATATGTCCTTTAGAAGGCTCTGATGCACTCCATATAGGCATATCTGATATATCTTCGTATTGGATTTTACTATTAATATCAACACCGTTTAAATATTGAGGAACAGCTTTAATATAAGACCCTGCAAACATTCCAATAAACATAAGTTTCTTATCAGAAAGTTTTCTATCTTTACACCATAAATGATATTTTTGGAATACTTTTGTAGATACAGTAAATCCATTATTATTACCACAGTTAGCAAATAATAGTGGAACTATATGATCTTTGGCATTTGATGTTATCTTTTGTTTACACCAATCAAGCCATGAGTCATCATTATTGTAGTATTTTTCTAAGTATTCATTTTTAATTTCATCTGGCATGCTTTCTAATACTTGGTATGCATTATCTAGCGTATTTCCATACATAAGTTCATACATATCTCCACATATAGCATCAATGCCTTCAATTCCATCATTAATCCAGCTATTTTCTTGAGTTATAACAGGATCTTCGTCATTATTATCTGCCATACGGAACATAAGTGCTGCTATTTTATGGAATTCATTATCTGTAAGTTCTGCTACCTTACGTATTGGAGTAAGCATATCAATATTCCATTTAGTTTTAGTATGAGAACCTGCAAATGTAGAAATAAAACTTACACCTACATTAGAGTTACGTTTAGAACGAACTTCTTCAAACATATTATTAGGCATTTCTTTAATACGTCCAAATGTTAGTATAAGTGGCACTATATTAGATAGATTATTACCTCCGGCTTTATAAGATTCCACAAATCCACCTATATCATATTTATCTATAAATGGATTCATACGAGTAAGTGATTGATATGTAAAACTGTCGTCAGAAATACATACAAATGGAAGATTGATTTTTACAACTGGTTCATGTTTATCATTTTGATTTGTTGCAGGAATAATACGCACTATCCAGTTATATTTAGCAGATTTTATAGTAATTTCTGCACGATTTATTTCTTCTACAATAAACGTATTATTTTCCATAATAATATTTATTGGGTCCCATCCAGAAAGAATTTCTACTCCGTTAACTTCAATTGAAAGTCCTTCTTCTTTAACAAGATGAGAAGGGTCGTCTATTAATGGATAAAATTCAAATGTACATTCATTAAGTTGACGTCCATTTTCAACAGACTCAAATTCAAATATATTTATAACTCCAAGAGTATCTTTTGGATTTGATCTAGTAGCAGGAATATCAAATGTTAGTCCTGTAAGAGCACTAAATGTATTTCTACTATACATTTTATCAGGAGAACTTACTAGCACATCATGTGGAACTTTAGGAGCGTCTGCTTTAACTTTATTTAGATATCCATATACATCACGAGCATAACTATAATGATTAAGAGGTATAAGTTTATCTATCATTGTACCTTCATACGACTTATCACTATTATTATTATCTTTTGTTACATTATAGTATAAATTTTCAAAGTTTGATGTATACTGGTCAACAAATGCATCAATAGGATTTACTCCAAGTATGTTAGCTTTTGCACCACTCGGATCAACAAAGTCTGGAATTAAATATGCACTAGTTTTATATTTTTTATTAATACTAGATACTGGCCTACTTAAATTAGTCATTCTAGGAAAATATGAATAAAATTTAGGTATATTAAAATAGCTTTTATAACCATTTGATTGATCAGCTGTATCGAATATATTATTAGCAGATATTACTTTAAATTTTCTATCATTCGAAAATTCTGATTCAAAAATAACGTGAGTATTTTTAAATAAATTATTAAAGTTATATATATTGTGCTGATCATATGTTTCAATACCATAAAACATACTAGTTCCGTGATTAAATCTAGTCCATTTATTGTTGTAACGAGGTCCAGCTAATGCTCTAACGTGTTCTATGATTCTATATATATCTGGTTCACGTTGAATATTCGCACGTGCTATATCATTTAAACCTTCTGGTATATTACCACCAACTTTATTAACCAATATATTAGGGTATACATTTGCAATAGTAGATTCATTATAACCATATGTGAATTGACCGGTTTCTGGTGAATCGTGGTACATCCATAAACCATAACATGCATCTCTATAACGTATTTTTAAACTAACATCTGACATTCCACCCCATCCATGCGCGGTTCTTGTCAATATTTCTCTATATGGTATTCTCTGTATATAATTCGGAGATGTTGGTTGTATTATTAGATCTCCAAATTCATCTCTATTATATGAAATAATGCTAGAGTTCCACATACCATTAAAATTCATATGTAATCTCATAGTTGCTATATTGTAAGTATCTTGATAAATTTTCATAAATTCACCAGAACCAACTGTATATACAATAGGTCCTTCATAGTATCCATTTGTACTTATCCATCTAGTAATATTAGCAGGAGTACCTGTAAAATAATCTGTTAAATGAATAAATGCCCCTTTATATTGACTTGCTTCACTATCATGTCTATGTCCTATATTTCCGGCAGTTCTAATATTCCACCAATTAGGTCCATTTGTAAGACCTAACTTTTGTGCAGTATTCGCAAATAGTAAAGTATAATGTAAACCTATGACGTTAGGGTAGCTATACATATCATCGAATATAATTTCCAATCCACTCTTACCGTCTGTTAATTCCCCATTTCTATTAACATTTGTTATAATATTAGTTTCTGTTCTAATATTAAATTTAGTTATACGAGGTATATTAGCAGCTTGATACGAATATGAATCACCAGTGTATATATGCATAAATAATATATTAAATAAATTATTTCTAATTTTAGTATTATCTGGTAAGTTGTTATTATAGTAATAATTCATAGCACTAGTCTTAATTGTATCACTATATGGAACAGTTTTATTAGCACCACGTAATGACATCTTAACGAATTCTGGGTATTGATTTATACTAGAAAGGTTTATAATATTACGGCTCATATTTAAACCATGTTGTGTATTTCTATAATCAACTGGAATATAGTCTTTACTATAGTCGTTATTTATTCCAGCATACCATTCTGCACTTTTGTCCAGTACTCTACCATAATTAGTAGCAATCAAATGGTTACCCATTTCCCCTTGTCTATTTATAGATATAACACGATTAATATTTCTATTATAAACATTTGATATATTAAACGAGTCATTATCTGTTATAAACTTATAGTTTTGTCTGAATCTATTATAAGTAGATATACTATGGTAATATACTTGCTTAGAACCACCATTAACTGGCAGTCTACTAATATGATACTCAAATACATTTCTAAATCCAAGAGTTCTACTCATAGATACTTCATATATCTTACATGGGTGTATATAATATGCATCTCTCCAACTTATAGCATAGTTACTAGTAAGTGCTGGTACAGTCGGCGTACTAGCCATTTTATAATTTAATGCAAATTGGTCTGGCATTAAGTTTAAATTATTAACATTAGGTCTATTCTTTTGTGCTAATAATATCTTTATATAATCTTTTGGATCTCTTGTATAGTTATCTTTTTCAACAGGAAGACAGTCAGAGTCATTATTTATTCCATTATACATATCAACCCAACGTATATCATCCAATATATCATCATTCTTCATATACGCATTATTACCGGCATATTGACCTAAGTTATTATTATAATCCATAAATACGGTATATTTAGTAGGAACATTTATTCTAAACTCACTACGTTCATAAGGTCCGCTAGCAATAGCAGCAATTTCTGGTTGTGTTATATTTATAGGAGTACTATAAATATTACTCATATATTGTGCACCACGTCTATAAATGTCGAAATATGTTTTATTACTATAATTTATACTATTTTCTAAACTTATATATGATGGGAACCCACAATATAAGAATAAGTTATTCCATTCATTATCCCCTTTAGTTAAAACAAATGTACTTCTAGTGTCACTTTGTGGATTTTGTGGAACTGCGGGTGGAGTAGCAAATAACCCAGTACCTTTACTTCTCATATTCTTTTCAGTATGCATAAATGCAATCGCATCATCATAGTTAGTAGCACGTTTATATACAGTTATATCATTATAGTTAAAGAATCTACTATTACTGTAAACTATATCTTTAACCATATTAAAATTACGCTTAAACTCAACAGTATTAGGAGTCTGATTATCTGTAAATGATGGAAGTTCTCTACGACTCCATAAAGTTTTAACTTCATTATTCTTATTATCATTTGATCCTAATACATAGAATACTGGTGGAACTAACATTCCAGTAATCAGGCCGGAACCGTCCCGTCTACTCATATTCCAAGGAGATGGGAATGGAGTAAACTCTGCAGATTTAGTATAATCTCTGTTATATGCCCCATAATTTTCAAGTCCTATATCAGTACGTTCAAAGAATGGACTATCCATGAATTTTTGATAATCATATACCATTAATAAGTTATTAGCATGTTTTAATGTATCACTACGATATCCAAGCCATTGGTCTCCACGCTCTGCAACTTGTTCTGACCAATCTTCTATGATTTCTGGATATGCATTTATAGGATATTTTGTATCAATATAGAAAACTATATAATTATTAGGTATTATTTGTCTAGTATCTAATATACGAACATTCTTATATCCGGTTGTATAACTATATTGCTTTTTAGCTTTACGAGTTTTATCTCTATAGTTATAGTATTGAGAATTTTTATCATATGGGTCTATATTACCAATTATACCAGTAGCTCCGTTTACTTTAAGTTGGAACCCGTCATTTTCAGACCATAACATATCATTAGTACCATAACCAGCACCTAAATAATAAGAACCACGTTGTGGAAGTACAATTTTATCAACATAACTCATAAGTACAGACTTAATATCAAAGTGATTATATTTATCCCCACTACTCCATTTATAAGAACGACCAAAATAGTCATTTTCAAATGGAATATATTGATATTTATGTTTATAAATTTCTGTATTAGTACCAGTGTTTATCCACAATACATTTCCAAGAGTTTCTTCATAGAAGTTTTGCTTATAGTCAAGTTTGTCATGGTTAAATCCTTTAATTTGATTAAAGAATGCCCATGCTGGATGATATGCTATAATTTCACTCCATCTAGTATTATTAGATGTATGAGGGATTTTAGTTCTCTTAGTGATATCATCATCTGATAAGTAAACGCTCTTAGGTGTTTCTGCACCTTTAGATAGCAGGTCGGGAGAGATACTGTCAAGACCATAACGTAAAGGTTTAAATATTATAAGGTTTCTATACCATTTAGGATGATACTTAATTTGTATAAGTTTCTTTTGGTCTTCTGTTAAATTTGTATTACCTAAAAATATTCCGCTAGTTTGTCTTAACTTTTCGTTTATACCTTTCATAACAGTACTCCACTGTACACCATTCCATGATTCATTCTCATATGACTTCATAACTACTGGTGCAAACTTTTCATCCCAATATGATATCCACATTTCCATAATTTCATCAGTTTGCCATCCAACAAAATAATTTGGAACCCAACTTACAAATTTAACTACATTTCTAAATTTCATTTTACCAATTTTCATTCCATTTATATTATCAGATAGTGTAGATCTATGATAGTTATATGATGCGCCGGTCATTGGTTTGTAATATTTATTACATAGAATAGTAACTATTGCTTTTTTATTAGCCATTCTGATAGCTTTATTTTCATCATTTCTAGGAGCTTTGTAATAAACTAATTGCTTACCTATAAAAGCATTTTTAGTATTAGTATAAACACGTCTAATTTCATCATCATGGTAATCTTCATCATTAGTTCTATCATTACCTTCATTCCAAGGCATTAAAAAGTTACCTTTAGTACCTAAATTTGGAGATATATTATTATCTAGCAACGCTGTAGTAAATGCAAAATCTTTAATATTACCATTATATGTAAATACAGTATTAGTATTTCCAGCTGGTTCTATTATGTAGCAAATTGATTCACTATTAGTAACAGATTCTATTCTTAATGACGATACATATTTATTATCCCAGATATAATCTGGTATAACTTCTACTTTCGGTGGTAATACCACTATCTGAGTAAACATGCTATGATATAAGCTTTGTGGTACAACTTTTAAATTAGTAAATTTAGTTATTAAATATGATGGTAAATCCCCAAACCAGTTTTCAAATAATCTATCACCAATAACTTCAACTTTAGAGAAATCAGGGTGATCAAAGAATTTTAGTAACCAGTTAGATCTGTTACCTTGAGACATGTGTGCTCTAACACCATCTGCGTGTTCAGCATAAGTTGATAAATGATACATATCATCTTTATTACTCATACGAGGGAATGCTCCAGTTATACTAACTAAATCTAAATGGTCTCCATTGAGATTATCATTTATATATATAAATTTATTAAATTTTCTAACAGTTGCATCATCTAATGATGGATGGAATCCTTGAAAAGTGTATTCTTTATTAGGATCAAATACGTAGCTAACATATATCATTTCACCTATTTTAATATTTCTTAAACCATCTATTAAATTCCTAAAATTTTCGCTATTTATAATTTGTCCAGGTTGGGCAATATATTCATAGTTATTATAATTAATAACGATTTTTTCGTATGATGCATATGGTAAATACAAATCTAAATTATTCCATTTACCTTGTATAACATCTTTACATCTATAACCAAATGTTAATGTATTTTGTGTATAAGCGTATTCTGGTGATAGTATATGATATTTGAATCTAGTGTATTTATCTTTATATATTTCTCTAAATTTATCTTTATCTAAATCGTTTACAAAGAAACTAAATCTAGGTTTTATAATAACATCAAAATCGCTTCCAACACAATACGCATTAGTCATATCATATTGCTTACGAGTATAGCTATGAGGTGCTGTATACCATCTATTATTAACATTATGCTTCATGTCATCTAATTTATAAGCTAAATCTTTATTAAATATAAAAGCACGCATTTCTGCTTGGAATCCAACTGCACCATTATTAACATGAGGCATTAATGGTTCCCAACCTTTACTACTTGGGAAGTTATCATATACGTCTTTATCGTCTACCATTGGTCCGATAAATGTAAATTCGTCTGTTAAACTATCAAAATTATTAGCAATATTTGCAGCATAACAGTCTACTTTAGTAAGATATGCATATGGGTTTTTACGTGGACTATATTGTTGGTTAGCAGTCATATAATATTCAAAGAATTTCTTATACGCATCATCCGTTAAACTAAATTTATTCTTAAGATTAGTTAATACTGGGTCGAATATCTTATCGGCCTTTACAACAGCTCCCATACGATCTAATATAAAGTCCCATTTACCATGTGGCCCATATAAAGTAAATAATACATGAATTAATGCACCTATATCACGAGGTGTATTATCATCTGTAAATAAACTAGCATATTTACACATATTAGTAATATCATTATCTTCAAAGTTTACTTCATATGTATCAATAAACTCTTTAATTTTATTAGCAAGAACCATTCTATCAATATTAAATTGGAAAACAGGCCCGAGAATTTCTGTAACTTGAGCTCCTCCTAAGAATAATAAAGGAGATATAACAGGAACTTGCTTAAATGATGTCTGATTATTGAATAAATGAGTATATTCTGATTGTACCATAAAACATCTAGCATTAAATCCAGAACTAGTTACATTATCCATAGTATCTAATGTAGCTTGATCTAATAACTCTCCTGGTTTATAGTCGATTTTAAACTTTACTATATAACTATATGCAGTGTTATCTTCATTAGGTATTTTTGCTACAGTATAATAAGATATCCATCCTATATTTTCAACATAATAAAGATTTCCTTCTGTTAAATTTTCATCCACATTTATAGTAAACTCTATATGATCAACATCAAGATTCTCGTCTGAATCTATTGCGATAAATGTATGTTTACCATATGGCATTAATATAGCTAGGTTATTCAAATCTTCAATCATAAAAGATTGCACACCTATATCCATATTCTTCATATAGTTTAAGAATTTAGGGAATTTCTTATCAATATCAGCAAATAAACGTTTATCTATCTCTTTATGGATATTACTGTCTAATAAATCAATAGCTCCACCTTGCCAATTTGCTTCTATTATAGATTTACAATCATCTAACGACAACCATTCTTGACTCGAAGTACCATTACATACTTTATGTAATATGGTAGCTGCTACATCTTTATTACGTACCATATTATCTTCGATACGTATATCGTTATCCTTATATGGTATTATAGTTCTATTGAATAATGCATAACGTTTTCCAGTAAATCCACTAAAACTTAGTTTATTTTGTCTTGTATAACAGCTGTTAGTTTCTGTATCAATTAAATCAATCTTTTTCCAAGATTCTAATCCAAAATTCATACCAGTACTGTTAATACCCATAAAGAATGCTGGTAATACACCTTTTTTCATAAGTTCATGTGAACCAACGAACATATCAACTGGTTTAATTTTATTATTATCAATATCAGTTGCAACTTTATAATGAATTGCTAAAGGTGTGTTAAATGCACTATCTTCTCTATGTATCATATATTTAGTGTTATCAGGATAGTTGATTTCAAATGGTTTCATGCTGATAGTATTTTCATCTAGTTGTGGATTTCTATTAAATTTACGATTAGCCGTACTATTATCAATTTCATTTGAAAAATAGTTACGCATAGTTACAATATCTTTCCAAAATCTAGTATAGTGTATATAGCTACTAAGTTTGATATGATCTTCAAATGAACTCTTCTCTGTAAAATCAAAATCTAACTCACTATACGTTGCACCATTATGTCTACCTGTCCATACACGATCACCATAAACTGTATATACAAGTGGTTTTAAATTATTACTAATTAAATGATTATTCAAACTTAACCTATCATTAAAAAAGTCCTTATAAACTAACATGATATACTCATAATAAAATAAATTATCATCATCAGCTCTAGTAAATACTCCTAGTATAGATGAATTTAAGTACTTATTAGTGTATAAAGATCCCCAGTTAAACAGGTATAAATCAGTTAATACTGTGGCATATTTAGTATTGTCATGAAATATCATATAATCAAATAATTGATAAAACTTATTCTTTGTTGTATCAGTCATCGTCATTAGAGGATTATCTGCTCCGAAATTAAACCTTTCATTAAACTTCCAATGTAGTTGATCATCTAAATTATGTGTATATTGTAATGACGCACTAAACGTAAATAAACGTTTTCCTATTTTAGGCATAAATCTTTTTGTATTCTTGTCTATTTCGAACATAGTTTCATCAATATCAAGTATTTCATCAGTTTTATCAAATCTTTTACAATCAGAGTTCATAAAATATTGAGGAAATACATTATAACTACGACTATCCATACCATATACATCTTGAGCATTTTTATAATTATCATAAATATTATTGTGGATTATCATAGCTTACTTCCTCCTTCCAGTTATCAAATATAGTAATAGTTTTATTATAATCTATTATCTCTTTATATTTAGTTTTAACAGCAATATCAATTTTATCAGACGGTATATATTCACGTTGAAAAAAGATAAATTCTTTAGCTATATCAATATACGATGACTGATATGGTGATATATAGATATGGCGATAACCTTGTACAGTATAATCATATACAAGTTCAGTATTTGATTGTAAACTCTTGCCTATGCCCCTATAAATATAATGTACATAATAGTTCTTTCTATTAGTACGTATTTTATCACCGGATACATCTATATTATTTATATTAAATAATGTTTCAACATCCAACTCATAAAGATCAGTTCGATAATTATCTTCTGTCTGAGATTTGCGTCTATAAAATATTTCTGGTCTATAATTATATAATTTTCCATGAGATGCAATTGCATTAAAATCTTCATGATATGAATAACGTGCTACTCTACCATATCCTTCATTCATAAATGATGATAATATGTAATCAAAGTCTAAATCTAGATAATATCTATGCCTATTCGTCTCACTAAATTCTAGGAATGGATTATAATTGTCCATTTTACCAGGTTCTCTAAAGAATGTAACTCTAGGTATACCATTTAAAACACGTTTCACATTAACTGGGCTATATACTATTATAGGATTTTTATCTGTAAATGTTTGTCCTCTAAATTCCTCTTCCCTCATATCAATAGATACTTCTGGAAATTTTTCATCTGAAATATCGATACAAACTGGTAATAAATGCATATTAACTTTAATTACCGCATTTTTATCAAGTTCACCTACTGCAGTTAATAATCTATTATCAACTGTATGGTTTCTTTGTAGACTTTTTGCTATTGCATGATTTACCATATCCCAGAAGTTATAACAAAACATATTAGTTTCATGTTTTTTAACAGACTCGAGCATTGATGAATCTATTAAGTCTTCTCTGAACATATATTTCCACCAATTACGTGCTTTATGTAGTGCTAAAAAGTAAGTATATTTATTATATAATGAGAAAGGATTATCTTTTATTATACTAGTAAAATTATTATATATTGATGTGTAGTCACTGTTGCTTTCTTTCTTTCTATATAAATTTAGTATATCATTTTTATTATATGCATGATAATGATCCCACAATTGAGTACGGTTATGCCCATGTGGATGTTCATACATTCTACGCTCACGATCGGTGTCGAATGCTATTATATTTCTATTGTATCCTTCTTTATCTGACGTTCCGTGTAAATCTTCTATGTTTTTTAATTTATACTCTACGTCTGTTATAAAATCCTTAGCATTATCACATAAATAATATCTATAATTTTTAATTGTTAATGGACATATCATATCAATACATCTTTCATATATTTGAATAGTTGGTAATGTTCCGTGCACACTTCTAGAATACATTTTGGAATGTATTTCTTCGACGCTAGAGTAAACTGTATATGGTATACCGGATGCTATAGATTTTGGTATAATATTTTTATATCCACTACCAACACTATTAGGATCATCTTGAACTTGATGTATAACTATATTACTTATAATTATCCAACATTTATGCTGGTTCTTATCATATGTATCTAGAGTGGAGTTATCAAATAACGTCCAATCAAACTCTTTATCAAATAATCTATAATTCCATTTTGATACTAGTGTCCTGTCATCATTAATTTCATCTTTATGAAAGTTGTCACTAACGTATAAATATGTATTTACCCATCCTTTTGACATATTGAGATAGTTTTCTATATCTGCATATTTATCCGCACTATCTGGATGACCAATATACACTAGTTCATACTTAGGTAAATCATTAGGTATACCATTTAAATCTCCACTAAATTCAGTTTTAAGTTTTTGTATAAAGTCTGGACTTTTAACGATACTAAGATTTATATTTTTTCCAGTAACTAATTCAGTACCATTTCCAATTATCATTTGTTTAACAGGATTGTATGGAAATACTGCCGCAAAAGCTTTCTCTCCATTTTCTAAACCTATACTATTAGCGACAAATTTTATCTTAACAGTTTTTAAATCACCAGGTTTAACTATACCAGTAGGCAGCCCATACGTATAAACACCTATTCCAGCTTCAGTTATTCTTGGTACATCTACTTCTGATAATAACTCTATCATTTTTAATGATGCTTTAATAGCTATATCTATATTAGTATCTTCTGTTATAGTTCTAGTATTAAATACAAACCCGTCCGGATAACTTAAAGTTACCTTAAATAAGTTTGGAGCTGTTCCAACTTTAAGATTATCTGGTAATGCTTGTAAATCAGATTGCGATACAGTTTCATTATATTTTCTAGTTAAGTTATAACTATGCCATATTTGATTTATATTACCATTTTTATATGTAGCCATTCTAATATATACATTAAATACCTTAACTCTTATATAAATACTAGTAGTCGTAGCAGTATTATCCACTCTATTAGTTTGTTCATAACCAACTGGTATACTTATATTATAATCGAAACTACCATCTAAATAACGCCCAGTTTCAGTTTTATATACAGTTTGGTCCCCATTATCATCTACTAAATAATACTTTATTGTAACCTTCTTAACAGGTTTTGGTACTGCAGTTCCAACTTTAAGTGGTACATTAAAAGAAAAATCATTATTAATTACCAATTCATCTGGGAATTCATTAAAGTTTGTAATATCTACATCATATCCAGATGGAAATCCTGGGCTTGCTATAATTTCATTTCTAGCATCTGCAACTGTCATAGTTACATTTTCAGGTTTCTTAATCACTATCTCTATAGGAGTAGCTATATTAGGATGTGTTAATTTAAACTTTAATTTATAACTTTCTTTTACTATTTCAACACGGTTTACACCATGAGGTTTTGGTTTGAATGTACTATCTTTAAGTATATATCCAGTTGGAATATGATATACTACATTTTGGCTACCTTGAGTTTTAAAAGACTCCCTACTAAGTTCTGTACCACGATGCATATAAATAAAGGTATGACTATATATTATCATTTCTTTATCAAGATCTGACCATTTAAGTACTTCTTCATCACGTTTCCATACTGGATGTTCTCCCCAATAAATATTAGATAGACGTTTACCAGCACGGTGTGGGTTGTCGTCTATCCATTTTGGTTTCTTTATCTTCATAAGATTATCTCCTATCTTGTCCATACAACTTGAGAAGGACAATAAAATCTTCCATTTTCTGCTTCTTTAAAGTTTTTTGCAGTTATTCCCCAATAAACAGCTTTACTATCATTAACATCTGATATTTTAAATAGTTCTTTATTTTTTAAATCAAAATAGCATAATACTAAGTTTAAATCACTAATATTTGATTCATATTGAGGAAATGTAGTGTCATCTGGATTTGGTTCATATGTACATGGAATATATCCTCCAACTTTACATATTTTAGCATCTGGTATTAAAAACTTATCTTCGTATGCTTCTTGTGCATCATAATAATCGCTTATATTATCAAAAACTTCATTTAGAATACCACTAATATCTTCCATTTCATATCCAGGATCCTCTTTTAAATATTTCTTTTGAATCTTATCTACAAATTTACTATAAACAGTAGGGTCATATATACTAGGATTATCAACAACTGCATTTCCAAATGTTATTTTAAATTCTCCATTTATTTGCACTGTATCATCTGTTTTAGGGTTATATCTTTCTTTTATTTCTTCTATTGAAAGTCCATTTTTCTCTTCATCTATCACATTATAGTAAATAAATTTAAAGCATCCATTTCCAGACTCATAATACCCTTCAAATGCTTCTTCTGGGTCTACCCATATTTGATATAAACCTGCAGTAGGAAATCCTAGCCCAGCTGGAATATCTGCACAATTTATTTGACAAAGCATAAGCATTTGATTTCTTCTATTATCACACATAGGAATTTCTGTTTTAGCAGTCATAAAAGGAAGTCCTCCTACTTTACTATCAGTAAGTCCTGCACCTTTAGAAAATTTCATAACACTAGCTTTCTTTTTCTTATTTTGATTTCTTATAACATTTGCAGTTATAAATATATCATCTAATATATCTTGAGTTAATTCTGGTTTTACTACTTTAGGTTTTTCTGGTTCTTTCTTTTTTCCACCAAATAATCCAAGAAATTCCATTCCTATTTTCTCACTCATTTAATTTACACCTCTTTCTATTCTAAAATTCTTACATACAGTCTTAACATTACTAAAATTCGCATCTATTAAAGCTAATTTACTATTAATTAATGGTATTTTAGTAGTATCATCTAAACCTTTACATAAGTAATTCATATATTCTTTTATTATTAATGTTTTAATCTCATTATCGGTTAAACTAACTTCATCTTTAAATGCTACTCCATAAACTCTTAATACTTTTTCTGGAGTAACACCAGGTTTAGTACTCTTTTTATATTGTACAAATGGATAATATTCTACACCATTATATACTTTCCAATTATTCAGAGTTTTATGTTTAGTATATGTATATTTAAAGTCATGTCCTTTAGCTATTACTTTGATAAAGTCAAATTCATTTGCAGGTGTAAATTCATATCTAGCTTTACTAAGATATTCACTAAAGTCTATACTTTTTCTATACTTATCCCAAAAAACTATATAACTATCAGACGGTAATGTCATACCAAAATCCTCTAGTTTAAGTTCATTAACTTTATCTTTAACATATGGTATTAAATCACCGCTACTACTTCCTCTATCAGAATTCCACTCTACAAATGCGTAAAAACTCATAATATCTAATGTTTCATCGGATTCAATTCCACCATATCTTACCCATTTTACTTCTGTTTCTCTTTTACCATGATAAACAGGCATCTATTTCACCTCCAATTAATAAATAGAAAGCCGTTAGCTATTAAAACTAACGGCAATTTATTTATATTAGATCTAATATATCTTTAAATATATCATCTATTATTTCTTTTATATTATTAATAAAGTTTCTACTACCATTAAAATACTCTTTTGGTAATATATCATCTATATTATCTGTATATGTATAATGTAATAAGAAATCTAATAACTCTTGGTAATTAGTTACAATTCTAAGTGCTGTAATAAATTCTGTATTATTAATTGAATTAATATGAGAATTATTTAAAAGATTTCTTATTTTAGCTTGTAGCCCGCCAGATAAACTATTGAATACTGCGTTATTTAATGATAATGTATATATATGTTTTAGTTTATTTTTATATGCATCATCAAGATAACGTCCATAATTTTCTAATGCATTCTTACTAGTATCATTAAACATCGGAATATTATTATAAACGAATATCAATTCATCAGGATTTAACGTATTATTAATAATATTATTTATTAATCCAGCTACATTTTTATCAATACTAGCTACAGTATCAGTAGTATAATGAATCTTACCAGCATATGATTTAATAGTATAAGTTCCATTTCCAGTATGTTCAAAGTTAATGATATTATTTATAGCTCTATCAAAAGATTCACGCTTTTCATTCATTAAGATATTATCAAATGTTTTAAGATCTTTAAATCTCCATACTTCATCTTTAAATAATAATGGAATCAAGTATTTATTTATAAATATTCTATTAAATCCATTATTATCATTATATGTTATACAGAAATCATCTTTACCACGATAGTATTTCTTTAAGAAGAACTCCATATCTAAATAGTCGGCATCCTTAAGAACAGCCTCATTATAATCAGTTGGAGTTATTCCACTTTCTATATCTACACATGGGTCTAAGCTTACTACTGTATTAGCTGGTAAATTACTAGACTTAATCCAAGGACCTTGTTTATGTTTATAATCTTCGATATAGTCTGCATTTGTATGGTCTAATACTTCTATTTGACCTATTACATCTGCATATTTATTAAAGTATGGTTTATTACCTATATTACGCATATGATCTATTACAAAGTTTATAGCAGTTATATCATTCTGGTCCATAAATCCGTATGTAAGTAATATTTGATTTTTATCATATAATTTTCTATAATCTATAAGATCTCCAAATGATTTAACACCAGTTTCCCAATAATCTACAGGATCAAATAAGTTTACAATAAACTTATCACTCATGACTCTATCATTACAGAATCCCACATTGTCAGCACTAACTTTAGTTTCATCTATATTCAGATTATAATCAAACATATAATCATCTAGATTAGGGAAATATATAGAAACACTTGGTCTAGGAAGTAAACCGTCTATATCATAGTTTTTCATAAAATTCATATCTATATAATCTCTAGATAATAATTTTACACGGTCTGTACATTCTTCACCTTGTTTATCAAATGCAATATAACGATAATCACGTAATAACTTATCAGTTAACTTTGGTAATTCAACTGGATTCATTACAGATATATCAGGAGCATTATAATAATATGTATCAGTATCTCCCATCCATATTCTAGTGTGTCCAGTAAATTTTACACCTTCGTATTTAGAATACCATGGACCTAATTTATACCCGTCATCTATTGGAGCAGAATATTGTACCCCATATGGATATTCAAGTTCTAAACTACGGTAACCATTAACAAAGTTTACTCCTTTAATACCACTTTTCCAGTTATAATCGCCATATTTATCAAGGCAACATGCAGTTCCCTTATAAAGATCTCTAGTAATCTTACCAGATTGCTTACTCATCCATATAGTACCGTCTTTACGTTGTACTTTATTATAAGGATAATCAGTAAATATTATACGAGGTTTATTATATTTAAGAGCATCTTTAAAATTCCTTTCAACCCATTCAAGATCATCCCATGGATCGGTTATTCTTTTACTTCTAGCAACATAAGGTTTAAGTCTTCCCTCATTGTCTAGGTCTACACCACGGTCTACGTTATGATTTGTATAATAGTCATCTTCTTTAGATATAATGGCAGATTCATCCATTAAAAACTTCATAAGTTCTCTAGGGTCTACTATTAATATATCAGCATCAAATTTCTTTATTATTTTATAATCTTGATCGTATAAACGATTACCAAAGAATAATGCTGGATATTTTTGTAATGGGTTCCATACATGGAATTGATATTTTAAATGCCAGAATACATCTTCATAATCAGATGGAATTATATTATATTTAGAATTATTATGTCTATAAAAATAATTATAATTTATAAGTTCATCTAATTTTGTATAATATGTTCTAATCATATCAAAAGATGACTGTCTAAGAGTGTATGGATGAAGTACATCTTTAAGAAGAGTAAGTTTATTCTTCAAAACATCAGAAATAGTAACTTCATTTACTTTATTAACAGTCTTAATTTCAGTTATTATTTTATCAATCTCATTTAATATAAATAACACTTCATTATTTCTTATACCATCTTTAGCAATAGGTTTAAAACCATTAACAAATGTAACTAGTTCATCTAGTCTAGTTTCATCTATTATATTTCCAAGATTTTTATAAGTAGGATGAGGTTCATTTATATTATTAATAAGTTCTTCTCTCTTTTTATGAAGCTCTCTTAATCTTTTATATACTTCTTTAACATTTCCTTCTATAGCTGGTTCTATTTCTTCTTGTTCTTTAAACTCTCTGCTAACATTTTCTATTTTATATGTAGTAATATATCTATTAATCTTTTCTACTACTTCTTCTACATAATGTTGAGTTATTTTACTATCAGGAGTCCAGTTATTATATTTATTAAGTTGATTTATATACTTAATATATTGGTTCTTTATATAAGTCATGACATTTATATTCTTAAATGGAAGCTTTTTATAATGTTTAAGAGTATATTTATCTTCTAATTGCATATTTTGTTTAATTGCAGATTTAGGTATTAATGTAAAATCTAATATCATTTTACCATCTGTATTAACTTTTATATGGAAGAAATCTATAAACTCTGTAAGAATATAGTTATTTTCTAGTCCGATGCATAGTGCAGAACTTATTTCACTATTACTAAATTCATCAATATCATCTTGTGATGTAAAGTCTCTAACGAATCCATAAGTAGTTTTAAGTTTTTCATTACTATTAACACTAAGAGCAAGTCCCCATATGTTTTTAATCCATTTATCAAAATCTACACCAGAAACACCAACTGCATCTTTAACCATAGACGGGTCTGCTTTATATTTAGCTAATACATCAGCAGATGCATGACTAAGTTTAAGCTTGATTCCAGTATCCCATTCGCTAAAGTTATCTATAGTTATAGTACTAGTAGAATTAAATTCATTGAATATAGGATCTGTAACATTTAATATTCCTGCAGTAGAGATATTATTATAGAACATTTCTAATAAGCTTTTAAAATTAAATAGCTTTGCTGGTTCTAAATCTTGTCCATAACGATACTTTTTAGCCCATGTATAAGTAAGAGTACATTTAATACCATCATTATACCAGCTAACATTTATTACAGATGTAAATGGAAAATTATTAGTCGGTCTAGTAGGTCTTTCTGTTTCAAGTTCCCTAGTTTTATGTACTCTTTCAAGCTCATATCTTATACGCTTTCTAACAGTTTCTCCAGAACCATTAATAGTGTCATCTGTTAATGATGGGTTATTATTAGATATACCATTTTTAATATTATTATTCCATGTTCTATATCTAGTAATAATCTCAGGATCTACTGGAGTAAATGTACTAGCGTCTTCTATAGTATCCCATTTATTTAAAGTATTAGCTGGAATATCTCCAAGTCCATCCTTTTTAGGAACTATATACATTTTAATAACTATTTTTGTAGTATCATTATGCTTACTATTATCAAATATTTTAGTAGTATTCTTAAAATAGTTTATAATTTGATGTAAATCGTATACTTTATTAACATCTAGTACAAGTTTATCATTTAAATTATTATAGAAATCATATCCGTCTGTTATATTATTAGGTATAACATCTTGATTATCTCCTTTATATACATAAACTACAAGTCCCCATATATCATCTATAATATTATCACCGACATCTGCATTCATATCTTTAGCAAGATAGAATATATTATTAGCATGATCTTTAATATTTTGATCTATAACCGGGTCTGACGTGAATGGAATAGTTACATCATAATCTACGTTATAGTTATCTATTTTAAAGTTAATATCATTACTTCTAATAGTAGCAGAACCACATTTATCACAATATTGCTTAATCATAGATTTTAAATCAAAAAAAGCAGGTTCAGTCTTGTCACTATACTGTTTAATTCCATGGAATATAGCCTCTACGGCTAATTCTTTACCTGGTATATCTAAGACTGGACTTATACTAAATGTTAGGTCCACGCCTAAGTTAATCTTTCTTTCTGGAATATATGTTTCTGTAAGATCTTCTTTAACTTCACTAAGTTTAGTCTCTACATTAACCATTCTCTGTTTCCATACAGTCCTGTATTTAGCTGGTTTAGGTTCTATTTTAGATGCGTTTACTTCTGCAATATGTTCATCCATTAAATCTAATTGAACTTTATTGTCATTAACTCTATCATGCCAAGCTTTAACTTCTGGATGATCTTCTGGTAATTTATTACTATAACCAAAGAATTTATCTAATGATATTGCAGTATTATCTAAATCTACTATATGTGGAAATGAATTTTGAATTACTTTAAGAACATCCAAGTCATTTTGGTACCCGTATTTAACTATATCATCAACACACATACAAGTATTACTTAGCAAATATTCATATAGTCTATCAGTTCTACATGCATATTTACGCATATGTTTAGCAGCACGTTGGTTTTTATTAAGTGCTTCATAATATGTAGTATCTGGTTTAACAAATTCATTTTTACCATATGGTTTAATAAACATAAATACTTTCTTTATATTATTATCTTGCTTAACTTCGATATTATGTTTTCCTATACGTTCTACATATTTACCAACCGGGTTACTATAAAGATTTTCTACATGATATGTACCATCTTTAAGAAGAACTAACATAGTAGTAGTCATTATACTGTCAGGATCGTATATATTATAACGTCCATTCTCCATATTAAACCATTTAGGTCTCATCCCCATATCACGCCATCCAAGTGATCTATGTCCTGGTATATCAGGGAAACTATCAAGTGATATATTGCTATAATCAAGCTCAATATATGGATATGCAAAACATATACCAGCTAGATCTGATTGTCCAGGCATATGATTTAATATAGGATCTTTAGGGTCTTCGGATGCTTTATTATCTTTATTAAGAAAAATCTTAAGAAGTTTATCATCTTTATATTTTTCAATCCACGATGGAGCTACTCTATCAGAAGCCCATCCATAATCATTTATATACATAGAACTAATAAAATTATTATTATTTTCTACTATACCATCAAATAAACCTTCCATTTCGGCTTCTTTAAAGAAATAATATAGTTTTCCATTATGATTATATTTAAAAGTCCTTTTATTTATATCATAAAGTTCAAATAATTTATTATTAAGTATTACTATATTACGTCTATCTGTATCATATTGATTACGTTCAAATGATATTGGGATAGGATTCATACTAAATACATCAGGTAGTATTACATATTTATCGCAATATTTAATAATATCATCATACATATCAAGATTCTTTAAATCGTCACGGATATCCCAATGCAGATCGTTTTCTATATTAGATACATTAAAAATAGTTCCAACCCATTCAGAATTTACTGTAGTAAGCATAGGTTTTGGAACAGAATTTTCATATGCATAACGAAATACATTATCAAAGATAATATCACGATAGATACGTAAATTATCTCCTAATTTCATATAAAAACCTCCTTTTCAGTAATAAAATTGTTTAAAATTAACAGTTTCATTGTTCGAAATTGGATATAATAAAACCAGATGAACAACAAAAGTCCGGTTGGTAATAAAAAATTCCTTCGTATATTCTGAATAAAAATAAATGGATGTGGAGTCCATTTATTTTTATATTATTTATTTAGCTAGATCTTCTAGAAGATCGTCTAGTTTTTTCTCATATTTTCTATTCATTGCTATGATTTGTTCTAAACTACAATTTTTAATTAATTCTAAAGTTGTTTCATTTATTCCAAGAATTCTTTTAGTTTCTTGATCTAACTTTTTAACATTCTCCTTAACTTCATTTAAATCCTTAGTCAATCTTTCTTCTACTAATCTATACTTTTTCATAATTCCTCCTAAAATTTATATAGAGCATAACCAATAATTGTAATACATACAGCACCAACCAATTTGCATTTATTCATAAATTGTTGCTTTGCATGTTTTTCTTCCCAACTTTGTATTCTTATATTTATCTTCTTCATTTTCCCTCGCTTTCTCTTTGACTTAAAAAGATGAGGATACTATATTTCAAGTATCCTCAAAATGTGTTTATTTCATTCTATTTATGGTTTCTTTCACAAGATCATTTTCTTTAAGATCTTTTATATCTCTTCTTATACTTTTTAACAAGAAGTGATCTCTCAATGTTATGTACCCAACAACACAAGTTCCAATACATAATATTGGATTATCTTTCACGAAATTTAATGCTGTTTTACCAACTTTGTTCAAATCTAAATTTATTTTCATAATTATCTTCTCCTTTTATTTTAAAATTTCAATTCTTTCTTGATATTTTTTCAAGTACTCTTGAATGTCAATTTTTCCTTCTGACAGATCTTTTTCTAATTGTTGCAAAACAGGATCTGCCTTTTTCAATCCAAATGCATATCCAACTTTGTAAACTAAATAAACTCCACCAACTATAACTGCACCTTTTAAAATTTTTCCAAACATTCTTATTCCTCCTTTTTAATTAAGCATTTAGCTCTTCTTTTCTTTTTAAAATTTTTCTTAAATATTCATCAAAGTTTATCTTACCGTTTAGATAATCTTGATAAATTCTTTGACATTCTGGATCAGCATCAAATGATCCGGCGCTATAACCACTTTTATAACACATATATCCAATTGCAACTAAACCTAATCCCATTAATATTTTCTTCATTTCTATCCTCCAGTTATTTTAAATTTTCCTTCGTACTTTCTTAATAAGAAGAGAGTATACACAAGTACATAAATGTATACTCTCTTTTAAAGACTTCTAGAATGCAGTATTTAGAAGATCTTTCTTAATTTGCAAAGCATCTTCTAATTCTTTGATAAAACATGCTCTGTAATGAAGATTCTTTAGATCTTGAATTAGTTTTTCTTCATCTTTGATTATCTTTTTAAGATCTTCATCAGTAAATTCAGATCTTATTAGATCTTTATCAACTTTAGAAATATCTTCCTTTTTCCCACGGATTTTCTTAAATCCTTTAAATCCAAGATATCCTAATCCAGCAACTACTACAACTCCAGCAACTCCAAACCCAATATTTTTTAACATAGACATATATATCACGCTCCTTTTTAATTATTTTATTATTTATATTATGTCTTGTATCTACATTAGTATATGTAATCGTTAAAACGCTATCTCTTCATTCCTTCGAGCGGATTCTTGGAAAATGCGTTTTAACGATTATTTTAACATATTTATGTGAGAAGTTTCTTTATACACTAACTTCTCGAAAAGTGTTGTTAACATTATGTTAACTTACCTTTTTGTTATCTAATTGATGATAATAATATAAATTTTTCTGTATTTGATTTAACATATTATCTAGATAAATTAGGACATCGATATCATCTTTAGTTATATCGAAATCGGATTTAACTCTACTGTATAAATCTCTTAGATAACAGAAAAGGTTTACCTCATGTTGATATAAATCATTATTAGAATTTAAATCTTCTCTAATAAAGTTATTAACAACATGTTGGTAATAATTTACTGATCTAACCATCAGTTATCACCTACCTCGAATATATGAAGATTTAATACTATACTCGCACTATAGTATTACATATATCTATCTTAGTATATGTAATCGTTAAAAGACTAAATGATGATTCCTTCGTATATTCTGGGAATGGTGTAAAAAGGTAAAAAAAGAATATACCCCAATATAGAATTATATCTATATTGGGGTAATCTTATTATTTACGAAAATACTTTCGTAATATTTCCATAACTGTCAAATATTTCATATATTAATAATGGAAATACTTGCTTGTCTGGATTTGATTGTACATAATAATAGAAATCCATAGTATTTTTATTCATTGTCAATATTATAGTTTCTATAAATAATCTTTTAAGATTTTCATCTGGAATATCAGATTCTTTTATAGCATCTTCAATCTTCCATGGTATATCACTAAACCATCTTGTATAAAGCTGTTCATTTTTATTTGTAAATTTCAGTATAAATTCTTTAATATTCTTAAAGTTTATTATTTTTGACACATATTCTGTAGTATTAATTATATGTCCTAAAATATTCATATCATCAAACATTTCTTCTACTACAATAAATCCATTAAAACTATCGAGAATATCATTTATAATCGGGTTAGGCTTTGTTGGAATAGTACTTTTCCATAAATTTCTATATTTATCTCTTATTTCTATTGCAATTTTTTGTAATATAAAACTATTAGCCTTTCCATGTATAAACATTTTAATTACGTTACTATCGTTATTATTATAAGTAAAAAGTTCTAAACCAAAATCTGTTTCCTTTATACCAACAAGTGGACTTATTCTTGGATTATTAATTATTTTAAATATATCATCTCTCCATTTAATCCATTCCTCTAGTTTCATAGTCTCTTTATTTTGATTTAAAACATCTATAACATGAAGATCTCTACTAAATATAACATCATTACACATAAACATATTAGCTTTTCTACTATGAATATCTGATCCAGGTGGTGTACTAACTTTCTTTAAAAAATCTTCTAACTTTATTTCTTCCTCTTTTGTCATATATTTACCTCATATTAATTTATGTAGCTGTTGTTTCTTCTTAAATTGAACCATTTTTTCTCTTATTTCTTTAGCTCTTTCACTATCAGGTCTATACCCATTAACATATTTAGCCTGTATAGCGTCTGGTATATTGAAATATGTAATTTGCTTAAAGTAATCTTTATATATACCAAGATTAAGTTTCTTTTTATGATTTGCTTCTACTTTCCAAAAAGAAGTATCAAGTCCTTCAATAACATAACCTTCTTTACCTCCAACTCTGGCAACTCTGCTAATATTTTGTATATAACTGCTAATACCAAAGTTAAATTCTAAAAATACCAATACTCTAAGGTTCGGATTATCATATCCACGTCCCATACTTTCAGTCGTAGTAATGATCCAAGTCTTAGTTTCTGCAATTTCTTTTTCTTTATTAGCTATACTACTATTATAAATACCTATATCATTTTCATCAATTTTAAAGTTATTTATTAACTTTTTCTTAACTATTTCACAATTTTCTATTCTTCCACAATATAATACTATACTTCCGCCTTCTTTAATCATTTTCTTAATGATTCCATCATCCTGAATATAAAATTTCCACATTATATAATCAAGAAAAACATCTTTATTTGCAAGATAGTTATTATAATATGTTTTAAATAGCTGTTCTTCATATAGACTCATTTTAAAATGTTCATCTCTAGATGGATTAAATCTCCACTTTACCACATAACAGTTTCTATTATTTGGTACTTGAACATCAGACCCAAATGTATGTACATGCCTGTATATCGCCTGGAATATAACGTCATCCTGTCTTATATTCTTAAATTTTGTACCAGTAAGATATAAGTTATGACTAAAGTTTCCAAAACATTCTAACATATATGTACTACCGACTTCACGATCACATTCGTCTATTATCTTTATACTTGCATTCATATCCAGCATAAATTTCTTAATAACTTCATAAATACCATATGTATTTATCAGACTTTGAACCATACGATGTGTTAAAAAAAGACCATTAACCTTTTTCCAATTTATATCCTCAAAATCAGATCCATTTCTCAGACAAAGCATCCCATCTTTACCCATATATTTACAGAAATCCTCATAACTTTGAGTTACAAGCTTACTACTATATGTAATAAAAATGAATTTAAGACCAAGTCTATTAATTATTTCTGCTGTCATAAATGTTTTACCAAGTCCTGGCTTAGCACATAAGAATACACGTTGTTCCTGTTCATTCTTATCTGTAAATATCTTACAGATACTATCAATTAGTGGAATTTGGTGTCCCAATGGTTTCCATTTCATTTTATTCCATTTAGTAACATGTGTTACAACTGGAGCTTTTTGATCTGAAAATATTAGAGGTTTTCTTAATATGCTATCTAGTATTGACTTTTTGATTTTAGGTATAATAATATAGTCGCCATCTTCAAATATGGCTTTTGGTATTTCATCGTTATCTCGGAAACTTAATACAGACATCTTTGCTTTCAAGTTGATTAACGTATCAGGTTTAAATTCATTTTTATGAATCCACCAACTTGTACTAGTTTCAATGTTCATGCATTCTCCTTTAAAAGTATATTTAAATTCCATTTAAACGCGTTTAGAGGCCTATTTTAGACGTTCTATATACTATAGTCGACTAATTATATAGTAATATTCTTAATAGGCCTATAACGCCATTTAAACAGGTATATACATAAGACTGTTTTTAGTCTGTAATACCATCAAAATCAGAGAAATCTGTTTCATTTGTATATTTAACAGGTTCTCTATCAAGTAATTTATTATAAACTACATCGAATTCCGAAGGTTCTACTTCCATTTCTGGAACTAATATATTATTCTTTATATATCCATGGTGTAGTTTTACAGATAATGCATTAGTAAGTCCAGGAGTTCTTAATATATCTCCAATATTGAAAAATTGTACAGATGTACTATTCTTGGATAAACGTTTACTACTGTCATTACCATCACGCATTAATCCATATATAAGTGCTTCATAATAAATAATATGGTCAAATTGAGATACTTCACGACAATAGTTAAAGAATGCTATTATCTGGTCTCTAACTGACATATTTTTATAATCTTCATCTTGATTAAAGTATTTAGTTCTTATAGCAGGACTATTCTTATAATGTTCAGTCCACATTTCTTTTTGAGTTTTAGGCTCATTATTATGTTTCTTAAGCATTATTTTAAGATCTTCTGCTTTAATAAATACAGAATCATTAGGAATATAATATTGTATACAATCTTTATGCTCAATATCATCTTCATCTGGTATATAAATCGGAGTATCGAATACTGCAATTTCTCCATTAATCTTTAAATACCAGTTCTTAGTAAATGGTTTTTCATCAAAATCATGAGAGAAACCTATAAATTCTATAAGTGTTCCATCAGTAAATCTTAACCAGTCAAACTCAACTGCTTTAAGTATTTCTTTCATATTATTATAGAATTCTTCTAAAGTGTATAGTTTATTTCTAAAATGTACATGAGTATCAAGCATTTTAGCACTGTTATTATGTTTTATACTGATAAGATTTTGTACAATTGCTCCAATAATATCCATTACATACATATAAGCAGAAGCTTTCCATGCTTTAGTATCTTGTAAGAAATCACTCATATAACCCATACATTCTTCACATATTGTATCTCCGTAGTTAAATAAAGCACTACGAATTTCTACATCTTGTCCAATAAGATCTTCTCTATCAGTATTTACATATCCAATATTCTTACCATCTTTATAAATATATTTCCATCTTAAGAATTTAAGATCTTCTTTACTCTTAATATGCCATGGAAGTGTTAGTAATGTACCACAATCATGTATAACTTCTCTAGACAAGTCTTCATTAAGTTTAAAAGTAGCAAGTGGTATTCCGATATGTTTATTTATAGTACCAGGATCTTTAACTTCTGTTTTACCTGATATTATAACTAGACGTCCACTATTATCCATTTGATATAAGTCTTTAGGAAGTCTAATACCATTAAGAATTCCACCAAGTACATTATGTGTAGTACGGTTTTTATCTATATATCCAGGCATCGGACCTATTTGTACAAGTGCTTGTGCTTGTTTTGCATTTATTTTAACTCCGCCTTCAAACATTAGATTTATTGGATATACTTCAGCAGACTTTAATATTTTAACTATTTCATCTTCTTTCTTTTGTACTACCCAAGGTGGGTCCTTTTCAGTTATAATAGGATTATCCATAAGAGTACGGAATTCTTTATGACTATCATAAGCGTCTATATATCCCCATAAACTATGGTCCATACTTACTGTTATACTAAGTTTCATACTAAGTTGGTGGAAACATGCTACTACCATTCCCAATAAAAAATATAGATGAATTTCTCTATCAGGTAGTATATTGATAACATTATCGCATACCATTTGTCTATATTTATCTGGTACTCCTTTAGAGTAGTCTCCAGTATAGATAAGTTTGGCTCTAAGTTTAAGAGGTAAATTATAATATGCGTATACTTCTTGTAAGTATATATTAAGAAGTCCATGAACTCCGTCTGTATGTATTCTAAATTTTTTGTAAATGTTTTTTGTATATATTTGTAAAGAAGGGGGCTTTTTTATTACAGCAGCCTCAAGTCTTTTACAGTCTTCAGTATTTCTTGCATCAATTACTATATTTTTCATCACTTAATCTCTCCTTATTTAGAAATTCAGCAGTTTCTTTAATTATATTTTTTACTAATTCAAATGAATCTGTAAAATCTGTCTTTTCTATCCAGTTATGAACATTTACGTCGGCTGGTATATCTCTATATATGTATTCAGTTAGGAATGATCTGATACACGCAACACCAACTATTTTTTTATCTTCAAGACAGTATTTTTCACTACCTGGGACTACAGTATATAAACTTGCACTAGTATAATCTATACCTTTATCATACAAATCATTAAGTTCTTCTGCTTCTAAAGAATTATCTGGAATGTAATCATAGTACTTATCTGTTTTATTAACTGTAGTATATGCTGTAAGGATAAGATCGCTGACCGGTGTTATTTCTTTACATATAAATATATCTCTAGCATTTACTCCAAATCCAATAGTAAAGTGTTCTACTATATGCTTAGAAACACCTTCTGACTCAAAATTAGCATATTCTTTTAACTTATGTTCCATACTATCATCTCCTAATTAAATATTTTTTTAAACATTCTTCCAGCCGCATCAAATACAGTGTCGCTATATGGGTCATCTATTTTTTCTATTGGTGTACTATATATCCTTTCTGTCATTAAACCGCAAGTTATTGAAACATCATACTGATCGCACATTTTATCTATTGCAGATTGGTCGACATCTATAGTAACCCTATGTGCTATAAATGATTTTATAGGAGTATGTTTTATAATCTCAGCTACAGTATATGAGTCCTTCATTTCCCATATATAGAATCCAGATTTGTTTATTCTATCAGCATATTTATGGCGAGGATCATCATAATTGAATTCTTTTATAGTACACACATACTCCTTATCATTAAATATAACTAATACATTAGGATACATATTATCCACATTAAATTTACTAAATCTGTAGTTATTAAGAATCTTTAGTATTAAACTTCTATTCTTAGTTGGATTAAAGAATATATCATGTCTACTCATCTTACTACCAATAAATCTAGATACAACCCCAATAGATGTTAAAGTACTAATCTCTTTGCCCATATTTATCACAACCTTTCATATTATGTAATATCTACTGCTATATTCCTTATTATATGTAACTGATCAATCTATAAGTATTCGCACATACTAATAATATAAACATTAATAAGCAAATACTAAGTCCCATGTATTCAATTGAAAGGCAAACCGCTCTTCTTCTACTAATTTGTCTAGCACCAGCTCTGATTTTCATAAGGTTGTATTGTATTTCTTTTCTAACATCATTCTTTAAAATTCTGCATATAAATGCTACCACTATTTGTAGTCCTAATATGATCAAACTATCACTATACGTAGTTATAAAATCTAATAATGTCATCGTTACCTCCTAAGCTCCTATAATTTTACTAAATAATCTTACTATAAATATAAAAATTTTAGCAAATGTTCCATATTGGTACATATTATATATTAACATAGTACCATTAAATAATACTAATAATGTATTATAAAATGTATATTTTGTAAACTCTTTTAATTTAATCTTAAAATTAAATTTAACCATATCTGCTTCTTTTCTTACATATTTATGCACATCGTCCATTGTAGTACCTTCTGGAATCTTTGCATTAGCTAATTCTTTAATAGTATCATCTTCAAGATTCTCAGCTTCCTGCAATATCCTACTATAAATACTGACATTTTTAAGACTACGTTTAAGTAAATGTATACCAATTAATAATGATAATGCATTTAATGCTACTAAAAACGATCCCATCATTCTGCATCACCTAGAACTTCATCAAATGATTTAAGTTTCATAACTCTTGTATTATTGTCTGTTTGACCTCTATATATAATCTTCTTTATACGTTCAAGTATATTAGAATCATAATTTTTATATTTTTCTGGTAAATCTTCAACTGTTATTAATGCTGTTACATCCGCAAACGGATTATATAATTTAAGACCTTTAAGTGTTTCTTTAACTAACCCTATTTCTGGTAAGTTCTTTTCAACTACGTTTATTAATCTACTAAGTCTTAACAATTCTCCACTAAGCTCATCTTTAGTTATCTTTATTATTCTAGTTTCTTTTTCTTTAGAAATATACGTATCTAATTTTAAACTAATTTTATCTAGAACTTCATACATTGGGCTACCCCAATCAAATAAATCCATTAAACCTTCAAAACTACCAGATGCATACATAATATCATCCATTTTGATAACTTCAGCATTAATTATATTATCTTTAACATATTTAAGTAAACTTGGTATTTCTACTTCCTCAAATTTAAATAATATATTACTAAGTTGTAATTGATTCATTAATATATCATTACTTTTATTAGTAGCTCCATCTGTAAGCATATCATAATACTTATCATTTGGTGCTTCCCTATCCACTTTTAAATTACTCATTACTCTAGCCATTAATAAGTCTTTCTTCTTCATTCTTATTTCCTCCAGTTATTTTTATATTTAATTAATATATCTTTTGCAATACCTTCTATTCCCTTTTTAACTGCTATTCCTGCCATTATGCAGTTATATATAAGAATACAAGCAAAAATTACTATCATCGTGATTATAAATATCTTCATTTATATCCCTCTTTTAAGATGTATAACGCGTTTTATACATATCACCCTAAAATATTCCATTATAAAACGCGTTATTTTATTACATTACTATAAATTGGCCCTTATGTTTAGTTATACCGAAATAACTATAATAAGTATTATCATCAAGGTTATTTATATCAACCTTAATTCTATATTGGTTATTTACTAAATAGAAACTATTATATTTTTCCATCGTATTCACCAATTTTCCACCTGTCCACACACGTTTACCATGCATTCCAGATGTAGTCCCTACTTTAATAATAAATTTCTTTAGTTTAAATTCCCCCTGCATTATAACAGAAATATCGTCTCCGTTATAATTTGTTGTATACATACCTACTATAGTATCTTCCCTTTTTAATCCAATTATAGTAGATAAGTCTATATATGGATTACGCATAATCTTTGCAACCTTAACTACATACATATACCCTTTATCTGTTATTATGTAGATAAGTCCATTTGTATGCGTATCAATGCTCATAGTCCCTTTATACTTAGCACCGACTACCATATTATAAGTTTTATCATTAGCAATTAACCATACTTTACAAGGTATTATAGACGCAGCTTTATTAAGATTATCTTTCTCTATTACATTATTTTTTCTTCTACGTCCAAACTTTACAATATATTCATCCCACTCATTTGTCATATATTTATCCAAATGTTGGTTCTTTTGTGATATTGTAAGCTTTTCTAATTCAATTCTACGTTTTTCTAGCTTCTTATATTCTGATAATAAGTCATCAATTTCCATATTAGACAATCTATAAACACGTAGCATTACAATATACTCAGCTTGCTCATATGTAAGTTTATAAGCTTTCATAACACGATGAATTGTATCTTGTTTATTTTTAGCAAGTCTTACTTCTTCCATAAGTCTTTGTAGATTTTTTACTTTATCTTTATTAAGAATTACAACTCCATCTATTAGATGCATTTGTTTTATAACATCTTTAAGCTCTCTCTTAAATCTATTATATAAACATCTTTCTCTAAATTCTACGAAAGCTTTTATTATATCTAATAAATTAACCCCTACTTTGAATTTATCATTTATAATTACGTTATTTACCATACTATGTTTTACTTCTAAACATGTATTAGCTAGTAGCTGACTTACAGCATTATCATAATTTTCAGGATTATCGAGTTTAAGTTTTATACTGATTCCATCCATATTACTATGGTCTTCATATGATACAATATGACATACAAGTTTACCTTGATCTGCTTTAATTGCTAGATTTTTAACATTATTTATAAATTGTTCCGTTGTAGTGTCATATGGAATAGAAGTAACTTCTATAAACGTATCTTTCCCATCATCGATACGTTTCCATATTCCACGTTGCACACAAGAACCAGAACCATTTATATAAGCATCTTTAAATCCTTTACCTACTATAGTACCAGCTAATGGGAAATCTGGTGCTTTTAATATATCTGCTAGTTCCTGAACAGATATCTTTCTATTTTTAACATATGCTTTACATACATTAGCAACATCTGTTAAATTATGAGGTAAAAGGTTTGTAGTATATCCAACTGCAATCCCAAAGTTTCCATTTATTAAAACATCTGGAAGAACTGCTGGTAATACTAAAGGTTCTGTACCAGTATCTGTATAGTTATTTTGATATGGGACTACATCTGGACTTAACTCATGAGTAAAAACATCTTCCCCATATTTACTCATACGAATTTCCAAATATCTTCCAGCGGCTGCCGTATCCCCAAATACGTTACCTCTATTCCCATCAATCTCAAAATAAGTTTCATTTTGTTTCCACTCCTGACTCATTGTAACGTAGGCTCCATTTATTCCACTGTCTCCGTGTGGGTGGTAACTCATACATTGCCCTACCATTGTATTTAATTTCTTGGCTTTAGCATTAGAAAGCACGCCTTCTTTAAACATTACGAATAAACATCTACGTTGGACTGGAGTTTTATTGTCTAATACATTCGGGATCATACGGTGGTATAGCACATAGTTAGAATATCTCTTTAACGCATCTATCGCATATGTCCCAAGATTGACCATTTTGTATTTATTCATTTTTTCCTCCGGTAATAAAAATAATTTGGCGGGAATTATTACACCCCCGCCATCATATTAATTGTCTTTATTTATCATCAGTGAATATTAAATACACAAAATTATCACTGACTTTTATGTCAGTTAATATAGAATAGTCTACTCTATCTTGCTCTTGTCTTATAACTGCATTAATAGCTTCTTCTCTTTGGTCGTATGTCTTACTTCCTACATATACCACTTTACAGTATTGTCCAGCAAACACATTAGCCGATAGTAATAAACCTAATCCTAATAATAACTTCTTCATAATAGCCTCCTATTTTTTCTTTTTAAGTTTTAAACCTAAGTATACTTCAGAACCTGCTCCTGCAATATTCTTTGCAGGTTCTACACAGTATGACATGATACCTTCAACGTCATAGTCTGTTTGTAGTAGTATATGTAATTCATCATAATCATTAATTGGTTCTTGGAAGAATGGTACAACATAGTGCACACTTCCATTATCTCCATTTGCTTCATCATCAGGGTCCCCTCCTGAATGAAGTTTATTAGGATCTATTCTCAATGATGTATCTAAATCTTGAGGCAGTGCTTCATATGGAACCTCAGTTATAGATACAGTTTTAACTGATGAGTTATCTGATTTATTATCTTTAGAAGGCTCTTTATAATCTTTCATTATTTCATCTCTAGATTTATCATAATCAGATTTTTCTTTAACGATAAATTCATCACCGTTAACCTCAACATCATAATCATTTGGATTCAATAATGCATTCTTATAAATCTCATTTGATGCCTTAACCTCAGCTAACTCAGCTTGTAACTTTGATATTTCTTCACCTTTACAACCAACTAACAACCCGCAAATTCCTAATATTAATAATAATTTTTTCATATTCTACTTCCTCCTGTTTATATTTTTATAAGATAATTTAATTAGTGTTACATAACATGTATCATAAACCACACTTAATTTATGTATTGGTTTATTAATACATAAGATTTTCATAATTTACATCCCATTTGGCATCCTTACTCTGGTATGCCTGTTTAATCCGTTTACTCATCTGAGCTCTATCAGACGGGTTATCCCTATTATAAGGTCTATATTCACCTAAGTCCGTACAGCCCACTAATAATAATCCTAATAACAATAATACAACTTTCATTAATCAACCATCTCCTTTTTCTCTGTTCGAAAACTATGCTTCTTATTGGTTTTCTTTTTGTCCTTATTCTTCTTATACATCTTTTCCAATAATTCATCATCGTCGTCAAACTTATTTTTCTTTGTTAATTTTTCTTTCAAATTGTTCACTCCTTTGAAACGTTTTATTACTTTATTATATGTAATTATTCAATACCTAACGAATCTATAATATCTTTAACAGCAGCTAAACTCATTTCATTATTAAGTTTCTTCTTAACAAGACTATTCTTATCTCTGTCGATTTGTATTAATAACTTATTAAGTAATGACATGAATTTACAAATATCAGATTCTAATACATATCTACTATTCATATAATGGTCAATTGACATTTCCTTCATATCATCAAGTTTAAGAACATTCTTTCTATAAACATAGTTTACTTCTACTAATTTAACCACAGATTCTAACATATCTTTAACGTACTTATAAATATATTCCAAATCCATTCTAGTACTTTCATACTCTTCAACCACCATTTTCTTTAATGCATCACGCATATTCATTACATAGTAGTACTCTATTAAGAATATATTATCAGATTCGGGTACCATATCAGGTACCCTATATTTTGGTTTAGCATTTTCTTGTCTTTTAGTTTCAATCTTTTCAAGTGTACTAATAGCTTTACTACCAGCTTTAACTACATTACTTCCAAGACTTACCAGATTCTTTAGATTTTCCCATGTACCCATTTTTATTACCTCCGAATTTATTATCTTTCTTAACGAAAGGTTTCTTTGTTTTAACAGGTTTCTTTAATAATTCTGGGTCACTAAGCTTAGTATACTCAGTTTCTCCTTCAGTCAACATTACATCTACTATAGGTTTATTAATTAATGCTATATTATCTGTATTAAATAGTTTAAAGTTAAACATATTTACAAATAATATTCTTCTATAATCTGTTGGTAATGATACAAATAGGTCATCAGCTATAGGTTTATCGAAGAATAACACACAATTAGAGAAGTTTGGTATTCCAACATGCATACTAGTAAACATTAAAGCATTTTCCATATAATCTTGGAATCTATTTACTAATTCTTTTTGTATAAATCCAAGATTAGATGTATCTATACCGTCTGTATTAATAGATGCCATAACTTCTTTAACTTTCTCTTTATCAGTTCCTTCTATTTTATTTTTATTTATTATTTCTTTAACAACATCACCAAATTTATTAATTCTATTAGTTAATTCTTTAGTAGCATCATTTCTACTAAATAACTCAGCTATTGCATTAATATTATTTAGATAACTAGGTGCCCATTTCTTAATTTGTTCTGTTTCTTTAGTAAGAATAATAGCAGTTAAGTTATAGAACACATTTTTATAGAAGTTATGTCTAATAATACAATTCTTTTCTCTAGATAATATTTCTAACATTTTAGTCTCATAATTAACAAGTTTACCATCAAATAACTTATCAGTTATAGCTTTATTAGTTGTAATGAATTCTTCATCTATTAAATAATTATCTCTTACATATCTTTGTAATAATATAGAAGCTAATACTCCTTCTGGTTTAGGAAGCATTGGTCCTATTAAGAATTTTGCTTTCCTAAAAGTAGTTTTACCGCTAGGCTTTCTGTCGGTTCTTGTGAATTTAAAGGTATTTTTATTTGAACTCTTCCCCTTCCCTCCAAAGTTGCTTCTTTCAGTTCTTTGTGTTTTTGAATCAAATTTTCTTTCCATGTGTTATCCTCCATTTTATTTATATATTTATTTAATCCATATTTTTTAATAGCATATTCTATAACCTTTTCTTCTGTATCGAAACGCTCATCGTTAGGGCTAATATTATGTGCCATTCTATAAACCCAGTGTTCTAAACTTGTCATTGTGTGGTCTATTAATTCTATAACGTCTTTAAATTTACGATATTTCCTTATTTTGATTTTAAGTCCTTTAACTCTAGAATATATCCATCTATTGCATCTAATAATTCTAGCCTCATCAATAGATATTCTATATTTACGGTTTCTTATATTACGCATGTTTACCTCCATCTATAAAAGAACGCCATTTAACTAATAACTTTACTACATCTTCAACACCTCTAATAGCAGGATGGTCTGTATCTCCAGGATCTATCATTACATCAAAACCTACATGAATTTTACTTAATTCTGCTATAGTTTTACCATTATAAGTTCTATTATTACATACGCTATGGAAATCTAATGGAAAATACTTACGTTGATGCCTTAATGTTCTAAGTATATATTTTCCCATAATATTACATATACCGTATTTCTTAGCCAGATCTTCATAAAATATATGTTCTTTAAATTCTTCAGAATATGTAAGTAAATCATTTATATACTTAAGATATTTGAATTTATTATTTCTTTTAAACATTTTTACAGCATCATATAGCTGTATATTTAATGAGTTCCATTTACTGTAATCTATGGCACAATTATATTCATCAATTCTATCTAACACTTTAGTCATATTCTATTCCTCCAACTTATCTAATAACCAATCTGGCCACATTACTGTTTCTATTTGCATTTTCTCTGTTAATTTAATAGTATCTTTATGTTTTAAGTATTTTTTCCAAAATTTATCTATAACCTTTTTCAGACCATATTTAATATATACATCTTCATAACATTCTTGTGCTTTAAATGTTTCAAGATTGGCACATATCATGCCAATCTTTCTATAGTCTGCATATCTCCAAGATCTTCTTAATTTCTTAAGTCTAAGTCTTAATTCATTTTCATATAGGTTCCAATTACTTCGTATGATTTCATTTAATGTTTTACTCATTTTTCCTCCTTAGATACAGTTTCTTGGAATATCTTATTTTCCAAATCCGCTGGATTATATTCATGATCTTCTATTTCTATACTACTACCATAATATTTTACCATTTCCTTCGCATCTTCTGAAGAAATCTTACCTACTTCTATCATGTAGTCTAATCTACCAGGTCTAACTAATGCTTCTGGAAGATAATCCTTATTATTTGTAGTAATTATAGTAATAGCCCCATTTGGACTTGTGTTACTATCTAGAAATTGCATCAAGTTATTAAGAACTTCTCCACTATTAACTAGATTATTATGAACTGTACCAATATATCTTCCTTCGCTAGTAAATGCTCTTGCTGACCGGATTTGTGGTGGGTCTGAAGGTTCTGCTTTAGTTTCCGCGTCTCCACCTATTTTAAGAACAGATTTATCAATATCTTCTATCACAAGTAATGATGGTTTACCAGTTTTCTCATAGTTTTCTATAATTTCCTTAGTATTATACACTATCATCATATCATCATTTCTAGCAAACATTTTATCAATATAATGAACTTTATCGAATTTAAATTTATTTGCTATATATTTAATAATACTAGTCTTACCAGTCCCTGGTTCCCCATATAACAGTATATTTAGTTTAAATTTTTTACCAAATTTATCATATATATGTTGCTTTTTAAGGAAATCATTTATAACATTTTCTACCGTAGTTATATGACTACCAAATATCTTCTTATCAGTTATTTTATCTATAAGAATCATAGCAGTATCACATATGTCCAAACCAGTAGTATATCTTATGATATTATCTTTTTGAGACGGCATTAAGTAATCTTTAATACTCTTAAAGTACATTCTTCTATTTTTACCCAGAATATCACAGTTGAAGAATTGTTGAGGACCTCCAACACTATTTTCATACCAGTTCCAAATAAGCATCCAAGTAAACTTATCTAGTTTTACTATATAATAACCAAAGTTTAGATTACTATAATCTGCATTACGTCCTAGAAATATATTATTCTCTAATATATCAATTGTACGTTTATCTTTACTATTGATTTTAATCCAATCAATAAGTTCAGATATTTTTTGCTTATTTTCTTGTAATAGTATTCCCATACGAGTTCTTACAATAAACTGCTTACTTATCCATTTAATAATGTCTTTAGTTTGACTTAATATATAAGTCAACGCAGTTATAAATACAATGTTATTCATGTTAAATAGTTCTTTCATTTTAAATTCTCCTTTACAATACAATTTTTAATATTTATGATATGTGTTTATCATTTTGTTCCTTTTCTTTCCATAATACTTAGATTTCGGAAACATAATTACAGTTACTCTAGTAATCTTCTTAGGTCTAAATAAAACCATACCTTTTTCATGGTCTATTTCTACATGTAATCCTTCCATGTCCTCAGAATACTTTTCATTCTGTTTAACTGATGCTAATATATTCTTAGCCATTTCTTTAAGTTTATCAGATGTATCACTATCAATATGCTTACTTAATGTATCGATTAAATCTGCATTATTTTGTCTAATCAGTTCATTAACATCTGAAATGGTTTTAGCATGCTTTTTAACCATATTAATATACTCTAATGTTCTTTGTGGATTATACTCTAACATACTCATTATAACTCACCTGTCTCTATTAGTCTTTTTCTATGTGTACTATCATTACCTTGAAGCATATGTATTACTTCTGACACCTTTTCAAAATCATTTATATGCACTTGAAGTAATCTACGAGTTTTAGGATTCATTACTTGTTCTCTAAACACGTCTGCATTAAGTTCTCCAAGTCCTTTAATACGTTGTATATCAGATATCTTATCATTTTTGTGTTTTAATAGGAAATCTTCTTGTTCTTTTTCATCATATGTATAGTACTTTTGCTTTCCAATAGTGTTAATGAAAAGTGGCGATAAACTCAAGTATACATGTCCATTTTCAATTAAACCTGGGAATAATCTAAAGAATAATGTTAATAATAATAGTTCTATTGCGCTGCCGTCAGGGATCTTGATCAGTTGCAATCAAAATTTTATGATATCTAAGCTTTTTAAGATCTAGATCATCTTTCACCCCGCATCCTAATGTTATTATTAAATCTTTTATTACTGAATTATTATAAGCTTCTAGTTCACTATGTTTTTCAACATTCAATATTTTACCACGTAATGGAAATACTGCTTGATACTTACTATCTCTAGCATTCTTAATAGTTCCGGCAGAACTCAATCCTTCACATATTATAATCTCACATTCTTCTGGTTTCTTACTAACACAATGTGCAACATCAGTACCAACTACAGATAAATTACCTTTCTTTGCTGCTTTTGTACCAAGTACCATTTCTCTTGCTTTTTTACTAGCTTCTTTGATTCTTCTAGTAAGCAAGATTCTATCAACTAATACCTTAGTTTCCTTTGGTTTATCACTAGCCCATGCTATAAGTTTATTATACACTATTTCTTGTACAAATGGTACGATATCTGGAGCTGATAGTTTAGTCTTAGTTTGGTTCTCAAATGGAGGTTCATTCATTTTAAAACTTATAATACAACTAAGTCCTTCCCTAAGTTCATTACCTCCAATATTACTATCTTTATCTTTAAGAAATCCATTTTGTCTACTAATATCATTAATAGCACGAGTAAATCCTCCACGGAATGCTTGAACATGAGACCCGCCTTCTGGCATATGAGCAGAGTTTACATATGAAATCATATCTTCATAGCTATTATCAGTATATGTAAAGATTGCTTCTATAAAGTATTTATCATTTTCTGCAATTATATGAATTGGCTTAAATAGCGGCTTGTCATCACCAAGTCTGGCCTTCATCATGTCAAATAGTCCATTTTCAGATTTAATTTCTTCTTTTTTATTAGTTCTTTCATCAGAAAGTATAAACTTATTACCTGGATTTAGATATGCTTGAGTTTGTACCATATCTTTAACCTTATTGTAATTATACTCGATGACTTCTTTAAATATTTGGTTATCTGGTATCCAAGTAATCTTAGTTCCAGAAGGATATTCTGGTATTTTATCAATTTTTGTAAGTTTAGATGTTTCATAACCTCTGCTAAATGTTTGTTGATACACTACATTATTACGAGTAATTTCTACTGTAGTTTTCTCAGACAGAGCATTGATTATTTTACATCCAATCCCATTTTGCCCTATCGCATTCTTATAGTTTACATTGGCTTCCATTTTACCTCCACTATGTGGTTTAGTAAATAGAATAGTAACAGTTGGAATACCAGTATTTTGGTATGGGTCTATTGGCATTCCACGCCCATTATCGGAAAGTTCAAATCCAATTGGGTTTAATAGTTTGATTTTTACTACATCCCCATGTCCTGACCCTACTTCATCAATAGAGTTTACGAATACTTCTGTAAGACATTGGATTAGACCATTTTCTAATGTATTTCCGATATACATATTAGGTCTATGCCGAATACCTTGCAAATCTTCGAAAACTTTGATGTTTTCAGATGTGTACTTGTTTTCACTCATACAATTTTCACTCCTTTATATTTGTATTTAAAAGCGTTTATAGGTATCTATAAACGATTCTATAATATCAGTATATAAATTATAACTATATACTATAGAACGTCTATAAACGGTATATAAACGCTTTATAATTGATTATACTACTATATTATATGTAATTAACGAAAATATTAATTAATTGGTGTTTCAGGTTCTTCTTTATCATCAGATTTACCTTTGATAACTAATACATCACCGCTACTCATACCTTCTGTTAATGAATCTAATGCTTCAGTTAGTTCATGCATATCTCTAAGTTCATTCATTTCTTCATCTGATACAAATATAGTATCATTAACTGCTTTAACAAATTCATCTATTATATTATTAACAATAGCTGCATCTGACGGTTTTAAATCTTTTGATGTCATTTTATCATGAAATAATGTATATAGATTAACATCACATACACACTCAGTTTCATCTGCAAGTATCTTATCAATAAATTCATTAATGTATACTTCATCTAGATATTCTATACCATCAAGCCACATCTTTTTATCTTGAGCTTCAAAGTCTTTAGATAATTCCATCCATGAGTATAAAGCTATATATGCAATAGCATAATTATGTAATGCGTATTTAGCATTAAATGGTAATCCTTCAAATGCAACTAGAACATCTTTATCTTGAAAGAATACTTTAGATATATAATCTAGAGCTTCTTTAAATATGCTATAATATGGTACTTTATTTGATGGATTATTATGATTAACATCAAATATTGCTTTAACAAACGGTTCTTTATCACCAAGTACAAAATATGCAGATTCAGATATATCACTATCTTTATGATTAAACCAAATTGAATGACCTAAACGATCAATACCATCTACTTCATTGTAGTCCTTGCTAACACGTAAACTATATTCTCTTTTTATATCCATTATCTTAATTCTCCTTCCGAAATATCATCTGTTACAAGTTCAACTAATTTAGACCCAGGTAGTATATAATCTCTTCTACTAAATAAAAGAACTCCATTCTTAATATAATTCCATATTTTGATAACATACTCATCACTTAATGTTTTACCTATTTTATTTCTTACATTTGCCTTAATAATATCACCTACAGTAGGTAATAAATATTTTAATTCATAATCTAATTTATCATCTAATGTAAATACATGTATTGGTATATTAAAATCCCCAGTTTTCTCATTACTAAGGACTAAATCAACCTTTACTGTGTTCTTATTATTATCTCTTTCAATTGTATATACAATATTTAACGATTGTGCAATGTACTCATTGATAGGTATAATATAACTAAAATTTAAATATTTATCTGGGTAATTATTATCAATATTTAATTGAGCCATTTTAAGAAATAACTCAAATCTTTCTTTATTTTCAGATGCTAATACTTTAAATAATCTTTCCTCAAAATCATCATATTCAAACTCTTTCATTAAATCATCAATTGTTGATATAGGAAGATTTCTTTTAATATATGCTATATTAGCAGTTCTATTCTTACTAATATAATATATAGCCAAATGCCCAGTTTCAATTACACATAAAAATACAGGATTATCAAATATCATAAATGTCACCTCTTTAATAATTTTCAATATCATCATGAAATGGTATTATAATTTTAGCATCTTCACTAAAATTTAATACATTAAGTTCATTAAATTTATCTATAATAAATTTTGCAAGATCTTTTGTAAATTTTAAACCAACTGTAGAATATATATTATTATAAATTTTACCAGTAAGATTATTACTGAATTCGTCTATATTCTTACCACCAATATCATCTTCTATGGTTGTATTAACATTACCGTATATATGTCTAACATTTTTCTTAGGAATCCAAGATACTCTAAGATCAGTATAATCATTTCCAGATTCATGTTCTATACGCACATAAGTATTAACTGCTGTATGTAAAGACTCAAATATAACCGAACATTTACATTTTTCACCAATATAAGGTTTAACATACATAATATCACGATTAATACTATCATCTGATGCTACTAGATTTACATATTTTTCAAATGTACTATAATCATAATTCATAATATATCTTGCTATATCTCTAGATTTTAAACTTTTTGACTTAGATAAATAATTTAGTATATATTGAGCTTTCATTTCTCCAGTATAACTACATTTTTCCTCATATTCATCATTACCCCAGATACATATTTTTGGTATACTATCCCCTTTATACACTTTTAAAAATAAAGCATTACTATCCATATACATTTCAAATCTATTCATACTCAACCTCCTATTTCTTTAAAATATTATATATTGGTATATTAACTATTTTAGATACTGTTACATCGTTATATTCCAACACCGGTAATGTTGACATATATTTCATATCATCATCATTAATTATTATTCTAAGGCTATCAATAACTGATTCAGTGTTAATATTTAGTTTATTACTATCAATATCTCTTTGTAATTTTGTCGAATTTATTGTATATTTTTTATTAATATAGTTAGATAAACTACATTCAATTAAGGGAATATTTATCTTATCAATATTTTCATAACATAATATAACTGCTGTTTTATTTTTATTGAATTTAAACTTAAAATATGTTTTAGATATGAACCGTTCTTTATTAAACTCTAATATATGCGAATCTCCTATGCCTAATGTTCTATCTCTATATTTTGCCATAAAATCATCTAATGTAACACGTCTATAATCATCTTCAGTATTATGTAAAAATGATATAAATCCACATAATTCATGTCTAACATCTTTAAGTCTAGGGAATTCATTTGATATTAAGTATTCTAATATATTAGAATTAATTTCTGCGTCACCCTGTAGTAAAAGTTTATCTGTTTCATATTTTACACGGCTAACGACTACAAAATCTTTCATATCTCTATCTTTATAATAAATATCTAGATCTAAGCTGGGATTTATTTTAAATATCAGCAACTCATTCATACTCTATTCCCCTTTCAATATTATTTGATCATATCCAGTAAAGTTAAACAGATCAGATAACCAAATATAATGATCTATTATATCCTTACTATAATTTTCATAAGAACTATAATGTAAGTTATGTTTAAATCCGTTATATTCTTCCTCGTTATCATAATATTTAATTCTATGATTTATTATACTCCATTCAGCAGTAGATATATTAAATAGTCCGCTTATTGTCAACTGTTTAGCAAATGTTACAAGCTCATTCTCTTTTCTAGAAAATTGAAATTCCATCTCTGCACGTTCTATTAAACCTTTCATATCAGAACCGCTCATCTTCTTTTTATAGAAATCCACTGGAAACTCTCTATTTAAATCTTCAAAAGTTTTCCATTTATATTTATATAGATAGTCAGATATATTCATATTGAATGTATACATAAAGTTTGGTAAAGATATATCAAAATATCTCTTATTTTTTATTACTACATTATGATATTTACTCCAGAAATCTTTATCTTTAAAATATTTAACTAATCTAGGAGCTATATCGTAGTAGTGTAAATCTTCAAATTGCTTTTCTGTAGATTCTTCCAATTTCCATTCTGTTGTTAGGTTATAAACTCTAACCACTTTTATATCATAGAACTTACTTATTTCATTATTCTTAAACCATTCTTGTATAAATAATCCATTTTGTCTTACAAATCTACTATTATTATAACCCCAAGATCCAATTTCTCTGTATCCCCATCTAGCATTTAGCCTCATATTAATAGCGACCGCTTTAAGAGTTATACCACCAGTTTTATTATCATAATATGTAATAAACGATTTTATATTACGAAACCTTGTATCAGTTTTATTATTCTCTTTCATCAAATTATCAACGATGCCACATACTGCTTTTCTAGCTATACGTTCTTTTGGAATAAGTTTAATTTTATATAACTTTGCTATAAATGTCATACTTCTTCTATCTTTTTTAAAATCAAAATACATATTAATCTCCTTTTATTGAAATTTTGCGGTACATAAAACACGTCCCGAAGGACGTGTTAAATTAATTCTATAAAAATGAATCTTGTGGACCAACACTGAAATTCTTTAATGATATTCCGATTCCATGTTCTGGGTCCCATTTAGCGTCACATAGTAAAACTATACATTTATCTCTGTCTGAATAGAATAATTTATCAAATGATATATTCATTTCAAACCATTTTACTATATCTCCAGCTTCTAATAAGTCTTTTCCTTTTTGGAAATTGTCATATTCATCATTTCCTTTAAGACCTTTCATGTATTTAGCACATGCATTAGCCAATACTGGTATTATATTTTCATCAACACCTAATGGAGCATGTGCAGCAATAGCTTCAGTAGCAACTTCTTCTTTATTATTTTTTAATTCCGATTGCACTTGTTCTATAGTTTCAAATATTCCTTCACTCATTTCTTACCTCCACGTCCTATTAGCTCTACTCTAGGAGCAGAACCTTCAACTTTATCAAATAATATATTATTCCATGAACCTAGTATAATACTGTTTCCAACTTTAAGTGGTTTATAATTAGTAATACTTTCTTTATACACTTGTCCATGTACATAGTATTTACTAGATTCTAACCATTTTGACATACTTTCTAATACTTTATCTATAATAGTATTAGTATCTGTATTAAAGATATTACTATAAGATGTTGGTGTAACTAGAGCTTTAGTTTTCTTATCTGTAGCAAATTTAACAGAGAAGAAATCTCTAACTACGTTATCAACAAATGATTTTCTCATCTTTCCACCTTGTATCATACCTTTGTCATCCATAAACATTAAGAAATTACTGATATGATGTTTTTCAAAACCATAATTCTTTATAGTTGCAACTAACACACGCTTAGCATTATCATCTACAAGATCAGAAGCTTTAACTTCATGGTTACTTTCTTTACTAGTAGCATCATAAACATATCCTAGTCTAGTTTGCAGACATGTAGTCCAATCATTTGGTATGTAATAATTACATATAGGTATATCTGTAATACGACCATATTGAGCCATACCTTTATTATAACTCATTAAAGTTTTAAACATTCCAGTAATTTCCATAGCAGCTCTTTTATAAAGCATGAAATTTCTAGGTTCCATACCAGCGGCAGCTGCTTCCTTTCCTTGTTGTTTAAATCCGAATGATAATCTTAAGTATTTACCATCTACAGATTTAAATTTATAAAAACCATTTCTACGACCACTTGATGTTAAAAAAATTTGAAGAATGTCATCATAAACAGGTTTTTCATCATTATTAAGTTCATACTTTTTCCATATGTTATAAATACTATTAACATCAACAGCATCATAATTTACACCGATATTTGCACAAATATCATTAATAATAGTAGTAACTAATCTACCGTGAGTATCAAAGTGAGTTTTAAGATATAAACCAGCACCTAATGCATTCCAAGTAATCCCCTTATTATTTTGTCCATTAATTATATGAGCAAATTGTGCTAATGCGCCTCCCAATGAATGTCCTGTAAAATAAAATTTCCAGTTTCCTTCTCCAAGTAATATTTTACAGTGACGTATAAACCAGTAGACAGATGTAAGCTGGCTACTGTATCTATCAAAAAGTGCCAGCTCCATATCTGTCATCATGTCCATAAAATCATTTGTACCACGGAAAGACACAACTACATCTTCACCTCTTACAAAGGCTGCAGCATAAAACCCATTAGATTTAGTATTTAGATCTAAACCGAATAAGTCTTTATATATAATAGTATCATTTCCGCTATACAAATAAGTCCAGCCCCTAAAGTGGCTATCCCATAAAGGGGCTTCATTATTTTCATCTTCGGAGAACGCCATATAACAGAACCTGCTTTTGCTACTCAAATTGGCTGGGTCTTTTGCCCAGTCATCCCATATAGTCTCTGAAATTTCAGAACCCCGTTTAACTGAATCCCAGTTACGTAAATAAACGAGATTCGCAAAATTCGCATATACTACATCAGCTAAAGCATTCATTATATATTCCTCCCTATTTTTAGTCTGTCATTATTCCGTAATATCCAGCTTCCAATTCATGGATAGCTTCTTTTGGTTGTTGTTTAGCTAAATAACTTTTAATTTCATCTTCAGATGGAGCATATTTAGCTTGTAACCCAAGTAAATTTTCATAGTTACTTTCAAGTACACTAATTTTATATAGTATAACATTTGTAAGACTATTCCCATGCTTCTTATACATAAGCTCCAAACATAACAGTCTTAACTCTCTTACTCTATGTTTATTCTCAACTAGAGCAAAACTATACCTCATATATGTGGCATCATTATAGATAGCCTCCAATGCATCATACTCGCTTAGTAATTCTAGATTACTAATTTCATTATACTCATATTTAGTATTATAAAGTCTGTCATATCCTAATATGAGTAATAGCATAACCAATCCAACTGCTACCGCCACAAATATTCCAAATAACACATTTCCCATTAATACATCATTCAACATCTTTCTACCTCCTAAAAATTTTAAGTTTATTTGCTTATATTTTGATATAAGTCACCTTATTATATGTAATTGTCGAAGTTTTTATTCTTCTGAGATTTAGGAGGTAGATTTATGTATTAATACAATTTTAAAACTCCGCTAGTAGATAGTATTTTAAGAGCAGAAATATCATTGTAAATAGGATAAAATTCTGTCCCATCTCTAAATACAATACAGCTTGCACTAGAAGTACGAGCATATGCTATATTTGTATTACTATCTACTAATGCTATAGTTTCAGACGGATTTACTGATGTATGGTATAATGGATAGAAATCTTCTATAAACTCTACTTCACTATCAGTATACTCGTTGTATATAGCGGAAGTTTGTTTTAACCAAAGTCCACTATTTTTAACACGTTTAATTTCAGGAAGCGTTTTATCATTCATTTTAATAAGTCCACGTATTTTTAATGTTTTCGCTATATCTGTTATATCGTTAGTATTAGTAATATTTACTATATTACCGGCTAAAGTATAACTACTATTAGCTACATCTATTATAAGTGGATTTACAACAGGTAAATCTTCACAGAAATGAGCAATTAATATCTTACTATTATTTATATCAGAGCTACGTTTAAAGCTAAGCTTTACTTTATTTTGGATATTAAATCCAGAAGTAACTCTAGCAACAGTAAGCATATCACCAGGTTCATAATTTACAGCATAGCATAAATCATAAAATGCAGGTAGATTTAAATATATATTAACATGTGTTGCAGTTATATTAATATTATATACGTCTATTGCTTTAATAGTAGTATCAGTTGTGTCTACTATATTTACACTAGATGGAGTAACTGGCATATTACCAATTATAGCTCTTCTACGCACTTCATTTAAACGAGGAGATAGTTGTTCTAATCTACTGTCGTCTAATAATGATAAACGTCTTATAACCTGTTTTAAAGGCTCAGAGTAATAAATATCTAAAGCATTTGATGGAAGATTAAAGAATCTAGCATATCTAGATTCGATATCTATACTTGTATCACCTATATTAGTAATAAATGTATTACGGTTAGGATCGAATTCATTTATACTATTTAATAGACGAGTAACATTATCAGTTCTCTTAATAGGAATATCATAAGTAATAGGAGTTTTTCTAACTGGTAGAGTATCACTATTAAATAATGTATTACTATTAATAAGATCTGTCGTTTCTACAGTCTCTATATTGATATCAAGCATTTTATCTATAATCTTAGTTTCAAATGATTTAAATAGATAATATACACGTTTAATATCATCGTTTAAATAATGTTCTTTATTTATTGGTACTATCATATCATTATATATTTCTTGATAAGATAGTTCTGTATTATATGGTTTATAATATGTCTTAGATATAGTCTTATTACCAACTTTAATATTTACATTAGCACCATAATATACATCTGGTATATCTTCTAAAGTTTTATTTAACTTTGTACTCATATTTACTATAACTGTAGTATCATATGTAAAGTCATAATGTTTAATTATATTAGGAACATTTGTTGTAAAATGTTCATGAATATTTGAAGATTGGAAAATATCCCAAAATTCATTTTCAGATATAGTACTATGAGAATATTTTGTAATATTAAATGTACGTTGTTCTTTAGAGAATACATTAGACTTAAATATAAGAGTTAATGTATGTGTATCAATGATATCTTTTGCAAATACAGAAATAGTCTTTTTGATAGTATTAGTGTACATATCTATTGTGTTATCCTTGAAAATAGTCATATTTTCATTATCATTTAGACTATACCAGATATTTTTAATAGTATCTTCAGATGGTTCTTCTAATAATCTAGTAGAATAGAATTCTTTATTATTATAAATAAAGTTTAAATTCCAACTATTAGAAGGAACTACATCCAAGTCGATAGTTAAATTAAGAGGTTCAACTACAGATATATACATATTATTCTTAATAGTATAATTATAATCTATTTTAGAAATAATAGCATTAATAAGTGTAGATCCCTTAATTTCTTCACTAGTAGATAGTATAATATTATCATTTGATATACTATTTACATTATAACCATTAATAAACCATTCATATGCAGGGATACTAGATGATTTAATTGTAGACAAGATACGTCTTAAAGAAGGACTAATAGTAGTCTTCTTTAATAACTGTTCTATTCTAGTATCTAAATTATCATTTATTTTAGATAGCAGCCATTTTTTATCGAATTCTTTAGCTATCATTTCCATTTTATCTAATCTCTTAGATTTAAGAATAAATAATTTAGATTTTGACATATCAAACTTATAATCATTAATATTTTCAAATTCATATACAGAATTATTCTTCTTATTAACTACAAGCATTATAGAAATATCATTTACAAAATCATTTAATACCTCTTTATCCTCATCATTGATATCATATTTATATTTAAAATCAGTAAATATGTCAAGTTTAATAAAGAAATTACTTCTATTAAACTCAGATGGTGGTGCAGGAGTATATTTATTAGTTTTAGGTCTAATAGTAAACTCTCCAGCTTCTAGTTTATTAGTATTAATTATAGTTATCTTTGGAACTACTTTATCAGTATCTTTATATGTTATATTATCTATATAATCAAGCATATTAAAGTCACTTAAAGTATTTCCTTTGTATTCTACAAATATTTCTTTAAGTTTGTCATTAAGATCAGGCCCTGATACATTTATACTACATTGAGTATTTACTCCAAGTTCAGTTGGATTATAAATATTATGAATATTTAATAAATCTTGTACCATAACTTGGTGTTCTCCTGATATAAATTCCCAATCTATAACGATATCTTTTAAATGGAAAATATAATGATTTGTATATTCTCCAAGATAGTCGTTATCTATTGTATCAGGTATTTCATATAAATAACTATGTTTTACATTATTAAGGTTATTATAAACTATTCCACTATTATCTGCAATAGTATTATAAACTCCAGTAGGGTTTGGTAAATATTCTACATAATAGTCTATATTACCACTAGAACGAAGTCCTGCCCTAGCATTATTATATACTTTATCAGTATTTATTAATAAATGTATATTATAATGTAGTACTCTATAAGTTTTAGAAGTATCTCCGTCTATAATTTCAGTTTCATTATTATAATATCCATATAATGAACTACGATTTGCTAATGTAGCTGGTCCTAGATCTTCTAATTTACTATAGTCTACATTTGTACTAGTTATAGTAAGATTAGGTTCATATGGATTTCCACTACTATTTAAAATAGCTTGACTATAAACAGCTTCTATAGATTCTTTAAATACTCTAGCATTTATTCTAGACTTAATAGTTTGAATTCTATCATCAAATTGACTAATATTTCTAACTACTCTATCAAAATAATCACTACTTGTAAATATATCATTTAATATATCAGCATATTTAATCTTATTAAATTCAGTATTCTTATCTATATTAGTAACAGTTTTAATAATATTAATTGGTAATATGTCATTATGTGAATCAAATGATCCTAGTGCTGGTATATAATACCAAGGAGATTTACGTAATGCTCTATTATAAATATTGATATTATTAGTAGTCGTACTATTAAGACTAGATATAGTTATATCAAAAGATATATAATCTATATCATTTCTAATACTAAATCCAGGACTATTAATATATTCTACGATATATTTTTCATGATATTTAATACTTACAGGTTTATACTTAGAATTTTCCTTATTAGCAGCTTCTCCTTCATATATAAATCTATTATAATTAGTAATAGCTGTTTTAAGTTTATCTAATTGTAAAGAGTCTCTAAATGTTAAAGTATCTTTCTTATATAAAGGTATTATTATATTATTATCACTAGTAATATAACGTTGTATATCTGGAACTGTTAATATAAAGTTATTAGAATCTTTAACTGATGTATTAGTTATGATATCTCTAATAGTTTGTATATTAAAGTTAGACATATTTATTCCATATTCTTCTAATCTTGCATTTGTTGGAAGAATATTATTAAATTTACCTTTAGAGAAAGGTTTAAGGTTATTATCAGTTGTAAATAGCTGTTCGACTATTCTAAACTCATATTTTTCTACATTATTTACTAAGTTTAGTAATGTATAATCCTTTATAGATTCTAGTTCTTTATAAGGAACCCATACATATAAAGCATAGAATTTATTATCTTTACGATATAAGAAGAATCTAAGCTCTATTGGAGCATCTTCTGGATTAATTGCTGTAGAAGTAGTTATAATAGCATTATATGGACTTCCTTCTTTAGCAATCTCATTATTATCATACTTAAGACCAAAATTAGTCATATCTAAGTCGATATTTTCATTATATTCATATTTTTCATTAGATGGGTTAATATTAATATCAATTATGATTTCATTTTTAATACCAGAAATCAAGTTCTTTGATTCAGTTTCATTATTAAGCCATCCAGATTTAGCAAATTCTATACCTTCTGGAAGAATAAGGTTACTTGTAGTTAATCTATTCATATTAACTACATTAAGTCTAAATTCTTTAAGTTCTGTATCTAATCCTGTATAATGTGCATTATTAATAGTTATAGGATTAGTTGCAGCAAATCTAGACCAATCATCTGGAGTTCTATAATATCCAGTATTATCTACAAGTCCAGATAGTCTACCATATCTTAATGCATTAGTAATATTTTTAACTCTAAACTTAATACTAAGATCATAAATCTTATCAGAATTTTCTGGATTTCCTTCACCCGGTTGTTCGTATATAGTTCTAGTTTCACATTTTACATTTGATGGTACATATATAATATCATCAGTTGACTCTGATATCGCACGATAACATACTGTAACCTTATTTAAATCCCCGTCTACGCCAAATTCGTGTATACTCATAATTTTATATCCTTGAGCTCTGTCTTCTGGCGTAACTTTTACATTTTTAAATTCTAATACCTCTCTTCTACGTTTAAAGTATATAGATGCTTCTATTTCGCTAGTTGTGCTATCAATATCGAATTTAATTTTAGACATATTATTTTTAGTATATGTAACATCCCATATAACATTAGGAGATCTTTTAATAGTATATGTTCTAGTAACATTATAATCACCTATTTTATAGTTAATATTAAGATGTTTATTTATGTCTTTATTACTAATTAGGTATTCCTTATTAAGTTTAACATATGGATAACTATCTCCTATTCTTGATGTTATAGGAGTATCGTTGTCTATAGTTAAAGTATATTGAGTATCTTTATTAAACACATCTTTAACTTCAGACATATCAACATTTACAGTCATAGTTTCTTTATAAGACTCATTAAACTCATTATATTGATTATCTTTAGATGCAGGTGTATATTTAGGTACAACAGTTCTATTAAATAATACATTAATATCTGATTTACTAAATACATACTTGCTCTTGAATACAAATGGTTCAACTACATCAGTTTTAGATATAAAATCATATTCTGTTACATTGATACTATTTTCAGCATCGGGTTTTGATACTATATCAGGGAATATAAGAGGAGTATTATTATTTGTAAACTCACTATTATATGTAAAATCTACATTTATAGTACCGTCTGCTGTAATAGTTTGATTAACATTAGAAGAAAGTATTTCATTATCAAATTTTGTATAATATTTTAACCATTGTGAATCTATAACAGTGTGTTTAGGAACTGTATAATTTAATGTAATAACTTTAGTAGGGGTAAATACTTTACTATCTACAACATTATTATATTTATACTTTATATTAAATGGTAGTATTCTACAATTTAAAGTAAGATTAACCATAGCTTGTTGATTTTTAAATTCTCCATACAACTTATCATAGTAAGTACCTCTCATATATCCAGCTACCATACAGTATTTATTTATTGCCGGTGCACTGACAAATTGAGTTATGTCTGTATTAGCATCTAAAACTAATGCTTTAGATTCCCAATCAGGTCCAATTGGTAAAAATCTACCTTTAATAGATTTACCATTTAATACTTCTGGCATTTCTTCACCAGTTTTCCATTTAATAGCTGATGTAAGAGTTTGTCTATTGATGTAAACATCTTCTTCTTTTAATAATGCATAATTCCATTGTACATAATCTGTTAATCTACCATCAATAGGTCCAGCTTCTGGGTAACCAGATTGTATGTGTCTATCAAACGTATCACGATCAATTTTGAATAACTTTTTGCATTTTATTTTAACATCACTATTAATCACGTACTCACCAGTTTCAGTGCTTAATTCACGTTTATTAATAAGATCTTTTACATTAGCATATATTTTTCTATTATCATTATAGCGTTTATAAATAATAGTAAGTCCAGTATTGTGATAAAATACCGGATCAGAATTACTAGATTCTGCACTTCTAGCATGTAATGAAATTCCAAATTCTAAATAAGCTGTAACCCATACGAAATTATTACGGCTACTATCAATTTGAGCTTTAGTATAACCAGCGGCTTTACCTAATACAGGAATTAAATTAAAATCAGTTGGTGCTTCTTTAATATTGATTAACCCACTATTTCTCATATCAATTTGACGTTTTGGAATAATCATATTATATATAACATTACCATAACCATCAATAGGTTCATTACTTGTATATAGATGAGCACCCTCTTTAGTAGTAAACATTTTAGACATATTTTCAGAAAACTTCGTAGTATTTTTATCAACTCCAGTAATTTCTTTAAGAATATCTGTATTTAATGTCATCTTTTCAATTTCAACAAAATCGTTAAGTTTTTTATCTTTATTAGTAAGATCGAATAATTTCTCTGCATATACATATAACATATCGTCACCAATTGAACGTGTATCATAACGATTCCATCTAAATGTAATAGTATTAGTAACAGGAACACTTACACCATTTACTATACGATAACCATATGTTAGTGTTATATCTTTCTTATTATAACGTCCATACCCAATATGGTTTTCTGTAATAGCATATAGCGTAACAGCGTTACCGCTAGCTTCTACAGTATTATTAATTATATTTACTACATCTATTTTATTATCCATATTATAGAAAGTATCATCTTGGTTAGCAACCATATCTGCATAACCCCAGCTATCGTCTACTCTTGCATATTTATTAGTAGGGTCTGGATAATATGATAATCCAGCTATATTACTATCTATTACATCATTCGAACCTTCATACTCTTTATATAGATTATCTGGTTTATTAATATATTCTGTCGGTTCTACTACTTCTAGAGTTATATTTTCATTTACATTTATCATATATCCTCTAGTTTTGTTAACTAATAATCTCCAATCTATTTCACCAGATGTTATAGGTTTATTAGGATATTTTTTAATAGTAACTTTAAATCTAGTTATACTCATGTGAAGATTGTCATTTGTAAACCCACTTAATACATTAATATATCTAGTAGTAATAGTAGGTTTAGCATCCTCTATTTTCCATGTTGCAAGATATGCAGATGTTACATATGGTAATGCTGGAAGTTTTCCAGGTTCTTGCATATAAATATGGAATGTAAATATTTGTGGTAATGTAGGATCTAATTCAAATGTTACTTCACCTTTATTTACATCGGCAGCATTTACTGTAAATTCTTTTGTTACTAGTAAATTATGGTTTCTATCAAATATTTCTACAAGTCCCATAGTTCCAACTGTATAAGATACACCGTTATCTTTCCTAATATGAATTTTATTTTCATTTAAAACCATTATATCATCAGGTTTCTTATCAAAGAATGGAAGCGTAGTTCTTACGAAATCTTCCTCATATTCAGTTTTATTTCTAGGACTTTCATAGTAGTCTATAATATCACTGTCATTTCCTATTTGTATATCATTTATTAAAGCTATTTTAGTTTTATATGTAATAGTTTCGTCTTCACTAACATCTTCACGAGGGAAGCTTACAAATCCATTTCTTACATATTCACCATATGTTACTACTTTTGTGGCAAGTTTCTTTTCAACACCATCTTTAACTGTATATAATTGTACAGCTATTTTAGTGTTATTATCACGAATATATTTATGTGTAAAACTTGCGTTTATAAAGTAATCAGCGTCATCGTCTTCAGTACCATCTTTAGCACTCAATGACACATCTAGACTCGCAGTTATAAGAGAAGGACTTATTCTTTCATTACGGAAATAAGTTTCACTTTCTTCTAATGCTGGATATCCAACAAGTGTATCAACTGTCCATTTTATATATTCTCCATAATCTATTCCTTCCATAGTAGTATTATTAATATATTCACCATTAATATTACTTAAACTATCATAATCTGGTAATTCTGTTAATGTATTATTTTCTTTAGTTACACCAAATATTTTAGTATCAGTTATTAATGGCCTGTCTATATTATTATACATCCATATAAATCTTTCATTTCCATCTGGGAAAGCAATACTATTAGGAAGATATGTATTATCTGTACTATTTTTAAGGAACTTACTACTATCAGTATTAGGTATATGATTATCTGTAAATGTTTTAGTATACTCATAAGTATTAAGTTCTGTACCATCAAAATCGCAAGTTTCCACAATTATTCTATAAGATTTACCTGGTTTAGCTATAAATGTATTAGGATATAAGTTATAGAATGTACTTATTTTAGTATCATAATTATTATAAGAACCAATAGTCTTAATAAAATCATAATTACTCTTAGCATTATTTTCATTTATTAATACAATTGATCTTTGATAATTATACTTATAATTTAATCTATCTTGTGCAAATGAGTATTCCCATACTAAATGCTCGTCATCTGTAGGGTTAATCTTAACTCTAACATATGGTGCAAGAGTATCTACGTCTATCTTAATATTAGGTGGAAGAACTAAAGGAAGATTTTGTCCTTTAATTGCATTCTTGTTAAGAATAGATCTTTCATAATCTGCAATCTCATTTAATACACGTCTATTCATAAGCTGGTCAACTACATCAAGAGTTATATTATTAACTACAAAGTAATCATCTGGTAATACTTCATATTGCTCATATTGGTCAATAGAAGCAACTGAACGGAATTTACCTAATTCTTGGATTACAAATGTAGATATTACATTTCCTTCAGGCATTGACTCTACTTTATATTCTATATATCCATTATTAATATCGTCCACAGTAACAGTACCACTTCTAGTATACACTCTATTTTCACTATCAATAATTTCAATATAATATTGTGCACCTATAGTCCAGAATACTCCATTTCTAGGAATATATCTTATAGATTCTGGATGTCTTTTAGTCCATCTATAATTTATACGACCATCAATAGTCTTTTCTACAACTTTAGTTTTAGTTATAGCATCAGTTTCAACTATTGGTTGACCATTCTTATTTACAAATGTTGCAGTAAAATTAAATGTTTTATCATTAAGTTCATGTGGTTTTACTACAACTGGAACTGCAATTGGAGATACTTTAATATCTTCATAAGATAATGTATCATTGAATATTATATTACCGTAATTTTCAGCATTAATATTAATAAGCTGTTTCTTACGTATATGATATCCTTCAACTGATAATAAGAATCTTTCTTGGTAATTTTCATTCCAATAACGTCTCTTAGCAATGATATTTCTCTTTTCAATTATAGTATCAAGTCTATAATCAGGCTTTAGTTCACGTTCATGATAATCATATTCTACAAGAAGGTCACTAAACTCAGGAGTTACAGATATTTCATCTATTTCACCAATAGTTTCAAACTTGCTATATATAGTTTTATTTTCATTACTTCCCCATATTATAGTCTTATCAGTAGGAGTTTCCCCTGTATGATTTATAATGATATCTCCGTTATATTTACTATCAAGTAGTATCTTTTTATCATATTTATTAATATCTGCATTATTGATTTTACTAGCAATAACTTCTGCAGTATCGCAATTTAAAGTAAAATCTACTCCAGATTTAATAATTAATGTGCTATCTGAATTAGCTGGAGCTATAAATACAGGTTTGCATTCACGATTTCCATATACAGTAGTAAATACTCTAATAGGAACTCCATCAGAGTTACATTCTACTTTAGCCACATGTAAATTATGGTCGTATATAGCAAACAGACTACATTTAATCTTTGGAACATTAGTATCATTCTTCCATTGTATTCTAGCATTTACATATTCAGATGCATTATCAGTAATACTCATAGTATTGCTAAATATATAAGGCTTTGTAGTATCTGTAATTTTATTTATTTCAGATTTAACATTTTGGAACTTAGTATGTACATCTATAAATGTACCCATAGTTCTAATAAGTCTATCATCAAGATTTATATTCTTAAGATGAACTTTATGCCAACCATATTTAATAGGATCTTCTACAGAACTATAGAAGTTATTAATTAGATTTATATATCTGTCAAGAAGTACTACATTATTCTTAAGAACATGAGTTATAAGCTTATAAATACGTTCTTCTAATGTTAAGTAACGTGTTTTCTTAACTTCTATTTCATCTTTAGGATCTACATACCAGTCTACATTACGATCATCTAACTCCGTGTCTATATCGACTGTTAAATCTTTCCATGTATGAGATGGCGTGATATAGATATTATCAAATCTGCTATCATTTATAAAGTATGAGTATGTAAATCTCTCATTAGTGGTAATTTCTTTAGAACCAAACCAAGATAATCTCTTAATTGGAGCATTATCCGGGTAAATATCATCAAGATATATAGCTGGTCTATAATCTAATGAACGATTTAATTTTGCTATATTATCTATTCCAGCTATTCCGTTAAATGCTTGGATATCTTTAGTAGATAATGGAGTATGACATACTTTTTCTATAACATCTTTATAGAACTCATTAAGTCCTCCACCTTTATAATATTTACGGAATATAGTTATAAGTTTACTCATATCTTTCATTACATTACGTACTAAGATATCATCTTCTTTAGTGAGCCAGTTTGTTTTCTTAGCTTCATTACGATAATAACTATAATCTTTATAAATATTACTATAAGTATGATTATTATCAGCTACAGTATACATAATTTCAAATAATGAGAAGAATGGATATACAAACTTCTTAAAAATAGCTGCAGTCATTACTTCTATGTCATTATTAATAAATTTAGACACCATTTTAGGTAAATTTACCTTTAATCTAGCCCAACTATATTTTAATGAGTTAACTGCATTATTTTCAAGTATATGATTTCTTATTTCTTCTGCTAATATAGTCTCAACCATATTATCCATATTATGATAGAATAAGTCATACATCTTTTGTAATAATGTTCTATTGTATGCACTAACATCTAGTTCTTTTATTGATATAAGTTCATTATTACCTTTATTACCTTCTGTTATAGTAAGGTTTCCACTAAGATTGTATATATCTTGTATAAGTTCAATTAACTTTGTAGCATTTTCCCATGTTAAATATCCATAATCATCATATATCCAAGTATGGTCTGGACTTAGCCCGTGGTCGCTTGGTATATCTGACTTACGGAATTTAAATCTATTAATTATAAGTCCATATACGTCTTCATTTAATATAGCAAGTCTAAGTTTTGCTATATTAGCATTAAGTCTTCCGTATGCGTTCATTCCTATATATTCTGGAATAGTTGTTAAGTTTACATCAGACGGAACATTTTGTAAATCACGTATTATACGACCATTGGCTAATGCTATAAGGTCTTCATGTAAGTTTAAATGTGGGCTTGTATACCCAGCAGCTACATTAGTCTTTAAATCTATAGTAAGGTCTATATATTCATTTAATTTACTTATTAGCGTATTGTAAGTATTAATATCAAACTTAATAACAGAAGTTCTATCATCTGCTTCATTATAGAATACTAAATCTCTCATAATACTATGGTATATATTATCTTCTTTTATATTACTTATCATATATCCAAATGGAAATTTCATTGTATATTCAAGGAAACGTTCATTGTATGCATTAATATTTTCTAATGCATCTGATACATGATAATCTTCTATACTATTATAGCTATATTCATCTAGTTGGAAAAGATCTATTTTATTATATGTGTTAAGATCTATAAGACGATTAAAGAACATATCATTCTTCATAATCTTATTAATCTTAACTCTCATTTCCTTATCTGAAACTATGTCTGTAACAGTTTGTAAACTAGAAGCATTGTCGCTACGTAATTCTTTAATAAGATTATTAATTTCTAATATACTAGAAGAATTATGTAATCTAAATAGAGATTCTGTTATTCCAGATAGTTGGTTTGGATGTTTCCATATACTAGTTTTCTTAGCTTTAGCTTTAGCATTATTAATCATATCATTCTTTTGGAATGTTATTTCTGGAAAGTTAATATCATCTTTAAGATCTCCAGTAAGATTTTCTTTAAATGGGACATTAACGCTCCAATATTGCTCTAATTCACCATAAACTGTAAAATTACCACTACTACGTATAATTTCATGGTCGTACCCGTCAGTGCCTATTCTAAAACCTTTTACGACATCGGTAACCCATGCTGGATTAAACTCACTGTCATATGGAACATTAAGAGATATATTACGAACTACAACGTTATTACGTTTATCACGAACTTCTATATTAATTCTTTGTTCCTTAGGTAATACTTCTACAATAAATTCTGGTTTATTAGGATTCCATCCATCAAAATATCTAGAATCTTTAGCTTTATAACCAGTTGGTATTGTAATTATAGGTTTTCTCCACCCACGAACAGACACTAGTTCTGTACCAATAAGTTTTTCATTGAACATATACTTAATAGTTACTTTATGTAAAACTCTTTGTGGGTCTATTTTAATTACAGGTATAATATTATTATCAACCATTATACGTTTATTTCTAGCACCATCTATAATTATAGGGTCAGAACTTGTAATATTATACCCATAAGGCATATTAATACTAGATCTATCTATAGTATCTCCAGTATATCCTGTAAAGTTTTGCCTGTGTATAACTTCACCTGATACATTATCTATAAATAGTAAAGTATTTGTAAGGATACTACGTTGAACACGAACTGTATTACGTTCTCCTAAGTTTATAATAGGAGATTCTGCTAACGTGTATCCAGCTGGTATATTAAGGTTGACAGTCTTACTATTAAACGTTAATAACTCTTCAGAGTGAATTAAGTTACCATCAAACTCATAATCTATTATTGTAAATTTATAATTATGATCTTTATAAAAGATATCACTCATTTATTTAATCTCCTTTCTACACCGTATGTTTTCCTGTTCTAGTTAAAATAAATGGATCTACTGGCGTCGCTGAACTATTTATATATAACCAGTTACTGTTTTCTACAATATGAACTTCATCAATAGTTCCACCAACTGCATCATAACGTTTTTCTTGTGTATATGCAAACACTACATCAATAACTGTATTTGAATTAACTGTAATACTAGTCGTATATCCAGATACCACTCTTAGATATGGATGCCACTTCATATTTAGATTTACAGTAGTACCCTGAGCAACTGTATAACTAAATGACATATTATTAGTCGGGTTATGTGTTGGAGTTTCCTTGATACGTTGTGAAGCTTCAAATCCTCTACGTCTACGAGAATCTAAATTACTATATCTAACCCCAGTCCTAATATAATTAAATGGATTGATTCTAGCATTAACAGTAAGAGTAACCATTTTAGGTGCTGGTGGAGCAGGTGGTGGTGTCGGTGTAGGCGGTTTAGGAGCTGGTGGCGGTGCTGGTTGTGCTGGAGTAGGTTTAACATAATATAGATAATCCCATCTAGGACTTATAGCATATATTTGATAGTGTCTAGAAGTAGTACTCATTGATGTAAAATTCTTAAGATCTATCTTTTTATCTTTATCTATAGTTAAACTCTTTCTCTTTTCAGCATCATCCTTATAAACCCATGCATAATCATAATCTATTTTATCTAATGGATCATCTGCTGTTGTTACATGGAATACATCAGGATTATATCCTTTATCAGTTACCAGCATCTTTCCTTGAGCATATTCTTTATATCTATTAAGATTATCAAAGTTTAATTTATAATTACCACTAGTTCCATTTTCAGTTACATTTTGCCATACACTAAGTCTATAGCTTTCAGCTTGTTCAAATGCTTTCCAGCTATCATTTACTCCATATTTATAAGCATAACTTATAATATTTTCTATACTAACATTATAGCTAGGAGCATCATCGTCATATTCGTATTTTAAAGTTATTTCAACTCTTTGATTATCAGATCTATTTTTAAGCCATTTAAATCTAATCTTTATTGTAGACTGATTTTTAAAAGTTTGTTCTAGTATTACAAAGTTTCCATCTTTTATTATACGAAGACCATCGTATGATGAACCTCCGTTTTTATTGAACTTTATAGCACCGTAATCATACGTTGCTAATTCATTAGGTTTAAGTCTCACATCAGCTGTATATCTTAAAACTATATTTATAACAGTATCATTTACTATTCTAGTTGGAAATATATTCTCTATATTTACTATGCTAATATTAGGTATATACATTAATGGATTTGTAATCATTGTACCGTATCTAACATTTTCCATAGTAAAAGTTCCAGAAGTTCCTGGTATTTCTCCATCTTGTGCATAGTCCGCTTCAGTATATGGTTCACGGAATTTCCATGTAGTAGCTTTTTTATATCTAATAGGTTCTAACACCCAATTAATTTTAACATTAAAGAATTTATCAGTTAATGTATTATCTATAACATTATCTACTTTATACATTGATATATAATGAAGTTCATATGTGAAACTATATTGCATAGTAAAAGGATCAATTTCATCCTTTAATTTATACCCTGGATATGTATGTTGGAACCCGATAAAGTTTCTATCTATTAGGGTTCCATCTTTAACATCATAGTGATTAACTGTATCTACTTTTCCATCTATTATAATTTCTACTGTTAATCTATGCACTATTGTATTGTCAGGTGGGGTAGCCAAATCATCAGCAATTCCTATATCTTCTTCAGTTATAGTATACACAACTTCATCATTTAAGAATGGTATATTTTTCCATCTATTACCATCCACATTTGTGTGCATAACATATGGTTCTAATAATTCTTTATTATTTTGAAGTATTTTAGCGTAACTTTCAAGATCTGGTTGTGTAAATCTTTCAGTTCCACGTTTTATAATCATAAGGCCAAGATCAATATCTTGGCCCACATCTACCATATTCCCATTTTTATCGAAAGATTCTCCTTCTTTTTGAGGAATAAGCATATTCTTTTTTAATTTATCTAAATTTTCTGCATCTGTATCATTAAATGATATCACATCATGTTCTGGAGTTACTGTACGAAGTTCTACAGCATTCCATGATGGAATACTTTCTCCAAGTATAAGCGTATCTGCAGAATCATTACGCGATTTCTTATCACGTAAAATAACGGCAACTCTTATATCATTTTCCATTTATTTCCTCCCGTTATATTATTTGCACAACTCCTCTTACTTCATTAGAAGTTACATAATTAGGAGCTTCAATTATATATCCAACTGTAGCCCCGACTGGAATATTAAGTTTTTGACCAAAATCAAATAATAACATTCCATTACGTATTTCTTCTGGAGTTAATACATTTTTAGCAAGGGAACGATATTTAATATGTAATTCATTATTTGTATATAAGTTTACAGTAAGTATCATTCCAGGTTTCCAATATGCTGTTGGAATCATTATTGTATTTCTAAGTTCATCATATCTCACATATGTGTTCTTAAATGAAAGTTTTCTTAATGGAACGGTAAAATCTTCAGTAAGTCCTAGATTTGATATATCTATGTCATTATTCCAGTCTTCTATTTGTTTACCAGCATATCCATTAATTAATGTCATATTTTCTGTAAGTTTAAGTCCTCTAGGTACGCTTATAGTAGCGTCTCTAGTTATTACGGTATTTCTATGAGGTGTAAGACCAAATGTATTATAGTCTCCATGTCTATTAACAAATACTGCTATATCATTTATATTATTAGTATTCTTATACACCTTTGTAACCAATGAATCTAAATATGCAGACCATAATGTAAATTGCATATCATAGTTAACTCCAACATATATTACACCATTTTGAGAAATTTCTGCCATAGATATTAAATTAGAACCTAATTTAGCACCATATTGTGCTACAACTATATCAGAAGTCTTAAGTCTATTAATATCATTTATAAGATCATTAGTAGCAACTTTAGGCAAGTAAGCATTAATTCCTGGTCCTATCTCGATATAAGTTTTAGCAGAATTAAACTCTCCAGTTAATATAATAGGAGCTAGTAATGCTTCTGGTCTTATATTTGCACCAGTATACTCAACTGGCTTTGGAACTACTGGTTTTGGAACTGGAGTATACCCACTAGCATTAGGATATACTTGGACTTGTCTAGAACTTGCTTCAGAAATTTCACGTTCTACTACACCAACTGCACGCAAGTTACGTCCACTAGTAGCCATTATATTAGTTAAATTACGAGGAGCTCCTAATATATTTTCTATCTTAGGTACATTTAGTAATTCATTACCGTTAATTTCACTACCAGATTTATTAATCATTTTAATATTATTAATAAATTCTTTAGAATTAGCTATAAATCTATCTTCAGCTTGGTTTTTAAATTGAAGATTAGCTGTACTAAATCTATTTACATCTGGTGATAATATTGCTGGATAATCACATATAAAATAATCTCCTACGTTTACATGTCCAGGTGGATTTTCTACATATCTATTCATTATATTAGGTATATTAGTAAATGATTCTAATGGATTACTAATATATCTAGCATTACCTAAAGTAAATTGCTTATAGAAAGATTTTTGATTTTCTTTATTTCTAGTTACTATATCAAATTCTATTATAACTGGAATATTAGCAGTAGGTTTATCTGGATAAGATGCAATATTGTTAGACCCGTCATTAATAAACTTTCTAATTGGAAGTTCAGTATTATTTATATGCATAAGACCGTTTGCATGCCAAACAGCTTTATTAATATATTCAGAATTACTACGATTTACCCAGTTATATAATAATCTATTAAATAAGTAATCATAACGAACCATATTATTAACAAATCCTGCAATTCCAGAACCAATAATATCTCTACCATAACTATACATTGCACATGCTGGAATATTAGCGTTTATATGAGTATAAACATCATGGCATCCACTATATCTAGTAGAACTAGAACTATAACCTTCTATATCATAAATTGGAGTATCTTTAGTAAGTTCTAATTTAGTAGCATTAGGAATTATAAAGTTTCCTGTCCATGCTTGTCCAATAGCTGTAGTAAAATATGTAGTCTTAGTAACTCTAAGATTGTATTTATAAGGTTCTTTCATAATATTAGCTAATGAATGATTTTGTAATTGTGTCATTAGCTCATAGTATGGATCTAATGGTATTCTAGCTGATACTGTATTATGTTCTGTATATTTAATTTGTAATATAGAGATATTTTCTCCAAATGATTTTACAGGTATCATTACTATATCATTACTAATATCATAATTAGGAACAGTATTTACTGGAATAAATCTATGGTTACTCTTATCAGAGAAACGTTTAAGTCCAACTATATTAGTATCAATATACATTTCTCTCTTGGTAGGATATTGAAGGAATCCTGGAACTTCTTCTTTACTCATTATATTATTATAATAAGTAACATCTACTGTTTTAGTAGCTAGAATATTATTAGGTTGACCTTCAAGATGATACTTAAATTGAATCGTACGTTGAGGTTTTTCTACTTTATAAGATGTAGTTTTAATTACAATATCTACAACAGGAGCAGAACTCATATCTATATTTATAGATGTAAATGTACTACCAGTTATTTGAAGATAATCTGGCAGGTACTTATTAACATCTGTCATACTTATAGTTTTCATTCCATCTCCGACATAATATTTAGCTTCGGCTATGTATAAGTCTCTGTCAAGGCTGTCTCTATAAATAAATCTTACTATTTTATGTATTTCCTTATGAGATAATAAATCTACAGTTATTAATGATACTACATCATTTATAACAGTAGTTTTATCAGGATTTTTATAGATAAAGTCTGTATTAAGATGAGCAAGACCTATTTCTTTATCCTTTATAATACCTATACCTTTATCCATATAAAGTCTCTTATTATTTCCAGGTTCATATACATTTTCCCATCTCTTATGGATAGGGTTCCAATCTTTATATTGATATCTAATACCTACTATATTAACTTTATCTATAATCTTTTTATTTTCTATATCTATAGATGGGTCATCTGATGTTATAATTGCAGCTTTTACTAATGTATCCATATTAGATAGCTCAGTATCTGTATACCAGTTAGTAGGTTTTATAGTAAATGCAGTTTTATCTATATCTGTGTAAGTTTTACCAGATTTAAGTTTATATCCAAATGTAGTACCTCTACCATTTGTAGTAAAGTCATCATTTATATTAGTAAGACGATTAGCAAAGCTATCTGGGATTATTTCAAGAGTATTAATATCATACTCAAAGTCTGCTAATTCTATAGTAACATTAGGTTTTACTATATAAGTAACCCATATTTCTCCAAGTTTATTAGCATCCCAGCTGGAATCGTCAAATATTTCATGTTTAAGTCTTAGTGTAAAGAATCTACGGCTACTACTGTCCCGTTCAAATATAGGAAGACCATATCTTCCATCTATCATTGATATCTTACCTTTGATTTCATCATTTGTAACATCAATTGATGGAGTATAGCTTAAATTGTATTCATTTGTATAATATTTAGTAGTTCTTTCTGTATATTTACCTTTATATGCTATATCATATATTTCTGTAGAGCTAAAGTAATCATCAAATAACATATTTCTAGTATAAGTTTTCTTACTTTCATCTCCAATTACAGTAATATCTGTAGCTATATTAGTAGGAACTACATCAACTACTAATGTACTATCAGCTTTAACTTGGTAACCATTTAAAAATGTATTTACTTGTCTAGCACTTGTAGATGGCATATTATATAACATATACCCGCTAGGAATATTTAAATGATAGTACATAAGTGTTTCATTTTTAAAGAAACTAAGCTTTTGAGTTCCAACTAACCAGTTATTACCATTATTATCAGGAAATTCACGTTTAAACTTATTTACAAATTTAATATCTAATGTACATATGTTATTAACGTCATCATCTTCAGTATCTTCCTCAAATACATTATTTTCATCTTGGTAAATACTATCAAGATTTACTATGACTGTTTTATTATCATTAAATTTATAATTAGTAGTAAGATGTTTATTATCTCCTAGTCTGTAAAATGCTTGTCTATTATGTTTTATTATAAATGCATCAAGTTCACTAGATGAAATACTACTACCTGTACTCTTATTAACTAGCTCTGTTACGCTCATATATGTAGGCTTATGATATATATAAATAAGTTTAAGTATCTTTCTAGGATCTTGTCCATCTACTTCCCCGTATGTAGGTATTTCTATAGGTGGTATTTCTCTATCATTTTCATCTGGAAGTCCACCTTTTGTATGTATAACTAATACTTCTCCAGCCTTAAGGTCTATAGTTTTGCTTTTAAACGCGCTATTAGATACTATTTTAGCGTTTTCTACAATAGTAGTCATATCATTAAGCTGACTTTTTACATCACGTATACTATCGTCTAAAACGTTTATAGTGTTATTTATACGTATAGCAGTTTCATTTAGGTTTACTATAGATTGGTCCATTTTCTTAGTAAGAGCTTCTATATTAGCAGTAACACTACTAGCTATATCTGTACTTAATTTATATAATAATTTAATAACATCATCTAAGTTATGTATACTTTCATTTTCTATAATCTTAGACACGTCATAAAATATAAGATCTGATGTTATATATGGAATAAGAACATCTCTTTTACCATCTTTAAATGTTTGCATTATGTATGGAGTAAGTTCTTTTTTATTCTTTTGTATAAATCTATAGAATTGCTCTATAGTAGAGTCATTATAACCAGTATTTCCATTATTATCTTGACGTAACATTAACCACATACTAGGTTCATAATCTTTAGTTCTAGTAACAGAAACTTCTAAAAAGTTTGCTATAAATTCACGTAATTTAGTTCCAGTTAATGTAGTAATATCTACAGGTCCTTTAGGTCCCATTATTTTAATAGTACCTCTAATCGGTGTTCCATCTTTAGGGAAATTATTATTAAGCGGTCCTATAGGAATTCCATTTTCGTCCTTACCGTAGTCTATAAAGAGTTCATTTTGTTTTATTTGATTATAACTATCTGTACTTAGTAGTGAAAAGTTCATACGTCCTGCTTTAATCATTCTATCGACTTGCATTAATAAGTCTCTAGTATCATCTAACTTCAAAGACATTGTAAAAACCTCCTTTTTATATTAAAATTTTATTAAAATTCACAGGTAGTTGTTCCAAAATGAGCCATCAAAACAATATACTTACAACTCGTTTAGAAACAACAGAATGTTTTAAAATCATATGAAAAGGAGGTAAATTCTAATGAAACTTGTTACTTACGGTGGAATTTCCCTAGAAGAATACACAAAGACATCATTTGCAGAAGAGTGTGAATTGGTATTTGAATCTATCGAAATGCCGACGGAAATAGATTTACTTAGCGACGACGTAGACGAACTTGCTACCGAAGGTATATGGGATCTAACTAAAGGTGGAGCTAATATGATAGGTAATATATACCAAATGGCTAAGACTACTACAAGAGGAGCTACACAATTAGCTGGTGTTATGTTACGTAAATCAAATGATTTACTTAGATTTTTTAATAACCAACTTAAAAAAGCGCTACCAAAAATTATAGAAAATTTAAGAAAAAGTTTAGAACAATTAGAAATTACATTCATGAAACTTACAAAGTTTGATAATAAGCTTAAAGAGATTGCAGCTAGAGCAACTAATATGATTATGACTAAAAGTTATATGAATGTTGCGACTATACAACCTATGACTATTAAATTTTATAAGGTTCAAGCTAAAGTATTCAAAGAAATAATAGATATGCTAGGAGACTATCACTATTTATGTTCTAAAGTATGTGGAATACAATTAGATGCTAGTAAAATCTATGTAAAACCAGATAATACTACTATTTTTACTGAAAGTAATACTGGGGCACCACTAATTGCTCCAAGTGATCTTATGGATAAAGTAAGAGAACTAACTAAAGTAAAAGAAAAAGTCGATTTAGGAGAAATATCTAGAGTGATAGGAATAGCTAGAAAATCCGTAGAGGCTTATAATTCGGCTATGGTTAAAGATGGTGAAAGTAGTATATTAAGAGCATGGGTTAAGAAAGATGGTACTTGGTGGAATGGATTACCAGTAAATTTCTTAAATATGGGAAGTCTTAATGCTAAATCTAAGGCTAGACTTAAAGAATCTGAAAAGAAAAAAGGTTTAAACCCTCTTAAATATGCTCTTATTCCTGACGCTGATACTATAACATTTAATCCTAATGCATGGAGAGATCAAGTTGCTAAATTTGCTAATAAAGTAGATGAAGAAGCTGCAACTGGCGGTATGGTTAAATCATTTGTGCAATTAATTAATGGTCAAGCTGGTGGAACTATGCAAAAGAGTACTGCTTCTGTTCTTGTAGATTTAATTCGTAAAGGTGGAGCATCTGTTAAGAAACATACAGACCAGCTTAATAAAACTGCAAAGAAAGAAATAGATGAATTAATGGCATTTAGCAACGGACTTAGTAAATACTTAGCATCAGAAGATCAATTAAAAATGAATGCAGCTATTCAAAATGATGCTAGTAAAACTGCAGCTGGAAGACAAACTGTACAAGCTGACACTGGAGTAGGTGGAAATGCTCAAGATAATATAGGAGCTACTAAAGGTGGAAATGATAATTCTAAAGTTATATATAATATAAGTACTGGTATATTGGCTTATATGAGTGGATGGTATAGTATTATATTTAAATTAAACTCATTCTATGCTCAATGTAGTACAGGTTTATTATCTGCGGTATTTGATATAACTAATGAAGTTGATAGTTGTTGTAATATGGTTGAAGCTGGAAATGCGGAGATGGCTAAAGGTTTTGATACAGCTAGTAATGATATGAAAGAAACTGCTCCTGATACTAAAGAAGAAGTTACTATGGGTAATAATACTAATACTACAACTGTTCAACCTGATGATACTGGAGGTTTCTTCAATGGCTAAGGTAGAGAGAATATCAGCTGAAACTACCGCACCAAGACCAACAAGAGAACAAGCCGAGTTACAGATAGGTCTTAATAATAAAACCTGGTATGATAGTCCGATAACTAGTATGTTGAATAACCCGTCAGTTATTTCTGATTGGTGGAGTATAAATCCAAATGAAACTACGTTTAGTGAAACTGCGAACTTAATGAAGTCTAAAAATGATGCTACAAGATTTAATATGATTGAAGGTTTTGTACATTATGGACGTAGTAGTCAAGAAATAGAGGATAAACCAGATACAGAAAGACGTCTTGCTATTAACTTAGCAGATGGTCAGACTATGGTATTAGGTGGAACTATTGAGCCTAAAGAAGGAGATCACTTCATTCCTTATAGCCATAAGCATATAGATGTACCGTTTATGGTTACTAAGGTAACACCAGCAAATCTTATCAATAAAGAAGTATGGATTGTAGATTACACTGAATCTACAGTATTTAAAAATAGACAAGATTTAATGGAACATACTGTTAAATGGCTTGTATATAAAAGTGAAAATGTTGGTACTGGAAAGAGTACGGTAGTTGACAAGGACACAGATAACAAAATGACTACATTAGAGAATACTATGGATAGTATTCAAAAGATGTTAGTTGAAGCATTTTACGACAAAGAGTTAGACGTATTTGCATTCCATAGTAGTTTATATGGTAATTATATATTTAATTACTATGCGAATGATATGTTACAAGAAACACATAGATTATTAAAATATGGTCATAATAGAAATACTTTATTTTTTAGTAATATATATGCATTTGATAGAGTTACTACAAATTATAAGACTTCTATTTATGAAAAAATGTTAGGTAGAAAGTTTGCTAAATTATCTGAAACATTCCCTGAACCTGATGATAATAGAGTTACATCTGGTGCTGGAGAAATATTACATCAACTTATGGATATAAGAGATCAAATAAATGAAGAATATGGTAGTTATACTCCTAGATATAGTTATAATATAAAATTATATTTAAGACAAAAAAGTAATCATATGATATTTAGTACATTATATAATACAGATTATGTATTAGTAGATATGTTAAATACTGCAGGATTTATAGATCCATATCTTAAAAGTTGTTATTATACATATGAGATCAGACATCCATTATTATGTCAATTCTTTGATGCTTGGATGGATAAAGATTTCGATACATTTGATAAATTAGTAAATAAATTAGATGAATATTATGTTGATAAGGATAATATAGATGATTTCTTTGGTGCTACTTTATTACTACTAATAATAAAGCAACATTACGGAGAAGTAAGTAAGGATGTTTTCCAACCAACATATGCTAAGAATTTCAATAGAGGAGGTAAATAATGGGTGAATTATCATTATTTATGATTTTTATGCAAAACTATGATACAATTAAAAAGAAAATAGCTAGTATTGAAAGTACTGAGAAAGCTAGTGAAGAAAGTGTATTAATAATATAGGAGATGATAATAAAATGGCAAAAGATAAAAATGTAGAAGAATTAACTGTAGAAAATCCTACGGTGGAAGAATTAAAAGAATTAGAACAACCTAAAAAGAAAAGAGAACCTTTAATATCAGGAGAAATGTTTAATAAACCAGAAGAAGAAGTTAAACATGCTGAAACTGTTGAATTAAAACAAGTAGAAAAAATTGATTTAGTAACACCTGAAAAAGTACATGCAGTATTACCAGAATGGCATTATCCTGAAGCAAGTTATGCTTTTAGTGTATCTGGAAGAAATGGAAGCCAAATATTAGATAATAAAGAAGATGTAAGTCCTTGTAATAGAATGATTCTTACTATAGATGAAGCAAAAAAAGTAGTAGATAGAGGGTTTACAATTAGATGGGCTGTTGCTGGATATGAATCTAGTGCATGGTATAACCAAATACTTGCAAAATGGAACTTCGACTTCTTTGCTGCATTTATCAAAGGTGAAATTGAAGCTGGAAGATTAAGCAAGTACTCATTTTAATTAACAAAAAAGAATGTGAGGGATTAGTTATACACGACCCCTCGAACGTGTGATGTTTTAGTTAATCAAACCGTTAATTTTACTGTGAACGTAAAGTCTTAACTTAGTTTCATTTAACTTTTGATTAAGATAATACAAGATCGATGTATCATCTTTAGCTATATCAAACTCTGAATTGACTTTATTATTCAACTCTGTAAGATAACAGTACAAATTAACATCATGTTGAAATGCATCGTAGTTACAACTTTTTAAGTCGTTAACTATGAAGTTATCTAACATGGAATGAATTGTATTCATATCATACATTCATTCAACACCTCCTTAGATACATGAGAATTTAGCTATTTATAATTTTAGCCGCAAATTATAAAATATATAAATGCTACATATATCTACTATAGTATATGTAATCGTTAAAACACTAAGTTCTCATTCCTTCGGAGGTTCTTGGAAAAGTAAAAAAAAGAATATACCCCAATATAGATATAATTCTATATTGGGGTTATCTTGTTATTTACCATCAGTTACTTCAATGTAGAAGTTATAATTAGTATTTCCTGATGTTTGATGTATAATACTGTATTTAGTTTCATTATATAGTAAATGGTATATAGGTGCTGGATCTTTTATTTCAATCCATGGGTTATCAGTATCACAATTTTTTGTGAACACATCAAATAACATGAAGTACACAATTTCTCTCGAACGTTTATTTGATGTATTAAAATGTTCACTAAACTCATGACTCATTAATGTTAATCCATGATGATTACATTCTGTATATGATGTTACTCCTAATCTAAATACTGATAAAGGATTTATACCATCTGCTTTAAGATTAAGAGTACAATCTACAGTCTTTAAATGTCCTAAACCAGCAAGGAATGATTCTACATATGGTATTAGGAAGTTTATAAGTTTATTTAAATTTATTAATGCATGTCTAATATACTTATAACATACATCATTCTTGGCTATACCAATCACAAGTTTATTACCTCTAACTGTCATTAGTTTAGAATCTTCAAATATATGTGGAAATAGCTTATATATTAAAAATAGCCTCATTTTGAATATATCATTTGTCATTTTTAAATTTATAATCTCTATACTATAGTCAACATCTAAACCACCATAAGCAAGTTCTATAGCTGGGTATATACATATAGTGTTAACATCATTAGTTAATTCTATATCAACATTTAATACAGATTGCCAATCATCCACAAATGTCAAAAACTCATCATACAATTTTTTATATTCCAATCTTCTTATATTTAATTTATTAAGTGTATCCATATTTATTTCCTCCCACTTATTATTTGATTTTTATTTATTTTATTAGTAACTACTAATTTATCATTAGTATACACCACGAATGCATTATCAACTAGATATTCCAATACTTGCATAGGATACTCTAAAGGATATATACTATTTAGTAATATATTCATAAATACTAATGTTTCAACTACAACATTATTACTATATCTACTAGAATCAGCTGAATAGTTATCAAGTCTTGATTTGAATACTTGAGAGATTCCAATATTTGCAAACGATATTTGTTTAATAACTCCATCATTTGTTTCTATATATAGATCATCAAAATCAAACTTTAAATCACTTGCAATATTGATATATTTAGTAGTAGATTGTATTCTATATAACCACTCTCCAAGTTTATTCCAATCCATTTCTAAAAGTTTACATCTATCATCATTATTTCCAGCATATTGGTATCCTAAATACAGTTTAATTGAATGACTTGGTCTAGCTGATTTATTACGCCACAACTCATAAGATAAGTCATCATGTACTTCATAGTCTAAATGTAACTCAGGTTTACTAGAATCACCTATATGTGTTACACAGTTATGTATAAATATAAGTATATAAATCCCATATTTGCTCCATTCTTCTTTAGTAAATTTTAGATCTTTTTTAACTACACCTATTATATTTTTATTATTTCCAGCTATAGAAGGTATATATTCTATAATGAATTTTATTTTGTCATCATATAGATATTTAGATCCTTTTTCTATTACTGTTTCATCATCTACTACTATATTATTTTGTACTGTATAATAGTTATTATTTATATAATTGGCAATGTCGCTTATGATTGAGACATTACGCCCAATCATAAACCCACTATCCACAAACTGGTGTCCATTAAATATTGACATATGATCTACTCCTTTCTTAATAATATATTTAATCCAGTTTTATCTAAGAAATCCTTAACTGCTGGAACGTTAGAATAATTTCTACTATATTCTAACAATCTATCCTTTCTATTTGAATCTTCTGATTCAATTCCTGTTATATTATATATAAGAACATCTGTTACCATATCTAATGTCTGTCTATAATGTCTATGTGGGACATTAAAACTATGCGCAAGTGCAGCAATATTCCATAATACGATATATCTTATTTGAAGTAATACTCTATCAATTGAAGTTAAATACCCAATAGCATCTCTGCTGAAATCTTCTTCTAGTTTATCTTCAAATGCTTTAAGAGTTTGAATTTCGTTTTTATAATCTGGATAACTGAAATTATCAGTTGGTAAAGGTCTTGAATCATAACTAGCTTTAAGATCCATTCTTTTCTCAAATATTTTCTCTTTTAATGTAATAATCATATCATTTGGGTATAAATCATATATCATCTTCATTACACCTTGTCCATATGATAATTTTACAAGGTATCTAATTGCTAAACTTCTAATATCATCTATTGTAATATCTAATACATCTTTATTTTCTATTGTCATAATACTCAACTCCTTCTACATAAATGTCATAATTTAATTTAAATAAGTTAAAATATGCACTATATTTCTTTATAATTTTATCAACTTTACGTTGTGTTTTTTCTGTAACTGTAACAAATTCTTTACCGAAGTCAGTTTTCCATTTTTTCTTTAGATTAGACTTCTTATAATTTTGTAAGAAGAATAATATTATCTTTTCTAATAATATACTTCCAACATCATGTTTCTTAAGTTCAAGAAGTCCAAGATAACCAGTATATAAATTCTCATGTTGGTAATATTCATGATTAAATAGCATACTAACCATAGCATATACTAAATTCTTAATCATAGTTTCTATTGTAAATTGAAGATAAATACCATTATAATAAGCAGTACCTATATTAAATCCATATTTATACTGATTTTCAATATAATATTCTACTGATAATATTTCTTTAGTATGAATATTTAAGTTTTCTATATATCTTTTATGATAGAACCAAAATGCATTTTCAAGTGCAACATATGGTGCAGTACTCATATCAATACAGTTTCCACTACGAGTTAAATCTGGAAAATCCCACTTTTGCTTTTCAATTTTAGCATATTTCCTTATATTTTTTAAATTTTGACTTATACACTCTAATTCATCTTGAAGTTTTAACACCTCTTTAATAGTTTCATGTAATGCACATTTAACACTAAATGTTGACTTATCTTTCATTTACATCACCTTGAGCCCTCATGTCTTTAATACTTAAGAATGCACCTATACCACCAAAATAGTAATCAAATAATTCTGGCATATATTTATACATGTCTTCTATTATATTGATTTCTTCTACTGTTGTAGTATCTTTACAATTATCTATATATGCTTGAGATATTATATTTCTATCAATATGATCATCAAAGTTATTTGCTGGAGCCATTAAGAAATCTATTATATTTATTAATGCATATTTAGTCATATGTTCATCTATATCTTCTCTTAATGAGAATAATTTATACATACCATACATATGTTCTACAATTTCCATACATTTGAATTTAAGTGAATTCTTTCTATACAGATATAAATCTATCAGTATATCAACTACTTGATCTATAGCTTTAAAATCCTTTGTATTTAAATTAAAGATATCACTTACTCTATCAATATTTAATACATTCATTAATTTAGTTTCATTTATATAAATATATCCATCTATTAACATACTATATTGACTAGATCTTGCTTCAGATAACTTTGTATTTATTAGAGCAAATGCTTCATTAAATATCATTTCTTTATAATATTCATCAGCATTTAATAGATTCACTCCATTCTTTAAGGCTATAAGCTTTTGGATATAAAATTTATAGTTTTCTAATTTTACCACATATTCTTTAGTCAGTGCAATTGCACCTTTGATTTCATTAATTTTTACTTGCTTCATCTTTAACCTCCAATGTATTTAATGTATTTAAAACTACTTCAGTATCTTCACGTTTTGTCATTACTTGAGATATACTTATTAAATTTTTTAATAATCTTATCTCTACACTTGTCTTAAATATATCACTAAAACATTCAACTGCAGCAGCCTTATCATTAGATGTTAATACATCTCTTAAGAAATTACCTACTCTAAATGATATCATAGGAGATGATGTAGTTACCAGTAGTTTAAGATCATTTGGTAACTCAATAGTTCTTAATATAAATCTAGCCAAATCTAATGAGATATATTCTATCATTCTCTTATTAATGAAATATTCTATTAAATATGACTCAATCATGTGTTCACCAAGATTATTACTTAACAAGTCGTTTTTAGTATGAGCTATACTATCTATAGTTATATTCATACCCTTTGTAACATTAGTAAAGTATTCTCTATTGATATGTTTATATGCAGCAAGTAAATCATGTTCTATAGCTTGCACAGTATTTTCAGCTATAGTTCTTCTATTTACTATAAGTCTGATAGAGAGATCAGTAGTCGGTGATAAAATTGCAGCTATTTTTTCAACATTGTTCATACAATGTGTACATCTATTATTTAATTTTTCAATTTGTTTTGCAGCATTACTTATTACTAATTTATTATTTATCATTCTATTTCCTCCAGTTATTTTTATATATGTTATTTAGTTATAGCTTTTTCAAATTTCTTTAACAGTTTATTATCAAATCTATTATATTTTGAAAATACACTTACTATCTTTTTAACTACATCTTTATCATTTAAACTAATATCTTTATATTTATCATTTAATGCATTATCTATCATTGGTTTAACACCATATAATCTATCATATGCTAGATAAAATGATAAATCTGATAAAATTCTTCTAGTTATATGTTGTTGCAATCCTTCCATATTATTGTAGTTATTTAGAATAGAATTATCTATTGGTAAATGATATATAGTAGATATATTTTCAGCAGCTTCATTTTGAAATATATTAATATCTATTCCTATAACTAATAATTTATCTATAACATTAATATGATCATCAAATTTCATAAAATGATTATATATGTAATCAATGTCTTCTCTTATAAACCATTTAGTGACATTTAATATTCCATAATCATCAAGCATTACATTATATACTTCTTTTATAAATAATTTTGTAAGTATACGAGAATCTGATAGTAACTTATTACTAGTTAATAATTCCTCTCTATCAGTTATATATTGAAACCTTTTAGTTTCCTTACATCTAATATAACCTTTAACATTACCAAGAAGCTTTCTACATACATCATAAATCTTAAACTTCACCATACATAAATTAACATATTTCTCCAAATAATTGGATTTAATATCATCCTCTTTGATTATTTCAAATAATTTAACTTTATTTTTCATGCCTATATCCTCCTTTATATTGGTTAATAATAAGTTTAAGAGGTTTTAACCATATAAACGATATTTTGTATAGCTTATAAGTTAAAACCTCTAAAAAGTGCCTTTAATTGAATTTAATTGGCTGTGTATTTTCTGATACATATTTATACAATAGATCAGCTTCTGCATTTGTTATAATACCTGTAGTTTTTGCCAGGTCTATGAATATAGTAGGATACATTTTACCAAACTCATTCATATTCATCATTAATCTAACATTAGAATCTACTTTGAAGAATTTAGATTGTCTGTAAGGTACTACACATAATCCTACAATATAGATATTCCATGCTATATCAAATGCAGGAATTTTTTCATTATTTTCCTTTACAAATTTTGTATAGAAGTCTTTATCATTTTTGATAATATCTTCTACTAATAATACGATATTGTGTTGTGTCATTAATTTCTGCAAAAATGCAACCTCAATTAATTTCTTTACCATAAGTTCTAATTCTTCTGGTGTTCTTTGTGGCAGTTTCGCAGTATCATATATATCTCCGTCCAGTTTCATATTATCTAGAATCACAGATATATCTGATAGACACATTCTCAAAGTGTCATCAGACGATAAGTCTTTATATCTTTCATTATACTTCCCAATTAGATATTCTCCATACTTATCACCTTCGATAAATATCTTTTCTTTATCTGGATAATGCGACATAATACGTATAGTATTAACGTCTGTTATAGTAGTAGTTTCATACCCATGTACAATACTCTCTACCAAATTTTCAAACCTCGTTTTTTCCATCTTAATTCCTCCTAAAAATTTTATTATAAAGTTATTAACCTTTATCTACTATATTATATGTAATTATTGAAGATTTAAGATTTATTGCATTGGTCCAGTATCTATATTTAATAAAGAGTGTTCCTTTTTAATATCTTTAACTTCATTATATTTTCCCATTAAATATGTATAATCTTTATTGTCTATTATACCTAATTCCTTCGTAATTTCTATTGTACCAGTAACATCTCTATGCTTTTCTTTATCATTGATAAGATCTATCATAGTATCTTTAATCCATTCATCAATATACTCATTATCATAATAATTATTACCATTAATATCTTTAGTTACTCTATAATATAAATATTTACATATAAGTTGAACTATCAATACATATGGTATATTACTACCAGTATTATAATCCATCTCTTCACCTTTAAAGTAATCATATACTATTTCATACGATTCTAAATATGAAGCTAAATCATGTAGTCTTTTAAGCTCTGTTATTAATTCTAGATAATACTGATATTTACTCATATCTTTTTTAATATTATCTATAAGTTTACTATATTCTTCTTTATCAAAGTCGCTTTTTAATAAATCTTTGATTGGTTTAGATTTATATTCTATACTTTCTGTAATAAGACTAAGCATTTCTTTATTTGTATATATAGTAGTATCATACACTTTCTCAAGATGTTCTATAATTATCTCCTGTAATTTTGAAATCTGGCTAGTTAATTCATCAAATGTTAAATTTGGTTCTATTTCTTGTTTGATATCATATAATAGATATCTAAGTCTAGTTGATACACCCATATGTACTATAATTGAATATTGATCAACATTTCTTATCATTTTAATCATCTCCAGTCGCAAAAAAATAATAGTGGGAGAGATATTGCTACCTCTCCCTATGTAAAAATATATGAAAATAATGCCTTATCTATATTGACCGTCTACTACAGCACTCTTTTCTAATCTATAAAGTACCATCATTGTATCAGATACAGATACGTCAAATGATGTATATAATATACCTTTAATAGATTTATCTTCTATAGCTACAGATATACCACCTTTAGTTTCATATCCTATAGTTCTAATACCATCATTTACTTGACTATGATCAATCCAAGTCCAAACTGAATCAATTTGTTGATCTAATCCTGCATATTCAATACTATTAAATATGTAGAATACTTTATCAAATACATTATGTAATTTATCAAATTTTTCCTTAGCTTTAATAATATCACTATCAGTTTGTCTATCATAATTTCCAAATATAGTATTATTATCATCAGATTGTAATCTTGTTTTTATTAATATATCATTAGATTCATAAACAGGAGCATTTAATATTTTAGAAATTTTATAAATAGATGCTCCAAACCTGTCAGCAAATGACCAAGTTTCTCTAGTAAGTCTTATTAACATACTATTTTCTATTTTTCTAGTAATACTTCCATATGCATCTACTTTATATTTAGCTTTTGCTAAGTTTACTGCATTATTAAGAGCAAATGTAAATCCTAGTAAATCTGCTATATAAACACAAGATTTTTCCATTTCTTCTTTATTAGAAGTATTACATTTTAATATAGATTTACCTTTTTCTAAATAAATTTTAATCATTGCTGCTGGCATAACTTTATTTATTAATTTACTATACATTACAGATATTTCATATTCTACTTTATCTTCTTCTTTATCAGAATTTTTAAGGTGTTCTACTAATTCTGGGTGTACAAATCTTTCTATTAATTTAAGTGCTCCATTGAAATTTTTAAATAACATATTATTACCTCCTATTATATTAAGAGGTGGGAGTTTATTCTCCCACCAATTTTATTAATCTTCAAACTCTTTACATTTTAACATTATTTTCATATAAAACTACTTCTTTCTTTTCTATCTCGAGTGAGATATCTCCAAAATCTTTACTCTTTCTATTATAGCAAAGAGTTATTTTATTTATATTATCTAGTCCAATTCTTTTATCTATAATGCTTATAAACTTTTTATAAAAGTTAGCATTATACGTAAATTTATTATTTTCCTCTACAACGTCACTATCTGCGTATATAACGATATTTTTAACTGTTTCCACATGTTGTCTATACCAATAAGATAAACATTCCATCATAGACTCAGCACCTAATGATGCAATATATAAAGTATTTTTATTCTTATGATAATAATTATAGATATTTATGATATCAAATATACCTTCAGTAATTACAATAGTATCAACATGATCTGGTACACCTCTGTATAATGTATATCCATAATCTTTTTCTAATGTATATTTAACTTTATAATTACCAAATATACTTCTAAACATAAACATTCTATAATCACGTGTAGCAAATGTAATCCCACGTTTATCATTACGAATACCTAATACATTAAACTTATTAAGATCATCAGTATCAGACTCGTCTAATGTATCATTAATAGTTTGATATAAATTAGGTACTACTCTATAAAATTGTATCAATGCTGGATTAAATTGAATACCTGTTCTTTTCATTAGATAGTCAATTTGATACTTTGATAAAACTTTATCCTGGACTATTACTGGTTTTGTTCTGAGTTGCCATTCTTTAATATTACTATCAACTTTAGATGCTTTAAGTAAATTAACAATAGCGTCAGTATTATCAAATCCAAAATCAGTAAAGTCTTCTACTGTTATATAACGTCTGATAGTACAACTGGCTCTAAAACATTTAAGGAATGGCCTTTTATCTTTTTGATACCATATATACAGGCTACGGTTCTTATGTCTAGGACATTCACTACATATTCTATCACCAGTTATCTTATACCATCCATTTTGACTTTTTCTCGGGTTAAGCTCAGCATACATAAATTTAAACCATAATTCTGAAGCTTCGTCTAAAGTCATGTACTACCCCACAAATTCTTTAAATAAGTCATTAACAACAGTAGGCCTATCAGTATATTCTTCATACGGGTTAGTTTCATCAGAGTCATCATACTCGATAGGATATTGCTTTGGAAATAATAAGTTACGTAACATTTTTGGACTATTTAATAAACGTAACATATCGTACATCTCATGTATATTCGGCGAATAGGTATCCACATCTCCCATATACATGTTCATTAACGATTTAAAATCTTCTAAACCTATTTCTAACTCTCCACTATTTAATAATGCCATTATACTAGCATCATTTAGAGATGTAACTGGTATTTTACTATCTTGCATTGTTATTATTCTACATATGTTATGTAAGAACTCAAGTTCTGGGTCTTCCATTACTCTAAAATAGAATAGTGCAAGTATATTCTGGTTACTAGTACCAAATATAAGATTTGTATAAGTTTTATATTCTCCTATAACAGCTAGTAAACATTTATTAATAATAAGTTGATTGAATAAATGGTCTTTACTTATTACAATATTATTTTTTACAAAATTTGACATTTTTTCTGCAGTTTCTAAACCACGAGTATCTAATAGATTTTTATATATAGTTGCAAGCTCCATAATAAACTTATCCATAAGCTCTCTAGCAGTTTTAATACGAGTACTATAAAGAAATGCAGTCCTATCACTATATAGAGCAATATCTTTATTAGTATCTGAATAACTGTCTTGAACTATGTCAATCATATTAACTTCTGGAATTTCTTTACGTTTATCTTGATTTTTAACTATGTTCATATAAACAGATGTTATAAACTTAGATAAGTTTTTATTAGCAAACTTAAAGTCATCCCAGTCACAAGTCATATTATATACGACTTTATTCATATCTTTAAGTGTTACACTATATTTCTTAGCAAGTTCTTCATCATTTTGATCTTTTAGTGGTGGTGTATACTTACGAAGTGCTTTCCAAATAATCTTTCTAGCATCATCTGCAAGTCTTTGCTCACTCATTCCAAACTCACTAAACTTTATTACAAAGTTTTCTGTGTTTTCTTTAGTCCATTGATTAATATAGAATTCTGTAAAGAAATGATGTATTTCAGATTTAAGTTCATCTATACTTCTATCAATAGGAAAACATCTTGCATATACATTACATAGATTATCAAGTATTTTATCTATGAATTGTAAATAGTCGTCTTCTTTCTTATTATTAGTATTATTTAATATACCATTAAATATATAACCAATCTTAATAAGAATATTAAGACAATGGATAATTCTACAGTTCAAATTATCCAAAGTTACTTCTGTTTCCGCTGGTTTATCATCAATATTATCTATTGATATAGCATCAACATATCTACATACACACTCGACTATATATTCGTCAAATGTTACATGTTTTTCAATTAATTCATAAAACTTTTCATTAAAAGTTTCATCAGCATTACGAGTTAATAAACTCGTATCATTATACATTTCTACTATTTTTCTAAATAGAAATTGTCCCAATTTGTAGTATTCTGCTTTATCATTAATATAGAAATATTCTAGGAAATGATTAAGTCCTTCTACAATTTTAATTATATTCGTACTATTAGAACTACTACTACGAATACAAGGAATACTCTTACCGCCTATAATACTTTCAAATTCAATACCTCTTCCCTTTTTAAGGAAAAACATCTTATTTTCCATACTATTCTCCTATATATTATATTTTATATTCAGTTCTAGCTCCATTTAAAGATATTCCATCAATATCTCCTATTACTATTCTATGTGCTGTATCACTAGAAGACTCTATACTATGTGATATACATATAATTTGATCTATTTCTAGTGTTGCAAGAAGACTATCAATTATTTGATTAAACTTCTTACGATTAATTATATCAAGATTTGCATCTATTTCGTCTAAACAGAATACTTTATATCCAGATAAAGTAAGAACACAAGCATTCATTATCAGACTAACTAAACATAATTCACCAGAAGATAATTGTGATATATCTGGTATCTCTATATCATTAACAGAAGCAGATATAAGTATATTTATATCATCTACCGTTATTTCTATATTAATTGGAATATTATTTTCATCCAATAGAATATTAGTTTGCTTTTCTAAGAAAGATAATACATTATTAAGCATTATTAATGGGATTTCTTTCTCCATTATAGTTCTTATTCTAGAAAGAGCAACTCTATCTTTATCTAGACTATTATATTCTTGCTCTACTTTAATCTTATCTTCTATAATACGTTGTATATTAACTCTTTCTGTAATTATAGCATAATTACGTTTCTCTAATGTCTTAATACTCATTTCATCAGAAGATATTCTAAGAGTTAACTTATTATAGTTCATATTTGCCTCTTTTAACGCATTATAATGCTGTTTTAACGCATTCTTTGTCATATATGCATATTTTGTATTAAGAAGATATGGATTAATGTTAAACTCGACATTATGCGTTTTAATAGCCTTTAAGTCCTTTTCTAATTTATCAATTTCCTCTAATAAAATATCAGGATTTTCTACATCTAGATTTATATGCTTAATACTATCAAGTTTTATTTCATAATCTTTTATACTATTCTCAAGACTTAATATATTATTAATGAGATCTTCTATATTAGTCTTTAATGTATAAACTGATATTATATACTCACCATCAGTTAAACTATTAATAAAAAATGATTCATCTTTATTTAAATGTAAATCTGTCATAGTTTTATTAGTATATTTATCTATTATATGTAATTGATTGTAAAGTAACTTTAATGGTTTTAATAATTCGATATCGCTATTTATTATAGCTAAACTTTCTTCACTCATTTTAAAACTATTAGCATTTTCCTTTACCCATTTTGCATCAGTTACATATCTTTGATATAGCTCACAATTTGACGGACACGGTTCTACTTCATATTCTTTCCCGCCTTCAGAATTATTATACTTCTTATTATATTCTGCTATAAAATGTTCTAATACATGTTTTTCTTCTTCTTGTTCTTTCATTATATCAATTACATTTTTACTAGCATAATTATAACTACAGTTTTTAACTCTATCTATAGCATCTATAATGGCTTTTAAAGGCTCTATAAGTTCAATAGAAAGGTTTTCCATATATTTAGGATTAACGTATAAGCTAAGTTTAGAACGCTTATTAGATGCCTCTAAACGCGTTATATCGCATTTATTAATCCATTCTTCTTTATTAAGTTTTGTCTGATAAAGTGATACTTCTTTATAATATTTATCCTTTCTAGAAGTTATGTCGCTAAATAATCTATTAATAGCATTCTCATTTTCTATTTTTATATTATATCTATTTATAACAGTTTCATTATCAGAAAACATACTTAAAGCATCTAAACATGCATTAATATCTTCTATATTATCTTCTTTTAAATTATCATATTGAGTAAGTGTCTTTTTATCTTCTTCAATAGATAATTTCATAGCATCCATTTTGAAATTATTTGTAGATTCTTCACTATCTAGTTCTTTAAGTTTATGTTTTAACTCATCTACAGTTCCAGATATATCTCCACTACGACCATCTTTAATCTTATTAAGCATATTATTAACTGTACGATATTCTATTATACAATTTCTAGTCATATTCTCTACTTCTCTAGTTTCAACTATATCTGATAATAATTCTCTTCTATTCTTAGCAGAAGACTCAGTAAGACCATTAGTTTTAAAACTAATGTGAGAAGAATTAAATGTTTTATGGTCAAACTTTAAATATTTCTTTACAAGATCTTTAAAAAAGTTTCCATTACCAGTCGGGTTTAATTCTTCTGTAACTCCATTCTTTATTATATTAAAATAAGATTTAGCACTATGTCCTTCTCTATTATTTGGAGTATACTCATGGATTATTTCATAAAATATATCATTATCTTTATATATTATACGTTTATATCCACTAACGCCTTTAATAATGGAATATGCACTACTATATCTATTAGAAGACGGGTATGGATGAAGTTCTGATAAGAGAAAACTCTTACCAGAACCATTTTTACCAACTATAGATACTATAGGATTATCAAGTTGTATTTTAAAATTACCTAACTTGACATGATTTTCAAACTCTAATTCATATATTATCATAGTTACCTCTTTTTAAATATTCTATTAGCATGAATTTGTAATCCTGTTACTAATGCTTGAGTTCCTGATGATTTTTCAGACTTTACTGTAACAGCATCTACAAGTCCATAATCTACTCCCCATTTTAAGAATCTTTCACGTGGTAATATATCTGTAGAATCACGGCTATCTTTATTATTAGGATTAGTATCAGCTAAATAACGGTATTTATTGTATTGTAGACATGCATTATAATCAAAACAGTTTGTATTATTAAATGTATTGAATAATGCACTATTAGAAGCAATAGTTTTGTATATTTCAAGACTCATTGGTTTAATAAATGCTTTACTATATTTTACAGCATTATCAGAAGTCTTTTCTTTTACAGATTTATTAGTATCGGAAATACGTAATAGCTCTTCACCTAGGTGTGGGTATAACGCATAGAAGTGTTTCTTACTATATCCAGCTATAAGTTTTATAACAGTATTAGCATTAATCATTCTACGATCTAATCTAAAACTATTATTTTTAGCAAATATTTCATCTTCATCTTCCTCCGGAATCTCTGAATTATCTAGGAATTCATCAATTTCTCCAGAAGCTATCATCTTTTCACGTTTCTTATTAAATCCAACATCATGTGATCTTTCTATCCATTGGTAAATATTCGGGATGGCATCCCCAGATTTCTTTCTCATTTCTTGGTCCATAAGATAACATTCATAAGTATTAAGAGTAATATCCTTTACTTCGTCTGATATATCAAGTTCCATTATCTGTTTTACTATATCTTCTGCTTCTTTTTCTTCGAATACTGCTAATGCATTTACGAAGTATTTAGCATAGAACTTTAAATGAAATATAGGTTTATTATATCCATCTTTTGTGTATATATCATGAATAAAGTATGCAGTTTGTTTACGTACTTTATTACGGTTCTTTCCTTTACGGTCTTTAAATGTAAATGGAGTATAACCATATCTAGCACGTTCGTAATAAAAAGCTTCTGTCATAAATGGTTGCCTTATTTGACCATTTATATTATAGCTTCCATTCTTTTCAGGTATTGGAATTACAAGTATTACGCTATTATCAGCTATACTATCTTCAATTATAGATTGTTTGGTAATACGTTCTACGTTATATTTATGCTTTTTAGCTTGTGTTTTATAGAATTTCTCAACACTTTCTATAATAACATAACCTCTTTTACGCAGATATTCGATCTTCTCTATAACTTCTTGTATTTCTATACCTTTTTCCATATTAAGATCTATAGGTGGTTTACTAAATATACATTTATATAAACGTACATTCATTATATCCAATGATGCACATATGTCCATATTTGCTGGAATATCTAGAGCATTCTCATTTTGTTTCTTAATCATTACTATATTTTGTAGTATTCTTTCATTGTATGGAATTTCTTTATAAGCTATAAGAACTTCCTCATATTTATTTGATGTGTACGGGTCTATTAATACATCTTCAAATAAATAATCTTTAATATCACGATTTATATTAAATAAATCATTATTTAAGAAACCAGTTCTTTGAAATGCGTTAGCAAACTTGCTATACATTTTGTCTAGCACTGATACTTCACGTTCAAATTTCATAATCACTCTACTCCTTTAAAATAATAAAAATAAAGTGGAGAAACTTAATTCTCCACAATATCTTTTATTCATTATTTATTGTTATAAATCCATTAGACACCGCTATTTCCAGGATTTTATCAGCTGGCATATATATTTCCTCATCATCTAGATTTAAAGTAGCAATCATAAGACTATATTCTACTACTTTAGGGCTATATGCATCTCTTATAACGTCAGCTAACATATGAGGCCATTTGGATTTATTTGTGTATTCCAGTTTATGAACAGCTTTGAGCTGGTTAGTTGTTAATACGATATTCTTTGGCATAAGATAATATTTTATATCTCCCATTGTAATTACAACTTCAGTTGCATTTAATGGTTCTTCGTATATATTTTTACTATCCATAGTGACCGTATTAGTTTTATTGAAGATTATATCTTCAACTGGTCTTTTATCTTTATTAATCATATTACCAATAAGATTTAGACCTATTTCAACGGGATTATTTATCCCGTTGATTTTAAGTTTATTATTTGAATATTCTACGTTTACTTTTCCATTTATATTATTATAAATGTCTTTTAAAGTATCCGCTATATTACTGTTATCTACTGTAGGTGTGTCATCGGATTTCATTAATGATGAAACTGTTTCCAATTTAGGATCTGACTCATTGTATCTTTTCTTTAATACAACTCCGGAAGTTTTCTTTTCCATAAAAATCACCTCTTATCCTATATTAGAATAAGCAGTATCGTCTTTTACAGCTCTCATTAGAGTATATCCTGGTTTAACTATCATATTCCAAGATATTTGTCTATACTGGTCCATAACCAATTGTGGTCTAATTTCAAATCCACTATAATAAGAAATTATACCTTTTTCTAATACACCGTCATCTACGTCTGTAGTTGCACTATTTAGATATTCTAATGTTAATCCAGGGTCATTAGCAAATTTAGTAGATAATGTTGCAACTGTATTCATACAGTTATTCATATCAGACTCAATTATACTTCCAATAGACTTTAATGGATTAGGTGAAGCCGAGTATGTATTCACACTATTATAGAATGCATTAACTTCATTAAACACCATTGCTTTAGTAGCATCAGTTTTTGCAGCTTCTTCTGAGTTCAATTGTAGATTAGTTCTAAACTCATTAGAAAGTTCAGCAGTTGGTATTAAAGCTAACTTACTATTTGGTATTGATGCGTGTATTTCTTGTAATTTAGACATGATTGCATTTCTACTACCAGTTAACATATCTAGTATTGTAGTAGCTTTCTTCTTATCAATTATAACTAATAATGAATAAGAACCATATCTACCAGCTTTATCAATTACCTCTGGTTCACTGTAGTAGATTTCTACTCCAGTAACAAAGTTATCTTGATTCATTATAGAGATAACCCTCGCTTTGTTAACTAAACTCCCGATTAATAAATGCACCATTACGATTTTCCAATTGAATGTATTCATCTTATTCCTCCTAAAATAAAAATATTGTATATTTCTATACTACCTTATTATATGTAATTATCTTGTTTTTAATTATTATATACTTAATGCTTGCCATATTTGACTAAATTCTATATCAGCAAAGTTTTTATATTTTCTTATAAAATTTGCATCCCAGAATTTCTTAAGTTTCTTTGCATTATCCATATCTGTAAATCCACAATCTTGAACTAACTTTTTAAGCTTTTGTATAGCTTCATTAATTCTAGCACTTTGTTGGATTGGAGTTCCAGCTCCAGTAACACTATTAACAACAGTAGTTCCACCTAATGAATTAAACATTTGTGTAGTAGAATTACCTGATGCAGTTACTGTATTTTTATGAACTGTTACACTATCTGCAGTTATTGGATTTTGATAAACTCTCCAATCTACTCCTAATTGAGCTAATTGGTTATCTAATCCTTGATTAATTCTTTGTGCTAGTCCTGCAATATATTCATCTCCATATGGACCGTTTCCTATTTTATTTAAGATAGTATTTGTACTAGTTTCTACAATCTTATCAATAAGAGTCACAACTTCTGCTTTTCTTGCAACTATATGATTATTATTTACTATATATGCAAGTCTAGCAAGATAATCTCTGTTATTATTATCTATTAATATGTTATCATATATTGCATCTAGAAGTCTATTTTTAGCTTCTTGATCATTTACATTTACATTAGCAACTGGTGTTGGTTGATATGTATATACTGATTGTGCAGTATTAATAGCATTATTATAATTTACTGTATATGCTGGTTGTGTATATTGTTCAGCTGCTCCTGTATAACCACCAACTGTTGAAAATACTCCGTTTCTTATGCTGTCTCTTCTTCCAAACATATTAATTACCTCCATTTATTTTATCATTAAATATATCTTTAAAGTTAATACCAAATGACCATAATAATCTAGACGCGACAGACAATGATATTTCTTTATTGTTATCTACACAGCTGTTAAGATTTCTAACATCATTAAGAAGCTTATCAGACGCTTTCTGGTCAAGCGGTCTAGGTTTACTCATTATTTTTATTGCTTTAATTATTGCTTTAGTGAATGGTATGTCATCACTAACTGTTTCTGGGTCTGGAAAACTAGTTCTCTTTCTCCAGAAATCATTTAATACTACTTCTGTTGCTCTTGTTATAGTTCCAGGTCTTTCCAAGTGGTTACTTACTTCAGATAATGGAAGTACTTGTACATCATCTTTTTTATAGACTACATCTTTATAAGATATATCTCCATTTGATTCTACTCTTATTCCTATATCTAAATCTAATGTTAATATTTGTCCATCTGGTAATCTAAGCATATGTGTAGTATTAGGGATAAATGTTTCTGATTTTCCTATTTTATTATTACTATATTTTAAAAACATCTATCTAATCCTCCTCTTTAGGTTTAAGTTCTTGTTCAAAATAAATATCAGCACCTATTGCACGAAGTTCTTCTGTTACAATATAGACACGATTTCCATCATTAACTGTAGCAGCTTTAAGGTCATGATTTAGTAATAAACCTGTAATATTATATGTAAGTTGTACATCTTCTTTACAAGCTTTTTTCGATCTTAGTGATTCTCCATTAACTTTTTCATCATTCTTTTCTTTTGCAAGACCTTTTGTATCTGTCTCTGGTTGTGATGTACTACTATTACCAAACATAGTATCATGATGGTCTATATGCTGATATGTATAACCTACTAAATGTTTTACTGTAAGATTTAAATCTCCATATTCTGGATGTTGAACCTCAATATCTGTTTCAGCCATTCCAAAGTGTTTAACTGCATACGCTCTTATTTCAGAAACACGTTTTAGACTGAAGTCATTACTCCATGGCATAACTGCAACTGGAAGAGTTTCATAATTTTGACATAATGTATGAATTTCTTCTGGAGTAAATCTGTGTTCAAAATCATAATTGATATTGCATAACGTACAAATATTAATAAAATGTTTAAAACATGTCTCAGCATTCATTTTCTTTGCAGCATTTACAAAGCAATAAAATACAGCAGATAAGAAATGTTCTTCACAAAATCCCATAATTGTACGGTTTACAAATGTAAGACTACTATAAAGCACATCTATATTACGCCCAGTAGATGGGTCTTTATATTCTCCGTCTGGATATATCTTTTCAATAGTTCCCTTTGCCCCATGGGAATTAGTTACTTTAGCCCCTATTCCAGGTCTTACAAATGTTACAACATCAATAGTTATAAAAGGTTTGCTTATAACTTTATCAGACGTTCTAAGTTTATCAAAGTATTTAAAATTCTCTAGATAACGAAGAATCTTATCATCACATATGTCTCTATATTGTGTTACTATTCTATTAAGTGTATTAAATACATCTTTACGGAATTGTATATATTCCTGTCTATAGCTTTCAAGAATTGGATTTTCTATTGGTTCATTACATATAACTCTAATACGATTTATATAAGAATTTGGATGAACTATAAGTTGAGTTTCCTCTTCAGATATAGGTACATCGTGTGTCTGAGTAAGTTTTGTTATTTCTCCTTCATTCTCAACTATTTTAAAGACAACTGGGTCTTCTAGTATAGTTTTAAGTGGTGGAAAAATATTTTTATACTTAGATATGATTATTCTATCTTTAAGATCGATAGAAATTCTAGAGATTTTAGCGAATGTCATTCTATTACAGAATGATTCACTTACTTTAATTGAGTCTCCTTGCATATCTGTATTAATATCCATCATAGTTAAGAAGTTATTACCACGAGTCATCATAGAATTAACTGGATTATAACAGTGAGGATATCTTAATGTGAAATTTGAGTCATCTGAATTAATATCATACTCTTCGCCCAATTTAAGTAGATCTAAGTCAGTTTTCTCATACACCATATAACCACCATTATCATGTGTACCATCTGTGTCTAATAAACTTATACGCCCATTATGTTTATAGACGATAATACGTTGACTTTGATATGTTATTTCTGCTAGTTTTGTAATCTTCCCCCGTATTCTCTCAATAATTGAAGATTTTTCAAACATATCCATACACATTGCAGATGCACAAAGAGGTACTTCTGTATGTAATGGAACGACCATTGCTTTTTCTTGTGATATTGACATATCATTACGTTGTGTAGAGTTATGATCTGCAAATGGTATCCAGTTACGAGAGTATTGAAAAGATTCTAGCATATTTGGTGTAATTTCCAAAAGTGTTCTATGACCATAAGGTGCTTTAAATTCGGGTATAGATGTATTACTATGATTTAATTTAGATTTCGCCCTTTCTCTAAATTCTTGAATTTTTTGCAACTTAAGATCAATGTCTTTTCTGTCCATATTTAGCACTCCTTTCATATTTTAAAAATAAAATGACATGATGATGTTTAAAAATATTATTGTTTATTAAAATAATTATCATTTTATTTCTATCTTAGTATATGTAATTATCTGAAAGTTAAAACAGACGAACAACAAAAGTCCAGGTAGAGGTTAAGTTATAATAAATAAAAATAAAAATGAGAAGCTCGAAAGCTTCTCAAATCTATTTATTCTGATAATGCATCAAGGATACTTTTCTTTAACTTTGGATCCTTTTTAATATTTTCTGCAATTGAATCTAATGATTCTTTCATAGATTTTTCAGAATCTTTTCCTAAGAATTGTGAAAATTTTTCATCTACTTTAAGAGGTTCTTTACCAGCAGCCTTTCTTAATTCATTTAATGCTTCAAATTCTTTTGAATCTGTGACTTTATCTTCAAATATATCTTGATCTTTAAGAGATGCCTTTTCAGCCATTTCTTTTTTACATCTTGCCTCTCTTTCAGTCCAATTTTTAGTCGCCTCTTCGGCTTCTTTTTCTTCTTCCATCATTTTATTTAGGAAGTCATTATCTTTATTTTCTTCAGTTACAATTTCTTGTGTATTTTCTTTTACTTCTTCAACTGGTTCTTCTGATTTTTTGTTTATAAATTTGTAGATTCCAAATCCTATACCAGCTACTACAATACCACCTATTCCATATAATAATCCTTTATTCATTTTTATTCCTCCTGTATTTTAAATTTATTATAATGTGTTTACATCTAATTCAGTATTTTCAAATTCATTGATTAATTTTTCAAACTCTTCAAAATTATCAACGTTTACCAAATCATTCAAAATTCTATTATACTATTTAGCAAAATCTTTAAATGGTATATATTTCTTATTTGCTGATTGTACACTTACTTTTCTAAAATTAATGTTAATTTGTTTTTTATATTCTATCGCATCTCTTATATTTTTAATTAAATAATTGATACATTTCGAAAAATATTTTTTAAGATCATGATTTAATGATTCAAATCCTTTGTCGTATTCAACAACACTTCTAATATATATTAAAGCTTTAGCCTCATTTATATTTCCAACAGATAACTCATTAACCTCTTTAACTTCTCTTACTTCTCTAAACATCTTCATCTCTCCTTTTTATTTGAATTATAGTTTGAGGGAATACCTTTATTATTTGATATTCCCTCGTAAGTTCTTACATCATATTATTAATATTACATTGATTTACGAAATCCATATGATTTCTCATATGAATATCAGTGCTTTGTCTAAGGAAGCTAGCAGTTTCTTCTTCTTTCATTTTATTAATTTTATGTATGATTGCTCCAATACCAATTCCAACTAATGCACCTATTAATATATTCTTCATCATCTAAATCACTTCTCCTTTTTATTTTTTAATTTATATTATTTATCTCCAAATATTTCTTCGATACTTTCACCTAAATACTTTTTAATTTTTTCAATTTTTGGATTATTACATTCTAAAAACATTACTAATAATCCTATTAATAACAATCCTATACAAAACGCAATCCAGAATTGAACAGCTCCTGCTTCAATCATAACATCTAATATACTCTTATCAAAATCGCTTGGTACATAATTATTCATTTTATTCCTCCCTATTTATTTAAATATAACTTCTAATACTACATATCCAATTAACAATACAATAACAATTTTAACATATTTTTTTCTTTTAGCTTTTAGTTTGTTTTTTATTTCTTTTTTATTTTTAGCCTTTATTATTTCTTTAATATCCTTCAATATGATTTTCAATACTTCCAATATTAACGAATTCATTATATCCCTCCTATATATTTCTTTCTATATCTACATTAGTATATGTAATCGTTAAAACGCTATCTCTTCATTCCTTCGAGCGGATTCTTGGAAATATATTTTAGCGGTAAATAAAAGGATTACCCCAATAAGAAATATTTCTTATTGGGGTTTATTATTTATATAAATAAATCTGGATATTTAATGTTATTATTATCAAATGGAAGTCCAATGCTTTCAAATACTATTATACTATTAAGAATTCCTTGAGCCATTTCTGTACTTCTGTTTTTATATAATTCTCTAGCAGCATTCATTTCAGCACTTTCAGGTCCATATGTATCAAATACAGTCTTCATATCACTAGCAAGCATTTTATTACTAATACTATTAATAAAGTTACTAAGTTCACCAGGGTTAAGTCCTAACTTATTAGTAATCATGCTTTCCATAGATACTTCTTCTTCTTTCTTAACTTCATCTAGTATAGATTCAAATGGGTTTCCATTCTTTTCTCCATCCGATTGAGGTTCGGCTTCTCCTTCTGCTGGAGCTTCAGGTTGTCCTTCTCCACCTTCTTCTGGTGAACTTCCAGCAGCTTCATCGAATGGATTACCACCAGCATCTTCTCCACCTTCTGCATCGTCAAATGGGTTTCCACTACCTTCTTCATTACCTTCTGGATTTTCTCCTTCTTCTCCTTCTTTAGGTTGTTCATCAAATGGATTTTCACCTTCAGATTGCTCAGCAGCTTGTTCTGCTTCAGGATCATCTGGAGTCATTTCATCAAATTCATCTGCTTCTTCTTTATCATCATTATATTTTTCTTCTTGTTTATCTTTTTCAATTTTAAGTGCAAGTTTAACAGCTTGTTTCATTTGATCTCTAGTACCTTGAATAGCTGTTTCTATTATATCAGACACAACATCTGATAATTCGTCTCCGCCTTCATTTTTCATAACATCTTCAGCTACGTCTTCATCAAATGCGGCATCTAAAGATTTATCATCTTCTTCCTCTTCTTTTTTAGCTTCTTTCTTTTCATCATCTTCAGCTGCTTCTGTAGATATAATGAATTGATTATGTTTTTTAGCAACATATTCAGCCATTAAATTATCAACTGTATCTACAAACGATTCTAATGCAGCAGCTATTACTGGGTTTTTACCATAATCCATTGCAGATTTTAACCCTTCATAACTTACATTTAAAATATTACCAGCAACTTCATTAATAGCCTCACTATTACCAGTGACCTTACTAACAGTTCTAGCCATAACTTTTCTAGTAAGTGCGTTTTTAATACCAGGCAAATTATTAGTTATATTATAATTTACATTCATTACACATTCCTCCTATATTGATTTTATAAATTCTTCTGTCATTATAACAGATTTAAGCATACTAGGACTACTATAGATATGGTTATCTATATCACAAATTCTACTAAATAATGTATTATTATTACAAACTCTGTGAACTAAATCGATGTTTGATTCACCAGCCATTCTATTAATTCTCAAGAAATTGCGAATAGATTCCCATGATATCTGTAGGTTCTGATTCTTCATCTACTACTTCCTCCTCAAATAAAAATGTTAAGCTATTAAGTTTTTCTACACAGAACTTATTATTTTTACATACTTCTAGCATAAAGTTTAAAAGAGCATTATTCTTATTAAACGTTTTATTTTCAACTCCAGCTAATTCTTTGATAGTTTCTGCCGGATATCTAATTAATTCTTTAGAAACACGTTTAACAAAATCTTTAGCATCTTTTTCTTTTTTAATATCTTCTATATATTCTCTTAATATCTTAATCAAATATTTTCGGTGTTCTTTTATTGTACGTTTATTCATCAGCATATTCTTTTCAGATATTAGCCATTTAAAATAGTTATGATTATTTTGTATACGCCATTTATAAAATTTAGATGTTTTACTACTAAAATATACATAAAGTTCGGCTCTAGGTGTATCACTAAGATACTTATTACCAATTACTCCAATATTCATAGCATCATCTAATGATACTCTATATTCTGGTTCAAATAATATATCATTATGAATTTTAATACTATTATCTACGTCTGCAATTGCTAAATCATAGAGTTCTTCCTTTTTAAATAGTTTTAGAGCTTCTTTATCCTTTTTTATAAATGACATTTCTTTTTTAGTAGGAAGAGAGAACATATCAAGAATTACTAAATATGGAGATTGTATAGTTATTTCTTGAAGTAATGGGTATTTCTTGTATAATACTGTAAATACTTTTTTCATTTTACCCATATTAACCATACCAACTCCACCAAATTTATTAAGTCTTGGACGACTATCTTTAAAAGGTTCTCCATAAAGAACTATTTTAAGACAATTATCAAATCTTAGAGTATAGTATTTCTTTCTTATGTCTATCGGAATATTTTGCGATATTTCCGCATAATCTTTACTTGTATCTCTTTCTTTCATATGTTACCTCTCTTCTTTATTAAATATATTGCATATTATCTCCACTATCCAATTTAATTCTCCATTGTTTGAATTGAGTACCGAAGTAACCTCCACTAGTTTGGAATATAGTCTTAAATGCAGCAAATGCGTCAGCTACTGGTCTTTCTATAAAATATTTAAATATATTAGACGGCGTATGATTTAATACCGTATTTGTACCAGTTAATGTTGCAACTACATTAAATGAAGACATTGGATGCCACATCGCAGTTATAAGGTTCATGTCAGAACCTCCACCGTATGACTCAGTGAAGTTTGGCATTGTTGTTAATGTATATAACGATTCGATTGTTAAATTGATATTCAATTCTAATGGGATACCATTAGTAGTTTGGAATGCTGGGTCTGTACTTATAGACATACTACTAATATATCCACGTGGTACATTCATTACACCTTTACTAAATGCTGCACAATACATAGCAGCTTGTGGTATAATTAATGGCATTCTAGGTTTACTTACTTGTACTACAAATGGTAATAGTAGGCATAAACCCCAAAACATTTGAGCGATACTATATTTATCAGAACCTGCAGCTACAAATCTAAGTGGCACATTATATGACACATTTGTACTACCTCCACGCATAACTTTAGGAATATATGTATTAGTTACAAATGTACTAGCGAAGTTACCATCATTATGATAAGCTATTTCACGAAGAATTTCAGTAGCAGAGTCTACACTACCACCAACAGCATTTGCTCCAGCTGCAGCTACTTGACCTCCAGTTGAACTATTAGTTCCTGTTACACCTTCTGCAACTGCAGATGCTATACCTTTAACAAGATTTGGAAAAGTACGAGCTGTAACGTCAGTTGTAGTTTCAGCTATTACAGATTTATCTGCTTCTAATGAGAATTGCAAATTTCTATCTATATTCCCGTTACAGTAAAATGTAATAAATGGAAGATTCATCAATGAATTATTTCTGATATCTATATTAGTAACAGCATTAAGTATATTAGCGTATGAGTTATTATATAATGTAATAGGTACATCTTGCATTAATGTTGTATGTAAATCACTTTCTTCTTCGGCATCGCTACCAAATCCATAATTACCTAGTCCATACCCACTTTTGCCTTTAGCAAAGTTACCAACTTTAGATCTATCTCCTTTAGATATAAACCCATCAGATGATGCTATTGCATTAGTTCCGTCCATTGCCATTATATCAGCTTCAGATTTTGGTCCTAGCGATGACATCGCACTATTTATATCACTTATATCTTGTCTTAATTTAGCTTCTTCTGTTTGTGCATCTTTACTTAATTCATCAGCAACTTTACTATCATCTCCACCAGCACCCAATAATCCATTAATTCCTCTCCAGTTACCATGAGAAAATACTCTATCTACCATGAAATCTGGTAATCTTTCCTTTAAAAATCTATGATACTCTGAACTAAAACCTGTAGCTGATAAAGTCTGGTCCATAGGGTCTATTCCAAGAGTATGAAGTACAACTTTCATATGAGCACCAACTGATATCCAATACCTATAATGATTTATCAATGCAGTATATCCATATGATGCGATATTAAGTCTAGTATCGATTCTATCTAAGAATGTTTCGAATCTTGTAGCAGTATTTTCAAAGAATTCTGATAATTCACTACTTTTACTTTCATCTGCACCAATTGAATTTATTAATGCTCTTGTAAAGTTTGGTTTAAACTCTAATGGAACTAATACTAAGAATTGTCCTCTCATTAATACACGTTCTATATATTCTTGACCAACTAAACCTGCGCTTCCCCATGTCATTTGTCCTCCATTTATTTCATCATTTTGCCATATTGGCGGAGGATCTACAATATTATCACTTATAGGTGGAAGACCAACTATTTGTAGTAGTTGGTCCTTTCCTATAATATTTGCTAATTTACGTTTATCTAGTTCCACATATCTACTATTACTAGCATCAGTTACCATAACATCTGCAACTCTAGCAAATTGTGATATAATTCTTTGAGACTGTTCGTGTACAACTTTTTTACCATTCTTAGCCGTACTTTCTATAAATGAATCTAGTGCACTTTGGTCATAGTCAGGAATACCATAATTTCCATCTGTTCTACCACTAGAAGATGGTATTTCCTTGTCTGGACTACCATAACTTGATCTTCCAGCACCTTGTGCAGCTCTATTTAATGTTTCAGCTGATTTTCTAATAGCTTCTGCTGTTGACTGTTGTTTTCTTTGGGATGGTTTAGGTGGTGGACCTACTAAACCGCTTCCATTATCTAACATATATTACCTCCTCACCTCTAGTTAAATCTAGATGTTGATATTTGTGCCATTATATCATCTTTTTCTTTAGACTTAATAGCACCTATTACTCCTTGTAGTAAGTCATTTACTCCACCAAAGCTTCCAGCTAATCCAGTTGATACAACTTGAATTAATCCAGCTACTAATGCCTTAAGATCACGAAGTTCTTTAACTAATTGATTTGCACCACTATTAACTATAGCATCTGCGGACATATCTCCACCTTTACCGCTATATCCATTTTTAGTCATATAACCAGTAGAGTCCATTTGTTTACCAGCCTTAGCTGCTTCTGGATTTTCACTATTTGTAGAGAACTTATTAGATTTTAAGAATCTTATATTTTCAGGTGAGTTTCTAGTACGCACATTCTTAGGATTTAATCCTAATTCAAAGAATGGATCATAATAGTTATTATGCACACCTTTAACTGATTGTCCTTTAAATATACCTAAGTGTAAATGGGCTCCTTTAGTTCCTACATTTCCTACTTTACCGATTTGTTGACCGGCTCTAACCCTGTCTCCAACTTTTACAGTAGGATGACCGTGCATATATTCAGATGCAATACCATTGGCGTGTCTAACTATAATATTATTAACACTTCCACCACCAGCTTTTTCAACTACACCATCAGCAATAGAGAAGAATGGAGAACCACTACCTTGAACAAAGTCCACACCACGGTGGAATCCACTCATTTTAATACCACGAGCTCTAGCTGCAGCTGCAACGTCAGATCTATCTCCATATACTGAAGCTATTTCTGTTCCACCTAAGTTATTTAATGGTGTAGCCCATTTCATTCCAGACCTACCAACTACACTTTCAGGTGTCCACTTAGTCCCATCATAAGATAAATGTGCTAATTCTGGGTTATCTATTCCAGTTGCAGATGCATTATATGCAATATTTGCATTATTAGCTATATCTGCTTGTAATTTAATCATATCAAAACCAGAAGATTTCATTCCACTATCAAATTGATTATATATCTTAGTTACTAATGGAATATATCCAAACCCTGTTGCATACTTACCACCATCAACTCCATGGTTAAGACCTTCAATACCCATAGTTTGTATAGAAGGGAATCTTTTACTCATAAATAGAAAATAGTCTCTAATACCGTCTTCTGCACTTTTATACGCACGGAATTTTTGACTCATACCTGTACTAACACCATTAATTACTTCATGTGTACTTACATCAGCCACAGACCCGTCCCAATACTCAGTAGGTTTACCCCAACCTTTAATTCCCCAGAAGTTAAAGTTACCACTATCTTTTTTACCCCAATTAGACTCTAGAGCCCATTGAGCCATAGCTAAGTATGGATTTACATAAATACCATGCTTTTGACTCATTTCATGAGCTATAGGAAGTAACATTGACATAAATTTTATAGCACGTTCATTATTTCCAGCATTAGATGTAAATTTAGCACCTTTTAACTGAGCTAGTGTAGGAACTTTAGACCAGTCAAATGAAGCATTAGCTCCAACATTTGATTTAGGACCACCAAATCCAAGAGCACTTGTTATTTTATTATATGCACTAGATACTAGATTTTTAGCTTTAGCTGTATATTTAGATCCAAAATTACGTATTCTATCAAATGTACTCGAATATGCAGAACTTCCAGCACTGCTACCATTTACACTAGATGTACCAGCATACGCAGATGCTTTTTGGAAGTTATCTTCTTCTATACCGCCCTTTTGATTATACATTTCAGACCCATTACTGATTGTATTTGTAGTTACATTCTGTGCACTATGTTCAGCTTCCGCTTCCTGTTTCTTTAGATCGCTAGTTAGAAGCTTTTGCATAAATTCTGACTTATTTACTAACGATTTAACCTTATCATTAGTTTTATAAAGTATTGCTCCTATTTCACCTTTAATATTTGTAAATGTTTGAAGGAAGCTATCAAAAGACATAGAAAATTCAAATAACATTTGAATAACCGCTGTTGCTATACCCCAATAAGTTGCAGTTAATAACATCGCTGGTAGTGTAGCTCCACCAGTTCCAACTGCAACAGCAGCTTCTGCTGTCTGTTTAATTGTACCAATAACAGATAGCACCAAAGATGCTCCATTTTTATATGTAGCATATGCTCTAGCAACGTTGTCATCTAAGTCATTTTGTTCTAGGAAGTCTTGAGTAACTCCCTTATCTTGCATATTTAATATAGCGGCAGCAGATGGTAATGCTTTTCTATAATCTCTATACCATAGACCTGCGTCTATAGCTAAACCTATAAATGACACAGCCTTTTTAGCACCTGTTGCTATAGCTTTACCGATAACACTATCAGTAGCTTTCTTTAGAAGTTTTTCACCAAGTTCAGCCATAAATACTTTAGCACTAGTAGCCATTTTAGCTACATTTTTACCAAATATTTTACCAATTAATTTGATAACTGTATTTCCAGCAATCTTGTCTGCAATTGCGGATGGCATTTTGATGAATATATATTGAAGTATTTTACGGACACCTTTAATCATTCCCTTAGAAGCAGCTTTTCCACCTTCTTCTAATGCCTCTTTTGTAGCACTTTCTGCTACTTCTTGTCCAGTCTTTTTAACAGCTTTAGTAGCAGCTGCATCTAAAACCTCTTCAGAGATTTCACGAGCACCAGACTCAAACGCAGATTCTACAGTTTCTCCAGCTACTTTCTTTGCAGAAGTTTCTCCAAATTCTTCAATTACTTCTCTTCCACCAGTTTCAAATGCAGATTCCATACCTTCACCAGCCACATTAGATGCTAATTTTTCAGCACCTTCTTGTGCAGTTTTCTCTGCAACCTCTTCACCAGTTTCTTTAACGGCACCTTTACCAAATTTTTTCTTTATCCATTTAAATAACTTCCCGAATACATATTTACCAAACACTAGTTTAGTAAGACCTTGTATCATACCGCCACTACCGTCAAATCTAACACTACCAGAACCGTCTCCAGTTCCACCTAGTTTACCACCAACTATAGCATCTTTCATTTCAGCTATATCTTTACCTTGTTGTTCTTGTGTATCAGCTACGTTTTGTTTTTCTTTAAGTTCAGATCTAACTTCTGGTTTACTTAATAATGAACGGAATCTATTAGCTGCAGCAGCAAATGCTTTATTCTTAGATGATGCTATAAATGAAAGAATTCCTTGCTTTTGCTTTTCATCTGATACATTTGTAGCTATCATTGCAACTTCTGGATCGTATTTACCTTCATCAGACGACATACCACCAGATGGTTCCGAACCACCATATCCATTAAATCCGTTATTTTTAACATAATTTTTAGCAATACCCATCATAGCAGTATTAGCCATAGCTGTAAATACACCACTACCAGATACATTTAGCTGTCTAGCATTAATTGAAGAATCTATACTGGTAACAGTAGAACTAACATTAGATGCATCGTATTTAATGATTAAACTTGCTCTAGCTGTTATTTCAGATATACTAAGGTCATTAAGACCACTTTGCATAGGGTCGTTAATACTAACGTTATCACCTGATATAGATAATATATTTATATAATGGGCACCACTATCGTGTCCTATATTATCCAATAAAGCAATATATGTAGCATTATTAAAGTTTAATCTATTAAAGAATTCTTTATTAAAACGATTTCCATTAGCCATAAGTATTTCAGATTTTAAACCTAACATATTAGCTACATGTGTAAAGAAACCGTATTTAATTCCATATTTATCTAAGTATTGATTCGCAACATTTATCATAGTTTCCTTAGATAATGTTGGTACTTTTAGTATAACTAAAGCATTATTAGCCGCAGCTATACTACAACCAAAAGTTTCAAGATGTGCTCCATTACTAAAACTATATCCAGAAAGATCACTCATTTTAAGAGTACTTCCTTTAGATGAGTACATATTTGCATTAGCTGTATCAGAACCATAACCAGCACCTGAACCAAATACATATTTATCCATATTAAATGAGAAATTATCTTTAACTATATCACGTAACTCTTCAGCTGTAGGGAATTTAGGTGCTCTACTACCAATAGTTCCATCTTGTACCCAGTTATACTGCGTAACTCCGTCGGAACCTTTAGATGTAACTTGTTTATAATACGGTGTAGTAGCTAAATTACCAGTATTATACATATTAGTTAAAGCATGAATAAGAACTTTATCGGCAATTTTTTCATCAGCAATATCTTCTTCGTTCATACCATTAAGTTTATGTAAGAACCTAATACCAAATCTATTCATAAGTCTTCCAAAGAAACCTTTAGAATTCATCGAGTTGATCTTATCCATTATGTATTCTTTATGTTTTTCATCTGGTATATCAGAACCGTCTGGATTTTTAATAATTGCACGTCTAAGTGCTACTAGTTTATTAAATTCTTCTCCAGCAATATATTGACCACCAATGATATCACCGAAATCTTCTCCAGATAAATTTTTATTTGCATACTGGTCTATTAATAAACTATTAACTATACCAGCACGTTTAACAGGATCTTTTTCTGTTTTATAAATATCTTGAATTTTACCTATAACACCATCTAAATGATATTTACTAGTTAAAGAAGCATCGCCTTCCATTAGATTTTCTAGTTTCTTTTTATAATTGCTATCTTTAAATGTATTAGCTTGAACTACGTATTCTTTAAGAATATTTTCAAATAGTTCATTATAAGATTTAGCGTCTAGATGTCCACTATTAGATAAACCAGCCATATAAGCTTGACGAATTAACCATCCTCCGAACATTTGTCTAAATTCCATACTATTGACTACATTTGTATTCTTACTGTCAATATGTTCGAAGTCTCTTAAAAACTCTTTAATACCAGGAATCCCAATATCATCAGTCTTACCATTCATCCAGTCAAATATTCTATTATCTTTCATAGCATTTTGTAATACTTTAGGGTCTAATCTTATGCTATTATTTTGTAAGTTACGTTCAAAGTATCTAGATGCAACATAAGATGCTACCCGAGCTGATTCTTCTTTAGTTAGGTTATCTCTTGGATTACCATCTTTATCAGTGTATCCTAATACTATTTTAGCTTGTCTGACTAGCTCAGCTTTCTCATGAGCTTCCCCAGACTCAGCTAATTCATCTATATTTTTACCTGTAGCTGAATTACTTTTAACTAATTTACTAAATCTATTAAAAAAGCTGTCATCAATCATACCAGATCTAAATACATTTGCTAATTCTTTACCAAATTTAAGATCCATTTGAGCAGCTATATAATTATTCAAAGTACCAGTACCTTTATCTAAATGGTGTTGGTATACAGCATCTTCATGTTCACTCAACCACTTCATAAATTCATTATCATCATTAAATTTTATCTCATCTGATATAAACCCTGACATTCTAAGTTCTTTTTCAATTGCCATTGGGTCTGACTTTTTAAAGTAATTCATAAAGTCATCTTTTTTACCAGCCATAAAATTAGTCCTACCTTGAACAGCTCTTTTACCTTTACCACGTAAAGTATTAAATGTTTTTCTTGCTTCTTGTACATTACTATAAGATGTATTATATTTAGATTGAGCCCAAGCTTCAGAACCTTCTCTAGCATAACTTTCTTTATTTCTAAAACTACTCTTAGTCATTTCTGTTAATCCAGTACTTTTAGCTGAATTATACTGGTCAATATTATCCTTAGCTCTTTTCGCTTCATGATCAACCATGTCTAAGTTAGCAGCATTAACACCATCTTTTGCTTTATCTCTAGCATCCATATCACTAGCTGTACGTTTTAAGAAAAGTTCTTTTTGTTGATCTTTAATTAAATTTATAATACCATCATATATTTGAGATGCTTGGCTATTCTTATCCTCGATTTTCATACGAGTATCTTTATCTATAGATTTTAATTGATATTGATAATTTTTTAATGCTCTAAGATTATCTTCCATAAGATTTGCATTACCATCGTATGGATTTTCTTGTCTAAGTTTAGCAATATTAACTTCTAACTCTTTAATTATTGGATCTATGTTATCTGCATAAATAGCAGCATTTGATCTTTCACCACTAAGTCCAAATATATTTGCAAGAGTTTTATTTCCTTTAAGTGTATTTTTAATCTTTCCAAAAATACCTTTTCCATCTTCAGAACCTTGAATCTTTTTTCTCAATGCAGGTAATAACTTATAAGTAATACCACCAGCAGCCAGTGCAGCTCCAAGAGACGGAATAAATCCTACTAGCCCGGCAACTGGTCCCATACTATTAAATATACGTTGGCTGAACATAAATGTTTTACCACCAACAGTTGCCGCAGCAGCCGCTGGTATTATTTTTTGAGCAAGTTTAGCCATACCTATATCTCTATTACTAAATCCATGCTCTCCTTTAACGTCACTGTCAGGCCCGTACATCATATCTATAGCCTTCTTAGCACGTTCAGTCATCATTACACCAGCACCTATAGCACCCATTGCATATACACCAGCATTAGAAGATATAATACCCTTATTCTTCATCATACTTCCAATAGCAAGTCCTACTGCAGTTCCACCACCTATTCTAAGTTTCTTTTGAATAGATGTATCTTGCCATACAGATGATAATAACTTATTAGTATTTTGAACGACGTTTCCGTCCATTTTATATTTAGCATCTTCTTCACGTTGTCTACGAGATTCATTTGCTATATAACTATCAGAGATAAATCCCCAACCAAGTTTAGCCATCTTAGACTGTATTGGTTTACCATTATCATCAACACAATCCATAAGATCTACTGGACTACTTACATATCCTTGAGCTTTATATTTCGATGCAGAACCACCATGTTTAGCAGCTTGTGCTTGTGCAGTAGCTCCAGCTCTATGTATTATTTCATATAGTTTAATACAAGCTTCATATTTCTTAAACTCACGTTCAACTGTATTATTAGCATCACGTGTATCTATAGCATTTCCAACAGAATTACCCATCACTAAATTATAGTAATTATCATTTAGTCTTCCAGCACGTCTTAATTCTTCAGCTTTATCTTTATTGCTAAAATTTCTCAAATCGTATTCTTTAGCAACATTCAATGGTTCTTCTATCCATTCACCTTGAAGTATCTTTGCAGCTTCTTTATTAGTTTTATAACGTTGTTTAGGTGTCATCTTAGCATTTACTTTATTAAGATATGCCATTGCGTTATTATAACCTTTAAATGTACTTTGACCAGTAAATGATGCTCCGCCACCATTACCACCAAAGCCTCCGCCTTTAGCTAATGATACGTCTAGGTCTACACGTTCTAATATTTCACGCAACTGTTTAGGATCGTTTATTCCAAAATCATGTAACGCTTGAAGTGTTTGTATCGCTTCTGAACCTATACGATTATCTATTTGGTTATATGTGTTACGACCATGTAAGTCTCTAAATCCAGACCCCATATCATTCATACGTTCTTTTGAAGCGTATGTAGCTGTACGGTAGTAATTACGTAACATACCAAGTATTTCCATTGCTTGTCTAGCAATTCCTGCTTGGTTTGGGTCTGATATATCAATTCCCATAGATTTAACTATATTACTAAGATCGTCTCCTAGGTTATCAAATCTACCACCAGTAGATTGAATATATTTTTCTACATATTTAATAATTTTATCAGATGTCCATTGTGCATTACCATGAATATCTCTTTTAACACTTCCATTACTATTAAATTGAAGATTATTTCTAGCAAATGCTGCGTATGCTGGGTCATTAGCCATTTCTTCCATAATTGATGCAAGCTCGTTTTTAAAATTACGTCTTACATTTTTAAGTTTATCTTCATTTTTAGCTATCTGTCTAAGATATATTTCAGATTCAGTACGATAAGTTTCACTTTCCCAATCGAATTGTGTAGTTTTCGTACCTTTAATAGCTCCTAGTATTTCACGTAATGTTTCAAATGATCCTATTACTGATTTATAGAATTTATTATCAAATTTTGCACCAGCAGACCAATCTGTTTTATTCATCTTACGTTGAAGATCTATTTTATTAGTAGTATATAATGGTTCGGCTAATGCTCTTATTCCAGCATTTTTACTACCAGCAGCTTTATTTATAACTTCTTGTATATATGATGCCGGGTCTTCTTTCATTCTATCCCATTCTTTAGCATTCTTACTACCAAGAATAGTACTCTTTATAGAACCGGCAATACTTTCTTTTATTATCTTATAAATTCCACCATCTTTAGCTAGAGATCTAAACTGGTCTAAAGCCATAACAGCCATACCTATTTCGCCAGTTGAATCTAGTTTACTACCAACGGCTTTCATATAAGAGCCAGCCGCTTTATCAAATCTTAAAGCAGCTAGAAATTTAGCTGTATCACTAACACCATGTTCATACTCTTTATATTCCGATCTATTATCAGCTTTATTAGTTGGAGCCATAGCACCACGCATAGCTTTAATATTTTCAGATATAACACCAAGTAAAGTTACTTGTTGTTGCTGTAAATTTAGTAGAGAGGCATTAAAAGGATTATTATCCTGAGACTTTAATATTCTCTCTAATAGATTATTAGTTTGAGCTTGTGCAGCGTATCCAAGAGCAGCTGTGCCAGATTTTTTACTAGACGGCGTATTATCATATGGATCCCATGCATTTAAATCTTTTTCTGCAAATTGACTATATTCTTGCATCTTTTGTGCTTGAAATTGTCTATCTTTAGATTCATTGATGTCGTATAGTTTAGTTCTGGTTTTTAAAAGCTTTTGTAACTCTGCTTTATTTTTCTTTTGTTCATTTGTAAGATGTCTTCCTTCAGACTCCTTAGCTTCTGCTTTATTTACTTGAGCATTATAAGCTTTCAATTCACGTTGATACTCTTTATTATCATCTTTAGCCACACTTATCACCTCTCTTTACTTAAAATAATTATTGTTTTGACAGGTAATTGTTCGAAATCGAGGATATTAAAACGGTACATAAATAGCCTACCCCACCTAGGTTTTTAGCCTAAATGGGGTAAGTTTCCAAGAATATACGAAGGAATCGTTAAATAACTATTTAACGATTACATATACTAAGATAGATATATGTAATACTATATTGCCGTATAGTATTAAAACTTCGTATATCCAAGGCAGGTGATAATAATGATACATAATGTTCAATATTATCATGACATGATAAATAGTTTTAGTAAACAAGATATTAAATCTTGTAACTACGATTATTATCAACACAATGTTAATTTGTACTGTTACTTATCTAAGTTATATAAAGATATTAAATCTGAATTTAATATACATGTTAACGATATCGAACCATTAGATTTCGTTAACTATAAATTAAATGAAGTCAATAAATATCTTTATGAATACAGAGACAGTGTAATGCAAATTAACTAGTCACTAAACACTTTAGAAGAGCAGTGTATAAAGAACTCTTCACATTCTTTTTTGTTATTCTTTTTCATTAGAATACAAAACGTCATTTATATACAATATTTCTCTGTCATCGTCTCTTTGAAATTTAATATTATCTCCTATTTTAATTGATTGGAATTGCTTTTCATCTACTATAATATTATCATTCACATCAACTTGTACTAGATATCTATATACTGTATATCTTTGATCTATGAGATTTTTCTCTCCTATATATTCAGATATAAGTGAGATATCAGTTCTTTTCTTAATCTTTGCAGTAACTTTTCCATTTATATTAAGATTATCTCTTACAGTATAGAATACATGAATAGCATTTTCCACATCATCTTCATCCATAAAATTAGAAATAACTGTTCTATATTGCCTTCTAGTTACTCTTGGTATAATAATAGCTAATCCAAATAATAAAACTATTAATGATAGTACTGTTACGAATTTTGCGAACTTTTTAGCTTTAGACATTATTCCTCATCTCCTGTATCTTCTTCATCTTCTTCTTTTTTCTTAGGTTTTTTCTTTGTTCCAGATGAAGTTTCTCTAGCAGTTTTAGCAGCTTGTACATTTGCAATAGAAACAGCTTCTTCAAGCATATCATCAAATCCAGCTATAATACTATCATCACCGGCAACTTTCTTAAGAAGTAAATCTTTAAATGCACGTTGAACATCTTGGTCCCAGTTCTTATCTTTTTCATGAAGTTTATCCATAAGATCTAAGTATGCTAAGAATGCGTCAGTTTTATCTTTAATAGCATTAGCTTGACTTATTTGATTTGGTTTTTCTATTGATGGTGGTATCCATTCTACTGTATAATCTTTATATGTTTCTCCACCACGAAGTCTTACTAGCATTGTAGCAAGTTGAGATGATGGACGAGTCTTAAATTCTCTAAACTTTTGAATTTGAATCATTTTACTGTTATTTATCTCATGTAGTTTTGTAGCAAGTTCTACTTGACCATCTTGTGATGAGAATACTGCTGGGTTATATCCAACTATATCTCCTGCTTGTTCTATCCATTGTCTTATTACTTCAGGTGGAACAGAAAATTCAGGTGGATTAATAGGGTTAAGTTCCAATGGCATAACTTGGTCAGCTTCTGATTCTATTACTATAAACTTATGTCCAAGCTCAAAGTTATTTTTACTAACATCACGAAGTTTAATTCTGTTCATACCAAGACTATAGAATCTGTCCATTAAACTTCCTTGCATATGTTCAGATTTATTATCATTAAGTCCTTTAGCTATTCTAACAAGAGAATAACCTCCAGATGCTGTAATATACCATGCAAGTTGACACTCATTTGCTAATATAGCAGCAGTTGCTGGAACCGATGCTTGGTCTAGCTTAGACTTTCCTAGTCCAGATATTCCATTACGTTTAAATATTAAATCTTTAGCTGGAATATATATAATACGTGATAAATTATACATATTATTTTGAGCAAGTTCGTTAATACTCATACTATTAGAAACTTCATTTTCTTCAATAAGTTTCTTTAGAGTATATAATAATTCTTCATTATTCTTTAAGAATTTAATATCTATATTCTTCTCAAGTATAGGTTTAACAACATCTCCAAATATCATACGTCCAACTGTTTCTTCTTGTTGATCTTCTAATATATCGACAAGTTCTCCATTTTGTTGGAATGATTGTGGATTTCCTATAAAGCTTCTAAGTCCTATGTAATGTTGTATATCCTGGTGTGTATATTCATTATAGAATGTACCTATAAGTCTATTACCTGTTATAACTGGTACTAATCTATTATTTTCAAGATATTCAATTGATTCACCTTTAATAGAACTAAACATTCTGTCAAGCTTGCTATAAGTTCTATTAGTTTCTTTAATCTTTTCTTCAACTTCTTTATTAACACCTGTTTCTGGATTCTTTTCATCAGAAACTATAGTAGCTTGCGTAGGGTCGCTACCATTTAACTCTTGTGGAGCTAAAGGTGGTCTAGAATCAACAGTAATAACGTCTTCCATTGCAATCTCATAATTAAAATCATTAATAATAGATTCAAATGCATTCTTTAAAACACCATTACTACATCTGTCTATAGGTGAATTATAGATGTCTTCAAATGAAAAATTAGTAGATTCTATAGAATTTAATACATTATCAGACACAGATTCTAGTAATACTTCTTCTTTTTCAGTTTTAAATATCTCATTAATTTCATCAACAACATTAGCCATTGCGGAAAAAGGTATTCCATTACCTACTAAATTGAAGAATTTAGCTTTACCATTTTCAGTATCAGTTACATATACACTATTAATTTCATTATTATTCCATCTAGATACGAAATCTAAGAAACTTTCATCTGCAGATTTTAATTCTGTATCCATATGTGGTGTCCATTGTTTATATATACCGTCTTCTACATAATAATCTAATATACGATAATCATTAGTAGTAAGACCTTCCATTGACTCTTTAAGAGCTTTATCTATACGTTTTTTATCTGGATTATCTATAATATACCAGTTACCCTTTGTATAATTGTATTTAATACGATTATTCTTTAATATCTTTCTAAATTCTTCATTAGAAAAGAAACTCTCACTAGCATTCATAATCATCTTTCTTTCAATCTTTTTATTTTTCAAATCTTGAGCTTTCTTTTTCTTCAGTATATATTTTACATAAAGTTCTTTTGCTACATCTTGATTTGATATTACATGAGTTAATGAGTATCCTTGCCCCCATGCAGTTTTATCTGACTGATTATCAATATCAAAGAAAGATTTTTCATCAATTGCTATATTACTATAATCAGAAGGAACTAATAACTCTATAAGTTTTTCTCTTTCAGACATATCAGTTACTTCGATACCTTTTTTATAGAATTTAAATTTAGAATCTTTTTCAAAGTCATTTCCTCTAAAAGATCCGTTATTTACATCATCTATAAATAATTCTATAGACTGTTCTAATACTGGTAGATTTTCTAATAAGAATTGGTTGTAATTTGCTTGTTGCATTTTATAATATAAACCAGTAGTATTAAATAAACTTATTTTACTACTTTTATAAGCAACTGCTTCATTAATAGTTCTATCTATAGCTTGATTCTTTTTAGTGTCACCTGATATACTCATTATAGAGCTAGATAATTTAACTCCAGACGATACGTCATTTATTATAAGATTTTGAGGATCTAACTGGTTCATTATACCAGAAGATAATTTTAAGATTTCCTCACGTTGTTGTGTTACATCTGCATGTATTTCTTCTATCTTTTTCTTATTTTTATCAACTATTTTCTCTAAAGAAGATTTTTCTTTTTTCTTAGTTGTTGCATCTTCATTATCTTTTATAGCTTGAACTACTTCTGGCATAGCTAAATCGTTAGCCATTTTAAATGTATTTAATTTATCATCAGCCATTATTATTCCTCCTTTACGAAATTAACAAAAAAACACCCCGAAGGGTGTTTAAGATGTACAAATCACTTGTTTTTAATCAACTAGAACAACTTGCATCTGTTGTTCTATATTGATTATTAAATCATCTTCTCCAAGAATAGAATAATAAAGACCTATTACTGCAGTATCCTTGAATTTCTTAATCTTATAAGAGGGCGTGCTTACTAATATTTTTTGGTTCAGCCCTTTTTGAATCAGCTGTTTCTTATATACATTCCAAGGAAAATAGAAACAGTATTTATTTATATAAGTAGTTATTCCTCCAAATATAGTGCTTCTTATAGTAGATACATCATTTTCATACATATCTTCCCAATCAACTTCTTCTATATTGTGCATTTCACAATCAGATAAATCAAATGGTTTATTTCTAATAGGATTCAATTTACCATTATTAATAGTAATAATTCCTTTATTCATTACACCATAATATTCCATAATACTATCGTTACCAGTAAGCATATTGTAAATATCATAATTTGGATACTCATACTTAACATATGTACCATTAAATGATAATTCGCCATTAGTTAAATAGAAATATTTAGTATCCACATTTATAATATCATCTTCATCTTCACTGTCCTTGTCGGATTGAGAACCTATATGATTCTTATAATTGTATGTATTTATAGAAGATAATACTGAAATTATACGGGATTGCTTTGGAGTACATTTAGGTAGTTCCATTACGAATGGTTCTACTTTAGTAAATTTAGGCTCACTATCAAACTTTACGACAGTTTGTATAAGATCATTTATTGATGGTAAATTACAGCACATAGAACCAAATGATATAGTGTCTCTAGATAATGTTGCTAAGTTAACAGAACCAAGATGTTTATGAATAAAGTCATTAAATGATGGAGCGTCCCTGTCTGCTTGCATAAGAGTATTACCGTCACAGTCAATAATTTTACTAATATTACCAAGTAATGTATCTTTAGACAAGTTACATACCACAGTTTGAGTTGGGTAGTGAGATTTAAAGTCTAGATATATTGCATAAAGTACTCTTCTAAAGTTTTGTACATTAGCTTCTCCGCTAAGAATTCTATACTGTTCTATATATGGAGTGAAATCATAATTATAAAGACCAGGTTTTAGAACAATTCCTCCACCATAGTTACCTTTATGTGTTACTGCATACTTAGTTTTACATAAATAATCTAAATTAAGAAGCTTTTCTAACTTTTGAAGTTCCTCATTAGTTTTTTGGAAACATATTTTATTAATATTATTACCAGGAATATCACCTCTGATTACACAATCTGCAAATATTCCACGTGTAATAGCTGAGTTATTACGAGGAGATTCTTCTATATTAACCTTACAACTCATACAATAAATAAGTTTTGATTCAAAGTCACCAGTTACTAAATCTAGCATTGCTAATAAAATAGAGTCAATTATCGCATATATACTGTGATAATAGAAGTCTGCTCTAGCTAGATTAAGAATTGATGTAGTAATATGTGTATAATCGTATTTACCAAAACCTAATATAATTTGAGCAACCGTATCAAGTTTATAATTACTAAATGTTTGAGTAGAACGATTACTAAAGAATGTAGTCTGACTATCAGCTATCATTGTATGTGATATATTATTCATATATACTACACGCTTAGTAGGATTATAGTCATCTCCACGAAATGAACGTTCTGGGTCGCTTTCGACTCTAGACTGTACATCAAATGGTGGTGCTACGTCATCATATCCAATTCCATGCTGGTTAAATGTTCCAGCTGGTAAACCTAATGCATTTATTCTATCTTGGAAAGTTCCAACGTCGAATGGTGCATTAAACGCTGTTAATATATCTGGTTGATTATCTGTAAACATGCGTTTACAAGTAGCTTTAATCATCTCAGCTTCATTATCAAATGCATTTAATTCTATTGTAAGCTTATCCACAAATTCTCTAGCTAATTTTTGAACGAAGTCTTTAGATTTTCCAGATAAACTACAATTATCTATCATTTCATATAATGTATCTTTAACATCTTTATAATATTGCTCTTTATTATTGACTAGCTCATCATATCTATTAAATTCTGGATGTTTTACTATATCTATATAAGCTTTGTGTTCTTTAGGATTTACAAAAGTATTAGTATTAATATTCCAATCTCCGTACTCGTCCCGGTGAGTTTCTATGTCGAATGCGCAGACATTAAGTTCTGGAATTGGAACGTTTTCAAATAGTTCAGATCCTTGCTGTTCGTATCTAGACAGGGTATATTCTAAATATACTACGTGTTCTATAGGATAATCAAAGAAAAAGACATCAGGGTGCAGAGAAACTGCACCTGGTTCTACATTTGGATATATAACTTTCTCTACCCATTGTCTTGTATATTTATCCTGATATCTTATTATCTTAGCTTGAAATAAGTTAGGTATCATTTCAGCCTCTTTATTAGCATACGATACCATATATCTACGAGTTTCATTTATTTGAATAAACTCTTGATGTTTATCTCTATGTCTACTAGATACAAACACTGGAACTTTAGGATTTTTAATCTTTCTTAATATCTTTTCACCATTACTGTAACGTTTATATAATACAAATAGTGTATCTATCTGTTTATAATAATGACAGTGTAGTAAAAATAAATCTGGGTCATGATCTACTAGATTATATCCAGTAGGAAATAAACTTCTACATAACATGGTACACTCCTGTTTCAGTTATTGGTAATGTTAAAATTCTTAATGCTTTTCCAACATTAAGTTTATGTTGTTCAAAATATACCATCGGAATTTCTTGTAAATTTGGTGTTATCATAAGATATTCCATTACATTTTCAAATAAATCATATATTAAATCTATCATAAATTGGAATACTTTATACTCAATTAAATTACGGAATGGTTCATTATAGAACGATATACCCGAATGTTTTTCATATATAGCACCCAAATGGGTTTGAATAGCAGCTTCTATACATCTATGAACGTCCGGGTCATCGCTAGTTACAACATTTATTAATATTGTACTAAATTCTATAAATTGTATTGGGTCTAATTGATGTTCTTGTAATGTAACATCAGAAGTTTCATAGTATAGATCTTCAAATATATAATTTATTAAAATATCGTCATCTATTATAAATTTTGATGTATATATTTGCATTAAATCGTAGTGAATACTACGTAAAAATCCTAGAATAAACTTAGTAGTCTCAAGTGCAGTCGCATCATATGCATTATAAGAATTATCAAAATTCATACTAGCTAGCATTTTATCTACATCATCTATTCCAGGATGAATTATATTATTTAAATTATTACAAAATATATTATAGAAATCATTATCTACAATATACATAAAATTGTCACTAATTGCTTTACGAACTGGAATATAAATATGACTTGGAAAGAATCTAGGTCCATCCAACATACACATAATAGCTTCATATTTTGCTTGTGGTCCAAAATATCCAGTTGCAGTATAAACTAAAGTTTTTATAACATATTCTGGGTCTCTATTTATTAAATTATATAAACTATCATCATATTTATAGTTATATGAATTTAATCTTTTAACCTGTCCCATTATAAAATTGCTAGCATATCCATAATTATTCATCATATCACCTTCACACTGTTCTAATTTCTATTTCACCTAGGGATGGATTTGCTCCATATTCACTATACACATAATCTTCAAATAATGCCATCTTTATTTTAATATATGCTATTAAAATATTACTAATAGTAGGTCCAATCATTCGCATTACTTCATCTATAATTTCCATAGCTACACTAGCTAAACCATCATAAAAATCCATTAAATGAGCTTGGTAGTTATTCCATAGGTCAAATGCACCAAATTCATAGAATTTCTTATGATTTTTAGGATTTCTAGGGTTCCATTGGTGTTGACTTGCTAAAAACCATATTTCATTTATAATATTTTCAGCATTAAAATTTCCACGCATCTCTCTAATGTTCATTGCTGGTATATCTATATAGAAATCTTTAAATATTTTATCTAATGTTGCATTATAAATCAAAATATATGCATCATAACAGTTTAAATCTTCACTCATATATACACTTGCTATAAATAACACACAGAAATCTCTTTTTAATTTATTATCCCATAATTTCCAATTATATAATGTATTTAATCTAGAATCAATATATTGCTTTTCTTCTGGATTTATTTTATCTATATTTGCAATTAATTTTGTTACATTTTGTACCATTCCTAATTTATCATATACTAATACATTTTGTATTGGACTAGCTACGATAAGTTCTAGTATATCTAACACTATATCTAAATTATCCATTTCATTTCTAACTATATATAATTCATTTGGATTAGTTTTTTCAATATATTCTAATATACCAATCAAAGATTGTAGTATACTATTATATATTTTAGAAGCTAATTCCAAGTCATAATGATATCTTCTACTCCGTACCATGGCGAGCATATATTTAATATCGCCAAAGTAATCATTAATATTTCCAATCTTATTATCATACATATTTTGATCATTCCTTTCTACTTTTTAATACCATTTTATATCCATTTAAACGGCATAATTTAACGTTTTAACAAACGTTGGATAAATTAATCACAATATAAGTTAAAACGTCTTAAAATGCCTTATAAACGCGTTTAAATAGATAATACAGGTACTTTATCATATAAAATCACATTAATTATATTGACAGCTATTTGTCTAAAAATATCTTGTGAAAATATATTGTATAAAGTAGAAGAAAGTGTGTGTAATTCTGTTAATAAATCAAATATATGAACCGATGATTTATAGATATCTGTATATACTAGTGATACATAATCATTAGTTATCTCTTCCCAAGTTATATATTTAAATGCATTAGGAAAATGATTATATAGGTAAGTTTCATCACAGTCTGAGATTGATGAAGAATACTTATCAAATTCATCATTAATTAACTTTGATACATCTTCTATGTATCTAGCAACATTATATAATTCATTATTGATTATAGATATAAATGGGTCCTGGATTCTTTCGTCAGTTTTATTATATAAGCTAATATATGAAAACATTCTATGAAACTTATAATTAGTGAATACAGGTATCTTTTTAGCAATTAATGTATTACATAGTGTACCAATTGCATCCCATAATTCATTATCATCGAATTCTATATCTATCAAATCATAATTCATATGTCTAGTAATAGTATCAATGTCACTATAATCTGGAAGTTTAGAATTATCAATGATATATTTTATAAGGTTATTAATAAGTTCTACTGATTTCATCTAAATACCTCCTATTTTATCAATAATCATACGAATTCCTTGTGCAATGATCGATGTTTCTATATATTGGTAGTTATCTACTGTTGTAAATAATAATTCAAATAACCCGACTATATTATAATATAGATAATCTCTAATAATATAATGAATATATGTTTCATTTATTACAATAGAATAAATAAATGGTATTGATGTTTCATAATTAATAAACGACTTATGTATAGCATAATCTGTAAGCATTCCAATTAAGTCAGTGTTATCTAGTTCATTATATATAGTATAATAGTCATCTTGATTAATAAAACTACTTAGTACATTTTGATTAAAATTGGATACAAACATATTTAACACATTTCCCCTCACACTATACATAGATTGATTATACACGTCCAATCTATCAACGTCTGCACTATTTACAGCAGTTAATAACGCCTGGTATGTATTATCCAATATAAATTGAATATCAATAAAAGAACGATACGCATCATCATTTTTTGTATAAGTATTCCACTTAAATGTAAATAAATCTCTCCATAATATTATTAAATTTGTAGCTCCGTACTCTTCGATTTCTGATTTCGGGTATGCAAATTCAGTATGATTATTAAATATACGATGATATAAAATACCTCCATGTCCAAACATAAATGTTAATAGCTTAAGAAATGTACTAGAACATAAATCATACGATATATCAGAATATTGTGAAGATTGACTGTTTTGATATAATATGTTAAATTGATTAGTTACCATCTCTTTAAACCCTTTAAGCATTGTCATATAATTCGCAAGTTTCTCATCATCTCGAATATTAGGTATATTTATATATCTCAGTATATCCTCAGAAGCTGTTAATGCTGTGTTATTCAAGTTATTAATAAAATTATTAAGTTGATTCACCATCTTTTATCCTCCAAATATTTAGCGGTACATAAACGGGAGCTTTCGCCCCCGTATTTTATGCATTTGCTTGAGCTCTCAAAACCACTAGTACATCTTCAGGTATTCTGTATTTATTTGTCTTATTATCATTCCATTCATTATTATAGAACTCTCCCATTCCAGATGATGTTGTCACCAGTCTATATGGAATAGCAGTATCTTCATAATAAGTTGTAACTTCACGATTAACAGTATCAAATTCTAGTTCACCTAAATGAGTAACTGATCTTGGTATAAAGTTATCAGGTGGAAGTTCTGGCCCGATACTTCCATCTTGATTTAAATAGAAACCTTTTTCATAAAATGTTCCATCGTCCACATTTACATATAAAATACGAGTATGCGGAGTCTTTTTCATTTTTAAACCAGCTAAGCTAGTATTAAGATTATGACCTAATAGATTTGTATTATGAGATAACATACTATCTTTATTTTTCATACGTTCCATCATAATATCTACAGAATTCTTATGAACGTCTGCCATTGTTGTACTTCCATCGAAGTTATCTGATGCAACTACAATACTTTTCATAACGTCTAGCGTAGACTTAGCTGGACTAGTGGGGTTTGAGCCATCAGCTCCCTTGTCTAATTTATTTGCCTCATATTGTAAGCTATTAGACACAAAGTTAGCTGGGATAGGCTCATTACTTACAGCTTCTACAGTCTCTTTTTCCTTCGGAATTTCTGTAGGAACTTGTATATTAGCTGTAGTACTTTGATGTTCTATAACTGGTACATTAGAAATAGCTCCTAAATCAATAGTTCCAGGAGCGATATTTCTACCAGCCATAGATGCAACTGCAATTGGACTGTTTTGTTGCACATTTACTTGTGTACCAGAATTATCAACTGCAGCTCCACTAGCTTTAAGTATATCAAGTTGTAGTTTCTTTTCATCTCTAATCTGTTTAAATCTTTCAGATTCCAGTTTAGATTTATTTTCTATTATTCTCATTTGGTTTATAAGTATATTTATGTCCGAATTTTCAAGTGCTGATAGTGTCTCCCCAATATCGTCTCTTTCTAGAAGTACTTTGATATACTTCTTTAAATCTGCAGACTTAAAACCAAATTTTCTAAATAGTTTATCATATTCCATACTTAGCTTACTCATATTAAGGTTTATCTGTTTAATATTCTTATTAAGATCAGATAACTTAATTTCAGGTAGACCAGATGCAATACTTGTACCAGTTTGTATTCTTGGACTATCTTCAGCTATAAATGAAGACAGGTTCCATTTCTTTACAAGTTCTGGAGAGCTTCCTCCAAATAATCCCGCCATCTAATTCCTCCTAGTACGGATATTCATCTAAATTATCTTCAGCTGCATGGTTGATGTTTGTTCCAGTTGCTTCTGCAGTTTGTGTTGCAGCTTGGGCTACATTATTAACAGCTGTATGATAAGCTTGATTTTGTGCAGCATAAGCACTATCTTCTGATGTTATATGGTTAATAACTCTTGTATACATAATTGCAGATTGGATATTATTTAGCATTGTATGTACGCTTTGTAAGAAACCTTCTCCTTCAGATAAGTTTCTTCCTCCATTACCAGTTGTATTTATGCTAGGCATTAATTTAAGATTTAATGTATAAACACAATTAGTTTCTGGAAGTTGGTCATAAGAACCATTTGGTTGTCTTACCATAAATGGTTTTGCTTCTTGATAATTTGCAAATTGATAAATCTTTAAACTAGCAAGTCTAGCTCTTTTATAATCAGATTTTTGACCTGGTGCTATAGAATAAGTAAATCTAATTACTTTACAATCATTTACTCCATCAAAATGTATTTTAACAGCTTCTGAATATCTAGTTTCTTGATCATCATATCTAGCAGCTCCAATTTTAGCTACACAAATACCAAAAAAGTTTTCAAAACCAGAATTGTTTAAGTTATTGATGTGTAACATTGTTTTATTAACATAAGTCTTTTTACCTTGGACCTCTTCAAGTCTATCAAAGTGCATTACTACATCAAAACCTTTCATATACATTGCAACTCTGTGCTTGTCTTGAGTTTGTACGTCTGTTGTATTCACCGATGTGATCCATACTTCTTTCTTTTCTTCCATTTTTGTTTCCTCCTAAATTTTATTATAATATACTGTTTGTATATTCTACCTTATTATATGTAATTATACTAGACCTAACTTTCTTGCTCTTTCTTCACGAATATTAATCATATTATATACAGTCATTCCTGTAAGTATTTTATCATACATTTTTGTAGAAACTAATTCATTTATAGTTTCATTTGAAAGTCTTTCCTTGTATTGAATCATATTATTAAAGAATTCTGTATCATTATTACTTATTTTCATCATTTGATTAATTAAATCAGTTTCAGGATTAATAGATTCAGTAGTTATAGTTTCAGCTACTTGACTATCTGCATTTTCTATTTCAGTAGTTGCATTTTCATCTGTATTTTCTACATTATCTGTATTATCAACTGGTGCTACTACTTCTTCAGTTTGATTTTCTGGATTTTTCATCTCATCAGCAACTGCAGATAATAAACTTTGGACTGGATTTGAAGTAGCTCCATTCATCTCAGTTCCAGCTGGTTCTTCTGGGTTTTCAGTTGTAACATTAGCAGCAGTGTCAGTACTTTCATCTAAGTTTTCAGGTTCTTGAGCTAAATCGGCAGATGTAGTTTCTTCTGGAACCTTTCCACCAGCTATTTGATTTAATAAGAATTTTAATTTAAATACAGATTCCATAAATTGATCTATAGTCATGTCGTATTTTTCTAAATATGTATTAATTCCATCTAGTATATTTTGATATTTTGGTTCTAAAACTGCTGTTCCATTAACTTCTGTAACTGCGATTTTAGGTTCGTCTACTGGTTCTTCAGTAGTATTGTATTCATTCATTTCATCATTTGATGTTTTTTCAAAGTTAGGATTTATTTCTGGTACATCTTCTGGAAGTTCAGCATTTTCTCCATCAAATCCTTCTCTTAGTCCTTCAGGTTGTAAGTTATATTCATCTCCAGGTTCAATATTATCTAGGTTTTCTTCATCCCCAGGTAATACCTCAGGATTTTCATTATCAACTGGAGTTTCTGGTACTTCTGGTGGTGTATCTTCTCCCAATATTTCTGGATTGAAGTCTACTACTTCTGGGTCTACACCAGATTCAGCATTTAAACCATTATTAAATGCATCTTCTCCATTATATTCAGTAGCTTCTGGTTCTATATCTTCAGTTGCTATTTTATCAGTTGGTAATTCATTTCCATTTTCATCTACAGTATATACAGATGTAGCAAACTCACTATTTGCTTTAGCTTCTGCTTTTCTTCTTTCTATATCATCATATGTAGGTATTATACTTTCATATGAATTGTATTGCTCTGTAGTAAGCATTGGTTTTAATGCATCTAATGAAGCATGGTCTAATTTTCCTAATGAATGCATCTTTTGTAAGAATAAATCCATAGTTTTAGCAGATCCTTTAGCTTGGTCAGCATATAATACAGTTCCCCCACCCATATCTTTAAACACTTCAAGGTTATCTTTATTAAGCATATCACCAAACCATAAACCAGCTCTTTCATCATCAAATTGAGATTCCATAGCATTTTTAACATTAGTAGATTCTGAGTTTCTATCGTATGTTAATAGTACAGACCTATCATCTGGACTTTTGATAACAGTAACAGGAGATATTATCCCGTCACCAAGTCTACCATGTATTTCCCAATCTGCGAAAGATTCTATTCTAGATTCTATAACAGCATGTGCTTTATAGTTATCTATAAATATGGCTTTCATCATAAATGTTTCCTCCTTTTATTTTAAATATATGTAAATTTAATATTAAATTTATATGTATCAGACACTTCATCGTAAACAGGTTCTAATGAAACTACTTCTGGTGGGTCTAAGTTATCAGGAGTTTGGTCATTACGCATTATCATATGATAGTTATCAGGATAATTATCAAAGTTGATAAATTGTATACGTGATACAGCGTCTCCCGCCTTATCCAATACAGAGTATACAAGTGAAGACATATGTAAATCTTCCATGTAATAGTCGTGTTTTATTAGAGATTGATTTAATTCAGATGCAATTGCAGCCTCATCAAAGTCAGGGTCGAGTTTACGTATAAGTAATTTAGGTCTCATCTGTAGATTATGTACAAGTATCTTATTAACTTCACCAACATCTAAGAACTTACTTAATCCATAAGTTTTAGCAAATTTAATAGCAACTCTTAGGTTAGTTTCTTGTATATCATGGACATCATTTGATCTACTACTATATTCATCGAGTAAATCATATACAGCATGATCTAAGAATGTAACAATCTTTTTAACCTCTTCAGTTATTTGCTTTTGGTTTCCAGATTTGATATAGAAATCAGATTTAACTAAAGGTAAACTCATAAACATTACCCCGTCTTGAGTATGTTGGTCTGTTTGAGTAAACATATCTTTAGTTACATCTTTAAAGAATTCTATTTCTCCTTGGAATTCTGATACAGATTTATAAGACGAAACAGGATCAGCTTCTTCTTTAATCATACATATAACTTTTACCTTATGTCTTATATTAAACGATGCAGTTTTAACAGTATGAGCAGTATCATCATCTACCCAACTAAATTCACACCATTTATTAAATACATATTTATCAGTTTTTAATTTAAATTCAAGATCCCATATATTATTACCCATATCTGTTGCAGTATGGCATGGAATTCTATGAATAGTTTTATCTTGTGCTTGTAATTCTATATATGCTTGGAATGTTTTACCGTGGTCAAACTTCCAATTGCTAGATTCAAATCTCACTTCACTATTTAAACTAAAGTGTTGAGATGTTTTATTTCTATCAAATACTAAATGGTCATTTACTCTAACTGATGTATTAACGAATCTTACAGGAATACTTGGATTAAATTCCTCAAATGTTTGGAATGTAAGATAAGTTTCATCATATTGAGCACCCATATATACACGGGCCATATTATTATATTTATCATAATCTATAACAAATGGAGCTACATAATAGTATGTATATAAGTTATTTAAAGGATCTTTAGGGTCTAGTTTTTCTGGAACTGTTGGTTCTTTACCAGGTTTAATAGTTTTATCTAATACAAAGTTATCAGAACGACGAGATTGAGTAGATTTTATTATATTATTATAATTGAAACTATAATAATCAAATCCATCTACAACCTTATGTCTCATATCATCATATTTAGTACGAACGTTACCAGTATTTGTAGGTATAGTAAATACACGTTTAATACCATTTAGTGAATTACCGAATGATAATACTGTATATATACTAAATATACGAGATGCTATGTCATTATGGGTAAGTCTTGGATGGAAAGTTGACTCTCCGTCATAGTTAAGTAAAAATGTTCCAAGGTCACTTTCTGTATCTATTCTACGTCTAGCACCACGAAGTTGTATAACCTTATTACGTAAATATTCAACAGATGTCTCAGCAAGACTTCCACCAGAACTCTTATAGACACGTTTACCAACAGGTTCATACTCTACTCTAGCCGTAGCTTGGGTAAATTTCTCTCTAACTGCAGCCAATTTATATTCAACATCACGTCCAGTAGTAGTATAACATACTATTTCTAAGAATGAACCTCTAGCTGGTTTAAATCCACCTTGTACATACTTATGAATAAGTGCTATACTATTATTACCTAGAATCTTATATTCCATATAGTCACCGCTACCACGAGTATAGAATAATCTTTTATTAATCTTTACTGGTTGTGCAGCACTATTTGCTCTATAATAAATATCAAAATCTGATATTGGATATTCAGTAGTTATTAAGAATTTAGCTAGTTGTTCATCATCAAATTGCTTTGTAAATTTTTCTATAGTAACTTGCTTAAATTCGGCTTTAAATCCAAGTGTTTCTTGACCATTAATAAATATATTTTGTACTAATACATTTATCTTTTTACCTTGATAATCATAAAATACACGATATAATTTTCTTTCTGGTAAGAAAGTAACTCTTACATAAAATTTTGGAATAACTGGCATAAATGTAAGCCCATCTATTATACAGTTATTTATATCATCAAACTCAATTTGCCATGTATTATCTTGTACATGCTTACCATATCTTTTGATATCTTCAACTGGAATACGAACAAATAACCATATTCTTGATGGTCTAGCTATTACAACTTCATTTGTATGTTGTGCTAACTGGTTAAATAATGAAGACGGGTATTCTGCATGTATAAGGTTTGACTCTCTAGCTACATATTGTATAGCAGAACTTACAGAGTCAAATAAAGTATTAAACCCTGCTAATATCATACTAGCAGGGCTCATTAATGGTATTTCATCGGCTTTAATACCATTTCTAGCGAGTTCATTTACAATCAACTCGTTCATTTCTCTTTTATCTTCAGAGTTTAACATCGTTCTAAAACGACGTCTATCTTTAATTTTATCATTCATAGGAATCCTCCTATACTGTTATGCTATGTTCTGTAAATGGTACAGGATAAGTGTCATTTACTAGAGTATATGCATTTTCTCTTGCTCTAAGTCCGACTTGTTTTGCGTACCTAGAGTTTAATAAAGCTGTTCCAGCAGATTTGAATCTACCAGATTTTATTAATAATATTGTATTAGAAAACATACTAAACCATCCAGGACCCATATTAAATGTTAAATCTATAATTGCAGCTTGTCTAGCTGTACTTAATTGAAATACCCATGGTTGCATTTTTCTAAGTGCTTTAATTATAGATTCTATATGTTCCTTTAAGATTGTATCAGCTTCGGCTTTAGTAATTCCATTCTTTTCCCATTTTTTAACTAATTCATCAGGGAATGTTTTAGATTCCATATTAAATCCGTACCCTATAGTCCAGATTCCTTTAGTATCTTTATACTTTTTTTCTCTAAAACCTTCATGTCTACCAATTATATCCACTAACACATCTATATTAGGTATTGAGTTTTCAAATTTATAAAAAGACATATATTTCCTCCTAATTGTATGCTGAAAGATTAGTTTGACTAGAATATCCATTCTTTTCACACCAATCTGTAAAATGTTTTTTATTTACATAAATTGCGACATAGACCTTGTTACCCTCTTTTGCCTTAGCATCATTGATAACAAACTCGTCATAATCTATAATAAAATCCTTTTCGTTTCCTACAGTTGGGATATCACCCTTATATCTATTACGTTCTCCACGTTGACATTCGATCATGAAATACTTATTATATTCATTTGGGTCAAGACAGACTCTCATATTTCTTATATAATTGAATACTTTTTCGTCTGGAATTAAGTCTAAAATATTAAGTTCTCCATATTTATGACCTTCTTCTCCAAATATATCTTCTTTCCCATATGTAACTTTCATTTTATCTATTATGGTAAGATCACATAGTGTTTCAGTAAATACTGCTACTGGAACTTCAACTTTAGCCATCATTCCTTCATTATACTCTTTAGTTTCAGCATTCTTATAAGATTCTGTATTGAGTTTACTAAAAGAAGCAGATAAAGAGTATACTGGATATTCTATATAATCTACTTGAAATTCCATTTTAACACCATAAGTCATAACATTATTTATCTCACGTTCACCTAAATCTATACTAACTGGAGTTATAGTAGGTATAAATGGAAATTTAACAGCAAATGCACGCTTTCTATTAGAACCATCAATTATATAGTCAACTTCTTCTCTAGAATGTTTTTGTAATATTTTAAGTAACTGTAAGTCTCCTGTTGTTCCAGTATCTGATATTCCAAATGTAGTTTTAAGTAATTTTAATAAATTATCTGGAAGTGAAGTTTCTAATGTATATTTTCTTATATCTGGTTGACTACCAAGCGTAATAGTTTCCTCACTCATATATAAAGGCTTAACTTTATTCATTGGAAACATATAAGTAAACTGTTGTGCTAATTCCTGTGCTTGTATCCTTTCATTTACAAGTACAGATGCATAAATAGTATGCATTGTATATCTAGGAGAACCTATAAGAACCAAATCAACATCTCTCATATAATAATACGGTTTACATTCTTTATTTTCTATAGATTTCTCTTTAACTGCAAGTATACAGTCAAGTAATCCAGCATTAACTCTATTTAAATCTTGGTTATTAGGCATATCGACACGTAAATTAGCTAATGGGTCGAAACTATGATTAAATACAATACGTGGAAGTATTCTATTATCAAGCATTTCACGTGGACTATCTTTTATTCTTACAGATGCAGGGTCTGTTCCTACATATTCAGATGGAAGATTTTCATTTGTAAATCTCGAGTTAGCTGATATTACTACATTTTTAATATGTTTGGTAACGATTTCATACACTTTTTCAAATGTATACATTACATTATCATTAATACAACCTATATTAGCATACTTAAAACGTTTCCACTTACGATTTTTATCTTCTATAATTTGTAGTTTATTCATAAAGCATCACCAACTAAACCCGAATTTTATTCTAGGACGTCTATCTGGAATTTTCTTACCATCTATGACTGCCTTTGTTAAAGGTGCTAATCTATAGAATCCAGGATTTAATGCAACCATTTCAGATGTTCCCTTCAATGGAAATGCTCCTATTGGAGTAAAATCATTTTTAATAAGTTGTTCTCTTTTTATTTTACCCTCATCGAATGAGTAGTTTTGAGCTTGTCTATTATTACCCATAAGAGTAATTCCATCAGAACCCTTGACATCTACTATATTATTAGGGTTAAAATTGAATAACTTATTAAATGTTTCATAGAATTCTGGGGCATCTGGTTTATATGATGTAGCTTTAAATGATGCTGTAAAGTTTTCTAGTAAGTCATTCTTATTAAATCCATCTATTTTGTGTTGGTTGAAATGAGTTACTGGTTCATTAATAATTAAGTTTTTAGCAACTCCTAATGAAATTACATCCCAGTCAACGTTCACAACTACAATCCACATAGTCATTAAGTAATCTAATCCACGATATTTAATATATTCTTTACGCATTGGCCATTCTTGTTTTCCAACCAAGTCTTTATACATAGATAAAGTATATAATAATTTAGATATATCTCCTCTATTATTATCCATAAATGTTATAGATATATCAACTTGGTCATATATTTCAGGATTTCCTGGAAGTGGTGAAGATTTTCCATGCATATTCTTTATACCTTCACGAGATGATTCTGATAATCTTATAGTTGGAACTTCTACACAATAGTTAGATAATAAACGCCAACATACAGATTTAAGAGCTCCATCTCTACAAAGTTCCATATAGAGGTCTGGGTCTGATGCTACTCTAGCAAAAAAGTCTGGGTGTGCTTGAAGTTCTGGTATTATTCTTTCATTATTAAATAAGTTACAATTTGGTCTTGTAAAGAAAACGAATGAACGATAGTATCCAGAAGTTTCTGATTCAAGATATGGCCTATTTATAAATAAAGATTCTCTACTAAGTATTAAAGCTTTATTTCTATCTAGAATAAATCCATTATCTTCTGCCATTATCTTAATAACATCCCGTAAAGCATCTCCCATCATTAAAGGATTCTTTAAATCCCAGTCCTTGTCCATCTCTGGTGTATAAGTCTTATACATTGGTAATCTATACTTTCTGTTAGCTATATGCTTGTCGTGAGCAGAACTTCCCATAGCAATATCGGCTATACCTTGTGATGTAAACCCGCCAAATATAGCTCCAAGGTTTAATGAACTTGCTAGATTGGATAAGTTATGACTAAACATTGATGTAATCGGAGATATCATACCAGCAAACCCAGAAGGCATAACAGATGCTATACGTTCTGCAGCTGGTCCGAATGTTTCTTTTGCTCTATTTATAACAGCTTGACCAACTTTATTTGCAGCATTAAATACTTCGGCTTTAGCACCATTAATCCATTTAGAAGCTTCACCTTGCCAATGATCTATAACGTCATTAACTTGTGTAGTTATAAGATTAATAGATTGGTTACGTATATCCATAATACTATTAGATATAGCGTTACCTATATTTTCTTTAAAGTTTTCAAAGTATTTTCTAGGATCCAATTGTCCAAGTAAGTCATCTACTGCACCTAATGCACGTCTTTTTGTATTTTCTATAGCATCATGTATATCTTTCTTCCATGCATTCTTTTCATTTCTAGTTAAATCTTTATAGAAACTAGTCAATCCTTTAGCAAAGTTCTTATTCCATTCATTTTTACCACTAAAAGTATCAATAAGCCAATTCTTTTTAATTTGCTCAGCTATAACTTCAGATGGTGTATTAGCGTATGTAGTAAATTGGAAATCTCTACCTGGAAGGTATTTAGATGGATTATTCCATTTAGAACCAGTCAAGTCTTTTTTAAATTTATAATTCCATATATCAGCAGGATGTGTTCCTAACTTTTTATTACGCTTTAATTCTTTTTTCCAAGCTTCGATATCAAATTTCTTCACAGGATTACCACTAAATCCATTTACATCAAAATTACTAGATTGAATATGTTTAACTTTTGCAGCCGCCTTCATTTTGTCAGGCCATTCTTTATTAAATTTATCTAAATTATATTTAGATTCACTACTAAGCCACGAAGGCGGGAACTCATTTTTAACAAAGTTCCCACTTTCAAATTGCTTTTTCCAGTTTTCATTATATTCTTTAAGCATATCTTTAATTGCTGCTACTCTTTTTTCATATGTAGGATATATAGATAAGAATTCATTCTTCCAACGTTCTTTATTTTCGGCTACCATTTGATCTATCATTTGTTGTAATTCATTATCTGGCATTGGTGAAATTCACCTCCTTAAATATGAAGCATCTTATATCTAAGTGCAATTGTTCCGTCTACTCCATGTGGAACTAAGATATGATTAAGTCTACTAAATACTACAGTATCATTCATAGTATCAAATTCTTTTCCATTAAGTCTTATTTTAGATGGTTTTCCTATCATTGTACAAAGTGCATTGAAACCAGCTGATTCCATTTTACCTTTCTTAAATATAGAGAACCATTCTACAAGCTCTTTATCAGTTATGTTTATTAAGAATTGAGCTACTGCTCTAACATCCTTGTCTGTAACTAATTCTGTATCTGGGTTATCTGGTACAGTAGTTGCATCATCAGTCATAACAGCATAATCTACATCTATTTTCTTAGTATAGTATGCTATATAAGGGTGTTCATTACCGCTACTATCTTCTATAAGTATTTTTCTACTATGTAGATAATCACGATAATAAACTTCATAATCATTATCCCCTTCAGGAATAAGTCTAAAAGGAATTAGATTATCAAAATTATATCCTTTCTTATGTCTAGGATAAGCAATAACGTCAGTTCCTTGAGACCCATCATAACATACATTATAACCCATAATTTGATCTTTTGCATTAGGATCTGTAGTTATAGCAGAAGTAAAATCATCAACTGCTCCTCTTACAAGATCTTCTTCAAAAGTAATTACTCTTACCTTAGGTGGTATATTATATAACGCACCGCATAATCTTTGTAAACCTCCTAATAATACTTTATTAGCACCAAGGTCTACTTCTACCCACTCACCATCTGGAGTTTGTTCTAATTTATACATATGCCCATCCCATGTTTTAAGGGTATCTTCTGGTAAGTTATATGTAAATATTGGTTTATCGTTCATATATTTACTCCTTTAACTAATTTTAATATCTCCATATCTTGTAACCATATATAGAGCATCTTGACTTCTTTGTTTTTCACATAATTCACGGTCAGTCTCAGCAGCTGGTTCTATCCAGTCATATTGTGAAACATTCCATCTATTACGATGAGTGATATTTACATCATATGTTACTTGGTCTACATTGACTTGATAATTATAATTTTCATTATAATTTAATAGTAGTCCTTCTGATATAAACTCTACTCTCCATGCTTTAAATAGTTTTAATATGTATAATAGATATTTAGAAATACCACCATACATCATATTTATATTATATAAAACATCTAATAAATCAGCAAACTCTTCAGTTTCATCTAAACGTTGAATAACACTTATCATAAACTGAGTACAGTTATCTATTTCTAGTAACATTGCATCTTGGCCTTGGTCTTGTAGCTGTTCATAGAATACATACAAATCAGGAACATATTTTTCTAAATATTCTACAAAAGATTGACCTTCTAATGTAGATACTGTATTATATGCTTCTGGTTCTTTACTCATTATACGAACATGTCTATAAACTTCTAGTATCATATTAACTTCAATATGGTTTCTAGCCTTTGTTAATACAGAATCAACAAATTTTGCAAGTCCAACTGCCTTATCAGTATTAATCATAAGTTGTAAGAAATCTGTGTCAGAGTTTGCAGCTTCTGGAAATTCTTCCAGTTTAGTTTCAAATGGATATTGTGCCATCACAATAAGCCAATACATCCTTATAGTCGGATGTGTTTTTATAGTATTAAATCCTAGTATTTTATCAACACGGTCTACTACATCCCCTGGTCTAGGATCTATTCTTTCATCTTTAAAATCTTTTAATAGATATCTTCCCATGCTATAAGTAATCATAGCATTATAAAATACCCATAAATCCCAGAAATTAAATGTATAACCATTTGATTGATAAGTTACTTCATAATTTTTCAATATATCACGATGATGTAAGAAATATCTATGAACTACCGATAATCCTATTGTAACATTGTTAAGATCTAATATATTATCAATACCTAGATATTTAGACTCTATATAAGAAAATGGTTCTTCAAATACACGTTTCTTTAACGCTTCACTATCAGACCATCTAGGATCTAATTTCTTAACTTCATCGTATGTTAATATCATTTCTTTATCTTCTTTTTGATGATATGACGGGTCTTCATATTCTATATTAGTAAAATTACGTCTCATCTTTTCATCTTCAGTCAGATAAGTCTTTTCTTTTTGATTTGATATATCATCATATGGATTTATAGCTCTAAAAGGTTTAAGTATAAACTCAACATCATATAAATCATCATATTTCATACCAGGAGTTTCAATCACCCCAGGTTTTCTTCTCTTTCTTATAAAGTATTTATACAGGTTAAGTCCTGAGAATATCTTTCTAGCAATATATTCTAATACATAGTTTGTACCTTTATACATTACAAGATAGTTTAATACATATGTAGTAGCATTTCTATATGAGTCTGGCATATTTTGTGGAAATGTAAGTCCATACATCTTATACAAATCTTCAGATTCTTCTCTAGTAAAAGATGTCTTTCCTAGAGGAGTTGTGTATATATTAATAAAATAATATATAATAGCTCTCATTTTTATAGTAGTAAGTTCTATAGATTCATTAAAGTCTGTACTTTCAGTTAGATATGTTTGATGATATGTTTGCATCCATACACGTCTTTCCTTATTATACATTTCTCTATAAGCATTAGCCTCATCGGTTTTAGGTGTCCATAACACTTCAAACTGTCTAGCTCTACGTGCTTCTATAAGATTTATTCTTTTATCAACATAAAGTAGATATTCTGCATCTGGATTATCTTGTATAAGAACATCTAATGCTCCGCTACGTTTAAGTTTAAGTATTTCCCCATAACTCATTGTATGGACGGGATTTCCTTTATAATACACATATTCTTCAGGTGGTGTCCCTAAAGGTGGAACACCTAATAACATTCTATAATAAGTATTACCTTCTATATAAGATAATAGTCTATCTTTTCTAAGCTCAGTCATTAAATTTAACTGTTCCTGAAATGAAAATATATTATAGAAGTTCTTGAAATCACTATAAATATTAGCAATTTCTACATTTGTTATATCTGGTTTATGATAACGTAGTAAAGTTTCAGTTATAGTACCACGATAATCATATAATGTATCAGCTTGTTCTAATGCAGCCATATATGCCTCAAATTCTTTTGCATATATAGGTTCATTAGGGTCTGAATTTGCTCTATGTTCTTGCTTGACTACTAAATTATTTAGTAATCTATACATAATTTGCAAACGATGGTCTACTAATTTAGCAGTTGAAGCCATAATTTATTCCTCCTAGTATTTAGGATTATATGAAACATGTCCAGCCATTCTAGTTATATATTGGAACCATTCTCCTGTTACTGTTACTTGGTCTCCATTCTTTAATATAAGTTTTACATCTTGACTTTTATCCATAATTTGTATAGTTTCATCATTTTGCCAATGTTTCATACTTCTACTGTTAAAAGTACCTTTTGGTATTGTAATAGTTTTATAAGCTGTTGGTATTGCCCATAATATCCAATCAAAATCAAAACTTAAGAACTTATCATTACCATGAGGACTAGTTTTAACTTTTATTTCTATTAATTGCATCTTAAACCTCCATTTAAAATCAATTTTAAAGCTATTATAACGTAATAGCAACGTTTTATACTATAAAGTAGTATAATTAATCGTATTAAATAAATAAAGCGTTAAACGGCCTATAAAGCCGTTTAAACGCATTATAATCTAGCTTCTAAGAGCCTTTTCTAATGGAGAAACTGTCTTAGTTTGTTCTTCTTCTGATTTAGCTAATGTAATCATTAACGCTTTACCAGCATCCGGTCCAAACACCGCATTAAATGTTCCTCCCATTACAGCTAGTTCATATAATGAAGCAAATATATACTTTTTACTTCCAGTTTCTCTAGCTGGTTTCTTAGGATCATTAATATCTCTAGCTAAACTTGCCACAAGTATTTCTAGAGACAGATCTGCTGCTCCAAGGTCTACGTTTGCTAAGAAGTTATTCTTTAATGTATCTAAGTGAGTTTCTACTGGAACTAAATTAGATAAGTTTCCACCTAAGAACACTTTAAGCATACGATACACAGTCATATTACTTCTTACAGAGTTAACTGTATTTAAGAAACAGTCGCCTTTCTTATAACAGAATATAACGTGTTTATCTAAAGGTTCATCTTCACCTTCAGATGGTTTAGGTCTAATAATTTCAGTTGGTGTTGTACTTACATCAGAACCGAATACTATAGTATGTTGCTTTCCGTCTCCGGCATCAAGTATAGAACCATGTGCTAATACTTTATAATAAGTATCTACAGCTTCTATTGCCGATATTGGTAATATCCATTTTATATCTGTTTTACAATATACTTTTTCAAGTTTTGTAATAGGATCTATATTATGTTCAAATAGATCTGCTCCAGCTGGATATACATAATCATTAAAATTCTTTATATGGAACATCTTAGAACCTAAGTTGTGTGTAGATTGCATTAGAACGTTTAGTAGATTTGAACCTACTTCCGAGATATAAACTCCTATTGGAATTGTATCTTGTTGTAATGCTTTAAACATAAATTCACCAAGACATTTTCTACAGAAATGACCATTCTTTTCTTTACATGTTAAAGGATAACGCATCTTTACTGTTTTACCAACATATTTATGAACATTGTCCATAGTAACTAATATAGATTCGCCTTTTTCTATTATATAACGATTTACATAATCAAATTCATCATCTGATTTGAACAGTTTACCCTCAGTAGTTCCACAATCATGAGTAACTCCTTGAATGTGGTTTAAACCATGAGATAAATCCTTATATATTGTACCAGCATACGCTGTATTAAGACCTCTATCCATTGCTCCTATCATGGCAACGTTTGTTATATTTGGTAAAAATGATTTATCAATTCCATCAACTAATGCATTATCTATATAAACAGGTTTACCACCAGATAAATCTGGCATACTTCCCATTACAATGTTAAGATTCTTAAAGTCATTTCCCCATTTAGCCTTATTAGCAGAATCATATAGTTCTGCCATATCATTATCTTTAAAGTGTTTCTTTGCAAATTCTACTACTTCATTCTCAGCCTTTTCAAGTACAGAATAATCTCCATTTTCTTCAAATATCTTTTTAGCAGCAGCTATAGTTTTATCTCTGAATTCAGTGAATTCGTCGTCTGGGTTCATCATATCTTCATTTATACTAGCATTTACTACTGTAGATAATCTAAGCCCAAACTCATTGGATGATTCTATAAGATCTAATACATCATCTTGTGTAAGACTTCCTTCCATTGCATAGTTTACAGCTTTACGCCATATTTTACTAAGTTTCTTCCAGTTACAAACTTCATTAAGAAATTCAAATTTTGGATGATTTGCTACAGGGAATAACATACATTTATTTAACATAAGTCTTCCTACTGTAGTCTTTATAGTTTTACCTCTATCTTTTATAGTAATGCTGTCATATAAACCTACTTCTGGGTCTTCGCTGATATCAAATCTCATACAAGATTTATACATAAGATCTAAATCCATTTGTCCATCTGTAAGTGATATTAGATGTTTTATAAATGGATGTTTCATATCAGCAGGTTTAGCATTATCTGATGGTTTAGGATCTCTACTAACAGAATACCAAGTTTGGTTGCAGTCCTTACCTGGATTTCTACGAGCTAATGAACCATCATAGTTACATATAAATAAAGGTGATTTTTGTTGTTTTCTTGCATCTTCTACAGCCTCTTTCGAGTTTATAGGTTTGTACATTAATGTATCTCCCAATTTGTTCATATGAAGTCGTTAATTTCATATCGTTAATTTAATAACCGCTCTGAGTTTTCCTCAGATGTTCAGACTAGCTCAACACCATGTCAATATCAATTGATTTAGGTGGCCTGTGTTCATGCACTTGCATTTGTCATAATATTTAAAAATATTATTGTTAGTCGTTGAAGTCATTTTAAAAAGGAGGAATTTTATGCTATACCCGATTAATAAAATAAATGAATATATACTTAGTAATAATAAATATTTTCTAGATGAAACTGGTACTATATATTTTAAAAATAATTATAACCAATTAAGACCATTTAAACCATTTGGTGATGGTAGACGTGGTTATATTAAAGTTAAATTATATGACATTAATGTTAAACCTCTAACATTATCAGTTCATCGTTTAGTTTACACAGTTATTAATAAATTAAATTATTCAACACCAGGACTAGAAGTTAATCACAAGGATGGAAATAAATTAAATAATAATATTAATAACTTAGAATTAATAACACCTAAAGAAAATGTTAGACATTCTATTATCAATAAGCTTAGTGAATCTAGAGCACATCAGATAACTATTCCAATATTGAATAAGATTCAAAAGCTTATAAAAAGTGGTTTAACTAATAGAGAAATATCTATTAAAACTAATTATTCTCAAAAAGTTATTAAACAGATAAGAGATAAAACTCATACATTATTAAAATAACTGCTGATTAACCATTGTAATATCGTTTAGGACCTCGTAATACCAATTTTACGAGGCTTTTATTTCACCATGCGACATCTTTATACTTGTTTCTGACTTTCGTCTCCTAGAGGCTTATAAACGCGTTTAAACGCATGTTACAATGGTTTACTCTCTAGGCAATAAAGCTTTAGGCACTCCCAGCTTTTAACAGGCTTTTTCTGCACACTCTTTCGAGTATACAGGACAGAATTTATCATGATCTGCATTCATTCCTGTACTTATAGATGCAATAAGTCTAGACCCGCTATCAAATATTTGATCTTGGAATCTAGCTTTTAACTGTTCCGTAATTAGCGGAAAATCGATATACCAGTTATTCATTACTTTAACCTTTTTAGTAAGATTAGGTGATAAAGTAAGACATACTGGTCTTTGTGGTTGTAGAGAAGTCATACTGTCAACTGGTGGTCTCGTAACAGCGATCATACGAGTATCATACAGTTTAGCATAACTCTCTACAACTATATAAAAGAATTCTGTCCACGATAATGGCTTAGTCACTTTAGTCTCAGTACCGTCATCGTCAACTGTAAATGTAAGTTTGATGTGTGTAAATGAACCATCATACTTAATTGCAGGAAAATCCGTTACTCTAAAGTGAGGGTCGCTCATATTAGTAATCGCGTTAGACAGAAATTCTATATCATAATATGCTAAGAAATCTCTTGTTACTCTTGGTTCAAATAAACCGGCATTAAATAGATCTTCTATTAGAGTATAAGAAAACTTTATAATAGTTTCCTTAAACATTGGAAGTAATAAATGCATAGGAACTCCAGTAGCACGCATTCCGATACGAGCTTGACGAAGTTTCTTTTCTTTCCATACAGCAGGAATGATAACCATACGGGCACCATTATCTACGTTACGGGAAAGTATCTCTTCTCTTCCAATTCCATGTGGACCTAGGAATGTATCTTTGATATAATCCCCAAGATCTAAAACTGCTTTTTGAATTAAAGATTCCATATCACGTAAGTCTACACGGACTCCAGCAACTCCAGCTTTCATCATTTTATACTGATTAGATGCACGTATAATCTCGGAATATAATACATTCCAATCATTTACAGTACGTCCATTATCAATATTTTCACTTCTAAAAGCAAGAGCTATTACATATATATAATTAGTAAATAGCTGATCACGTGAAAGTTTTGTTATAGAAAGTTTTAACTCTTTATTTGAAATACGTCCATGGTCTTGCTTAAACTGGTTTTTATCTATATTATTCCAGTTATTATAAAGAAACGATGGACCATAACCAACAATATCATCAGGTTGACTCGTATATGTGTCATCCATTTCATAAAGAATACCTTTACGAAAATAGAATTCTTTTCCATTAGAAGTTGCACAAGCAACATATTTACGGTTAATACGAGAAAATGCTTGTAGAACAAGAGGTCTAAATACGTAGCATCCTAAGTTTATAAGAGCCGACTTAGTTTGTAATTCTTCTTCTGTTACACCAAATACTGCGTTACTAAATATAGATGAAGAAGATTTCTTTTCAAATGAGTCTACAACTGGTAGTCTTTTTCTTATTTTATTAAGTTCATAGTTATATGGACATATGAACATTAGAATCTACCTCCTTTGAGGTCCGTAGAGTTCTGCTGTAAAGCTTTCTCCTTGTCTATGTTGGCCCTCTTCTTTTTATAGTTAGTCTCAAGTTCAATTAATGCATACAGCAACATCTCATCATTATTTGTCCTAAAAATTCCATTATTAGATTTTCCAGGTTTAAAGTAACGGAATCCATCATAATAATCACCTTTTTCTAATACACTACATTCAGTCATTACTTTATAATTAGATCTAAATTTAGATTTAAGTCTATTTATAGTACGCCTTCTATGTTGTATACGCTCGAGTGGAGTCTTAGGTAAGTCTTTACTAAATGTATTAGCTACATATAGCTGATTAAACGTGTCTGGACCTATTCCAGTAGTCGATAGTATTATATCACTAGAATTAAGTCTTTCTTGTTCATCATTGTCTATATCTTCTACTCCCTTAGGTGTATTATCGTTATCAGACGGTATTCTATCTTTATATGGGAATGCTCTTGGTTTTGATTTACCATCACTACTTGTAAAGTATACAGCATCATTATCTATAGTTACAATATCATTAATATGTTTATGATCAAATATGATATCTTTTATATTTCTAAGGATTATAGATTTATTAATTATATCTTTATATTTATCTATAAAGATATTTTCCATAACTATCTTATTCAATACTTCAATTTCTTCAGCATTCAATCCATCACATCTAACTCCTACTATAGAATGATATGAATCACGTTCCTTTTTAGTACGTTCAGCTTCATCTTTAATACGAGAAGCATCACTACGCTTACAAACATCTCTGTAATATTTAAAATAAGTTTGTGGTAAATGTATTAATTGAACTTCATTTAAATATTTATGTATTTTATCTTCATTAGCTGATAAATTACGAGAATTTAATGCTATTTCATATACAAAATCAGGTACTAAATATTCACTAAATTTTAATGTGTTAACTATAGTAGAACTCTTTTCAGCATCTCTTAATTGTGCATCTGTTATAGCATTACATGATTCACGTATTGTATCAAAATCATATGATATCATCAAAGCATATAATAATTGCTTTGTAGCTTCTTGAACAGCTTCAATAGATTTATTTTCAACATCCATAAACGTTAGTTGTTCAGTCTGCTCACGATATCTTTTAATAAGTGGGATAGTACTTTCTTGTGTTATCATTGTATAAACATAATCAAACACTCTTTTCTTCTCTATATAGAAAAGAAGGTTAGATAGAATATATCTAGAGCTAACCCCCTCAATAGTTTTAAGAGTTATAAGACCGTAGCTATTTTGTATAGTATTTTCAAAATAAGAGTTTTTAATACTATCTGCAAATGTAGCACCTAGCATATTAACTGTTTCATTATCATTTAACATAATTTTAACAGCCATTTCATGTGCACTTCTCAATATTTTATTTATATCTTCCAGTGTCATTTCTGGTTTAAATGTAGCAGGTACAACTACAGTATTAAGTATATCCCATACTCTTTTATCATTGGAGTTTACAGGATCTAGAATCATTATAAACTAACCTCCTTCTTTTCTATTTTATATTGGATTTTCATCTTTAATTTGATGATTGTATTTTATCTCTGATAGTTCTAAATAATGGAATACATTTTTGATTTATTCTATGAATCTGTTGTATTTCTATAATCATACCCAATTGACTATGAAGTGAATTAGGTTGATACGATGTAAATGTATTAACACCATTATATGAGAACTCAAAATCAATAGTTATTTCAGCATATGATTGTGGTTCTTTTACTATTCTATCAACTTCTCTAAATAATAGTTCTTTAATTTTTTCCAAACCAACATCAGATTTCAATCTATCAAACCATTCAGGATCTAACTGCATTTTATATTTATATATTGAAGTTTTAGGATATTTCTTATTTTCTTCAGTTGATAATACCTTACTAAACATTATAGGGAATGTAGTTCCTACGGCATGTAAGTTAAGTTTTATCCAGTCTGGTTTAGCAGATGATTCAGCAACATATGTTTTTCTTTGGAAATTTATATCCAAATTAGATTGCTCATCAGATTCAATACTCATACATGCATATTGCATTATAAATACCTTATCATTAGATGTTAACATACTAGGGTCAGCAACTGCATATTCCTGATTAACTGGTATTTCTTTACTAAATCCTTCGCTTTCTAATATAAGAGTAGCAGCTTTACCGTCATGACCAATACCTGATATAAATGTATAATCTATATTTTCTTTGGAACTATAATTAGGTACTACTACTTGATTAGGTTGGAATTCATAAGTCTCTATACCATCTTGTGGATCAAATTCTGGTTGATACTCCATTCCAGGAATTTCTTTAACTTTTATTTTACAATGATTTAAAGATGCTAATATTGCAGATGGTGATAGTCTGTTATAGAATCTATCAGATTCATTAGGAACTAATTTATTATATAAGAAATCTCTAGTTGCATCTAATCCAGTAACTTTTTCAACTGATGCTACTAAATCTCTACCATTAGATCCTAATCTTATTAGAGAATCAAGATTTACATCATTACCGTAACTCTTTAATTCACTAAGGTTTACTACTTGACTTTCTAATTTTATTACACTATGTTCAAATAATGTTTTATTAGTAGTAATAGACGGGTAAGTACGTGATGGTGGAATTACAAATTCGGCATAAATCTTAACCTTTTTAGTTTCATCTACAGTAACATCTAAGTCAGATACACCACTAGAAAAAATTACAGGAAATGAATTTGATAAATATCTTAATTTTCCATAAGCTAGTAGTTCTGCATCAGATGCTATATTCATTGGTTCTTTAAATGTATTAAAGAATATTAACTTATCAACATTATCAATATATATTTGTGTATCCCATTCATTTTTAGATGTTAATTCATTAACTATAACACGATTAAATTGTAACATTTCTGGTTTACGTGTTTCTGTATCTGTACTACTTGTATGAATATCTAAATATGTACTATTTCTATAATCTATTAAGAATGGGTCATGATCTTCGTGTGTATTTAAATACTCTCTAGCCACATCAAATGGTGACTTAGTTTTATCTGTATAGATAGCTTCAAATTCATCATGAAATACAGCTAGTGTTCTTATATAACTATGTAGTAATACATTTGTATCTAATATATAACGACTAGCACTTGAGTTTCTGTCATTAATAAATATATTAGAAGTTATATAAGGTTTTAGATTAACTGATTCTATATCTTTATTCCAGAATGACTTATTATTATCAGTTAATGTAACAAGTTCTTTATTTTCTAATGTTTTAATAATATCAAATGCATTAGTTTTATTTATTTCTGGTTCTATAGTTTTAATATCATTCAATGTAAACTTATTATAAGTATCAAGTAATGAATTTTCTATTGCTATAGATGGAAAATAGTAAACTAATTCATTTTCATTATAATCATCTTCATCTTCAAACTTAACTTGATATTTTATTACATAGTCATGATTATCATTTTTAAGTTCTCTGAAGTTAAATATTTCTTTATTAGAAGTATCATCTATATTTCCACTAGTTGTGAATATATAGTGAGGAACTTGTTTATAGAAAACCTTTTGATATTCTGATAACATATTATCATCAGTACCTTTACTAGCTTTAAGAACTACAGGTTTTGCTAATAAATTAGGTGAATTATATGTTTGATCAACTAGACATTTTATAGTGGAATAATTATTATAAATATCATAATCTTTAGCTAAAACTGGATAATATTTTGTATCACTACTTCTAGACGGGTATATAAAAGGAATACCTTTATCTATATAATAAAAATTATTAATATTTTTA